TTACCGTAAAGTCTCGAATTATAATGATATATTATAAATGCGAATAATAAGAAGGATGAATAGTAGTAATCCTTCATTTTGTATGATCCTAAAAGGATTAGAAAAGGAGATTCATTATGTCTATTTTCAAGAAAGAAACTCGCGGCCAGAAGATCATGAACGGTGTCAAGGATGTTGCATCTACCGTTGGTGCAATTGGTCTTGCTACCATGTACGTTGCCGGCGCTGCAGTTGTTGAGGCTGCAGAAATCAACGCTGAGACTCAGGCATATTACAACAGCAACAACCGCTACAATAATTACAAGAGCAATTACAGCAGCAACAACTATCGCAGCGTTGCTAACAACACGAATGATATCACTCGTAACTTCATGAAGGAGTTCGTGAGATCCTTCGGTTCTTTGGAGACCCCGGCTGTCCGTAATATGCGCTCTGGTTGTTTGCATGCTGTAAGCTACAACAGCAGCGTGTATAAGAGCTATTATAGCAACGCAAACTTCCGTGTTGCATGCAGCGGATATGATTGGAAGCTGTACGCCGGTGTTGAGAATGGCGTTGTCATGATGGTTCTCACGACCCGTTATGACAGCATCATCGACATCGCAAGTTGCTACAGCAATGACCTGTACGAAAAGTTCCGTGAAGAAGCCACTGCAAACTATCGCGTGAACGATATCCACACTGCAGTCCTGAAGGCCCTGCAGTAATAAAAACGAGATAAAAGAAAAGGAGAAATTTACTATGTTCCAGCGTTTTGAAGAGACCACCAAGTTCCGCAATGCAGATGAAGCCATGGAGGCTATGAAGTACGCCAATGAGCTTATGAGCCAGGCCATCGCATATCTTACCAATACTGGCGTCAGCATGCCTTCCATGAAGGCATCTCCTCCTAAGCCCATCGAGATCAGTATGAAGAATGCTGATACAACTGCCACTCATCTGTTCAATGGATTTTCCAACAACGACAAGCAGTATTCTGACGCTACCAAGCGTCAGAATATCAAGAAGGTCAACGACCGGTATGTGATGGCTATGCAGTATAGCTTTGATCATCTTCCGGCAGGAGAAGATGCGCGGACCTATGATCGGATTGTCACCAACCGCAATCGTGTCATCCACAGTTGGGAAGGTGATGATTGCGGTGTCTTCATCACGATTGATGGTGATACCACGATCATCCATATCACCGCCGATACCTTCAACGAGATCCTGAAGACAGTTATCAACAGGACCGAAAGCGTTCAGTCTTATCTCCGCCTCGCATTGAATGATGAGAGAAAGCCCAAAGAGGAGAAAGATATTGCTGAGAAGATTCTGGCCTACATTGACTGGAAGTCTCGGCAGTAATCTAAAAAAGAAGGACCTAACATCCAGTTAGGTATCCTTCTTTTTTGTTATTATACCAATTACCTTATTCTAATTACTATGATCCTGAAAGGAGATCTATTATGACTAAGAAATCTATTTTACGGCAGATTGGCCGTATGGCAAAATCTGTGGAACTGGTACAGAGAGATGAGAATGGTAAGATGCATGTTACCCACGAAGCCTTCAAACCTATCAGTGGTAGAACTGCTGGACGTATCCTCAATAATCAGGATCTTCGTGGTATCCTTACTACTGCAACCGGTATTCTGATTATCGCTGATGATGTCCTGGATACCGATGCTTCCGGTAATATCAAGTTCCGGAAGTACGATAAGAATAAGAAGTACGTTATCTCTGCTGAGGTAGTTCCTGAAAACGAAGGTGTCATGTATGCCGAAATTAAAGAACTTGGAGCACACGCCTTTGAGCATACTGAAGCAAATGGGACCACTGTGGATTAGTGACGATCCATTATTGCCTGATGTTGTTTTGGTACAAGACACTGAATGGCGTGAAATTTTCAAAAAGAATTTGATGCGAGCTGCTAAATATCGTCATAATGGCGAATGGCGCGTAGTTCAATTTTACGTTTAAGAAGAAAGACTATACTGGAGTGATTCTGGTATAGTCTTTCTTTTTTCTATTCATTCCTATTTTAGCCTTGAAAACAGACTTGTAAGGGCTAAATAGTATAGACGAGTATAGTAGTCTACTCATCAAATGGAAAGGAGTGGATGGATTCTATGGCGAATGATAAGCCGGATATTAAGAAAACTACCGGTAAGATTAACTCAAAATGGATGCAAAATGCTGTTAAGAGTCTTGGTCTTGCTGGTACGGAAGTAATCAAAGAAATCTTCCCCGCAACTACATCTGCTGTCACAAGCACAAGTAAGTTAGCCTCAGATGCTATTAAATCGGCTCGAGATGCCACGAAAGATAGTAAGTCAATTTCTAATGCACTGAATCAAATGAGTGGCGTTAGAATGGCAAAGGAAGTTGTTGAAAACTCCATTGCTGACTTAAAGAGTGGCAAACTCTATAATCCTGACAGAGATCCATTTAGTAGCGGATCAGATGGATTCAGTGAAGATGACGTCGATACCATGTTTGGTGATATCGACGATATGTTCTCTGATGATGAATCTGGCAACGGAGATTCAGCACCTGATGTCCAAATCAATAATCAGGTAGTGAATCGTGATGGTAGCAGTCAGGATGCTACCATTCAAGTTCTTCAAAAGACTACCCAGCATCAGTTACAAGCTTCAAAAGCGCAGATTGATGCCATGGTGTCTATTTCTTCCATGCAGATGGCTCGTACGTCTGAAATGGGAGCAAAGATCGTAGATGCATTGGATGCTATCAATAATAACATCGCATCTCTGATCGAATTCAATAATGATAATATGTCGAAGCTTATTAGCTCGTCTATCTCGTTCTACGAGCAGATGGGCATGAAGCGTGAAGAGGAATACTCTGGTGGCAAGGGCCAGGTTAAACCTGAGGATATTTTCTCTAACGGCTTCAATGCTTCCACATATAAAGATTACATCAAGCAGAATATTAATAATTCACTGCTGATGTCTACGCTTGGAATGGTTACTGACCAAAAGGATATGATTGCATCAAATCCTGTTGGTATGGTACTCCAAGCAACCATGAAGGGTCTGATTCCTAAAGTTGCACGTAGTGCAATGGAGGAATTTGATAAGACATTCTCCAACTTCCTTCCGAATATGTTGGAGAGGCTTTCTGATTGGGGTGAAGGTGGAGACACTCAATCTCTCGGAGGAATGGTCCGTAGAAGTATTGGCTCCGTGTTTGGTATTAAGAACCAGCGAACCAATTACATCAACCCTAAGAAAGCTGATCCTACGCCGATGCCTTGGAATGGCATGGCGAATCATGCCCTGATTGAAGTCATTCCTAAGTATCTTCGTGAGTCCACTGGTTACTTACAGGAAATTGCGGAAGTAATTACTGGTAAGACCAGAGATGAAATGAGCGATAAGTTTGTCGGTTACAACTGGGAAACTGGTCAATATCAAGGCATCAATGATCAGCGTAATCAGATTGCTGATACGTTTATCAATAATACCGTTGATGTACTTCAGAAGAGTGACTTCTATAAGCAGCTTCAGATGTTCTCAAGCAGCCTTAAGAACAAAGAGCTTGGCAAACAGCTGATGGAGATGTTCCCTGAATTTGCTCTTCGTGTCGAACAGCATCAGGGTCCTATTAAGTGGGAGAATCAGTTAGATCGCGAGACCCTCTTCTCTACTATCAAGGGTGGTGATGCTGAAGCTAAGAAAGCCATGGAGGGCATGATTCTCGATATGCTCGAGAATAATTCTGGTGCTCTTGGTGATCTTGCTACAGCAAAGCGTAAAGCGACGCAGTCTCGTAAAGAGATGATTTCGTCTTATGAGCGTAATGCTGATGAGAATAATATTCGTCAGGTTCTTGATGGCCGTTCCACGGATCAGTGGATTGAAGATCGTATTAATGCTAAGATTGCAGATAAGGGTCATATTGAAGTTACTCCTGTAGCAAAGAAAGTCTCTGTACCTACGATTCTTAGTGAGATCAATAGCGTTCTTCATCGTGGTATCTACGTCGTTGTGAAGAATCGTTTCCCTGGTGAAAAGGGTTCTGATGGTGATAAGAATGCTACAGTTGATACGAAATCTCGTATCGTTTCAGAGGGTAAGCCTTATGTGAAGAATGCCAGCGGTCTTATTGTACCTGCTCAAGCAACTCCGAAACCTGAGACGACGGCTACCGTATCTGATAATCCTAAAGCTACAGAAAAGAAGGAAGAACTGACAGCTCAGGACTATGCTGGTATTTATAATTTCCACCGGAAAGAAGCTGAGAAAGCTTCCATTCAGGGTGAACCTGATAAGTATCAGCTCGGTAATTATACTGCTGGTTTCTTCAACACGCTTAGTGGACTTATGAATGGTATTATGAATGGCGACGCGGATCGAGCATTCGATAACGTCATGAATAGTATCTATGATAAGTTTGCTAATGCTGGACGTGAAATTTCTGCAAAGTTCTTAACTCCTATTAAGCAGGAGCTCTTCGGCACGAAGAACGAAAAGACTGGGTACAAAGATGGTGGATTGTTTTCTGGTGTAACGAACCGGATGCGTGAATCCATGTTTGCTCTCCGTCATATGATTACCGGTGAAGGTTATGTCGGTGCTGATGGTAAGAAGGTAGAAGCTGATACTTCTGGTAATACAGTGAAAGCCAAACTTACTGGAATGCTCCATAACCTGAGTAACGGTATCAAAGTTCGTATCTTCGGTGAAAAAGAAGATGGGAAAGATACCAAGGAAGGTATTCTTCAGAAAGCACAGAATGGCATTGCAAAGACAGTAAGCACTTTCCATAAAGGACTTGCTGGTTGGAAGCATGCTATTTTCGGTGATAAGTATGAAGATGATCAGGATCCTGAAAAGACAGGTAAAGAAGTCTGGGCTGAAATCAAAGAGAAAGCATCTAAGATGCTTCCTTCTGGATTAGCCGGATCTGCTGTTGGCGCCATGGGCGGTATGATGTCTGGTGGCGTATTAGGAACACTTGTTGGTGGTCCTATTGGCGGCGCTTTGCTTGGCTTTGCTGGTGGTCTTGCGTCGAGATCCGAAAAGTTCAAGGATTGGCTGTTTGGTCCCGAAGATAAAGACGGTAACCGTGCTGGTGGTCTTATCAGTGCGAATACTCAGAAATTCTTCAAGGAGCATGCTGCATTCTTAACTGGTGGTGCTGCGCTTGGCGCTGCTAAAGGAGCTATCACTGGCGGTGGTGTTCTTGGTAATCTTGTTGGTGGTCCTGTTGCAGGTGCACTGATGGGTCTTGGCACCGCTGTTGTTCTGAAGTCTAGCATCTTCCAGAAGTTCCTCTTCGGTGATGAAAAACTTGGTCAGCTCGGTATTGTCACTCTCGGTAAGCAGTGGATGCGTAATATCGTATCCAAGTCTGGTGAAGAAGGCGGAGTTGATGGTTCTAAGCTTTTCGGTATGATGGGAATTGGTGCTGCAAGCGGTGGCCTCCTCGGTACACTTGTTGGTGGTCCTATTCTCGGCGCATCCATGGGCTTAGGCACAGCTATTCTTGCCCAGAAAGAAAACTTCCATGCATGGCTTTTCGGCGAAGATGACGAGAAGACCGGTGCTCATCGTGAAGGTATCTTTGGCCAGTTTAAGAATGCTATCAAGGTTTCTGTCCTTGATCCTATGAAGCATCGTATTGAGGAAACAGCTGCTGATGCAAAACGATTCCTCTACTACGACGTTTTAGCAAAGCTTAATATTGCACTTGAGCCTATTGGCAGGGGTATTTCTGATTTAGTTGGTAATATCTCAGCATCTGTCTGGGATACTACGAAGAGTGTCGGTAAGTACATTAAGGAAGACTTCCTTGGTGGCATGGTTGATGCTACAAGAAGTATTCTTACTCCTGTAACTGAAGCTGCTACGGCAGCAGGTTCTGCTATCTGGACTGCCACTAAAGCAATCGTTGCTGCTCCTGTCAATCTTCTTTATGCAGTTACAAGCCCTCTCATGGAGAGTGCAAAGCATGTCATTGGTACTGCTGTAAAGGTTATCACAACTCCTATCGGTCTTGCAATTAAGGGATCTATGAAAATCCTTACTACATCCATTGGTCTTGCTGCCAAGACTATCGGTAAAGCAGTTGCTTTGCCGTTTAATGTAGTAAGTAAGGCAATGCGATTCATCAACGATAAGGTTATAGGAACAGTTGCCCATATTGGTCGTGCCGGTATGCAGTTGGTTGCTGATGTAAAGGATGCTGTTCTTAATCACGGTCCTATTGGTTGGATCCGCAAGCAGTTTAGCAATGCCAAAGACTTCATGGGTGTAATAAAGACCCAGATCAGTGAGATGTTTGACCCAATGAAGGATGCCATGAAGTCTGCTATCAAATATGCGGCTCATAGCATCACTGATCATGTGAAGAAGACTTTCTCCGATTCCATTCATTCCTTCTTCAATATTCTCAATCCTATTAACTGGATCAAGAAGGGTGCACAGCTCCTTGGCTTTGGTAAGAATAAGGATAGTGATAATCAGTCTGGCGGTAAAAAAGGATACTTCGCACGTCTTTGGGAAAGAACGAAGTATGGCCCTGAAGTCAAGGATTATTCTGGTAAGATGGTCCATGACGAAGATGGTAATCTGATTGGTCGTGTTAAGGGATTCACTCGTGCACAGGCTGATAGAAACCGTAAGAACGCCAGCATCAATGAAGCGAATAAGATCAAAGAAACCAGAAAGGCAAATAAAGACCGCGAATACAATCAGCGGATGATTGCTAAGTATACAAAGAACCAGCGTGGTACTGATACTGAAGAAAATCGTCTGCTTGCTCTTGCTGAGGCTAAGCGCCAAGGTAAGACGATTGAATGGCGAGGAGAAGCTATTAAGGCTGAAAGCGTTAAGAAAACTGAACTCTTCCAGGATAAGTCTGTATCGATTCAGGAAGATACCAATAAGACTTTGAATCGTATTGCTGATTTCATTATGGGTCGTACTCCGAAGCAGAGCCTTTGGGATGAACGTGTTGACCAGTATAATGATGGTAAGCATCAAGGTAACCTTATTGGTATTCGTGATAAGACTCTTGAGGAAAAACGCGCTTCCGTAGTGACTGATGATCAAGATAGAGAAATGCATCGTATTCAGAAAAACGTGGATAAAGCACGTGCGCGTGAATCTAAGGCTCGTCAGGAAAACTACGATAAGCTTTTCCGGGAACGTGGTTTCTGGGGAGGCTTAGCTGCTGTCAATTCCAATATCCGTGGTATCCGTAAGGGTATTAAAGCTGGTAAAAACGGCCAGATGAAGTATGCCGAAGGCACTGACAATGCTAAGGCTGGCGAAGCTCTCACTGGTGAAAATGGTCCCGAGATCATCGATGATAAGAAGGGTAATGCTGTCATTACTGGTGCTAATGGCCCTGAAGTCCGTGAGATGAGCGGTGGCGAAAAAGTTATTCCCAATGGCGGCATTATGGGTGTCTTTAACGGAATGCTTAACTATCTGCGTGATATTCGTGATAGTGTTAATGCTGGATTTAAGACTACCGTAGAAGCTGTTGATGAGAATGCTGACGCTACTGCAACTATTGCAGATACTCCCGATCTCCCTGATAGCAACTGGGTAGATAAGAATTATACTCCCCAGATGAATACAAACATTGCTCCTTATTTGACAAGACATGATCCGCCTAAGGCGACTGTCGAGTTCAATAAGGCAGTTGGTAAAACAGCTGAAGCACAAAAAGCTGCGGCAGCAGCAGCTGATGAAAAAGCAAGTGATGCTGAATTCAAAGAGAAGGTTACAGAAGGTATTGCTGATGTAAATGAGGGGGTTCGTTCTCATAATAGCATCTGGAATTCCATCTTCTCCAAGAAGGGTCTCATTACCGGTGCTTTGATTCTTGGTGCTCCGTTGATTTTTAAATTCCTGAAATCTATCCCTGGTCTTATCAATAAACTCATCAATGCATTTGGTGATGCAGGAGCTCGCTTTACTGAGGATCTTAAGTTTGGTCAGGATTCTCTTGGTGATGGTCGTAATAGCGGAAATGTCATCGGTGATGAACTGGAAGGATTAGGTCGTACTGCCGAGTCTCTTGGTCGTGGTGATCTTCCTGGCGCATTCAGAAATTTCGTTTATGATAAGGACGGCCAGGTATACAACGAGACTGGTGCTCGTGAAAAACTTCTTGCTCATGGTGCTATTGATGTAGCTAACACGGCAATGAAGCATGGTAAGCAGCTTCATGCAGCAGCTAAGGGCGCTCTGGCTACAGTCAAGGGTGTTGGTAGTGCTGCAAAGAGTGCTGGTAGATACCTCGTCTCAAACTTTAAGACTGGAGTCGGCCTTAGCAAGGGTCTTTATGGTGTTACTACTAATGAAGCTGTCAAAGCTCTGATTGAAAGCTCTGGTGGTTTATCCAGTCCTTCTGATATCGGCTATGTGGCTCAGTCTACTGCAAATAAGGCATCCGTTAAGGTTGGTGAAATTGCAGGTAAGACGGCTGAGAAGATTGGAAAAGCTGCTGAAAAAACTGGTGTTACTAAAGTCATTGACGTTGTCAAGAACTTCTTTGTGTCGCTTGCTACTAAAGCAAATGCAAAGTTCGGCGGTAAGATTTCCAATAATATCTTCACTAGACTTATCACAAAGGTAAGTGGTTGTATCAAGAAGGGTTGGAGCGTTCTCTCTCCGAAGATCTCTAGGATTCTTTCTGGTGCAGGTGCTCTTGCTTCTACTGGTATCGGTCTGCTTGCTAAGGAAGGAACCTGGGTCGTACTCGGTGCTGTGAACGGTGCAACTGGTGCAAAGCGTTTGTTCCGCTCAAAGGATTACGTTGATGCTAAGATGATCGCTATCTCTGCTGTATTCGGCGGATTTGCTGGTACTACACTTGGTAGCGTCGTTGACTGTGTTAATGAGTTGATCGTTTCCGTTCTCGGAATTGATATGTTTACTGAAGCTGCAACGCTTATCTATCAGCTCGTCTCTTCTGAAGACGATATGAATAAGCTTGACGCTTCTCAGGATAGTCTTAAGAATGATTATACTGCAAGTGTGGATACAAGTTTGGATGAGCAGTATGATACCATGGTTAAGACTGGACTCATTGATTCCAGTATTGATAAGGAAACTTGGAAAGAACAGGCTAAGAACGGTGAAACTGCTGCCAATATTCAGTCCTTTGCTGATTATAACGATCAGCAGAATCAGACTCTTGGCTCTACTGTAAGTAAGGCTGTTAAGAATAGCTTTATTGGTAAGGGCGCTAGAGGAATTAAGAATGCTCTCTTTGGTTCTACCGAAGGCCGTTACTATGACACTCAGAATCAGAATGTCGAATATCGTAGAGGTGATGATGGTAATTATTACGCCTATGATGTTAAGACTGGTAAACAGCTGAGTGAAACAGGCATTGATCGTTCTGTCTTTGAGTCTGATACTGAGCGTTTCCAGAGTGGTGATATTGTCAAGGAAGGTGCCATTAAGAAAGCCGTTACAGCTGTAAAGGATCTTCCTAGCAATATTTCTAATGGTATCAAAAACTTCAAAGCTGGCGCTGCTGAGAAAGCTAATGTTGTTAAAGCAAAATTCAGTGAAAGCTGGAAGAGTCTGAATGAGTGGGCATCTGGTACTTGGACCAATGCTACAACTGCTGCAAGTGAATGGGCATCCAATACATGGGCTTCTATTAAGACTGGTACTAAAGTCATGGGTAAGAAGTTCTCTGATAGTGCCAATAGTCTCGGTAAGTTCTTTACTTCTATTCCAGGCTCTGTGAATTCTGTCATGACTTCTGCTGGTAAGAAGATTAGTGATCTCTTTACAAGCACAAAAGAACAGGTTTCTACTGTAATCAATTCTACTGGAGAACTTGCAAGTGCAGCATTCACTGGTAATAGTGAGAAGTTCAATAATGCTGGTCAGGATATTGATGATAGCCAGCCTATCGCGAAAGCATTGATTGGCGTTAATAAATTCCTTCTGAGTCCCATTAGTGGTATTTCTGGTTTTGCTGTTAATATGGTGAAAACTATTAAGAACAGCATCGATGCGACTAAGAATATCACAAAGGATGCTGCTAATTACGCTTCTACTCTGTCCAAGTATACTGACAGCAATAAGAGTATGAATGGCTTCTTCAATGAGAAGATGTCTAATGCCGATAAGAATCCTGTAGTGAAGATTGTCCAGTCAATGGTACAGTTCTTCATGAACATGTATGTTTCCCTTGGCCGTGCTATTTCTGGTGTGGTTAACAAGGTGAAAGATACAGCAGGTAATGTCGGTAATTGGATTAAGAATCTTCTCGGTATCGGCGACAAGGAGCATGTCACAATCAATGGATTTGATCAATCTGATATTGATGCATACAATGCTGCGGTTGCTAGTGGTGAATTTGATCCGAATTCCGTCGGTATTCGATCTGCCAAGAGTGGTAGGGGTGGACGTGGCATCATGCCTTCGTCTCTGAATGGTGGAACTTATTTCTCCCAGACGGATTCCCGTTGGGCTGGAGATAGTTACGCCGAAGCGAATGGTAATGATGCAAATGCTACTATGGCAGACTCTGGCTGTGGCCCGACTGCTATGGCTATGGCACTTAGTGACGTTACCGGTAAGTCACCTACTCCAACGAATCTTGCTCGGCTTGCACAGAAGACTGGTGATCGTGATGATACCGGTACGAATGTAAACTTCATTACAAATGCAGCGAACGCATACGGCGTTCAGTCGGATGAGACAATCAATCCTACTCCGAATAAGATCATCAATGAACTTCGTTCTAGTGGTAATCCGATGGTTCTGCTTGGACAGAGTGATGGTGGTAATGGTCCTTATACTTCTTCCGGCCACTACATTGTGGCTGAGGGCGTTGATAATAACGGAAATGTTGTTGTGAACGATCCTCGTGGTCCTGAGTATTCTGGTTCTGTAGCTCCGAGTCAGCTTGCTGGTACTACTTCTTCTGCTTGGTCCTTCGGTGGACGTGGAAAGCGTAAGAATGTAATTCATTCAGTGAATTCTGATATCGGTGGATACAGTGGTAACCGTGAAAAGTGGATCAACATCGTTGCTGAAGTTAAACGTCAGATTGCTGCTAGTAAGGCTGGCTACTCTAATACCGGTTCTGTCACAGTTACCATTGGCGGTAAGTCAATTCGTGTTCGCACCGACTGCTCTGGTTTGGTTTCTGCATGTCTGCAGTTCTATGGTGTAATGGATAAGGGTCAGACGCTGAACTCTGATTCTATTGCAGATATGAGCAACTCTATCATGCGTAGAACTGGATTTACTCCTAGGAAGTTCACAAGCTGGAAAGATCTTAATAAGGGTGATATCGTGGCTCGCCATGGTCATACCGAAATCTTTGCAGCTATTGTGGATGGCAAGAAGTATGTCTACAACGTAGGTTCTACTTCGTCTGCAAACGATCCGTATGCAACGCCTCCGCTCGATCAGGATCATGAGACCGTTTGGTCTGTTGGTGCTCCTGGCAAGTATGCAGTTACTGCATCTGGCGATGGTAATGTCCAGGTCGATAAGAACTATAAGGGTTCTTCTGATGATAGAGGATCTACTGTCGATGATAGCGGTAGCAGCACTTCTACTAGCCTCTTCTCGAAGATCACTGGTGCATTCTCTGCTGTTACGAGTGCTCTGTTTGATTCTGCTATTTCTGGTCAGGCTCCTGACTGGGATAAGGTTGTCTCTGAGTACAAGGCTGAATACAATAACTCTTCTAATTCTTCCTCTTATGGCGATGATGATAGCGTGGATCTTGGTGATGCAAGTCAGATCAATGCTGATATCATTGCTGGTGATAAGGGAATGACTACAACAGGTGGCGCTGCTAATCAGTCTACTATCTGGAAGAGTCTCCGTGCATTTGGCCTGAGCAAGGCCGGTACAGCTGGTCTTATGGGTGCTTGGACAGCCGAATCTGGTCTGCGTCCAAATAACCTTGAGAATCAGTTTGAAAGCAAATACGGCAATGATAGGGAATACACTAACAAAGTCGACCGTGATCATAAGTGGCCTGATAGTCCGACAGACAACGTCGGTTATGGCCTTGCACAGTGGACTGGTGCTAATGGCAATACGAAATCAGGTTCTAGTCGTAAGAATACCTTGCTCGCTCTTGCGAACGGCGCTGGCGCTTCTGTCGGTAACCTCGGTATTCAGTTACAGCACGCTGAAAGCGAACTTAAGAGCAGATATACGACTGCATATCAGCATCTTCGTGAAGCAACCACAGTTGCACAGGGTACTGCTGCAGCTCTTGGTGATTATGAGATGCCTGGTATGAAGCAAGCTAATGCTTATGAAAATAAGCGTTGGTATCCGACACGTTTGAAGTTCGCTACCGAAATCTATAATAAATTCGCCAATGAACGTAGAGCTGGCTATGGTGGCCGCGGTGGTCTCTCTGATGTTGCCGCTGACGTTGCTAGTGAGATGCTTGTCAACTACTACGATGAGAATGCTCCGAAGGTTTATGAGAAGCTTACTGGTAAAAATCCCGGTAAGATTGATCGTAAGGCTATTCGTGAGCAGAACGCTAAACGTGAAGCTGAAGCAGCCGAAGCAAAACGTCGTGCATCTCTGTCTACATCTGAGAAGTTCACTGAGGATGTGGTTGCTCCTATCATGGAATCTCTTATCCGTAAGGGTATGGATGCTGGTATGGATTACCTTGAGACTCATGTGACTACAGCTGGCGTTGATGGCATGACTGGTGCTTCTCGTAAAGCTCCTGCTGGGCGTAAGAATCGTAGCACATCCAAGTCCTCTTCTAAGAAGTCTACGACTACAAAGAAGGGTAGAGGTGGACGTGGTAGCGCGCTGTCACTCGTTGATATCTTCGGTCAGGATACACTTGATCAGGTTAGTGCAATGACAAAGGACCTTGTCCTTGATCTTGCATCTGATGCTGTAAAGGATAATCGTGACTCTATCAATAAGGCGATTTCTGACACTACTGCAAAGGCTACAGATACTGGCAATGATGTAGCAGCTAAGCTGGATGAGGTCTTCCCGGGCATGGGCTTGGGTGATTCTCTTAAGACGAATCTCTCTAAGACGATTAATGAGAATATGCCTACTATCAATGAGAGTTTGGATATGCTCTCTGCTCGTCAGCAGAGTGAAACAACCAGCCGCAATCTTTATGATGAAGCTATCAAGGCTTACAATGATAAAGACTATGCTACCTTGCAGGCAGTTCTTAGTCCCAATGCAATTAGAACTGGTAGCACTTACGTTGAGCCTTCGTCCAATGCTACGATTGCTCCTACTCAGAATGCAGCAGCTTCTTCGGATGCTTCTACGGTTCAGCCGCAGACTGAAGTTTCCGATTCGAATGCTACTGTCAATAACGTCAACTACGGTTCTGTAACACCTGAGTCTGATGTAACTACGGAGCAGGCTACAGCCAATGCATCCAGTACTGGTTCTATTTACACAACTACGACGACTCCGTCTAATGTGGAAATCATCAATCAGTATCAGAATGCTGGTGGTAGCTCTACGCAGACTACTTCTCAGATCGTTACTCTGATTGGTAAGGTCGTTGACATCTTGGGTAATATCTCTACCAATACTAATAACCTCAAGGAGCTTGAAGATATCAAGACGGGTATTAATAATATCCATATTCCTACTCTTCCTGCATCCGGTGGTTCCGGTAATGGCTCCTCTGATACATCTAAGAAAACAACGAAGCCTTCCTTGAAGATTCCGTTTAGTAGATCTGATGGTGGTTTTAGTAGTGAAGGTATTTCCAATGCAGAACTAACTGCACGTAAGATTGCTTTTGGTATTTAACCACTAGAAAACAAAATGGTAAGGAAAACTCTAATATGAGGAGTTTTCCTTACCATTTATTTCCGTATATGAAAGAGGTGGATAAGATACATGGGATTTAATAAAGGTGACAAAGTTACTTGTAGCGCGGAACGAGATTACAACGGTGTCCATCTCGCAAGTTTCGTGAGACGTAACACATATGAAGTCATGCAAGTTGATGGTGACCGAGTTGTCATCGGTCGTAATGGTGTAGTTACAGCTGCCGTTAGTGCTAGTCAACTTAATAACCCAGCGGCAGCAGTCACTCAAACTAAGGCAGATTCACCTGCCCTTCCTACAGGTACTGCAACATCACAAAATACATCAGTTCTTAATACAGCAGGTAATTTCGCACAGAATTATCTTACCACACTGGCAAGAGGATTTGATGCTAAAATCACAAATATGATTGATAACTATGGTGAGGATATTACCAAGTATTCAATGAGACTATTTGGTATTCCTCATCAGTTTACTCAGTATTGTGATTATAGAACCTATTCTGTTTCTAATAAGCCGAAGTGCCAGCTTATTGGTAGAACCTTCATTGAGAATATCATGCTGGAAGCACCTGTTGTAACGATTCTTCCTGGTAAGCCTGTATATCTTCCTGCAAAGAAAGGTGAGAAAAAGGAAGGTGTTACAACCTCTTTGATTTCAGCGGCAAATGATTCTATTGCATTTGCAGCATATGCTCAAACACAGGATGAACAGAAAACAGCTGATAAGGTTCGATATTATGACTTTGAGCAGGATTACACGAACTACATGCGATATGTAAATATCATGTGTCAGGTTGCAGCTGCATTCCTTGACCTTGATACAGAAAATATCGATGGTAGTACAGCGCTCACCACATATATGTGGGAGAACTATAAGTGGACTGCTGATCAGTATAGTACTGCATCTGGCAATATGTTTAATGCAGCAAAGAATCTTGTTGGTAAAACCATTTCGAAGATTTCTGCTGGACTTAAGAGCATTATCGGCGGCGGTGGTACAAAGGTTACTGCATTGGACCAGAAGATGGATCCTGACAAAGAAGAGGGCATCCTTGCGAATGTCGAATATCTTTTGACTCAGATGCATTTCGTCCAATTCTATATTGACTCATCTTCTAGTTCTACCGAAAATAGTTCAAACCAGACAAGTTCTTCGAAGCTTGAAGGCATGTTTGATTCTGCAAATGACGTCTTAAAAGAATTTGCATTCATTGCAAACTCTGGCGGTTTAACGCAATCTCAGATGCAGGAATACACTAGCGGAGCTATGGGAGCTCTTAGTGGAATGCTGAATGATTCCAATAGCTACGTCGGTGGCGTCATTGGACGTCTTCTTGGATCAGCAGGTAATGTGATTCGTGGTAATACCATGATTTTCCCGAAGATTTACCAGAGATCAGAGTACTCAAAGTCATATAATATTACTGTGGATCTTCGTAGTCCTTATGGTAATAAACTTAGTTTCTATCTGAATATCCTCGTTCCTCTCTTCCATCTGATGTGTCTTGCACTTCCGAAACAGGAAACTGCAAACACTTATGGCTCCCCGTTCCTTGTTAAAGCTTACTATCCCGGTGTCTTCTCTTGTAATTTAGGCATCGTACAGAGTCTTAGTATCGAACGTGCTCCCAATTCAGATTGGTCCGTAGACGGGTATCCTATGGAAATTAAAGTTAGTCTGAGTATCGAAGATCTTTATTCTGATCTAACTATGACTCCAGCAGGCTCTACCCTGCTTTTCCTTGCTAACTCCAGTTTGATTGAATTCATTGCAACAAACTGCGGAATTAGCTTAATCACTCCTCAGCTTTCAAACCGTGTTAAATACGTTACTGCAATTTTTGAATCTGCTGCAAAGAATGCAAAAACAAATGTTGCAAATGCCGTGTTTAATAGTCTTGAAAGCAAGATTTCATCTTTTACAAGAACGTGAGAATCCTTTTATGAAGAAGATAGAGAGAGACTATTTGTCGGAATATGGAAATATCCCGAAAGACGAGGCTGCACGATTCGATTATATGCTCGATACTCTTAATCTTAAACTGAGAAAACCTCAGATAATGGATCGGATGTATCATATACGTAACATACATTGGAGCAGTTTGGATTTCGTGATTTATCTCGTACCGACTGCAACTCCTAGACCTAGATTCTCTTCTCTCACCAATACATTTTATGTGGCTGGTGCGAAAGTAAATCGAGATATCTTTAGGGAGTTTGCTCGGAAAAACAAATTGCCTCATATCGTAACTCAATGCAAATTTGAGTGTACTTCATATTTACCCATTCCGAAATCTATGAAAAAAGTAGATGTTGTATTGGCTGAACTTGGATTGGTTCGCCCTATTACAAAACCGGATTGGGATAACCTCGGAAAGACGTATTCCGACATGATTCAATCAACGTTGTTGGAAGATGACTCGCTTATCATTGAGGGAATAAGCAGAAAGTACTATTCTTTAAAGCCTAGAATAGAAATCCATATAGAATGGGCGGATGAGCATGATAGCTCGTTCAATTATAATAAAATACGAAAGAAGGGTTAATTATGGCCACGCAACAGATGTTTGGATATTTCAATGGTCAGTATTTCATGATCGACGAATCTCCTAATATCGTAGTACCGGAAGGTGCTAATTATAAGAAGTCTGGTATTCAGGTGAATAAGAACCAGAATAACGAATACGAAGTGGACATGTATTGCTATCATTCTGACTTAACCACAGAACGCAATAGTGAACGTATTGCATTCATGAAAGAGTACATTATCAATGAAAAAGTCAAAAGCATCCTTGGTGTTAACAACGATTTCCTGCTCACTGCTGATTATGAGCTCTTTAATAAGGATGGAAAGTGCATCGCAAATGGCGCTCTTTCCACTCTTGCAAAAAGTTGCAATGGTATTATTCTTGATCCCATTGATAGCGAAAATAATCTGATGTATCGTAGGCTGTATGTCTTTGATGGTCGGATTGAAATTCCTATCCCAAATATTGCAAAGTACGGTATTAAGAATTGCTATCAGCAGTATCCGTATACTCTGCGGATTAATTCTGTGAAGGCGACTACTACTTATGGCACCGATACTTACATGATCGGTCTTGATGAGCAGGTTTCACATGCAAATGATATCGATGGTCGTTATCATAATGCACAGTATAATCTGTATCATCATATGTGCGATTGTCGCAATGAGATCACTCATAACAACTACTGCTCTCGTTTCCTGTCTAATGCAAAGATCGGCACATCTATCATTGATTCTATGGCAGTTCCTGTTGCATTGGAAGCTCCTGCTGATTACACTGAAGTTGTAATGGCAGATATTCCTTGTGCTACGAAGGATAATAGCTATACTGTCAAGATTGATGGTAAGGCTGATCAGATTGTGCTGAATGTGGAAGTTGTTGTCGATAACTTTAATACTGTCTATGACATTGCTGATATCAAGACTCTTGTAGAAGCAAATGGCGGTAGTATTGGTGATGACAATGAAGATACGGGCACGACTGGATCGACTGGTGGTTGTAAGTGTGATTGCTGCACAAAAAAGGATAACAAGCCTGGTAACTCAGATACTACTGGTAAGGTTGATCCTCCGGTGTCGGGTTCGGAAGATGGTAAAACAGATACGCAGTCACCTGATGTAACCACTCCTCCTGAAGATAAGAAGGATGAGAATACTACGGAAGGTACTGGTGAATCTACTGACAATACAGAAGGCGGTGAATAATCATGATCTATGATTCCATTCTTGAAGCATCATCATCTGATTTAATTTCATCACATGAAGCTGCTAAGCTAATTGGTTTTATTTCTGAAAAGAAGAAAACTGATTTCCGTGGTGGAGATGTTGTGATCTTCGGTAAGAAGACAAAGATCAAACGTGTTAGTGCATATTACAATGACACAATGACTGAAGCCGATGCTAAGAGATATATGCTTAAACTTAGATCAAGTGCATCGGAGATTGAAAAAAGCGTACTCAATTATATCAGATCGAATATGAAAGATTTTTCAGAATATGATTCTACGCTTCCTAATGTCAATGATGCTATTGGATTAGGTTTCCATGTAAAACCTCAGTATGTTATGGCTTCAAAGAATACCGTTGTACTGATGTGTACTTGTAAATGGGATATCGAGCATGGTATCGGTATTCAGTTTATTCCTAGTATTAAAGTAGCTCCGCAGGATATTTTCCTGTAAATAATTTTATGGTGATGCTTGATAGTAATGCATTAGTTAATAATGCTCTATCAAACATCACCATAAAAATTTAAGCATTTGCGCTATTTAAGAAAGGAGCTTAAAATAAAATGTCTAAAACTTTTCTGAATGAAGCTGCTAAATATACAGATACGATCATGAATTCCATTAAATCGATTCTTGACAAGAATGATATCTCTTACAAAGAAATTGATAAGATGAATTTGATCGTATCTTTTACAGAGGACAATTCAATTACTTCCGATGCTATCCGAGCTTTAACATCTGAAGAGATTGGATGTGAGCCAAATGTGTTCGATGCTCTGATTGACATCGTTGATGTGAATGGGAAAGTTTACATCCGGCAGATTTTAAAGTAAAAAAGACAGGCTTATGGAACTATGATGTTTCCATAAGCCTGTCTTTATTTTTGCTTAATACTTGCCGTTGATATAATCGTATGCCATTTCCTTTACGGACTGGAGATTAAAATCTTCCAGCTTGAGTGCCTTCAGCATAGCAAGCTTCGTGTACTCATGAACCGCTTCAGTAAAGATAGCAGACGGATCAGCGCCATCCATTTTCTCGGCCTTATTCATCATGACGGCTTCAAACAGAGAAGGCTGATAAACCTTCGGTTGTCTGCAAGACTTAAAGTTTGTGATCTTAGCCATGGTAGATTCCATGGAAGCATCATCCATAACTTTATCATCGGCTGCGAGTGTATCCTGAATGTCAGTCTTATACTGATCTTCAGCAGCAGCCTTCTGCTTTTCGTCATTGATGGCGTTAGCTACATTGTTCTGGATGATTTCACTGATTTCGTCACCGCTCAGTTTACCAGTAATAGCATCGACGCTATCGTTCATTGCAGCAGGATCGTAATTGAGACTCATAACATCAATGTGGCCGACGTTATTCTTCTTCTTGTACGAAACTGCCTTTGAGCAAGCCTTTTCAGCTTCTGTTACGATGGTTTTCAGAACTCCTGAATTAGTACGCTTCAGTGCCTCACGGACATAATATTCCGTCGGTTTACCGTCAGTACGCTTAGCAATAAAGTTATGAATTTCACCACCAACGTCTGACGGAGAAAGATTCTTGTCAGGATCGTTGTAAGGCAGAGCATTCTGATAAATTTTGCCGAGTACTGTATCGATACAAACGGACTTGCCGTCTTCAGCAGCTTTAAGTGCCATTGCATTCTGATGTGTGGGACTAGCTTTGAAGGCAGCCATGCCATCAATCTTTTCCTTTGCATCTTTCTTGGCCTGAATGAAATCGAGAACCTTAGCTTCTCGTTCGTCTAATCCAGCAGTATCCAGTGTTGCCTGAATTGCAGAATTCATAATTCATAGCCACCTTTCATTATATATTTTAAAAATGTAATAGTAGTCAGAAACTTAACTTAATGTTTTTACGACCTCGACGTTAAGAACGATGTCATCCGTGGACACAACCAGGACTTCCGGCACATATTCACGAAGTTCATCCTTAGTAAGATCATTCAGGTCAGTAACCTTCATACATACGGTCTGATACTTCGGGTCGTAATCATTGATACCAGTAAATCTCAAATGGTGGACAGACGGGAAGTTATTCTCGATTGCCTTAATCATATTCGAGATATACAGATCGTTTGTACCAGAAGAATTAACCTTCTCAACGAATTCCTTAATGAAGCTCTTGATTTCAGTTGCAACGCTTGTTGCAGTGACACCATCAATCAGTTTCACATCATACGAAATTCCGATATTAACACGATCGATGAGTTCCTGATTATCACCAATGTAGTAGTTGTTACTACGGCCATAAGTGTTGTAGAACTTCACATCAAGGTTTGTGTTATTACGCAGTCTCGGGTTTGTCTCTTCCAGATAACGATAGTTATTCGTAACGTAAGTGATGAACGTATCGAAAGTATCCGCGTTATTAACCATATCTGCTTTCACCATAGGAAGCAAAGACATATTGCACATAACGCAATCTTCAGTACCATCATCATTCAAAGAACCACGGGTGAATGTTACGGTGCTACGCATCATATTGAGAGGCTCAATAAACGTAAGACCTTCATCATCCGTAGAGTAGACATTGACGATGGAATACTGGTCGATATCACCACCGGTAGTGGGATTACCCTTCTCATCACGAGGACGATAATAGTCGAAGAACTTCGGCTGTACGTCGCCACGACGATCTCTCCAGCAGATGTAGATATTCACCTTGCAGTTTTCAATAGGAATGAAACTAACAGGTGATTCACCTTCTTTTACGAGATTCATGACTGCAAATGTCTTATTCACAGTAACGTAGTTATTCGTGATAATCTTACTGGAGAATGTTACCATGGAAGTATCTCCGGTATCAACTGCGGTCGGGAACAACTCAAGGTAACCAATCTCAGTCTTATTATCCATGAACTCAGCGAAGATTCTAACATCATTCAGCTTACCAGTCTTTTCGTTCTTATACCCATTCATGGTATAAACGTAGCCATCCGGAAGCTCAATAGACGGAATGATACTCATGGAAATATCAAAGCTACGACTCTGTTCGAGTCTACGATTAAGCTTCAACTTTGATGTGATGAACTGAGATGTGATCTCATCATTTGCACTCACGTATTCCAGTGTAGCAATCTGATTCTGGATATTCTTGTAGAGTCCAATCAGATTCGGATTCTTACTCATAGAAATCAGGAACGGATTCGTATAGATGAATTCATATCCTTCTTTCTTCTCCAGTTTACCAGAGAGAACGTCAGGACGAATATCCTCAAAGTCAACACGACTCTCAAGCTTATTACCATCCCAATCATAGCGGGAATAACCGTTTGTATCCTGGACGTAGTATTGGCCGACATTTCGCATGTTATACATGGAAATATCCTTCATATACTTTTCATATCCAATATACTTATCTCCGATCATTGCACCGTCTTCATCACAAGGATAATAGACATTGTGGCTGAGAACTTTAAGGGTTACAGTACCATTCTCGATGAGAGTGGTCAGAGTATCAGTGGAGATGTCACCATCAATCTTTTCATCAGATGCACTGTAATGAGTACCATCAGACAGATAGTAAGTGCCATCAATATCAATGTAATGCTTTACATTAATCTTCTCAGTACGATACCGGACGATTTTCTGCACAAGGGAAAGGCTATTGATCAAGCCATCTTCCTTTGTCATATCTTCATCAGTATACTGAGAATAGCTGATGATATTACCATTGAAATCACACTGACGCCAATAGCCGTCATCATCCTTCATGAAGAAGTTGTCAACTCTACGATCTTTTCCAGAACCAACGTAATGCTCCCAGATATTATCAGTAAACCAAATCTCTCCCGTTTCATAACGATCCTTGAAGAGATGATCAACGATTGTCTTGTTGTAAGACATGTATCGAGGAAGCAATCTTACGGTATTTCTGCTATCACCATCATATACAAACAGATGGCCAGGATTCAGAGTATAGACGTTGCTATTCTCAGCAAGGTCAAACTCATTGCCATTGATATTCAAGAAGAGTGTATTGGTAGGATAGATGAAGTCGTCTCTCTTAATCAGCAAGAATGCTGAGAAGAGACGCTCCGTGATATCATCTCGACGCTTCAAAACGAAGATCTCATTTCCGTAGCGGTACTTGTAGTTGTAGAAGTATTCACTAATATCGCTTTCCGTAGAAAGCTCAGTAGCAGTAGAGAATGCTTCAACGGTAAGAGCTTGAAGTGCATCCAGTGACAGTTTTCCAGCGCCACCAGCACAAGGAGATACTGTCTTACCAGCAATGATCATCTTTTCATTATAATCAAAGCGTTCGTTATTCATCTGGAATCCGACATTCTTACCATTGTACTCTTCGAAGTTACCATCTGCACCCTTTGTAGTATAAGTGATAACTTTAATCTCAGAGTTAAAGTCAGGCTGGAAGTAGCCATCCTTCGGAGAGAATGTAATTTCCAGAGTCTGGTCATCCTTTAACCGATAATAACAGAAAGGCCTCTTAATAGGAAGTGAGAATTTCACTTTCTTCTCAAGAGCTGTATATTCACTATCGGTAGGAGACTTATAGAAGATATCAAATCCAGCCAGAGTATCAGAGAAATCAAATTCCAGCACGGGATAATTGATCTTCGTATTTGTGATGACAGATTCACTCATCTCAGTGCGTTCTACCTGATGGCAAGTGATCTCAAGCATCAGAAGTCCATTACCAACTTTACGAAGCTTCAGATAAGGATTCGTAATATCGGAAATAGAATTCTTCACAGACATATCATACTTTGCACTGTAGATATATTCTGCTTCATAAGTACCAGTGTTATTCTTTCGCTTTTCTTCAATGATGATATCGTAGTCAGGAGTAAACGGAATATCTTCTACGGTAATAATGGTTTCTTTTGCAATGTAGAAGGTACGAACTCCGTTTGCACTATTTTCACTACCATAATCATGAATATCAGACTGCTGTAAAAGAATGACAAAGGTACATTCACCAGCTTTACCAAAAGAATTATCGAGCTGATGGATAGCTGCATGGGAATAAATAGATTCAGGAATAACTGCTTTATTTGGGAAAGCCTCATTGATCAAAACGGATGCGGTATTCATTGCATCTTCGATAGCATTGGCATCCTGCTCCAGAGTAAAACCAAGCTCACCGACGTTCAATGCTGAGAGAGTTGCATCTCCAAAGTATTTTTCACCGAGTGTGGTTAAAGCAGTATTTTTAATGGCATAGCCATCTGTATAGTCACGATCAACAACGATCTTTTCGACCGTAGATACTTTAGCCATGGGTTAATCTCCTTTCCGTTATTATTCTGCTTTATGGAAGCGGAGTTTAAATGTGTAAGGAAGGTTACCGTCATTACGGTTACCACGGAAGGTTTCAATGAATGGAGTACCGGCCCAAGTATATCCAGTACCGAGTACAGAGCTCTGATACGTATTCACGTACTTCCAGTTACGTTTCCATCCATGAGTATTGAACTCAACCAATGACAGAGGGTTGAAATCTTCCTTCCAAGAATATTTATAGCTAATGGTATATTCCGGGTTACTAATACGCTGACTATCATCAAACATCAAGTTTGAAGACGGAGTCTTTGTAGGGAATACACCATAGTACTTACTCCAGAAGATAATCGTTTCTCCATCTTCTGCGGTAAGAATATAGTAAAGACATGTGGGATAGTCAAGAATCTTATTCTTGACGTAATTAATATCAGGCCACACTTTACCACGGTAAACATGACTGATATAGTCAGTCCACAGTTTATGCAAGTGATAAATATGAAGATACTTATCATCGGTGTATTTGATATTAATTTCTCCAGCAGCTTTACTCTTGATATTATTCTTACCGTATGCAACTTTGTGACCTGTCAGTGCATCACCGTAGGATTCATCTTCAACGTATTCATCAGAAGTTTCAAACGATTTTGCTTTGTTTGACAGGAACATCATGAATTCATGATCATATCCAGCTTTGCCCTGAGTTAATTCACGGAGCAACTCAGGAGCATGCTGTAGTGCATAATAGTATTCAGACAGATTCTTTAAGTTGTCTGCAAGAGTAGGCGATGCATTTGCACCAGTAGATCCATCTGCATAAATATTACAGTCAGGTCTTACAAAGAATACATGACCGAATGCTTTTGTTAAAGCATCATTCGGATTTTGTATTTTGTAGCGGTTGTAATATTTCGTATATTGACGGAATAATTGTTGGGGATTCATAAGATCCAGATTTACTGACCTACGAATTTCCTCCATGTCAGTGTAATTCTTCTTATCATCGAATTCGGTTCCTGTATAGTAATCATATCGGTAAAGACCGTAATTCTTTGCACTCTTAGAAGAATTCTTACTGGGACTAGGAGAAGATTTTAACTTCGGCCATACTCCAATCTTATGTCCATTTTCATCAAGAATTTGAGTCTGATATACTTCAGGAGCATTTCTATCCAAGTTATCAATCTGCTTTTTTGTCATCTGGTAACGAAGATCACCATATCGAAGCATATTCATAACCTTGTAATATTCAGCAGACTGCACTTCTTTGTAGGTATAATCAGCAGCAGAAGAAGCATTGTATCGTTTGCTGAGATACATAACTTTACTAGCTCCATCCAATGTACCACTAAAGAGATCTGATACATATCCACCGAGCTTATTAAAGAGCCTTGATGCTGCACCTGATAATAGAGTCATACCAATATTCATGAGACCATTGGTAAGCTTTTTACCTGCGCTAGATCCCATGAAGGTTTTTACTTTATTACCAGCATTCACCAATCCATTCGTTAGATTACCAAGTAAGCTAGTTTCAGCTACAGCATACTGGTCATCCATTGAAACACCTACGATTTTTTGTGGCATCAATGTGGCAGGATTAAATCGAGTCAGAGTTTCAATATCGACTGTAGTAATTGCTTTTCCGCGTAAACCAAGAACGACATAGTTGTCTGGATAATTTTGACCACCAATCTGTAAGACATCATACAGGTTGTCTTGTACAAAAGAGGCAAGGTGAACACCATTTACATCTTTAGATGCAGATGTACTCACCTTGTCACCAACCTTGATCTTCATACGAAGTCGCCACTCCTTTCTTTTCTAATTCTGGGTTATCCTCGTAATAGCTTACCCTATTGTTTTTTGGTACTATTTCTAGTGATACTATAGAAAGTACATGTATTTAACGTCATATAATATTTCTTAATTGGAAAGGAGAATAGGTGTGACCAATAAACACGGTAAACGCAAAAGAGTAAAAACACGTGATATGATGTTGATCATTTGCTCAGCAATGGTCATCATCTATACACTCGTAGATATCACTCTTGGATTTGTCGGTCTTAAGACGGGTGCACAGATTCAGCTTGATAGCACACTTACTTCCGAAGTATTCGGTTTTGCAAAGTGGGTTATCACAACTGGTGCTGGCATTACTGTCGCTAAGACACTGAAGGGAAATACCAATAGTGATGAAACAGAATATCCTACCGATGAAGAACCCGACTAAAATATAAAAAAAATAAAGAAATGTGAGGTACCTTAAAATGACTAATAATCTGCAGATTGCTATTCTTGAAGCCGCGCATGACGGTGTCCTGTATAACCATGAGGCTATCGATCTGATCAATCAGACTTACGTCAGCGAGGGTGTGAACCTGGATGCTCGTCGTGAGTACAAGGATCGTAACAAGGCTGCTCGTGCACTGGTTAAGCAGTTCAAGGCGGCTAAGAAGGCTGGTAAGTTCAATGAGGCCAATACCTGCCTGGATAAGGCCATCAAGATTCTGGATGATCTTCAGGACAGCCTGAAGGATTACCAGGATATGAGCGGTTTTGGTTCCTTCGTCTTCTCTCTGTTCGTCCCCACTCTGTGCGACTTCGTTCCTCTGTATGGCCTGAGCACCATGTATCTGAACCAGTTCGATACCTTCGTCAAGGCATTCAAGAAGTCCTGCTTTGGTAAGGGTGCTGAGATCAGCGACCTGAACCAGTATGTGTCTCGTCTGAACATGTACACTGGCGAGTTTAAGAAGTCTCTGCAACGTCAGAAGGCTGAGCTGCGGAAGTATCGTGATACAATCGCTAAGGAGTCCGTTGATGATGAAGTTACTCTGGATGACCTGCTGGCAGAGATGACTGATCTGGTCTAATTGTGGAGGTGGACATCAATGAGTGTTGTTTCTGATGTCCTGATGGAAGCACTGGATAATCGTGATATTACTGCTGATGAGGCAGCGTTTATCATGAGGAATTATTATTCTGAAGGTGCTGTTCGTGATGCCGTTCATAATATTTCTCGTGTCATGGACGCTTCTCGTGAAGATAAAGCATCCACCATCGAGCAGCTGAAGTCCAATAAGGGTTTCAGCGATGCTGAAAAGAACGTGAAGTCTTATTGCGCTAAAGCGTATAAGACTATGACTAAGTATAGCAGAACGATTGCTATCAAAGATAATGCCAATGGTAAGGCTGATATGCAGAATATTATCAATGGTATTAATAGCGCTATGACAAAGTATAATAGCGCAAAGAAGGCAGCAGAGAAATCTGATCATGCCGATATTACTCCGGTTGTCAATAAGATTATCAATAACCTGAAGAGTGCGCAGAAGTGCTTTGCTTCTGATGGTACTCCAAATAAGGAAGCCCTGAAGAAGCTGGCAAGTAATACTCGTATGGAGTATGGTAATCTTGGTGCCGTCAATGTTGACGCAAAGGCGCCGAAGCCGAAGGAAAAGGAATCTACCAATGAGAGTGCTCTTATCTCTTTTGATAATGATGTGCTCTCTGAGAGTTTCTTCAGTGATATGAAGAATAAGATTTCTAAGAAACATGATACTCAGGATAAGGCATCCAAGAATACTGGTGCTGAAAAGTCCCCCAAGAAGAAAGCCGATCCGATTGGTGGTATCGTGTCTAAAGTAATCAATATTCGTACGGCTGCGAATGGTGCGATGGGACGGAAGATTACTGCATTGAAGAAGAAGTCTGATGACTTTGAGTCTCAGGATGATATCAAGCAGGTTAATCGATCCATGACTGGCTATGCTGAAGATGTTAAGTCTAACATCGATAAGCTTGGCTCCATGCCTAATGGTAAGAAGTATATTCCTGGTCTTACTAAGATCATGAATTACATCAAGAACGCCATCTCTTCTAAGAGCCCCAACGATATTGAGACCTTCCGTGTTAATATGATGGGTCAGACAATTGCTCTGGTAGAATCATATCAGATGGAAAGCGTCAATACCTTCCTTGAGGCAGTTCCGTTTGTACCTACCATGGATGCTACGAATCGGATGGAGGCAATTGTCCAGCGGTTCAACTATCTTTCTGCATCTTATCGTACGCATATGAATGCTGGTGATAAGAGCGCAGCAAAGAAAGACCTGAAGGAAATGCAGGAAACCATCCATACGGCGGCTGGTATTATCGATGATGCGAACAAAAATTCTACCTTCGTCGAAACTACTCTTATTAACCTCTTATTCGATGGCATTGCGATTGCAGGTATTGCAATCAGTGTGATTAACGCACCTTGGATGGGTAGTTTTGGCGTTGTCATGGCAGGCATGTATGGCGCATATGGTGGTATCTTTAGTGGTGGTCAGATTATGAATGTAATCAATGATTATAAAAAGACCGGTAAGTTTAATTATCGGGCCACTAATGCTGCTCTCGGCATCCTTGCTCTTGAACTCAATAAGATGGAAAACATCCTTGGTCGCATGACCGTTGAGCTCGATAAAGCATATGCTGCATCCAAGTAACTTGTCTCAAAAGACATAAAATATTCCCACTACATCAGATGGAATACTGATGTAGTGGGAAATATTTTACTTAAAACGAATTTGTTATTAGATTGGTTGATAAACGGATTTTATAGAAATTGCATTTGTTAGTTTTTCAATTTCAGAAGGAATCGAAGTAACCTAAATATGATCGGCTCGGTATCTTCCAATCATAAGTGGGGAAATGTAAGCAATCCTTCTCCGGCCATCTAGGTCTCCAGACAATACTGACATTTCTCTTATCATTCCAATATCGCTATATTTTATCTACGGCCATATAGGTCTCCGAAATATATCGAGTAAAGGTCTGAAGCTACTGAAAGATCCAAATCATTGTCTACGGCCATCTAGGTCTCGGATGACTCAGTTCAATCAACGCATAATAAATAGTTGAGCTGATGTAGTATTAGTCCACATCAGCTCAACAAAACGTTTTTGCAAACGTCATGGACGCCAATGTGGTAATTACATACCAGCCAGCTTGTCATCCACTTTCTGCAGAAGCTCAACACGCTCTTCAGCAGTAATAGAGCCGTTCATCTCAGCCTCGTAGATCTTGCAGCGCATAGCATCTGCCTTCTCTTCGACTGACTCTTCAGGCTCAGCATCTTCCGTAACGGAAGAGGAATCATCATTGGTCATATCGCTGTCAGTGTCTTCCAGGCATGCCAGCATCAGATCCTTGGTGACTTCATCAATCTCGCCGCTCTTCGCAGCTTCGAAAATAGCGTTCTTGATTTTCATAAGATGATATCTCCTTTCAGATATTTTAGGATAACGTATAAGATCTATTCTTACACGTAATATCATGAGATTAATATAATGTAACAGTACTCCAAAAAACATTTCCTTAAGCTTACTAGGGAATTACATAGTAAAGGAGTGAGAATAACTGTGAAATATTCATTGCTGGATCAAATAGTAATGGAGAGCGATTACAACTCCATGCGTTTGAATCACTTCATGCAGTGTAATATCGATAGTTTTGCTTTTGAGACAGCAGATATCTTCATGGATGCTGACTCAGGAGTCATTACAGAGCATGACGCAAATATTCTCTATGAGAATGCGTTTACTGATATCGTTGATAAGCTGATGGCATTTATCCAGAAAATTATCGATAATATTGCAAAATTCTTCAATGAATTAAAGATCCGTATCTTCGGTAGTCCGAAGGAAAAGGAAAAACTTAAGAAGTTGAAGGAAGCAGCAAAGGCTGCTAGTAATAAGGGCATTAAGGGCAATGCTGTTACGAAGAAAGTAAAGGTCTTTAAGATCAAGCGTAACAAGAAAGCTCTTGATGCTTACATCAAAGAAATGAGCAAGCTTGAGCGTAGAATGCTGAATCTGAAATATCAGGCCGCGCAGGATTCTACTAGAGTTTCTGATATTCCTGTTATTGGTAAGAAAATTGCATCTGATAATACAACTGCATCTACGATGATCGAATATAATGAACTTACGAAAGCTATTGATGAATGCAATCGTAAGTATGATAAAATCGTTAAGTCGAACGCAGAAGTAGTTGAGCTTGCTCTCAATGATGCAATCCGTTTCTCTGATAAGGATCTGGATTCTATTGGCCTTGATCTTGATGAGATTAAGAAAGGCTCTGATAGAGTTCTTGCTAAGTTTAAGTCTGATGCAAAAGGCGTTAAGACAAAGCAGCAAGCAAATCTGATTCAGAAAGCAGTACAGAGTATTGAAACTCGTGTTCGTAAGAGCATGAAAGACGGAGCTGAATATCAGACAAAGAATTCAACTGCTCTTTTTGCTTTCTTTACTGCTGCTGGCGTTATTGCTGGTGGTTCTGCTATTCTTAAGTTTACTGGTAAAGACCAGGTAATTAAAGATGCTATCTCCGATAAGATTGGTGACGGTGATATCATTAACAAGGGCATTGATATAGCAAACGCAAAATATGCTGAAGTATCAACAGCAATTAATACCAGTCAAAAGAAGAAAAAACTTAGTAATGCTAAGCCAGATGCTGCTGGTTACCACATATTGCACATGGCCGTTCTTAATTGGATTAATACCAATTTCCCTCTTAGTGCAGGAATTCCGAAAAACGCAAAAGATTATCTTGAAGCTGTTACGGATACATCTAAAGTCACTAAAATGTGGCAATTGCCGTTTTCTATTCCAAATGGTATGATGCTTAGAATTTGTGGCTATATCACCAATGATAATGGCCCTGTTGCTAGCATGAAAGTTAAAGCTTTTTTAAATTCACATCCGGAAATGCAAATTAAGTTTGAATCTGTAAGTGATGGCGGTAAACTCACACAAGCAGGTTTACGTAAGTTCTTTAATTATTATGCGACGAATATTGCAGGTGTTAAAGATGTTATTAAATTTTCCGAAGAGATGAAAGCTTGTTGGAAAAATCAAGAAGAAGAATAATTTTATTATAAAATCCCGCATTAGCGGGGGGGGGGGTAAATATCATGATTAAAGAATCTATTCTCTCTGCAATGTCTTCAGATGTTATCACAGTAAATGAAGCGGCATCTCTTTTTGACATCTACGAGCGTGGTGGTATCACACGGGATTCAAAACATCGTATGGATATCTACGAATATTTTAAGGATGCTACAGTTGAAGCTGCGCATCTTAAATTTGAATCCTATGAGGATAAGGCACTTTCTGCAAAAGCCAATGAAGATGTTAAGTATTCAGAAAATATGGAAGCTGTTGCTAAGAAGTTTGTAGCGGATTGTGATGAGATTCGTAATAAACTGATTGCTCAGAAGAAGAAACTGATTTCTGTAGCAAAATCTGATCCAAATGCATTCATGGATGATATTAAACTTACAGATGAAGGTATGGATAAGAATCTTCCTGAGAATGCATCTTTTGGTGGAGACTGTGGTAAAACTCAGTCTCTTGCAATTTCTGCAGCAGAGAGTTTTGGCAAGCTTCTTGTCAAATGCTCTTCGCGTGGCTGTAAGAAGCTTACAAGCAAATGCGCAAGTTATGCACATTCTTGTATGTATGATGTTGATGATATGGCATACGTGATTCTCGAGTTTATTCGTAGAGGTGATAAAGGTCTTCCTGATCCCGATAAGAATACATGGCGTAATGGTAAAGAACCCGAATATAAATTCGAGTTCTAAGAAAAAATAAAGAGAACGAGATAATCCAATACGGATATCTCGTTCTCTTTACAGCTCATAGGTTTGGAGCTTGATCTTATCTTTCTGTACACCACAATCTTTCTCAATCACATTGTAGTGTACATAGATTCCATTCGTTAATGGAATATATTGACTTAGTGTATTTCTCAGATAATTGATGTCAGTACCTTCAGATCCATCGTTATCTGCATAGATGTGATACTTCACATTATTACCGATGAATCCTTTATGCATCATTTCTTTCATCATATTACCGTAGAACTTACCGCAGGTTGCAATATTCAAAGTATTATCTTTGATTTGATCTAAGCCATATGCAATTCCCATGCAATCAAATACACCTTCTGAAATATTAATTCGTATTTCATCTTGTGTAAATAAATCTACCATGGAAGATATGGCATAGTATGGTCTTATCATATTCTCACTTTGTAACAGAGAATATTTAAACCATCTTATTTTTGCATCTTCATCAGTATTACGGAATAATATCTGAGTTCCTGTCGTAGTAACAAATCCAACAAAGTTACTTTCCAGATATCTTGCTACTTCAGGTTTTGTAGTTATTGTGTGAATATCATTCTTTATCAAGAATGCTCTCAATGAAGTAATTACTTTGCAGTCTTCCAATTCTTGATTAGAAAATTTTCTTCCTAATCTATCCTCGATATATTGGATTTTTCTTCTATCATATTCTTTCGGTAGTTCGTAGTTAAATATGATAGCTGGCCTACCTGGATTATTTCCTGCATTCTTATCAGATGTCTTAGCAACTTTACCAGCTCCATCCAATAAGTCTCTATCAGTAATTCCAAGTAGTTCCATTGTATCCTTATCGAGAATTCCTTTGGCAGGACAACGAAAGCAATTATATAAAATTGGTAAATTATCATTTGGAGAAATTCGGATATAAAAATGCCCTGTATTCTGGTTCTTCGAAGAGTCACCACAATACGGGCATCGAGTTCTCATATTAACTTCACTTACTTTCTGAGTGAAGATAGGTCTTTCCATCAGTTTCTTAATTAACTCTATTTTGAATTCTCTATTGGTCATATAGTCATCACTTCCAATACCAAAAATGTGTCTCTTAGTAGTCTGTCGTCATTTTCATAGGAAAAAAGAAACCCAGCGTAGTATGTATTTTAACTACGCTGGGTTTCATTATTTACAGGATATCTTCAGGATCAGATTCATCAACGGGTTCATCGGACTCCGTAGATTCCTCATTACTGGAATGGTATTTGCCGGTGGGATCAAGCATCATGCTTGCAGTACGAGGCTGGACATCCGGAGTATAGTCATCTTCGTCCTTATCGGTCAGAGGCTCACGTGTAGTGAAGTTTGCACCGGGAGTGACGAGATCACCTTCGATCACATCATCGTCGTCATCCTCCTCATCCTCACTGGAAACGATGGTTGCTGCGTTTGCAATCGCGTCACGCATGTCCTTAGGAGCATCGTTGATGAGCTTCTCGATGTCAACTTCTTCGTTGGCAGGTTTCTCATACACACGGTGATTGCGGTTTTCTTCATGCTCATAAATAGAGCAGGGATCTTCCTCCATAAGAAGATCGTTGTTGACATCCACCATAGCTTCTTCGAGCTCACCAATCCACTTGAAGATCGAATTGATAAGGATGCGCTTGCAATGGCGAAGGTCTGCATGGTATTCATCCAGAACCATCTTCTTTGCAGTATTAAGCGCTTGCTGGTGAGTGACGGTAATCCCATCATACGCCTCGGTGAAGCTGTAGTTGTAGGGCATCATCATCTTCTCAAAGATGGTACCCTTGATGTCGTAGGGATCATGGCCAGGTGCATGGATGCCAAAGTTCTTGCATCCAGGAATCTGGTTATTCAGCTTCCGGAGAAGCTTCGGAGTATAGAAACGGATTGCGTCCCACTCGGTACCGGTCAGATGTACAGTGACACATTTGCTGGTAGTATAGATCTTAAGCATAATATTTTCCTCCTTATTTCTTGTCTTTGTTTGCGGTATTATCTTCAAGCGGTTCTCCGCTCTCAGGATCTTCAACGGTTTCGATATAAACCTTATCGGTATAACTGCTGTATACGATATCATGCTTCAGGGGGAATTGAGTATCGACACCGGTGTCATATACACGGACTTCATAACCTGCGCCAAGCAGTTCCATCCATGTATTGAAATTCTTGATACTCATTTTTGTGGGACCCATTAAAGCAGCTTTGATATTCGGAAGAGTATACTTTTCCGTAGTCTGTGCTTTCAGGGTATTGATATTGCGACCTTTTGCCGCAATGAGCTTCTTAACGAGTTTCTTAAGTCCATCGTCGTCTTCGTTGATAACAGGAGCGAATGTAGCCGTAGACGAATTCAATGCATACAGATCCTTTTCAGAGTAAAGGACCTCACCATCGGTGGTCTCCTTGATAATCTGAACCGGTTCGATGTATCTCGTCTTACTGAGATGAAATGCATTCATCACATCATCGCTCGTGGAGTAGTTACGAACTACTTTACCATCTTCGATCGTCAGGAACGGGATCCCATGATATCTCGGGTTCCCGGATTTCGTATAGATGAAGATGTAGCCAGTTTTCTCTTCTACGTATCCTTTACCGTCTACATAGTATCCACTGGCAATCTTTTCGGGGTCATACGTAATATAGCCCCAAACGCTATAGACATCTTTCCGATTAGGAAGATATCTCGGAAAATTCGTTTCCTTTTCGTCCGCCATAGTCTTTGTCCTCCATGTGTTCTTATAATTGGTTGATGTAAGCTTTGAATCGTTTCATATCCAAAACTTCATCTGCATCACCTGCTCTTAATTTCTTGATCGCCTTCTTGACTCTCTTGCAATCTTTCTTGTACTGTGCTCTCGTAAGATGTTTCAGAATGAAATATCTCTTCATCATCTTAAGATACGATTCCAAGCTATCTGCAATTTCGTCATAGTATTTTTGATAGTCTCTTGTCATAATATCACCTCCTAAAAGTTTAAGCAGGCTGAATTAAATTTAATGTCACTTGCTTATTACAAATATATAATATATAAACAAAAATTCCTTGGACATATTTGATTACCTATACATTGTGCTCTCCTTACTTTTATACATATGGAACGAACCGATATCTGAGTAATTAAAACCCAGATATCGGTTCGTCTCATTTTTCATATGAAAAACTTTGGTGGAAAGATCACTTCTTCTTCTTGAAGAACTTGTTAGCGAGCTTGGACAGAAGACCAGACTTGGACATGCGAGCACGCTTCAGGTACTCCTTCAGCTTCATGTTAGCCTGGTTGTTGTACTTAACGCGCAGCTTAGCCTTCAGGATACGCTCCATCTTATAAGCAAGATTCAGCTTCTTCCACAGAGGATCGCGGTGCTCCATAGCGCAAGCACGGACAGCAACTTCCTTCAGCTGAGCCTTACGCGCGTTATTATCGAACTTGACGATCGTACGCTCAGTCATGAAGCCCTCGTTCACCAGAGTATCAAACTCCTCAGAGTTCACAAACTCCTCGAACTCCTCATCAGTCATGCTTTCCTTCAGCAGCATGGGAGTCAGGACAGCAGTCATGACATCATCCACATGCTGACTCTGCTCAGGAGACAGCGGAGGAGGATCCTGCAGTTCAGTATCAGAAGAAGTCATTGCCTTGACGGTAGCGTCACCGGCAACAGGAGAAGTCACAGGAGGCTCAATTGGAGCGGCAGCAGGATCAGTGCAGAACGGATCTGCGGGATCACAAATGCTACCATCAGCACCGAAGCCTTCCAGAGTATATGCATCTGCGGAATCCAGAGAGGACTGCAGAGGCTTAGACATCAGTTCAGAAAACTTTGACATGTGATTACTCATCCTTTCTTTAATAGTGTAAAGACCATAGAGTCATTACACTAATGTTTTCATAGTAGTCTATTACCTGCACTACTGATTATTCAGATTGTCGCTTACTTTACCTTAAAATTTTAAGTTCTTAATGAAAGGACTGATCTTAATGATTCGATTAAATGAAGCTTCTCTTGAGAGAAGTGATTTTATCAAGTTATGGAAAGATGAAATGACTCTCAATATGACCCGTATGAATCCGGAATGGGATCATGATGATATTGAGAAGGTTTTGGATAAAATGCTTCTGGAACAAATGATGATTCCGGAAGTAGAGCTAGATAATAACTATACAGGCGAGCATAAAGATGCTTCGTCATTGAGTGTTTTGGATTGGGTATTAAAGCGGAAACCAATTGTCGCTGGTAATGCCACATTTTATAAGAATCAATTGGAGGCTATTAACCCGATTGCAGACATGGTTAATGGCTTCCTTATTGAGCGTAAAGCTGTGAAAAAGAAGATGTTCCAAATTGAGGATGATCAATCCGATGAGTATAAAGATTTGGATCGTCTTCAGGGTAACGTGAAGCGTCTGGCAAACTCTTACTATGGCGCTTCTGGTATGCCAAAGGCAGCATTCTATTCCAGATGGTCTGGCCCTGCAACAACAGGTACAGCACAGTCTGTTATTTCCACTACGGAAACTTTGTTTGAAGGTTATCTCGTTGATAATTACAAGTTCGTTGATGATAATGAATGCTATCATTTTATCAATGAGATTCTTAAGCAAGACTATAAGATTCCGAAGTGGGTTAAACGGGTATCTGAAGGTGAGTTGGTTGAAAGACTCGTTGGAATGTTTTATGAAGATACCTATGTAACTAACTGGGGAGTTGCTGTAGCAGATATGGTTCATAATCTTAGTGAAGATGATAGAACCAGAATCTATTACAAGAATAACTTCCTTGAATTTACGAGAGTACATGAAAAGGTTCTTGATCTGTATGACGATCTTTTTGCAGCAGTTAAGAATCTTCCCTATGCAGAAACTTATGATGAAATTCCTGATGAATTCAAACCGATGTTCACGAAGGGTAAAGATCATGATAAGGTAAAAGCATACAATGAATTCGTGAATACAGAATATTTCTTGAATCCGAATTCTCCTCCTGATTCTGTCCATGGAATTCTGGATGAATTGAAAGATCTCTATATGAAATTCGTTTATATTCCGTTTATGTCCATTGACAGAATTCACAGACTGAAATACTTCATGCGGAAAACTGTTTGCATCGTTGATACAGATTCTAATATTCTGAATATTGATGCTTGGGTAGATTTCTGTAATGAGTATATCCTTAAGAATTCTTCTTATGGTAGAAGTGCAGAGAATAATAAGTTCATTTGTGTTAATACTCTGACTTATTATATCACTGCTGCTGTCCAGCATACTCTGAATGAGTATGGACTTCATTCTTATATTCCGGATGATTATCGTCCTATTTTCAATATGAAGAATGAGTTCTACTTCCAGAAGCTGGTTGTTGGTAAGAAGAAAAAGCGTTATATCTCTGCAATTAAACTGCGTGAGGGTAACATGTTCCATCCCTATAAACCTGACGTTAAAGGTTTCGATTATATGAAAGCTGGTACAGCAGAACTTGCTAAGGGCCGCTTTGATATGATCGTAAAGAAATATGTCCTTGAGTCTGAGGTTCCGGATGTATCGGCTATCTTGAGTGAACTTGCAGCGTTTGAGAATGATATTCGTGATTCTCTCCGTAGAGGTGAACTTACATATCTTTCTCTTGCATCTGCAAAAGATAAAGAAGCATATGCAAATCCGTATTCTCAGCAAGCATTCCGTGGAGCAATTGCATGGAACGCATTGTATCCTGCGGATGCAATTGAGTATCCGTCTAAGGTCAGTATTCTGAAGCTTACTACGTTTACAGAGAATGACTTGAAGGATTTGAATAAAACCTATCCTGAAGTATACGATTGTCTCATGAAGAATGTATTCCATTCTCCTGATAGAGAAATTGCAAAGAAGGGATTGCAAGTTCTTGCTATTCCTTCTGGTCATACCATTCCTGAATGGTGTCAGCCATTTATTGATGTCCAGACTGTTATCGGCAACATCATGGCTCCGTTTAAGGGAGTTCTTGATATCTTTGGTATCAATAATAGTACGGTTGGTAAGACTTATAGTGCAGCTTCCGTAAATCGTAAAACTTCGAAGTTCTCTAATATAGTTAGATTCTAATGATAACTATTAGCTATTTTATATAAAAAGAAAGGATTGGCACAATATGAGCGATTATGGTTACACCCCGAATGATATTTCTTATGAGGAGTTTCTTTCGGAAGCTCCTCTGGATTTAATCAAGGAAAGCATCAGAACCCAATTCTCAGATCCAATCGATTATAATAAAAAGGACTATATCGCATCCTTCATCAACATGTACAAGTACTCTGAGGAGAAAGCAAGTGCATTTGAAGATGAGGATACCGATAGCATCCATTATCTCCGTGATAATTTCTATGCATTCATGATGTCCATGTTTTCGAAGAAGCTTGGTGTTGGAATCAATGATTTCGATGAGATGAGCATGGATGATCAGGATGAAATGATTCATTACGTTTACAGATTCTTCCTGAGTAATTGCAAGAAGAATTTCACAAATATCGTAATGAATCACATCGAAGAAAATCATGATGTTTATGCATCTATTGCAGATGATGAAGAAGATGTCACTAAGAATTCCATGAAGCGATATGTGGATGACCCTGCTGATGTATATGTGCTGAGTCATCTTCGTGAAATCATTCAAGAAGCTTTGAATGGCGACATGGATGTTGACGAATTCCTTGATCAGTGTGATAGCACAGAAGATCCTTGTCTTGAAACTGCTTTCGTCAGAAATAAGTATGAAGACTTTACTCTGACTGGTAATTTCGTTCCTCTGTATTTTGATCTCACTGATTACAAAGACTTCTTAACAGAAGTTGAGTCTAAAGTACGACATAAAATCCTTAAGAAGTATAATAAAAAGAAGGATTGATTTTTTGTCATATTCGAGGTTACATGTACGTAATTTCGAGACCACAACACTTGAAACACATTTCAAAAGGAGATTTTAATTATGGCTTATAACAACAATAATCGTCGTAGTGTTTCCACTAACATCAAGACTCTTTACGGAGACACTGCATCTATGAGTCTGTCTTACTGGAATGATATGATTTCCATTAAGATGAATCCTTGCACTGGTACCAACGCAGATGGCGTTCGTCAGTACGATCGTAACCGTAGTTTCTCCACTGCTCTGTCCATTCAGAAGTCCAAGGCTCTCGTTGACCTGATCGAGGAGAATATTCTGCCTCTGATTAAGAGTGTCTCTGAGGGAAATAAGCTTGAGCATCCTGTTAACGTGGCAGTTCAGTGTGGTGTTAAGAAGGCTATGGTCATTATTCAGTACAGCAATGATGATCGTGGCAAGCCGTTCGTTTGCCTGTACGGTTACACCTCCAGCAACGATGACGGTACTTGCGAGCAGCAGAATATGTACGCTTACAAGTTTGGTAAGACCAACGTCATCAAGAACTACAATCCGAACACTGGTGAGGGTGATGTAGTTCAGGTGGAGTCTGAGTTTGAGTTCTTCTACAACGTCCTGAAGAATCAGGCCAGTGCATTTGGTGCAGCCAGCCACTCTAACAGTTACTTCACTTCTTGGAGCAATGGTGGTGACAATGGTAACCACGGCAATGCGCCTTCTAACTACGGCAACAATTTCCCCACCAGCAATGGCGGTAATTCCGACACGTCTGGCGACGATATGCCCTTCTAAATAATTCTGATATCTTAAAGGCTATCACACACTTATATAGAGTGCTGTGATAGCCTTTTATTTTATAGGAAAGGAATGATACACATGGCGGAAGGAGCACAATCAGTATTTTTAAATTCTGATTATGTCGTAATCCAGTATATTGATATGATTAAATCACCATATCTCGTACTACTTGATATTATCAGAACGAATCCGAATCTGAGAGAAGTCCTTAAGATTGAAGAGATTGAAACTTTCGATACTGCTGCTCTTTATGAGTGGTATGTAAATAGAAAGCATCAGAATTTCTTCATTGATTTAAACCGTGATCGTGAGAAGTATCCAGATGAATTCATGGATGGTTTACTTGCAGATCAAATGTGCCTGGCAAAAGAATTCTATACGAATACCAATATGCTCTGTACTGAATTCATGCTCAAATTCTTAAAGAGTAAGAATGATATGGTGAAAGATGTCATTATCTATTTCCCATTCAATACTCCTTATGCAAAAGAAGATTTGAGAGAGAATATCGGACATAGCTTTACTTTCATGAGTGACTTTGATGAGATTTGTAAGAAGTGTGGTAGTAACTGCACTTACTTCTTATCTGATATTGATCTCATTAATCGTATGGAGAAAAATAAAGTACTTGAATTTTCTTCTGTTATTCTTCCGATTGAATATCGGTATAATAAGAAGAATATGAATGACTTCAAAATTGACTTCGATAAGAAGTTGAAAGATGTTGTATTTAAGCTCTCTTTCATGAGAGCATGTACTGTTGAAGATCATGACAATGGATCTTTTGATAGAACGGATGTGAATCTGAATACCTATCAGAATCCAGTCATGTAACACAACCATAATCAAAAACCATAGGAGGTATTACCAAATGAATCGAGAAGATATGGATTTTGGCAGAGGTGATCTGAAGTTTGCACCTCTGATCAATGTGTACTCCAAGGAAGAATTCGATAAGCGAGTCAAGAAGGTATTCGACGTAATCTGGGATAAGCTTGTTATGTCGTTCGGCCCTGCTGGTGCTGGTACTTTCATTGTCATTCCTTCCTCTACTCAGTCTACCTTCTTTAACACGAAGGATGGCTATACCATCATGAAGAATCTTCAGTTCAATACGAAGATTGATCATACCATCAAGAATATGATGTCGACTATCTGTGATCGACTGAACTTCACTGTTGGTGATGGTACTACTACCGCAGTTGTCGCAACTGGCGGTGTTTACAACTCCTATATGGAAATGAAGAAGAATCCTGATAGTGAACTGAATCGGGTTCTTCCTCGTAAGATCATGTCTATGATGGATACCGTTAAGAATGATATTATCAATGAGCTGAATAGCCATGCAGTTTCTATTCAGTCTGATAACCAAACTACCCTTGCAGAGAATATCCGCAAGGTCGTATACGTATCTTCTAACGGTAATGAAGAAATCACGGATATGATTTCTAAGCTTTACTATAAGCTTCAGTATCCGGCAATCTCCGTGGCTAACTCTAAGGATGGTTCTACCCATGCTTATACCGTGGATGGCTACAAGATTGATGTTTCCCTTACTGATCAGTCTTATATCAACAGCGATGACAATACCATGATTTCTGGTGGTATGGACTACATCATCTTCGATAATAAGGTCGACCAGCAGATTTACGATAAGATTCTGAAGCCTCTGTGTGATGCATCTAAGCAGCGTGGTCGTAAACTTGCATGTATTGCACCTTGGTACGATGATGTTGCTCTCGGTGGTCCGATTCGTCGTGATCTTCTGAATGAGCTGAAGCAAACCGGATCTATTTCTCTGGTTCTGCTTGTCTGCAATAAGACAAATGCATATGCCCGTACTCTGTTGAGTGACTTTGCTATGCTGCTGAATACTCCCATCATTACTCGTGTAGTGAAGGATCAGATTCTGGAAGAGCTGGATAAGAATCCCGATATCTATTCTCAGTTTGATATGGATAATCGTAATATTGAGGGTATCAATATTGCAGTGAAGAATCCTATTGCTGGTTTGGACAGTAATCAGCTGGAACTCCGTCTCACTCAGTATAATAAGGAGACTACTCCTGCTCAGCTGATCTTCAATCGTGACAAGAAGAATCTTATTCGTGTTGGTTATTGCGATAAGGCAGTTATCGGCATGAAAGAATCTACTTTCTCTGGATTTTTCTATGATCCGGACATGTATGAGAAGACTCTGTCAGTTGCAAAGGCTGAGCTTGCTGATGAGAAGGCAAAGCTTCAGATGATTGGTTCTTTCAGCCTTGGTGTTGTTGAGAAGCAGCAGCGTATCAATGCACTTGGTCTGAAGACTGGTGTCATTGAAGTTGGTGCAGCTTCTCAGATGTCTCAGGGTTATTTGAAGGACTCTGTGGATGATGCTGTTAAGGCAGCGGCTTCTGCATTCAATAATGGTGTAGTTCTTGGATGTAATTGCAGTCTGATTGATTCCATTAAGAATCTTATTGATAAGCAGCCTGCTTCTAAGGACGGTATTGTATCCGATGAAAATAAGCTGTATTATGAGATTCTCAATATGCTGTATAACGGTTACGTTACCGTGTATCAGACTATTCTCAATAGTATCTATCCTGAGGGTGCTGTTATCAACATGGATTTCTACACTAAGAATGCTGAGTTTGCGAAGAAGGAAGGCACTTCTCATATCATCGCATATATCGACGATAAGACTCATCGTACCATTTCTGTGAATCGTCGAGTTGCTGATCGTATCTTCAAAAAGATGAGTAAGCAGGCTTTGGATGATACTCCGGATACGGTTCCTCTGATCTGGTTTGTGCTTGAGTATTCTCGTGTTACCAATACGGTGCTTGATGTAACTACCGGTGAATTCACTTCGGATGTTATCAACTCTACTGAAACTGATCGTGAAGTTCTCAATGCAACTGTCGATCTTCTTAGCCTTCTGATTACTGGTAATCAGCTGGTTCTCTGCTAATGCATTAAAAGAGCAGGTATTCATGAACAAAATGAATACCTGCTCTTTATTTTTATAAAGGCAATTACAACCGAATAAGTTAATTATTGTTATCTCGTCTATATTTTTATCCCTAGAAAGGTGATGAGACAATATGGAATCCTTAAGTGTATCTACGCAAACTTTGGAGCAATTTTTGGAAGCTCCTTTTTATCAGAAAGACACACAGCAGAAACACCTTATGTATGAATCCCGATATCAAGCGTATCGGAAAGCAAATCGTATTCGTATTAAATCAGTTGTCGAAGTAGATCATAACTATTTTATTCTTTTTAATGTCCCATCCGAAACTGCTAAAGAGAAATTTGACTATGATGTCGTAATTCAATTTACCCCACCGGATAATGATCATGCAATGAGCCCTTCTTTAAGACAGTACTGGGTGCAGTTCTTCTCGAATAGTCCTGGATTTGTCTATAAGTATGCAGCTCTTTATAAACTTCAAGGTTACTTGATTGAAACTTTACAGATGAAGTTTGCTCCAGGTACTCTGGATACACTTCCTGATAAAGCTAATTCAAATTACACCCTGTATTTCGATTCCAGTATCTATTATGCATGCCGATTCATGATTGATAATAAGCTCACTTATTTCAATAAGATCGCTTTGACTTTCTGGAAACGAAATAAGTTTTCTCAGTTCGTTGATAATATTAGAGATTTCCAATCTTCACAAGCTGCCCGTAATGGAGGCGGTACTGTAGAGTTGGACTCTAAGATCAAAACTGAGATCAATAAAGATCGTAAGCTTTCCAATGTGGAACGTCATAAGTTAGCTTCTCGTAGTAAAGTATATTCGGATCAGATAAAAAAGAAAGATAAGCTTGAGAAGAAAGTTGCTAAGATGAGCACGGACAAAGATGCTCCTCCCAGTATCGTACGTCCTGTCAAGTCTACTTCTCAAGTTCATACAACAACGAAAGTGAATCCTACCAAAAAGAAAACAGCATCCAAATCAACAAGGCGAAAATGATTTTTTACTAACACGCTCAGTGAATGATATGTTATATACTTGGGCACGTTAGTATAACTGAATTTTTTGAGAGGAGAGACCATTCAATGAACACAGACAGCAAGACAACTGAAACGGCCGTAAGTGCGACTTCGTTACGACCGAAGTTCCCGAATATCCCTCGGTCTGAGTGGACCGAGAAAACCGCACCCAAAGCACCAATTACTCAGTGGAAACCTAAGCGCGATAAAAGTGATCTTTATTCGGAAGCAGATGGAAGAGTATTTATCTTCCATTTTGAGAAGTTTGACTTACCTGATAAGGTAGCAACTTACGATCGATTCTTCGTGAATAAGTTGTCTTACGGTAGTCAGCTTCCTACAATCTGCTCCTATATCAATTACTTCATTAAGAAGTATGATTTGGATCATGAAATTCCCACAGCATATCTGAAGCTCAAGTTCTCCATTGATAAACTGGTCGATGAGGATACTGGACTGAACGTCTATAATGAAGAAACGATGGATCAGTTCATTAGTCTCATCTATGAAGTGATGTTCACCCCGACAGTTGTTGACAAGATCAAACGATTGGTTGAAGATAACTATCTGGATGACATTGAGTCTACGGATAATTCTCGTTATCTGAAAGATTCTAAGAAGCATCTTGAAAGTCTTGAATTCAGAAATATCCATGTGAAAGTGATGCTTCGCATTAGTTTTGGTATGAAGCTGATTGCCCCCGTTATGTGCCACTTCTTCTACGTGAACCATATGAAACCGGAGCGAGACAGTGACGTTATCTATAACTTCTATGCCAGACTCTTTGATCTGTTCAATGAGCCGGGTATGAGCCTTTATAACAAACTCTTCGTTTATGTCAAAGCGAAGGTTCTGGAGAATAAGTCTCATAATACCGTGATCTTTGAGCAGCGTGAGATTCTCGGCTGGGATGGTTATGTCGTCATTAATTCCTTCCTTCGTAAGGTTCTGATCAGTGAAACGATCATCAAGTATACGTTCAGTGAGCACTATAGCCCGAAGACGAAGAAATACCAAGAGAATATCATCGGCTTCAACAAAACGATTATCAAATATCAGTTGATGTACTTCTTGAAAGAGCAGTATGCGAAGAACATGACTGAAGTAACATCCACAAAGAACACCGACGGATTGTCCGGACAGGATAAGATGGAGATGAACCTCACCAAGATTGATGAGGGCATGGTTGTTATTGCGGATGCAAACATCTCTTCCGAAATCGAACGCTTGAGAAGAGAAATCGATTTCGACATCACTGATGATGAAATCAATTATTATGTGAAGAACCATAGTCCGTCTCCTCTGCAAGTCCAGATGGTATATTCCTACTGGGCAAAGGACTTTGGTGTCTATCGCAATATGAGCCTCGCAAGTCGTGTCGAATACACGATTCTTATGCTTATCCTGAAAAAGCGTTTGCTTATCAATGCTGGTAATTCTGAGGATAGTGTCACAAATACTTGTGCACTGGCTTACATCATTTCCGGTAACGTGAATGGTACCGTGAATACCAGACAGATTCGCAAGAGTCGCTTTGTCGATAAGGTTGAGAAGAGTGCTCTCTACAAAGATTTGTGTGAGAATAAGTATAGTCAGCTCATTTCGATTCGTCCTGAATACATCAAAGAAATCCTCTCGAAGTTTATCAATACTTCCTTTACCTATGTGGTTTACGAAGCTCCTGATCTGTTAGGTCAACCTATTGAATACGATGAGGATACCATTTCTGATGAGCTGCTCTTCTTCCTCAAGAGCATTTAACTAATATTATCCACCAACTGTATTATCTCTTGCAGTTGGTGGATTTCTTCATATAAGTTATACTAAGTTGCCCAAACTTGTATTGAATTATATATCATATATTTGAATAGATAGAAAGGTGAGTGATAGAATGGTCAATCTATTCATACACGGATGGGAGATTGTGCCTATCTGGTTTAAGATAATCTTTATCTTTGCAGTGCTTAATGCCGCTTGGGACATATGCATGAAAGTCATAACTCGTATTGTCACATTTTATTTTGCAAAAGAACTCGTAAAAGAGAAACTAAAATTTCTCATATCAAAACGAGATTTGATTCGAGACTGTATGATAGAGTACGGCTGGAAATGCTATGAAAAAGACAAAGTACGGTATTATGAATCAGGTCTGGTTAAAATGACGGAGATGGAACTTTTTAAAAATATCATGCGCAATAATTGTGCAAGTGATCCTTCGGAAGTCACGACAAGCATTGATTCCGCTAATAACAGCACGAATACAAAATGAAAGGATAATTGAATGGAAATATATGGAAGAGTTTTCTGGTTTTTATTAGGCTCCTCGTTATTCATTTGCAGTCTAATGCTTCTTTTCATTGATCCTGTCACGGACTTCATGTGGAAGATTCACTGTATCAGGGTGGATAATAAACTGGAACGTCTTGTTCGTGACTACATGAAAGAATGTGGATGGAGGATCGTATGGGATAAGAGCATTCGTGGTTGGATGTGTATCAGTAGAAGTGGTTTTAGAATCACTTTGAAGAATGCATGTAACTACGTAAAAGATCACAACGATGAAAACGATCCATATTATTGGGCAAACGATTTTATGGTGTGGAATTATGTGGACGAAAGGGATACTAAAAAATGGACTTAGTATTGAAATGGATCCTGGTTATCTATTTCGCGGTTCTCTTAATCATTATCACTGGATTCATATTTTCGTATCAGATATGTTTCGTAGTGATTTACATAGCAACCTTTATCAAGGATAAGGAGTTTAGAGACGCTGTAATATCCCTCCGTTTTAATTATTTTAAGCGGAGTATTCTTCTGTATAAATTTCATCGTCATGTACGGAGTTATTTAAAGCATGATGGATGGAAAATCGTTTGGGATATAAAAACCTTCAGGAGAGTATGCATCAGTAGAAGAGGATTTCGTATCCCTTTGAAAGATGCGTATTCATATATCAGGAAACATGGAGATCCAATGGATATATTCTATTGGGGTGATGTGTTTGATCTGTGGAATCGTACGAGTGAGGAGATGTAGAAATGATTGAATTGAACGGGTACAATGTAACGGCGGCATTCATTATCGGAGCAGGAGCAATCGAACTCTACAAGCAGTGGAAGGTTGGTCATGACCTTGCTAAGATGTGCAAGGAAGAAATCTGTGAGTTCATGTCCAACCGTGGGTACAAAGTGCATACAGATAACTTCGGAGATACTTACTTCGTGAAGGACAGTAAGCTTTATACCTATAAGTACATTCATGATCTTGCCGGAGAGAATAAGCTCAACGAAATCTATTAATTGATTTACTTGCTAACCTGTAAGTAATTACAGGGAAGCTTGTAATATAAGCAAATCAAATGAAACACAAAGGAGAAAGTATTATGAACCTGACAGAGAAATTCAACGACCTCGAGCGGTATCAGCCCAACCAGCTTTGGATGATGAAGGATGGTAGCCTGTTCTTCGTCACTGGTATCGATCCCATCAGCAAACTCCGTACGTCCAACAAAGAGCGTACTGTCTCTGGCCGTAAGGTTAAACCCCGTTCTCAGGACAAGACTCTGAGCGATGACCTCGTGATGTTCACTGAGCCTCAGAGTGGTGTCGTCTATCAGATGGACATCCGTTCCACCATCAGCATGTCCATGAAGGATATGCGCAACAATGAGGCTGCATACATTGCAACTCTCACTTCCTCTCTGCTGGATAAGATCAATCGCCAGCTGAACGATTACAACCAGAACAACTGGTAATTCCCTAGCATAAATAAGGAGTATGTGTACTGTGTTACACATACTCCTTATTTTTTGTATTGATACTGCCTAAAAACAAACTCTTAAGTCGATAACTCTAAAGTAAAGGAGATGAGACAAATGAATTATGAATCCAGACTGACTGATCTTCAATGTGAGATTGCTTGTGAGAAAGCAGTATCAGATGCAATGTATGCAAGTGATAAATTTGTGATTTCTGTAATGGAAAATGCGAATGATCCTGATTTTCATTTCCTTTATGAGATGAATATGGAGGATGTTCGATCTGCATTTATTACTGCGATCCAAAATATTCTGGATGCTCTTGCTGAGTTTGCTCGTAAGGTTTCTGTTGCTATGGCATCTGCTATTCAGGCTAAGAAGCTGAATGAGAAGCTTAGTGAAGTGAAAGCTATCATGGCAAAGAATCGTTCCAAATTCCTTGATAAGAAAATCAATATTTTTGATATTTACAAGTTTAATAAGTATTATACTGAGTATATCAATAAATATACGAAGGATATTAAGGATATGGCTTCAAGGAAATTTAATTCTATTGAAGACTACGAGAAGTGGCGTGATAAGATGCAGGAAGATCTTGCTGAGTTTAACTTCAAACTTACGGATGAAGAGCAGTGGAAACTCTCCGTTTCTATCAATAAGGCCATTGAATTGAGTGATGATGAAGTCACCAATTACAAGAAGAATATTGCTCTTGCCCATCAGTATGGTGAAAAGACTATTACTGACTTAAAGGGTTCCTTTAAGAGTGAAGAGAAGATGAGTGATTCCGAAGTGAATCCGGATACAAAAGCAGCTTCTCTGTTACGAATGTCGAATAATCTCGTTATTAGCTTCTGTAATCAGATTGCTAGTATTGCGAGAACCGTTATTCGTACTATCGAGAAACATCCGTTTGCTACACTTGCACTTGTCATCGTTGCAATTGCTATGTAATAAAAGTACCAATGAAGAATCTATTAAAGATATCTTCATTGGTACTTTTCATTATTTCTTTGGATAGTTATTCTTTGCCTTAATTTTATTATAGAAATATTTCTCGATAAAGTTCAAAGTTCTAGGTTCTACCTGAGGGAAATCTTCTTTCCCTAAGAACTGGATAGCAAACTCATCCGGATGCTCTTTGATACGCTGCAATAGTTGAGTTGTGAAAGATCTCAACCTACGAATACTTCTGTCATCATGAGCCATCTTCTCTTTATTCATATAAAGAGGGCACTCATGACACATTTTGTAGCTCATGATATTTGCAAGAACCGGAATATGCGGATATAAACCATACTTGCAGTAATGATGTTCCTCATCGTTTCTTTTCCTTACGATATGATACAGACATTCTGTGCATAGGCAATTGGTTTGAACCAATTCCGGCTGTGATTTATTTTCCATCTTTATTTTTCTCCTTGATATATTTTTTCTCAGCAGCTTCTCTCCGGAGATCCCATCCAATTGGATGCACTTTATCTGCAATACGCTTTAACATCCATTTCTGGAACCAATTCAAATTGATTCCCATATAGTCCGTAAGGAACTGATCCGGATGAGACTTAATCCGTTCGATAAGTTGATACGACAATTTCCGAATACCATTTCTGGTAACTTTATTCTTTGTAATCGTATCACCATCCATATAGAATGGACATCTTCCATATGTGCTCTGGTGTCCGTATGACATAATTTGATTATCCGGCACAGGATACATACCGAGCTTACAGAAATCTGCACTCGTACTAATTGGACTATCATCAGGCCCAACCATTTTGTACTCATGATAGATGCATTCCGATAAGCCGCAATGTGTGCATTTCGGATTTTCCGCATTTAATTCCATGACTAAATCCTCCTTTATTTTCCGGTGGAACCAATGCCACCGTTTCTTGTTCCAAGTTCATCTTTATTTTCGATTGCAACACCATACTGCAAGAAAATACCCTGACAGAACTTCTGACCCTTCTCAATAGTAAGCGCTGTCGTAGAATCACTCGGTACATGAATCTTCACCATGATATGCCCTTCATTTGTTTCATCATTGCTCTCACTATTATAATAGTCAGCATCTACAATGCCGATTGTATTAGCAAGAGTCATACCATATCTAAAGCCAAGACCGCTCTTCGGGCACAATACAAGTACCCAATTAGGATCAATCTCACATTTGATACCGGTTTTTACTACTACAGATTCACCAGGTTTGATGGTGAAGTCTTCTGTGCTGTAGAAATCATATCCTGCACTGTGCTTTGTAGCACGCGTAGGAAGCTTGATTTCATCATACTCGCACAGTTTAGTTTCTCCGTTAATAATTAAATTATTACGGAGTTTATCCCACTGCCGGATATTATCCCACTGCTTCTCAGATACTTTTTCGAAATTTGCAATGTAACCCATGATAACATTTTCCTTTCTTGATTCAAGAGGGTTTATTTGTCTTATGTGTTTGTGAAGTCAATAGCAGAAAAATACTCCTATACTAGATAGATTCCAGTATAGGAGTATTTAAGTTGGCTGCCCTGTCCTGTTACGATCAGGATTCAGTAGTTTCAAAGACTACTGGCTTACCATTGGCCTACAGGGCAATATGTATTTATCCAGTATATGATCTGCTATCCAAGGTCAAGCAGGAAGGATAGCAGATCATATACTGATTCTAGGAGGTTATCTATACGCAGCACAAATGGTAAAGACTACACCCATTGCACGTGCGGTAATGTCTTAGAAGAGGATATATTTTGTATACCCTCCATGGCGCCAGCACTCGGGTACGATCCGAGGATACGTTGTTAGCGTATGCCGGTTTTCAAGACCGGTGTATTCGACCACTCTACCATACTGGCTTATAATGAATATCCATCCCATATCCTGTATACAATGGATATTCTTGGTGCCGGATGTTGGGATTGAGCCAACTTTTGAGAATTACAAATTCCCTGTCTTCACCATTGGACGAATCCGGCTAGATATGTCAATACTCGGACTTGAACCGAGACCCTTTCGGACTACCACCTCAAAGTAGCGTGTCTGCCTTTCCACCATATTGACACATATTATTTCTTTTTATTAGAGATAACTATTTGTTCTTGTGAGTGAATCTTTATATTTATATATTATATACTTGAGTTACAATAAAGGAGGCAATTATTATATGTAGCTTTATAAAAAAGAATCCAGTAGATTACAGAATCCTAAACCCTATAAGACTACAGATAACGACAACAAGGAGTGACTAGAATATGAGTATGACAGTTCCTGCTATTCCGGATACGAAAGAACTCGAAAAGTATATCAAACCGATTTACTTTATCGAAGATTACATGGTAAGCGAAGAAACCTATAGTGCATTTGAAGATCGAATTTATGATGTGGTGAAAGGGTGTTTTGAAATTAAAGAATGCAGGGAATACCCTGTGAAGTTTAAGTTCTATAAGGATGACAAAGAGATGCATGAATTGCAGCTCCGTCATTTCTTGATCAATGTATTCATGTGGCATCCGTTTGTGAATCTGTATGATACGGATTTTCATATGGATAAAACCTTCATTGTGGATTGCTTTACTGAGATTCCTCATTTGGAGGATTTCATTAATCCAAAGATCATTGAGGTTCTGAGAGATTACAGTGTACGAAATACTGTGATTAACGAAAGCGTATCCAACGTACTACACAATCTGAGAAGCATTTCGATCAATTTCGCATTGATTATGGGATTGACGATCTCTACGAATACCTTCTTGGATTGGTATACGGAAGATAAAGAACTTCATGATATCATGAATACGACTTTCCCGCTTGATAAACAGCCTAGTGAAATCGAAGAAGCACTGGCTGATATTCAGGTAAGAGAAATCGAAGAGATCAAAACTCGTAAGGATGATCCGGTTGGTATTATTCTGAGAGCAGATACCGGCATTAAGCACAAGCAGCTTGTTGAGTTTACTGCTCATATGGGCTTGAAACCCGACCTTGCAGGTGTTACGATTCCTCTGCCTATCAACTCTTCTACTTTGATTAGAGGTTTGGATAAACCCAGTTCTCATTACATTGATGCACTGGGCGGCCGTAAGTCTCTGATTATGAATAAGAAGGTCATGGGTAGAGCTGGTTATTTCGGCAAGGTTGTGCTGCTTCTGGCACGTACTCTGTCTCTGTCCATGGATGTATCTGATTGTGGTAGTAAGCATTATCTAAAGATTATGATTACTTCCAAGAAGATGCTCCAGAAGTACAATAACCGTTACTACCTTGATCATTCCACTGGTGATCTCAAGTGTCTGAATGCGGAAACCGATACCCATTTGATTGGTACCTACGTAGATTTTCGCAGTCCGATTACTTGTAAGTGTGGTGATAAAGTTTGCCATGTCTGCTTCGGCCGTACTTCTCTGCTGAACCTTGATATCGCTGATGGCGTTACTGGCTTTGAAGTTGAGGAAGTTACCAAGGTTGTCAACCAGATGATTCTGTCCACGAAGCATCTTTTGACTACTGTGTCTGAGAAGATCAGCTTCAATGATGACTTCCATCGGTTCTTCCGTCTGTACTGTGGTGAGATTATTCCTCTCACTGCTGAAGAAGCAATCCCTGACATTGATGATTGGGCAGTCTGGGTTGATCCCACTACCATTCAGAGATCCGATGATCTGGATGAAGATTCTTCCTTCAACAGCTATGTGCTGGGTGGATTCTATGTCCAGAATATGAAGACTGGTGAGGTCATCCAGATTAAGACTGACGAAGGCCGTGAGCTTTATCTGACAGATGAACTGATCGATCTCGTTAAGAAGGGACATGGATATGCAAAGTTCTCTGAGATGACGGAGTTCACTACGCTGTTCAAGATCATTATCATGAACAACGAATTGACGAAGCCTCTGTATTCTCTGATGAACCTGCTGAATAATTCGAAGTCTACTTCGAATGGTACCATCACCTATCATGAGATGGCTCAGAAGTTTACTGAGCTTCTGCTGGATGCCGGTATTAAGGCGACTGCACTGTCTGGCGAGCTTATCATCAACCGTTTGATTCGCAATGATCCCGACGTTGATTATGATCGTCCTGACTTCTCCAAGGAGGATATTGGTAAGTATAAGATCGTCAATGTCCTGAACGCTATCGAGTACAACAAGTCTCCTTTGCTTGGTCTGGCCGGTCAGAATCTGAAGCGTCAGCTTCTGTCGGATGCTCTGGTTACTACGAAGGATTCTCCGTCTTATATTGATGCATACTTCAAGAAGAAGACTTCTACGGAAAACTTTATCCGTAAGCATCACAAACCTGAAGAATCCTCTGACTGTTAATTAATTAAAAACCCGACTATCAACTAACGATAGTCGGGCTTATTTTTTATGAAGGAGGTAATTATATATGGCATCTGATGAGTTTTTCAAATTATCTAAGATGGCCCATAATCGTATCAATATCAAGCAGACTCAAAAGGGTGGAAACAATATCATCCAGTGTCAGAATATCCACATCGATCAGAATATGAATATTACTGGTGATGGAAACCATGTAACTGGTATTCATATCGGAGTTGATGGAGATGTCATTGACGATTTTAACAATGGGAAGAAATCTGCTAATGATGTCAGGAATACAGCTCTCTATGGTGGATCTACCAAGAAAGAAAAATATCTGAAGAGAAAAAGGTATCACGGAATTCTCAATAGTGATCCAGAAGACTATAAAACTGCAGAACCACTTGAGGATTTCCTTCACTTCTACGAAACGAATGCTTATAAGGAAGGATATCTTCTGGAACGAAAAATCAAAGGAGTTATTCACGATAGTGAGAACTTTAGGATTCTTCCTGCGTTTATGTCGAATAAGTTTAGTAAGCTTTTCTCGACAAGGAATATCTACAGTGAATCTGCTAAAGATCCGATTCTTGGTATTGAGGTAGATAGGGCATATAATATCTACTATCGAATTACAGATAACGCTGTATTCTATATCATCAGTAAAGATGTGCCTGGATTCAAATCGTTTTGTCCTTTTAGTCTTGAAATGTGTCATCTCGTTGAGCTTCGGTATTTCAGGAAAGATAATACTTCGGCTCCCGTTTTCTATGATCCTAAGAATGATTATCTGTATACAAAAGATGATAATACGATCATTCTTAGTAAGGTTACAGAAACCAGTTTTCAGAAGTTCCTCGATCTCTTATGGGCAATGAAATTTGAAATCTTCATTGTAATTCTTATTATTCTCATCTATATCAATTTTCACTAAAAGAATAACCGCTGTGGAAGATTTATATCAACCACAGCGGTTATTTTATTTTTTCTTCTTATTGAGATAATACTCTTTCATCTCAAACTTATCACATGTCTCAAATCCATGCTTTGCATGATAATTACCTACATGCTTTCTTGGGAAATCCTTTTCATTCATTCCTCGAATACAACTACCAAGGAATTGTCGATTCTTTCCATTCGTAATGAAATGCTTACACAGATAACAGCATCTACTCCTGTGATGTGCTCTCACACAGTCATGTTCTTTTTTATAGTAATACTGAAGATAATCCATGTAGTCCATTACAAGATTCTCTTTCGTCCAATCAACTTCTTCTCCAACGTCTACTTCTTCAAAGAAGTAGGAATATACGTCATCATATCGACTGTCTGTATTTGTTAGAAAGTCTTCCATCCTAGCACCCGGAATTCCCTTGTAGACATAAGGATGGTTATTCTCTACCCAGGTATCATCGTGGTGAGGAAAAAAGGAGACACGATACGTGCTCATACATAATCAGTCCTTTCTATATATTTTTACATACACCATTACACTAACGTAATCTCGAAAGTAGAATGGTAGTCAGTGTTTTTAATAATTACTACCACTACATAGAGATAGCAAGGTTTTAATTCGGTGTAATCCCGAAGCGATGTCGTGATGACATTCGTAACGCTTAATTCCTTCCATTCATAGTCCAAGCCTGGGCACCGACGCGCCTATTCGTAGCTGGATTAGACTACCGTTTTTAGTAGCGGGCTAGGTGATAAATAATAGGGTGTTTGGAAGGACGTGTGGTTTAAACGAATTAAACTGAGTTGCTAGTAATCTCCATACATGGAAAACTAGCAGACAGGTAAATGCGGACCTGTCGGAGAGTAGACTTGTATACGCATCCTTGGAGGTGTAGAGGATCGCCGTTGTTTTCGGGATCAGTAAACGATATCAGAAACCGCTTGTCAGGATATCCTAGCGCCTAACGGCGTTTTGATTTTCTGGCGAATAACAGCGTGTTATTGGTATTGCAGGTTAACCCTCCCTCTCTAGCGATTACTGTAAATGATTTCATTTGCAGTTGTTCTATATTTGCTGTTTGAAGACGAAAGTCCCCTTCAGATGGCCATAATGCCTTTCAAAATTGATTGATAATCACCACATGTACGGCTTCGTTGTTTCACCGTATATGTGGTGATTATCAATACCCTATACGACATGTAGTTAATTTTACCCACGGAAATAAATAACGGAAAGGGTGTTTTAACTATGCCGAAATATAAACTTCTTCCTGTGCAAGGAAAAACTACAGTAAATGCTCCTCCTCTTTATATTGTGGTTGCACAGGAAGATTTCATTGCTATGGATGGAACTTTTATTCCCTGTGGCACTGAAGGAGGATTTGTAGAAAGCGAAGCTTGCATGCCAAATACATCCAAAGATAAAAGCTGGATTTATGCTACCAATGGTTATGTAGTTGACAATGCAAAAATTACGAATAGCGTTATCAAGAATGGGTACATATCCGGAAATGCTACCATTGAGAATTCTATCATCGATAAGAAATGCAATATCATGGAGAATGCAGTTGTAGTTGATTCTACAGTGGATAGTAGTGTGATTGGTGTATGCTCAAGAATCGTTCGTTGTAAATTGATTGGTGATAATTGCATCAATCTTTATGAGAATACTCATATCTTAGATTCTACGATTGAGGATTCTTCTATTTCTGGAAATATTCTTATCTGGAATTCTAATATCGCAAATTGTGCTATTCATAACACTGAATCGAAATGTAGGTCTTATGAATCCACTCATTTATCCGATAAGACGGAATTGGATTCTCTCAATTACAATTATCGTGATAAGCATGGTACTGGTGAGTTTGCTAAACGTAATAGACAACTCATGAAAGAATTGGAGCGTGCTTTTGCATCAGGAGAACTCCGTGCTGGCTACGATATCCATCAGAAATCTGATAAGTAAATTAATATTTTAATATCTTCTAAACTATATGGTATGAGAACATGATTAAGAAGATCTTCTTCTCATGCAATTTGCTTAACGATTGGTGCCATTTGTTAAGCAAGACAGTTTAGAATTATTACCTTTTCCTCTCACGAATTTCTCATCGTAATAATTCTAAATTTAGGGTTGAGAGCCCGAAGTTCAAAGCCGTACAACTCCCATTCCTACGGCCGGTCCAGTAAGATTCTGGAGATCAAGAACGAAAGTAACTTTAGCATGATTTATGGATAGACAGAAGTTACCAATTGCGATATCAGCCGATATCTGCTTGTCATTTGAATGTTACTGCATCATATGGTAATTGGTAGCTCTCCACATCTGTCTTACATTCATATGCACATGCTCCACTCTTTTGTAACGTACTTTGCTAGTATTGATCAACGTTCACAGCTCTCACAATAAATCGCGTACGGTTTGACGTTGGCCAGTCTCTCCTAAGTCGTGTAAGAGATGCTGTATGCAATTGCATTATAAGGAGTTCGATGATATTGAATCTGTAGCGATTCTATCTAGTCAGGTAAAATTCCTGTGCTTCAAGCTGTTAAGAAGTTTACCATCCTTTTGGTGATACGCTGAACCACTGTCGCGTATACGCCCCAATAAGTTTATATATAGAGTATAGGATTATGAACTTTGGGTATACTCAGTCCAGAGTGGGTCATTACCGCTGGTTCCTAGATATACTCGATAGACATACCCCGTCGACTATTCTATGTATAACAATAAGAGTGATGAAAACGACACCTTGAAGTAACTCCATTTTAGACTATTCAAATACACAGTAGATGTGAGATAAAACATCTACTGTGTATTTTTACTATTATAACAAATAGGTATGAATGCGTATGGATCTTTTATGATTATATATGCCCTCCTGTAGTGTAATGGTAACACGCCGGATTTATGACCCGGATAAGTTCTAGATTGGAGCAAGATGGGGGTTGGAGTCCCTCCAGGAGGACCACTTTGTTTTCCATATAAATAGATCCTTTCAAACACATTCATTTGACTGATACAGAGACTGATGACTATTATGGTTGTCAGTCTCTGTATCATCTAGCCCTAAAAACAGTATTCTAATCAGTTAGGTTTTTCTCTTGTATTCTTAAATACTAAAGAAAGGGGAGATAATATAAGTTATGGGTAATACAACTTCAGAGCTGATTCCGAACTACGATGCTATTATCAATAACACGTATGACGAAAGTTGGCTCAATAAGCTTCTCCATACTACTGTCGAGAACTCGTTTCAGTTTCTGAAGAGATTGCAGCTCAGCTACTGTAGTGTGGATAGATTCCATTTTACACAGAAAGATTTCTTTGTGTGTACGGATTATCCGAATAATCTTTGTATCTCTATTCCGAAAGACTTCATTGATGCTACAAAGCGTAAAACTTATCGCTATTCAAAATATTATGGTGAATATATCACCTATAATGATATTGCAGAAGATTTGGAGCATCAGTTTGATCCGAGTGATTTGAAACAGACTACATTTGAGTTTACACCATGTATCCACGTGGATGGAAGAGTTGCTACGAACGTGTTGTTCCGTTGTACTCTGGATGGACGTACTCAGGTTGTCTTTTTGGACATTCCTCCGTATTCGGAATGGATTGGTGAAGATGCCAAGCATACGATCGAAGTATTCATGCTTCGGAATACATGGACTCATTCGTTCCTTACGAATAGTAAGGTGATGAGAAATCGACTGAGACTTCTTGATACACAGGATGCTGATGATAGCGTAGAAGAGAGAAACGGCTATTATGTCTTTAACTCTACCCTTACTGGTGTTTTAATGACAAAATCTCCCATTTTCTATTCTATCCGTTGTGTGAGTAAGCGGAGTGATGACTGCTATGAGACGTTCGGAAATTCCTTGGCTTTTGGTCATGTGGATGCTGATGGTAATCTCTGCATTCCGGCTACTACTTGGCTGAAAGAATATGTTACGAAGCATACTCTTCTGAATCTGGAAGTTACAATTTTCCATCCGAATTACACCTACGAGATTCCGAATCTTCGTGAGGTAAAACAGCGTACTACGAACAAGGATATTTATTCTTGTATTGCAGTATGCCAGCAGGAAGAGATGCTTCACTGGGCTATGCCGATTCCGGAAGAAAACATCATGGTTTTCTTTGTGGATAAAAAGACTGGTGAAACTACTTATCTCAATTCTTCCGAACTCACAAATCTTCATTATCCGAATATTTATGAGATTCGTACAACAAAGGATATTGCAGATAAGTACTACATCAAACTCTTCTATCTGTACCGTCCTCTGTATAAGAGTCTCACTTATGTGGATCAATTTTATTACATTCATAAATTCTTTAAATACCAATACAAGACTTCATACGGTCAGGAAGCTACTTTTGAGGATACTTGCAATAAGTTCCTGTATGATCAAGTCGATCCGTCTCTCGAGGGTACTCGCAAGTACTTTGATCAGATTTGGAACTATGAGGATGTTAATTACGTCTATAACATTAACGATTATGACCATAGCTCTGAGTATCCTAATTCTTATGCCTATAAACTTGATAAGGCGAAAGAATTTGGGTTATTGGCACCTGACAAGACAAGTGATTACATTGGCAATGTCAATACAACTTCTGATCTTTACTATCTGGACGTAAGCAAAGTAGATTTGACTAACCGTGAGCGTACTACAACGCATGGTGAGGATAAGTCTTCCAATGTTGAGTTCGGTGAAGTACGATATCTGTTTATTTTCCGTAATGATGGTTCTAAGGCATTGAATCTTCGTTATTGGGTAGACGGATTGCTGTGCAATCGCTATACACAGATTCATGTTGGCAATTACGATTATATCTACATTCCGAAAGAATATGTGACTCCGAGTTCTCATATTTACATTGAGAAGTTCTGGACTTACACATATTCTAAGCACCATGCTTTCTCAAGCATGGATGACATGTTTGATATTGAAGTAAAAGCTCCGAGTTATGTCGTTCCTACATGGCATGACCTCTTTGTCCGTCATAATGAGACGGAGAAGATTGATAAGGATCGCTTTATCTTCTATAGTCGTGTCAATATGAATGATTATGAGAAGAGTATGCCTCTTGAAGAGCGGAAGCATCAGTGTGGTATTCCGGATGATGTCGAAGTCATTGACGGTGATGATGGCTACATGTATATGCGGATTACTCAGAATTATGATACTGATATGCCGCGGTATATGCATCTCAGCAAGATTAAAGTAAAGCTTGCTAATGAATCTGATCTGAATAAGGACTTCCAGTTCATTATCAATAAGGATTCGTTTATCAGTCATGATACAATTCCTGCAAAAACACCTGTGCAGCGTATTCGTATTATGGATAGCACGCTTCCTTGGATTGAAGAAGGTACGTATCTTCGTACTTTCGTTGATCGTCGTCGTATTGTATGTAACATCAAGATTGAAGCACTTACTCCGTATGATCTTCGTGCTCGTACTGACTACTATCCGACAATAATTCCTTATATTCAGTCTACTGATGTTACTCCATATTCGTATAAGCGAGTCTGCTTTGTTCCGGAGATTCCCGAGAACTTCATGATTGACATGTCTCAGTATATTGATACTCCGTTTAGTCTTGACTACTACGAAGTATATCTGAACGGTCGTCGTCTGTTTGACTATAATATTGAGTGCATTACTCATCGTTATATCAAGCTTTTCAATGTAAGTTCTCGTTTGAACTTTGCTGTGTATCGCAGGGATATGGATCCTTTCATCCTTGGTCATGCTCCTAATAAAGAGAAGACACCGATGGATGAATTCATCACGAATGGTCTCATTGATCAGACTACGAAGGATAACTTCATTGATAATCTGATTGCTGAGAAACATCCCGGTAGTACTCCTGGTGAGAATACTGAGATCAATGTCAATGATGCAGTTACACCTGATGATACGACTACTGATCTTAAGAGATTCTACACAGATGTCATTATTCCTGAAGGTGTCACTAAGCCCCAGACTTGGATGCTCGATGAGAATGATATCAAAAATAATTATCCCGCAGTATATGAAACTTACACCAAGAAGCATAAAGTTGTCATTCGTCCCAATGTCAACTTCGATGCTCTCCTGTGCATGATGGTTGGTGAATATACTGAGGTTTAAATAACGATGATTGTATTCTAAGAACTAATTGCTAAAGTTCTTGAAATTACAATCAAAGAGAAAGGTGGCTAAAATATGGCTGGTGCTCAGGCACGCTACGGTATTTCAGCACTGGACCTTGGGTATAAAGATTATGCCCAGAATGACGAGCTCATGGTCCATGGTGATGACGGCCGTATGTATTATAAGCGCACAGACGGTACTATTGTGTCGTATAGCGATAAAGATCTTACTGAATCCCAGGTCGTTGATAAGACGATGGGTGTTCTTCTTGGCATCGATGGCCTTACTCTTCCTGAAAACGAGTACATCGTTTATCGTACTTTTGATACGACTGGTAAGCTGGATCTGGCTACAAGTACAGATGTTGCGATCTCTCGTGGGGCTACTCTGTCGAAGAATGTGCCCGGTTTCTTCTTCCGGATTCGTGGTAATGATGCAGTATCTTCTTCTGCTGCTATCATGAAGGCCGTCTATGCAAATAAGGTGAAGAATGGTTCTGATGCTGAAGTATCTGTGAAGATTAATGTCTCCAATAATGGTGCTAATCAGCAGACTATCACCGTTAATACTCACCTTGATACGCTCACATATGTGAAGTTCCCGACATTTACTGGTACGCTTACGAACTACATTGTGACAATTGCATCGGTTTCTTTCCCGATGTTCAAAGCTGCATATGCTGCTGCTGGCGAAGCAGATAAGGTTACAATTCTTAAGGTGAATCGCGGCAATGCGAAGTTTGAAGTAAACTGCATTGACTTCATTGGCTATGCAAGTAGCATTGCTGCTCTTGCTGATGATGTAACGGATGATGTTGCTATCAAGAGTGTAACTTTGAGTAAGGAAGCTTCCAAAGCATACGCTAATGAAAACTCTGCTGTTGCAAATGTCGGCGGTATTCCGAAGACCGCATTTGTCATCAGTAAGGATAATCCCAAGTCCGAATGTGTATGGGGTAAAATCGTAGAAGGTTAAATTAAATGGCTTACACCTGATTTTTAACGGGTGTAAGCCATTTATTCTTCTATCTGACGGAAGACAAACACCTTATTAAATGCTATGATATACTGAAGATGGCAATCCGGCTATCTTCATTTTATATCCATAGAAAATATACTTTAAGGAGTGATTTTTCATATGGCAAATAATATGAAGCAGGTCCTGCTGAAGAAGAAGATTGAGGGCGTCATTTACGATCTGTACGTGAAGACCTCTGCTGCTCTGGTTCAGTATGACGAGAACACTACTGTTGCTGCTAAGGTTGCTGCAGTTGAGGCTGTTGCTAACCAGGCTAAGGCTGATCTGTCTACCCTGATGGGTGCCGACGGCGGCACGTCTATCTCTGCAATGATCGATGAGAAGGTCAATGCTCTGAAGACTGCTCTGACCAATGAGGCGGATTCTGCCTCTCTGGCTGGTAAGATCAAGGCTAATGCTACTGCTATTGCAGCAGCACAGAAGGCTGCTTCCGATGAGGCTACTCGCGCTAAGGCTGCTGAGAAGACTCTGACCGACAACCTGTCTGCTGCTAACACCAAGCTGACCACCCTGATTGGTACTGATGCCAACAAGTCTGCTCGTGCCATCGCTGCTGAGGAGATCGCTAAGCAGCTGATTCCCGAGCATGCTTCTGAGGCTCTGGACAGCCTGCGGGAGATCGCAGCTTGGATTCAGGCTCACCCCGCTGAGGCCTCTGCGATGAACGCAAAGATCACCGCTCTGGAGACCAAGACTGGTACCATCGATGACGAGTCCGCTGACCTTGTCACCTACGTTAAGAATCAGGTTAATGCTGAGAAGACTCGCGCTACCGCCGCTGAGGAAGCTAACGCAGCTGCTGCTTCCGCCGCTTCTACCGCTGCTGGTAAGGCTCAGACTGCTGCTGACGCCGCAAAGAAGGCTGCTTCCGATGAGGCTACTCGCGCTCAGGCCGCTGAGAAGACTCTGACCGACAATCTGAGTGCTCTGACCACTAAGGTTGGCGAGATTCCCGCTACCGGTATTGGTGGCAAGGCCGCTTCCGTGGTCGCTTACGCTGCTGCTGTTGCTGCAGACGCTAAGAAGGCTGCTACCGATGAGGCTACTCGCGCTCAGGCTGCTGAGGGCGCTCTGACCACCAAGGTCAACGCTCGTGCTCGTTTCCTGGTTTCTGTAACCGAGCCTGACGATCTGACCGAGTCTGATGTATGGGCTCAGATCATTGAGTAATCTTATAGATAGTAAGTATACTATCTAAGCAATAGGGTTACTTTGATTACTTCTTCATGAAGTAAATTCGACCGCTAGATTACTACAAAAATGGTAATCTAGCGGCCTTTTTATGGTTATAGCTTTGGAACGTAAGTATAACCTAGTACTAGCTAATATAAATTCTTTCATGAAAGGAAGGTATTAACCTATGCTTCTTACTACTTCGATGGGTGCTAAGCATATCATCATGAATAAGGTTGATAAGCAGGGTAACGCCAATGTTATTTTACCTGCAAACACAGCAGATGACGTTATCTGTGATGAGAACTCTAATACCCTGTCTGAGTATCTTTGCACTGTGTCTACGAGTGAGACTGTTGTTGGCGCCCCAATGTTTGCTATGCCGTATGGTTCTGGTCTTACACTCAATGCAGCAACTCTTAGTGCACTGACTAAAACAACTTAATAAGATCCTCTTGATTCATTTTCTTTCTTTTTATTGCCTGTTTGGTAATTCCTCTCTTATAATATTGAAGTCACATGATTTACTATGTAACTCGCACGCATAGTAATCATGTGACTTCATATTTTATTTATATATTATACCTATAGTATGAAGAAAGGAGGTATAAAGAAATGGATAAAGAACTTTTGACAACTCTTGGCAGTATCGTGCTGGATGCTGCTGGGAATCGTCAAGTGCAAAGAGTTGTTCTTGGTACTTACACAGATGGATCGACTCGAAATCTTTTCGATGCTGCTTCTGGTGAATTTCTCTCTCCGAAAGATCGTGAGAAGTATTTCATGAAGAAACAGAAGAAGCACAAGAAGAAAAAGAAGCATAAGAAGATTCATCTCGACTAAGTAATAGTCGAAAAGACAAATGACGTTTGGAGTAGCATTCGTCATTTGTCTTTTTTTGTTTTCCTATGCTGAAAAACGCCTAGAAAACAATAAGGTAAGTTTTCTAAGGGTTTTCCCTTAAATATAATAAAGAAAGGACAGGTGGTATTATGTCATCACCGATTAGTGATATTATTTCTGCTATGCGTGATGCTCGTAGAGCTGGTGCTGAAATTGCCCATGCAGGCAATGAGCTGTCTCACAAGAGTATCGTACGCGGTGCAAAAGATAGTACCATGCAATTCCCCTGCCTCGTTAGTAGCACTGTCCCGATCGATTATGCTTCTGTCGTGGCAAAAACTATGGAGCGTGTTTATGCATCCTTTGTCCAGACTTACCTGTCTGCAAATAATGTCATGAACATCTCTGATTATAAGGATGTAAATCAGTATATTCAGAGATTCCATCGTAATGTGAAATTAGAATCAACTGCCGTTGATACCTATCTGGAAAATTGTGTTGTTCCTGATCCTGATTACGACAAGCTCTTTGAGAGAATCGATAATGGTTCTACCAAGGCATACATCAATGAGTCTACTGGTCAGATTCTGGCATTCAATTTCTCTGATAAGTTCAATAAGGCAGTTTTTGAATCCAATCAGGAACAGCTGGATGTTGCCCTGAAGGATATCGACTTTAGGCCGATTCCCAATGTTGGTAATAGTCCATTCTACGCTACGGAAGCTGAAGTGGATCCGAAGGAATACAATAAGAAGGTTCTGGATACTCAGTTTGATCGCTATAAGCAGCAAGCCGACCGTGATAAGGAAGCATATAAGGCAACTATTAATGGTACGAAGGTTCCTGAGGTTCTTAAGGATCAGGATGTCAAGAAAACAAACGATATGCAGCCGTATCTGATGCAGGTCCGTCTGTCTGCTGTCAATGATCAGGATGAGTTCGTTCAGTTCATTGATTTCGTCCTTGGTGTTAAGGTTGTCTTGCATGTTGTGAAGTCTGATGAGATGGCTATGAACCTTATTAATTCTATTCAGAATAAGGGCGTTCTCTTTAACTTCATTCGTTGGACAACTGGTGAGAAGAGTCTGATTAAGGATATCCTTCTGAATATCAATGATACAAAGCTGGATGCCGCAAACCGTTCTCTGGGTGCATCTCCTTGGTGGACTACTCTGAAGCGCATGAAGGCTACTTCCAAAGCTCAGATGTCTGTCATGTCTCGTACTCAGCTGGTTCCTCAGACTACTATCGTTCTGCATTCTATGGACGTTGATTCCATTATGCGCTCTTCTGGTTATGATCTCCATAATCCGAAGTTTGCAGTTCCTCTGATGCGTTCTCTCTTCCTGATGACATTTATCATTGTGGATGAGGGCACTCGTACTGTGGATATTCTCTATGATGGAAGCAATACGTTCCAGACTTACGCTCTGGAGGCACTGGAGCGTGAAATTACCATGAGCTCCAATAAGATCGGTCGTGAACTTACCCGTATGATCGGTCATTAATTTTTTGATAAAGGAGGTTAATGAAAATGCTGATTCAGCCTATTCTCGTAAGGGAATCCGTGCGGATTCTCAGTGGCTGTGAGAAGCCTTCTATGAAGCAAGAGCGTGAAATCATGACTTGCTTTGAAGATGCGAATTCTCCTGTCACGGCACGTTATCTGGAAAAGCTCTATATGAGCGTTATTTCCAAGTCTCACATTGACTTTGATAATATTCCGCAGTCTGCTGGTGATATTGAGAAGTATGTCGGTTATAAGAATATGGTTCAGGTACTCGATAACATCGATGGTATCTGTGCTAATGCTCATAACAAGCAGGTACAGCAATATACGCTGACTGTACGTGAGGCCATCAATAATATTCGTAAGCTTGCTCCTATCTACAAGAAAGGCTTCATGGCTAAGAATGAATATGTCATGATGGAGTATAACACCTTTGTGTATACTTGCGTTCAGGCTACATCTTCACTGCTCTATGAGTTTGTGGATTACATGAAGCGTCCGGATATGACAACCGTTACGATTACACTGAAGAATACAAAGTATCGTGCAAATACTTTCTATATTGATCAGCTTGCAAAGTATAACGCTGTCAATAAAAAGATGCAGTATGCAAAGTATCTGGAAGGTATGCTTACAAATGGTAAGGATAACTTCATTGGTACTTATACTGTGATTGGTGCTACCGCTGTTGTTGCAGTTGCTCTGGCAATCATCCCTGTTATGCGTGAGCTGGTTTACCAGTTCTATAATGTACGTACTAATATCAGTGATGCTCTCTCACAGCAGGCATATTTCCTTGAGCTGAATAAGGCATGTGTGGAAGCCAATTCTTCTTTCTCTAAGGAGAAGAAGGCTGATATCCTTATGAAGCAGGAAAAGGCAAGAAATATCTGCATGCGGTTATCTGATAAGCTTCGGGTTACCCATGCTAAGAGCATGAGTGCTGGTGAGGCAGCTATTCGGAATGATTCGAAATATCTCACCCTCGATAACATCAAGAATGGTGATGATGGTTCCGCATCTTCCTTGCAGCTGCTGTAAGAAAGGGAGATGCAGACAATGGAATGGTATGATGTTAGAGACAGTTTGAAGAGTCTCTATGATTCTTCTTCAAATATCTGGAATGGACGGACAGAAGGTTGCCCGTTCACTGCTGGTAAGAACTTCATTTCTGGTGCTACCGATATTTTGGACGAATATTTTATCGGTAAGGAAAGTCAGATTCATAATATCTACAATGCTATTCGGGAAGGCAATTATTCCAATAACTTGGTTTCTTGCATCGATCTCCCGGTAGTATTTGCAAAGTATATGGAATATTATGCTGGTATGGTAGACTTTGTAAAAGCTGCTATGTCAGTCAATGATGAAGATGACATGAATCTCAGTGTAGCAGAAATGCGTCTTGACAATATCCTCGAAAAGGATAATTCGTTTGTTGATAAACTCTTCTTCTCTGAAGATTCTGGTGAAGAAATGAGTATCAACGATGCAATGAAGAATGTCGAGATGATTAGTGATCTGATTGATTTTGAGGGTAAAGCAAAAACACAGATTGGTGAGCTCATGAGTATTCCTATGTCTAAGGCATATGCCAGTGTGAATAAATCTGGTATTGGCTTATACATGCAGTCTGTGTGCACATTTGTCATGGACATGGTGATTAAGATCGCTTATACTTATCACTGTATTTGTGTCAGCATGGCAACTGTTGCAAAATCCAACTTTATTCCCAAGAAGGAAACTCCTGAGTATCAGATCTTCTAACGGATGACAAAAGACGATATACGATGAATTTAATTCGTATATCGTCTTTTTAATTCCGTTACTACGGATATAGCTTGAAAACAATGCTTTAAAGTTTGAGCTACTATAGTTACTCTTAGCTAATGATTGCTCAAGCTTTCGTTACTAAGATTAGCTATAATTCTAAATAATAAAGGAGGTAATATCCCTATGACTTATAGCGAATATTCGCGTATCATGGAGATCACAGAAGCAGAGACTGATAACGCTATGATCGATATCGATTTTATGTGGGAAAGTGCTTGTGCTTCTCATCGTCTTGATGTAGCGGATCTTGAATATCAGTTTGAGTCTGTGGATGGATACGATCAGGATACCATGGTGCGGATGTATACTGAAGAAGCCAATGGCTTTATTGCAAAAGTCAAGGCTGCTTGGGATAAGTTCTGTAAGTGGGTAAAGAGTATCGTTGATAAGATCTTTAAGAAAACTCCTGATGAGAAAGCAGTGAAAGCTGCATCGGATAATAATCCTGAAGGAATCAAGCTTCCTTTTGATGTTGAAAAGACATCAAATGAGATGGATAAGGTTTCTTCTATGATGAATCCATCGTACATGAAGCGACTGATGAAGGATGTTGATACGCTTTCTCGCAAGGGTATTAAGGTCAATATCAATGTGAAGACGAAAAATCATAATTATGAGCACACACCCCTGCTGAACCAGTTCATTACAGGTATCGGTAATCTTCTTTCCGCAGCAGCAGCTCCTGCTGCAGGAGTTGTAAGCGTTGCTCTTCTTATGAAGCACATCAAGAAGACCGTTAACTTCAGTAAAAAGATTGATGAATGCACTAGCGGTCTGAAAGATTTTGCTAGTGAATCTCTTGGAGTTATTATGGCTCCTATTCGTGAGCTTCTGTCTACCGCACAGGGTCTCATGACTACTCTTACCGCTGCGATCGCTGGTCATAATAAGCATGAGCATGATCTGACTAAGAAGCCTGAAAAAACTTATGAGGTTAAATCTTCTAAGGATGTAAAGGGTGCTGCTAGTAGATTACTGCTTGCTGCGAAAAATCGTGGTAAGGCGACAGAAAAATATGTAATTGATAGAACCAAGCGTCGATACGATGAATGTGTTAGCACATTTGACAGTGTTATGAAGACTGCTGGTTCCATTGACGGATTCAATGCATCTGAATTTAAATCTCTTTGTAAGGCTATTTCGGAAAAGAAAACGACTGATAATGATCAGGATGTTGTAAAAGCACAGCAGATGATTGATAGTCTCAAGGATGATCAGCCTGAAGAGAAAAAGCAAGAATCCGTCATTAACGATGATACTGTATTCTCTTCCATTTTTGAGAATACTTTCGCTAATGCTGATGCTTCGAAATTTGCACCCGATACAACAAGTGCTTTCCTTTCTACTCCTGATCAGAACATGAATGAAATCATGGCTCTGCTGGATAACTTTTAAGGAAGGAGGGAAATACAATGTTTGATAAAGAAATTCTCGAATATGAAAATCAACTTCTGCATGATGAAGTTGATTTTGAACAGGCTTGCTATGAGCAGACTTTGAATCTTCGTAGAATCAAGAATAAGCTTGTTTTTGAAGATGCTATCATGGAGTCTGCTGATGTGGAAGAACTCTATCTTGCTGAAGCGAAGGAAACGAAGAATAAGAAACAGGGAATCATTTCCCGTCTTATTGACACCATTAAGAATTTTATTAAGAAGATTATTAATAAGATCACTGGTGGTAAGTTTGAAGCGAAAGCAGATAAGAAGGTTCCTGGTAATCCTCAGGAGCTCATCAAGTATGGCCGTCAGCTTATGCTGAAGGCAAAGACTGCATTGACTTCTCCTACTGCTGCAAAGATCGGTAAGGCTGCCGGCATTACCGCTGGTGCTGCGGCTGCTACTGGTGGTACTCTTTTTGTTATTTCTAAGGCAAAACAGGGTCCTACTCTGAAAGAAATCAAAGAATTCATGAACGATTCAACCAGACAACTTAATGCTTGTCAGGAGATCGTAAATGGTAACTATGTCGGCAATGTTGATAATGCACAGGCATACATCAATGAATTTGGTACTATCACAAGTCGCCTTAGTAAGATTATGAATGCCATCATGAGTGGTGGAGAACTTGATACACGCTCCAAAGACGATATCCGTCTTGCTGAAGATGGAAAGTCTCGTCTGAATGGTATGACGACTGAAGAGCTCAAGAAGAAGTACAATCAGATCAGTGAAGAGATTGATATTATCACAAAGCGTAGTAAATCTCTTAGCGTCAAGTATAAGCAGATGAAGAGTGCTCATGCTGATAAGAGTGGATATACGGGAACATATATTGGCACTCGTAGAGATGCTGATGCAGAGCGTCTGGCAAAACTTCAGAATCAGCTTACTCAGGTAAAGAGTCTGCTTGCAGCATCTGCAACACGTGATGCTAGACGTGATGACGTGGACCTTAATAAAAAGGGATAATTCCGCTAATGGAAATAACCCTTAAAAACAATAAGCTAAGTTTCTAGGCTATTTTTCTCAATTCTAAGATAAAGGAGTTGTAATAAAATGAACGAAATTTTACGTGAGATCAACAGCGCTTATGATATCAATACGATGCGCATCAACGCTGTTGTTGAAGCTGCTAACCGTCAGCGTGAAATCAACTTCCATGAAGCTGAGCTGAAGGTTATGCAGGAATCTGGTACTGATGACGAACTGGCCATGCTGATCGAGGCTGCTGAGTCCGACTTCGTTGAGAATATTCAGAAGGCTCTGGATGCACTGCGTCAGGCTGTCATTAAGTTCTTCTCTGAGTGCCGTCAGAAGCTGGTTGATCTGATGAGTAAGCGTGATGACGCTAACAAGCTGGATCAGCTGGAGAAGCGTATGAAGCTGATTCCTCTGATCGGCAAGAAGAAGGTCATGATCGAGGATTACGATGCTGAGGTTGCTCTGGCAAAGAAGCATCTGAAGGATCTGGCTGGTCTGACTGCTAAGCTGCGCGGTAAGCAGGAAGTTGACGCTTCTGCTGTCGCTGCTGTGAAGAAGTCTTATGACGATGAGCATGGTGATCTGATCGGTGCTTCTAATGCTAAGACTGTCTCTATCAATGATGCAGTTAAGATGGCTAAGAAGATGATTGCTTCTGGTAACGCTGAGCTGAAGGAGCGTGAGGAAACCGCTCTGAAGGCATGTGACGATGCTAAGAAGGACGCTGAGAAGGCTAATGCAAATGTGGCTAACCAGATTGCTAATGTGATCTGCCATATTTGCAAGACCGCTCAGAACGACTATCATCGTTGTGTGAACGGTATCATGGCTTCTATCAAGAAGGCCATTGGTGGCTATAAGGCTGAGCAGAAGACCGCTGAGAAGCCCGGTGTTAAGAATGAGTCTACTGACGACAGCGATGCAGAGATGGAGAAGCTTGCTAAGCAGCAGGCAGATACCAACTCTAAGGATTCTGTCGATGAGGATGCTGACGATGACGATATCGACATTGGCTTCGATATCGCAGGTGATGACGCTCTGACTGATGGTTTCGGAATTGATGATGTTGATTCCGATGACGACACTCTGGATGATCTTTCCATCGATGTTGACGATGACGACGACGATGAAGATGATGACGAGGATGAGTCCTGCTGCCGTGAGTCTGCTGATGATGCTTATCTGGCATCTCTGGCAGGCGTTGCTCTGGAGTCTACTCATGAGCATGAGGCTGGTTACAGCTCCCTGCTCGATGACATCATGAGCCTGTAATACTCTTAACGTGAGTGAGTGACAAAACAAATCACTCACTCACGTTTTTATTTTATAAAGAAAGGATGAAAATCATATGGATGAATCCTTAGATTTCCTTTGTGAAGCAGCCGATTATTTGGATAAATTCATTCCGATCTCCGATACGGATGTTATCCTTGAAGCTACTCCATTTGCAAAGAAAGCAAATGCGAATAATCAGCAGATGGGTTCTGGTGCAATGGCTTCTATTAAGAAAGCGATCAATGCAATTATGCTTGTCGTTAAGAAAGCAATTGCAGCTGTTACGAATTTCTTACAGGAAGCTTTCATGAGTAAGGAAGATCGTACGAAGTTTGCATATTTCAAGAAGCTTGCGTCTCAGGATAAAGCATTCGCAAATAAGCCGATTCGTGTATCCGATTACCGTGCCTATGAGAAAACATATGATGGCGCTTTGAATGAATTGGATCGTCTCTATAAGAGCGGTGCAAGTACAGATCAGGTTAGCCCTCTTATGTATAAGCTGAATAAAACTCTTGGTGATATCAAGAATCGTACTGGAAAAGCCGGTGCTGCTGCGATTGCTACTATCGGTATGGGTGCTGCTGTAAAACTTGCAAATGATAATGTCATCTGTGCACAGGGTGTGAAAGCAGCTCTTAATGCTGAGAATGGTGCTCTTCAGGATCTTCTTGCTAAGGCCGCTGGAGATGATCAGGCTGCTAAGTTCAAGGGTAAGGTTGATAGCTATTCCCGTAATGCTTTCTTCCACCGTTGTAAGGTTAATCTTCTGAATCGTAAGCAGAATGATATTGCTGCTTGTGGTAAAAGCCTTATGTCTCGTTTGGCTTCTTTTGTCAAGCAGGATGATAACGGTGGATTCCGTATTACTAAGGGATCTGTTGCAAAGGGTCTTATCCGAAATGCTGATGCTATTGGCGCTGCTGCTCGTGGTGCAACCGGTAATGTTAATAACTCTACCGGTAAGGGCATTAAGAATGCCGTTAAGGGTGCAGCTAGAACAGCAGATGCTGTAGGCCAAGCAAAGTCTTATGGTAAGGCTGCTAAACGAATCTTTGGAAAAGGCTAATTAAACTACTTAATACATGAAGCACATTCGTATAAGCCGAATAGTGCTTCATGTATTATTCTTTCGACACAAGAAACATTTGGAGACGGATAAGGAGTGAATTGTGTTTATGAGGCAATGTCCGAATTGTGGATCTACTAAAGTTTATAAATGCAGTAAATTAAATAAGACCACGGGATATATTGATATCTGGTATGGGTGTATGCATTGCTCTTATACCAGTGATGCATATCCAAGTGACACTGATAAAGGGATTGAGCTTATGTCTGATTGGAACGATCTAGCATCATAAGCAAAATGACTTGAAAACACATCTTTAATACTCCGAATTAAAATTCACTATAATAAAGGAAGGTGTTAGTAATGGTAAGAACTGATCAAGCTTATATCAATCAGTACCTCGTCTATGACGAGGTGTTTGAAGCTTGTGAAGCATGTGAAAAAGCATGTGTAGAAGCTGATTATTTCCTGCGTAAAGAAGCTCGTAAGAGTTATCTTGATACTTACTTTTCTGAAGCACTAAACGTCGGTGCTAAGAAGAATGATAAGACGGAAGATAACATCTTTGCTAAGATCGGTAAGGCTATCGTTGCTCTTATTGAGAAGATTAAGAAGGGTATCAAGCATATTACCGATGCTATTCTTGGTAGTGAGCGTCGCAATGCAAAAACAAATTCTGCCGTCCAGAAGATCATTGCTGAGAATCCTGAACTGAAGAAGGATATCATCAAGGGTGTTCGTAATGAATGGTTCACATCATATGATGTTGCTGGCTATAAGAATGATATCATCGGTCTGATTAATATGATTGATCAGGCTAAGATCGATAATGCTACAGCAATGGATAAGTTTAAGATGTCAACCGAGAAGTTCCGTAAAGGCACTGTTAAGGTTATTGCAGGTGCTGGTGCAGCAACTGCTCTCTTTAAATTCGTTACCGAATTGAATAATCAGCGTAAAGCTCTTCGTGATATGGCTACCGACGTCCAGAAGCTTTGTGAAAAGAAGAAGGAAGAAGCCGAGAAGAAGGGTAAGGATGCTGGTGTAATTAGCAACGTACTTCGTATTATCACCAGCACTATCCAGGTTCTTTTTGGTATTGATAAACAGCTTGAAGACAATACTAAGAATATCGAAAACCATGTCGAAAGTGCAACTGGTGTAAATAAATCTTAATCCGGAAAGGAGGTAATATCCAATGGATAATGGTCTCCGTATTTTGAACTCGTTTGTGGTTGATCATAAGCGAGCAGAGACTGGCTTCTCTCAGCAGAATTTCATTTCCAATATGAAGTTCTTCTCGGAAGCATATACTATTGATTCTAAGATCATCAATCAGCTTTACGATTCTACGATCTATGGTCGCTACATTGCTATGGCTGTTGATAATCTCAATGCAATGAAGTGCGTTGATTACGCATATCTGGATAAGTTCTTCTCTGATGTATATACATCTGCTCCTCTTGAAGGTAAAGGTATTACCATTGGCCTTCAGGATGTTAGTGAGATTGAGAAGATTCGTCCTGAATATCTTTCCTCTATTCCTGTCTTCTTTGATAATTACCTGAAGGCTATTCTGGCTGGTAATAAGAAAAAGAGCGACATTGATAGAGAAGTTCTCAATGGCGCATTTAAGGATCGACTGAAGCGTCAGCTTGTCAAAACAACTCTTACTGTGAATGATACTCGTGATCTTATGAAGCTTGATTCTCCGAATCTGGTTAAGGTTGATGAGACATTCATTGCAAATAATATCATTCCCTTTATCCGTGCATATGCTCAGGAGGTTGATCTCCTTACTCGTATTGCGGAACAGACGATTGCTCGTATTGGCGGTGCCAATGATGACATTAAGTCTTCCATTGAAGCGCTGAATGAGATGATTTCTTCCAATAAGCTGGATAATGGTACCATTTATAATACGAAGTATTTTGCATTCAATATGCAGAGTCAGTATATGAGCATTTGTGCTTATATTTCTGCTATGCTGATTCGTAAGATTGCATATTATACTTATAATATGCGTGCTATTCAGCATCTGTATAATGTCATCATTGCTTACTTCCCGGAAGCAGAATCTATTCTTCATGAGTCTGTGCTGGATGGCCGTCTTGATGATATTGATTCTACTGAACTTCTTGATTCTATGATTGGTGATGATCTTAGTATCATCATCCCTAAAATTCGGGATACAGTAAATCGCAAGAAGATTGAGATTGCCAATCTTGCAGCAAAGCACATGAATATGAAGCTTTCTGCTATGGATGACATCAATCACCATGAAGGTGATTATGACGATACTCCGTATCTGGAACTGAGTAATACTTTCAATCAGATTGCAAAAACTCTTCATGAGTTTGAGCTGGCTATCAAGAATCCGGAAGCCGTGATGGATGATGTAATCACGAATCTCGGTCTTGATGAAAGCTTTGTCACAAAGTACATGGATGTTGTAAATAAGGCTCGTGATACTTCTGCATATGATTCTATGATTAGCAATCATATGACGGATGCTGCTGCGAAATCTCTTTACAATGAGATTTCTGATTTTGAGAAGAATACTTCATCCATCTCTTCTACAGCAACCAAGGTGTATCTGTATATCCAGGCTCTTGAGAAAGCTTATGATGTAAACAATGGTCATCTTGATAATCCGACTTATATCGAGGCTAAGGAAGTCATCGATAACATCATGTCGGATTATAAGGAGTATTGCCTGTCGGTTGCACGTTGTATTGTGAATCGTCTGGATAACCTGTCTCATATTCTCATTGAGAACTTCGATGACGAGCGTCAGATGATTGAAGCAACTGTGTATCCTTCTGAGAACGTAGACTTCTATGAAGCAACCAATTTCGTTGCTGAGTATGATTATGTCTTGAAGGAATCTGCTGATCTGTTCACTGACCTCATGAAGGACTATAAGGCTATGAAAGCACAGCGTGACCGTGGTGTTAAGCTTGTCTATGAAGCTGAAGGTGATCAGAACGGCCAGCAGAATGGTCAGACAAATGGTCAGCAGAACGGCGATCAGAAGGCTGACGCTGCATCTGCTAAGACTGCTGAGGTTAAGGTTGATGGAACGTCAACTACTAAGGCAGAAACTAATGCAAACTCCAATAATGGTAAGTCTGATGCTAATACCAAGGGTATCATTCAGGCATTCATTGACGCTATTAAGAAGATCAAGAATAAGTGGTTTGATAAGGTGAAGATGCTTATTGCTAAGCATAGTAACTGGCTGAATAAGGTTAAGTACAAACTTCAAAACGTCGATGCCAATAAGATCACTATGAATCTTGCTGATTATAGCGAAGTGAGCGAAAATATTATTACTGGTCATATCAATACTGCCGTTACGAAGATTAATAGTATCAATGCTGATAACCTTCCGAACGAGATTAAGAATGGTAGTAATAATGCTCAGAAGTTCTTGTTCCCGAATGTGCCGCAGATCAATGGTGCAGAGAATTTCAAGGAAAATCTTTCTCTGTATTATATCTGGGGTAAGAATGCAAAGTCTGATCCTAAGCAGAATAAGCTTACTACTTATACAGGCGATAGTGCAACTGAAAAGATCAATGGCATGATTGAATACTGTGATAAGTATTTCACCATGTGTGATAATCTGAATAAGCTGATGGATAATCTGATTAAGGCCGCTGGTGATAAGCAGAAGGCTGCTAATGATAGCAAGAAGGAAGGAAATACTGACCAGAATCAGGCTCAGCAGAATAACGATAAGACAAATCTGAATCGTGTTCTCACTGATACTTGCAGAGATTTCATGACTTCTACTATGACTGCTTGTGAGAAGAAGTACATGGACTACATGACAGTTCTTCGCAAGATTTCTCCTGAGAGTGCAGAAACACCTCCTGAGAATAAGGAAGAGAAGCCTGCTGAAGGTGAACAACCGAAGCAAGAAGAGTCTAAGGGCTAATAAATACAGGTAAGAATCTTATATTTAGATTCTTACCTGTATTTTTAAGCCATTACGGTTTTCTTTAATACCACAGTACTAATTACATCAAACTCACAGTTGTTACCATTGAAGATATTTACACATGTTCCAATTCGATATGTACCACCATACTTACTATGAAGCAATTGGTTCTCAAAGATTACTGTGCATTCTTTATTCGGAGTTAATCCAAGAATATCGACATTTTGCATAGCAATTGTGAGCATCATGTTATTTCCTGTCTGGATTGCTTGATATACTGTGGACTTATATGGATTAGAAGAATTATTATACAGCGTCGTCTTATTTGCATTACCAACGATATTCTGTTTGCTTGCTTTTGCAGTAGATGCACTATTCGCTTTCATATCCACAATGTCTGCTTCTGTACCATCAATGACATTACCAGAAACACTTGCACTATGAATCGAAATACTACTACTCGATACGTTGTAGTAGTAATGCTCATCTTTTGGCTTTTCGAGCATATTACTCATATAAGAATGAGTATTCTTCTTATCCATTACATAGAAGACAGATTCTTTCCATTCTTTCTTCTTGTATGTAGTACATCCGCCTTTACAGTCAATGATATATCCATTATTGAATCCAAAAAATATTGTAGTGCCATATTGATGGAAACCTACGTTATTATTTAGATACTTTAATTGCTTATCAATTGACTGCGGAGGTAATACCATCTCAGAATAACTCTTTGTATTCTGCAATGGAGACATCAATACATCACTCACTCCTGCTTGAGAAAGTAAATACGAAATTGCAGTAGTCATATCAACTTCCTGCATAATCACATTTACTTGTTTCCGTAAGCCACTTACCCAATCTTTTTTGAATAAGAATAGCTCAACCATATTGAGTAGTTCTTCAAGCTTATTGACGTCTTTCTTTGTATCTCCCTCTTCTTTTAGTTGCTGCTCATAGTCCTGATTTTCATCATCTGCAAATAATACAAATTTTGTATTAAATACATCTCTATCACAGCTCTTACTTTCCGTAAGGGTATTACCGGAATACTTTCGATAGAAAGACTGAAGTCTCACGATGATTTCTACTTTATTCTTATTCTTAATCATCGCGTAGTAACGAGATGCTTCAAGTAGCACATTTACTTTGAAGATGGGGAAAGTAGCATCATCATAATAATTCTCAATCTTGAATGTCTGGATTCTTTCCAGAGGAATTTCATCTTCTTTACCATCGATAGAAATCGTAAACTTTGAAATCTTGTATTTGTATTCAAGAAATCTATCTTTCTTTTCATCAATGGTAAGGGATTGTGTCGTAGCCATAAGAAAAAAATCATCTCCTTCCTTTTATGATGATTTTTCTTAGTTTATTAACTCGTTTATCATGATAGGATAGAACTGATACACCGTACGATTCAGTTCTTCCAATGAGTTCCTATCATAACGATCTGTGATTTGACTCTTTATTTCAAATGCATCAGATTCTGTCATATCAGAATATTGACTATCCAGATTAATGCACTTGCAATTTGTTTCCATATACTCATCCATCTCATTGAAGATAGAACAGCATACTTTAATGGATCTACACTTACTGGTTAACTCTCCTTCTTTGATTGCTTTCTTAATCTTATTTGATACTGTCTTAGGCCCAATTCCTCTTACCGAGTTAATATTACGTCTAGTATCACCAATGGATGCAAGGCACATAGAATAAAACATCTTATTGTAAAATACATCCACGTTATTTACTACTGCCATATTATCTCGGAAGATCATCGGAATCACTTTACTGAAATCATTTAAGAATAATACTTGCCCAGAAGATCTCTTTACCAGTAGAGTAAAGAAGTTCTGATAGTTCATATACTGGGTGTCAATGATATCTCCAGTAATAATGAAATTCTTTCTATCTGGATATTCTTTACTAACTGCAATAGGGACCACAGATGAATCAATTCCAGTTGTCTTTATGAAGTAAACATCAGGGATGAATTCCATGATAGCACTTACCGTAGGAATAATTTCATCCATGAATTTTCTTCCAATTGAAGCATATTTACCAGACTTGAATTTATACCGGTAGTATTCACGGTAGTGGTCAATATACTTCTTATTATTAAATTTCCTAGCATCAATGTAACTATAATACAGAAAGACTTTTGTATCAAGTCCATGCTTACGGAAGAATCGTTTGTAGTGCGCTGCTAGATTGATAATACCAGTTACACATATCTTATCAAAATTCTCATCTCCTAATGCAATCTCATCAACATCTTTTAGAGTTAATATACTATGAAGCAGAGTTTCAATATTGATGAATACACTCACTTTGTCATCTGGTGATAAGAACTTCTTTTCTCGTATTATCTGTGCATATTGAAGGTATCGTATCTTCATACTGGAAAAGCACACTTCATATGGGTTTGTGTCACTATTCATTCTTTCACCTTCTTATGAAAAAATAAAGAGACAGTCTGATCCTTAACGTGTCAGACTGTCTCTTTCCTACTTACTGTCTACACCCGATAAGTAGTGCTAAATTTATTTGCTTGGATTAAATCACTTTCGTGTGAATTACAGATTGGTCAGCGAGTTGCTGATCATCTCATTCTCGCTCATGTTGCCGCCATTGTGCTTACCCTTCTTATTCTTCTTGTCGTTGCGGGTAGCGCACTTAACGATATACTGCCACTTACCAGTAGCAGTTTGCTGATTTGCATGCAGATAGACCTCAAAGGGACGGTTGTTGAGATCGGTGACATTCTTGTTTCCAGCTTCCACCATGTCCTTGAACACGGCTTTCGGATCGATCAGAACGATCACGCGAGTGCAACCTTTGTGGAAGCGATGGATATGGGGCTTCGCATGCTTGCGAATCTTGTTGACAAGTTCGACATTCAGGTGCATACGACGCATGAAATCACGGTCATAGAAACCCTTCAGATCTTCCTTCTTGAACATATACTGCTCAATGATGGATGCATAAGGCTCACGCAGAGTAATGGTACCTGCACCAGTATCGCCCTCCTCATCACCCATGTAACGAGCTGCCATGTTCATCAGATCCACCGTTCCACCAGACTGCTTGTTGTTCTTCCGGTTATCCTGACCATCCTCGAGAGCACTCAGAGGAAGAGTCAGCCAGAAGGGGACAAACACAGGTTTGGGATCCTTCTTCATGTAGCTGTAGACACGGGAGACGAGCTGCACTCCTTCATCAGGAATGCTGCCTCCTCTGTTCTTGTTCCAGCCTGCGATGGCTGCGGACAGACGGGCATTGATGAACTCTTCAGCAGCCTGCGTAGAGCTCTTATACTCGATCTCGTTGTCGATGCGGATCAGCCCGATGTTGTTGTTGATGTCCATAGTTGTTTTTCTCCTTTAATAATTAAAATAATTTGTGTTGCAGTATAGCAATTTCACTCGACGGGTAAAATTGTAACCTATACTTACTTCCTATCGGAATTAGTTGTTTGTATGTGTAGACATTTGAAATTATACTCTCAACTTCATCCTATGTATATAATATATAATCATAAGCCTGATTTGTAAATATAGTCATTTACAGAGCTTTTCTTAATGGTGATGATCTTCCGAGAATGATCGGGCATAGCATTCAGAGAGATACCATATACGCAATTCGACGGAGCAAACTTCAGAGTATATAGCAGATAGTTTGTCTTACGATCTTCGCTAACAGCAACGAACTTCGTAGCCATGCTGTTATTGATATCGACCGTTACGATGATAGAGAGATTGGTATTCCGGAGATTCCCAATATCATTCGCAGACAGTGCGAATTCAATGTCTCTACCACAAACATCGTCTTTGATGTATCGAGCAATTTCATCAGGAGTGATGAAACGCAATTGCTCAGTAACATCATACAGTTCATCGGAATCCAGAACCATATGGCTATGGACATTTTGGATGATAGAATAACCATTGATTGTCTGCATATTGCTTGTACGAATCTTCTTATCGGTTATTGAATAACCATATTTCTCTGGATATACCATATAGGAAAGCTGATCGAGTGTATCATCACGTTCCCAGCAACGCCATACAGCATCAACGAGTTCACGACTCTGACATTGCGGACGCATAGCTAAAAGGAAACGATTTGCATGAGGCTGAGCCTTAGCTCCAAGCATATGGAAATAGACTGCGATCAGAATTGCAATGTCATTGATATCAGCAGGACCTACATAATCCATCTTACAGATATTACTAAGGCCTGCAACGAAATTATACTTCAGGCAGTCACTGTTAACACATGAATCAGGACCATTGCTATTCATCCAGCAGATTTTTGTGTATACATCCAGACAACGAACTTTCCAAGGCATGATGTGCTGTGTGAGGAGCATTGCAGAAGTGCGCATTGCTTTAGCAGCCTTCTCATCATCACGACCATCGAAGTAGTGAAGGAATTCACTGACCTTATCTTCCAACTCATACATGAGCTGGTCCGTATGTGAAGGAGAGTTCATGATAGTCTTCAAGAACTTTACAGGATTCACATCGCCGATGGTAGGAAGTTCATCACTGAATCGGTCAATCATCAGCATGATACGAGAATATTTTGCCTGATAGGTAGCAGAATCATACAAATCATCATTGATATCTACTACCTTATAGGACATATACCGTGTAAAGTAATCACGAAGCGTATTATACTTTGCAAACTTTCGAGGACCGGGATGATCAAAAAGTATCTTATCAATCGTAAAGAGATTGAATCGAACGTAATTCTCAAGGTCAGCAGGCATACTGGGAAGGCAATCCAATACCTCAGCAGCCAGCCATTTGTCTTTCAAGATAACCGAGTAGTCCATTTCTATGATCCTCCTTATACCATGTAAATTGGTGTATTATCGTTCGCAGCAAATTTTTCTTTTGCTGTTTCTAAGTATCTTAAGAAGATTTCATTTTGCTTATTTGTGACCTTCAGGTAATTAAACTGATTGGAATTTGTCTTCATGACTTGATCTTTAAGTCTTTCTTTTACTTTATCAACATCCTGAATCTTATGGTGCATATTTGGATTGTCTCCACCATCTTTTACTTCAATCTCCAAATTAAGAGAAGGAATAAAGAAGTCAGGAATGTAAAAATGCTGCTTTCCATCATACATGTAGTTGTACGTATGAGGGGAAGGAGCCATGACGTCAGAAGACGGAAAATCCATAATCTTATCAAGGAATTCAAGGAAGGATAATTCATAGCTTCCTGTATAAGGAAGCTTCTTACTCCCATCACTCCATGTATAGACGCCGCTAATACTTCTATTAGCGAGCATTTTCTTCTGTTGATCCGGATCATTTAAGAGCGTAATCTTTCCATAGGAACCAATCATACGCTTCTTAAACATTTCTCGATATGCAATTTTGCATTTCGGATTATCACAAAAACGCTTATACTTCTTCGTCTTTGGATTCCATCCAGTAGGTTTTTTGCACATGACACAATTACCATGTGTCCTACCGGTCTTCATATAATAGTAAAATTGATATGCATCCATGTCAGGTGGAATCATGTCAATATGTGCTTTCTCAAGATGAGCAGCCATTGCATCTGCGTCAGGAAATACTTTTCCGCAGAATTTGCATTTAATTGAAGGCATTTATCTCACGTCCTTTCATTAGAATTGTAAGCTTATTCCAGTGTTTTTAAGGGCTAAAATTATAAATCACCTAAATTACACTCATTTAAGCTTACAACTAGACATATTAATACAGGAGGTGATGATACATATGGCATCTATTAAGAAAAGAGTAGAGCCTAACTTCGGATTAGACGATTTCGGAAAAGCCAAATATTTGAATGAGACGGAAGCATTAGCAAACGCCATTCTCAATCTGTTATTTGGCAAACCGGGATATTTTCCATCAATGCCGAATCTCGGTATTAATATACAGAGTATTCTATACTCATTCTGGGATGAGATTAATGTCGATCAGTTGAAAGCAGAGATCGTGGATCAGTGTCAATCGTTCTCTGAATATATTAAGACTGGTGAACTTGATGTCATCAAAACCTATAATAACGGCCAACCGTTGTTATTGATCGTACTTCCCACAAAGATTCTTGATGGCAAGAAAAGTCTTTCCGTCGGTGTCACCCAAGATAAAAGTGGAAATGTGTCGTATAACTACGTCTATATTTAATACTCCAAGAAAGGATGATTACAATGGCTGAAAATATGAATGAAACGGCTGGGACCGTCAATCCCACGATTAATCGGGATACTGCAATGGATATTGCATCCCTAATTAAGACCGCAAAGAAGGAGGAGCCTGCTACCAATCCGGTTCCTACTGTGAATGGTCCTATGACTGCTCCGGAAGGTAAGACTGAGGAAGCGGTTGCTCATAAGACCAAGCTTGAGCAGATGATGGAAGCTCAGAAGACTCAGACTCTGGGCATGGTCGTCAATACTGCTGATCTGAACCATGATGAAAAGGTTCAGATGAAGAATAAGACTGCTGATGATGCTATGAGCGACGCAGATAAGTATCTGGCTGATATGGATGCTCAGATTGAAGTCGCTAAGCAGATCAAGGTCCCTCGTCCTGCTAATCCTCAGCAGATGGTTGGTATTATGGATGCTCTGGATCGTGCTGCTAAGAACCCTGAGATTCTGAAGACTGGTGAAGCTCCCGCCGAGGAGACTCCGGCTACTGAATCTACTGAGCAGGCTCCTGTTGAAGAGAATAAGACTGAAGAAACTGCTCCTGCTACTGAAGCAGTAGCAGAAAAGACCGAGGAAGAGAAGAAGGCAGAGCTGAAGAAGCAGGTTATCAATGTCCTTATTGATAAGACTGGTATGGGCGCTGACTTTCACTTTACTGATGAAGAGAAAGAGAAACTTACTGTATCAAATGAGATCCATGTAACTGAAGTCGAAGACGTTGATCTGGCTACTATCACCGTTAAGAAGCCTGAGAAGTCTTTCGTTGATTCTGTCAACGAGTATCAGCTGTCTTCTACTCGTGTTCCTGTGGTCTTTACTGTGTCTCGTTTCCGTGCATATATGACCGGTCTTACCTATGGTGAGATGTCTGATATCGTGCTGACGAATGAGGCAAATAACTTCGATAAGCTGAATAAGCGTCTGTCTATCATCTATAACAAGATGGTCAATCCTTCTTGTGGCAAGTTTGATAGCTACGACGACTTCCTGAAGAAGTTTGCATTTGCTGATATGAGCCTTGCTATTTACGGTCTTGTGATCGCAACCTTCCCCGAGGTTGATGAGATCGGTATGAACTGCAATAACGAGACTTGTAAGAAGAGCTTCACCCATAAGTTCTCTCCTCGTTCTCTCCTGCGATTCGAGGAGTGTGGTGATAAGTTCATCAGTGCAATGGATGAGATTGTTAATTGCCCTGCTGGTAAGGAAAAGGAGCTGCTTGAGACTTCTCCCTGCCAGAAGCATAAGCGCGTTCGTCTGCCGGATTCCAAGTACATCATTGAGATTGGCTTTGCATCTGCATACGAGTATCTGTATAATGTCATGGATAAGCTGGATGGCGATAAGTTCAAGGAAAATCATCCGGATGACGTCAATGGTGTTATGGCAGATATCGTTAGCCTGCTGCCTATCGTTCGTTCCGTGTACGTACCGAATGCCGATAGTTCTTACACATGCTACACCGATGCAAACGATATGATCGAAGCACTCTATACCGTTAAGCCCGGTGAGATTAAGCTGATCGTCCAGCTGATGCGTCAGTATGTTGTTGGCTACGAATTCGGCTTCTTCCTGACAAATGTCCGTTGCCCGCACTGTGGCTCTCTGTCTAAGATGGTTCCTCTGGATTCCATTGAGAACATGCTTTTTCGTCAGTATCAGCGTCTAACGAATACGAATCTCGACACAAGCAGTATTACGGAGTAATCAGTGATATGCTTGCCCTTTTCAAGGGAGAGCTTTCGTACAATGATATTATGCGAAGCATGGTATACAAAGACATGATTGCTCTGAGAGACGCCAGAGTTGATCAGATTTTGAAAGAGCGGGACGAACAGGAGAAAGCGGCTCGCGCTGCAAAGAATAATGCTGAAAATGGAGTAAAGTGAGAATACCAACCACCAAAGTTCCTATTTGAATTTTGAATTATTCTTCATTTTTGAATAGGAGTTATAATCCCATGGTGAATACATTAGACGCATTTGCAAATGCATTGTGCTGTGATTCTCTTGAAGGATTAGAATGTATTCTTCAGTATCATTATAGGAAACTTAAGTTCCTTCATAAGCTGGTTTCTTCTCAGTCAAAATTCATTGATGAGATTGCATCTGATTATGATGCAAATACATCATTAATGGTAAATATCACAATGAGTGATAATAAGGCTGCTAAGAAACTGCGTAAGATGATTGAAAATGCTATAGATGATATCGACGGATACGATCTTATCGTATCAATGAATAACGACACAATCAATCTCATTATCGACTGCGATGAAATTCGATAATTGATGATAAAATGAGAACCGAGTATAAGTTACATTAAGACTTATACTCGGTTCTCTTTGAGGACAGTATCGTAATTTGACACTATATCATAGAGAAAGGAATGATGAGTTACAATGAGAATTGATTTATTCGATATGGATGAATTTGTTAAGATTAACCATCTTAAAGAAGTTACATCTCCAGTTCTTTTTGAACGTGGTGGAATTCCGAATCCCAATGGATTGATTTCCAATGAGATCTTTGGTGTTTCTGTGAAATCTCGTAAAGAGACGTTTGCATACATTAATCTGCATGGTTATTTCTTTCATCCTCATATCTATAAGATCATGAAACGCGTATTCCGTAATATTGATCAGATTGTGGATGGTAGTCAAACATTTTCCATTCAAGATGGTAAGCTTGTGAAAGATCCAAATGGCGATACTGGAATTAATTGGATCTATAACAACTGGAGTAAGATCAAGTGGGAAGGTAATGGCGGTATGTCATCTGAACGCTGTGACCTTATCGGTAAGACAAAGAAGAATGAAGTCTTCTTAACAAAGGAAATCGTAATTCCTGCATTCTATCGTGATATCAAGACAAGCAAGGGCGGCGGTGGAGAATCCACTGAACTCAATAACCTCTATACGAGATTGATTCGTATGGGAGCTATGCTTGAGAATGCAGACATGTTTGATTTCTCTTTCCATTCTACAAATGCTACTATACAGAATACTCTGGTTGAGATTTATGATTTCTTCAAGAATAGTTTGGATAAGAAGAACGGTATGCTCCGTAAGTATCTGCTTGGTAAGAACGTGGACTACTGTGTTCGTACAGTTATCTCTGCACCGTCCTATAACTGCGAGAATCCGAAAGATAATATCGTTGACTTTAAGCACGCAGCATTACCTCTGTCCCAGGTCATCGTTGAAGCATATCCGTTCATTGTGGCATGGGTAAGAAACTTCATTGAGCGTGAAATTCTGGAAGTCCAGAATAGTAAGGAAGGTCTTTCTGGTGGTAGCTATACACTGAAGAACCCTGAATCATACTTTAATGATGAATATATCAGGAAGCGTCTTGGCCAGTTTACCAAAGATCCTTCCAGCCGATATGATCTAGTTACAGTTCCTCTTACCAATGGTAAGGAACTTCCCTTGCAGTTTAAGGGAATGATGGTTGGTGTATCTGCTGATAAAGCATCAATTGCACGTCCTCTCACTTGGTGTGATGTTCTCTATATGGCAGCAGTTGAGTGTACTCAGGATAAGTATTGTATGATTACACGTTATCCTGTCCTGAATAACTTTGGTTTCTTTATTGCAAAGATCAATGTGTCTTCTACGCTTCATACTATTCCTGTTAAGGTGAATGATACCATTTATAAGTGGTATCCTGACATTGATGTGGATATGCCTAGAAGTCAGGTTGCAAATAACTTCATTGATACAACTCGTTTCTCAGATTCTTACCTGAAGGGTCTGGATGGTGACTACGATGGAGACCAGGTTACTTCAAAGATTTTCTGGACTCAGGAAGCGAATGCTGAATGTGAGAGAGTTATCAATAGTAAATCTTTTGCATTGAATCCGAATGGTTCCAATTGTCGTATTATCGACTTGGAGGCTATCCAGACTTTCTATGTACTTACGAAGGATGCGCCTAAAGTAAGTTAATGACCAAGGAGAAAGTATATGAATGAATTCATCGAATTCTGCAAACACATCGTTTCTGCATTGATCGATTACCGCGATACATTGAAAGAAGAGTATGAGAACGATGAGAATAAAATTCACCGTTCTAGGATGGATAATATTCCATTCGCATCCACATTCATATCATCGATTACTGCTAATATGTCCGTAACAGCACAAAGAATTGTGACTGTGGATAACGATATTAACGAGTTAGTTAAACTCATTAGTATTGGTGATATACCAAATATCCAATATTTCATTCAGAATAAACTAATGTATCGAGAGTATCTCTCTGATGCATTTGAGCAGTTTTTCTATCATTAATCCATTTACCGTATTTTCTCAAATTTCAATTATATATAATATATGTGAAATAAGAGAAAGGAGGGATTAAGAATGGATACCGAAGAAACTGTCATTATTGATGAATAATTAAAAGATTCCTCTAAAAGGAAAATAAGCCGTACTTGAATCTATATCAAGTACGGCTTATTTTTTTAGTTAACTTTGGTAAAATCACCGAGAAGATCAACGTCAACATCATCAGGATCAATCTCAATCGGATTATGAACAGGAGAAACTACCGGTTCCTTCTTTTTTTCATATCCAATCTTCTTGATGTTGTTGCGACGCTCCACAATCATACTAGGATTTTCAACTTCCTTCGGTGCGAAGTTGTTAGCATTGACATTGGAAATGGTCAGAAGAATTCGTTCACTCGGATTCTTCGGATTGCATTCATACACCTTACGACGGCTATTCACGAGTGCCTGGACGATACCAATGGGGAAATCCTGAGGGGTCAGGATAGGGCCACTGATACCACCAAGCTCAGGAATAATACCCATCGTCATAACAACGATTTTCTTAGTGGCAAGCACTTTCTGATTTGTATTTACCATGATATCGAATCCAGCCTTTCTCATTCCGTTAATTACGGTGCCGAATGTGCTCATTCGTCATCCTCATCGTCAAGATCAGCATCGTCATCATCGGATTCATCACCGCAGATGTTCATCACATCATCGATGGACAGATTCTTCTTAGACTGAAGGATCTTCTCAACCTCCTGATCATCACCATCCGTAACGGGCAGCTTATCGATCAGGGCTTCGATATCAGCATCGGAAATATCAACGTCTTCCATCATGGTCTCAGGAACCAGAGCACAAAGCGCAGCTTCGGTTGATTCATCTTCCATCATAGACTCGATGTACAGGCGATCACGCTCAATACTAGCACGCTCTTTACGAACGGACTTAAATGCTTCGATCATAGTTATGTCATCCTTTCTTATTATAGTAAAATAGACGAGCAATCACTAGGGTAATACTCGTTAGCTTAGCTTATTGTTTTTAGACCATATAATTAATGGCTCATAACTGTATTCATCCTATTCTATAATGATATATTATATTGATATCATAGAGGAAAGGAGGATACAGTTATGAGTACTGTAAGCCATATGTGCCCGAGAGTATTCGCAGATTTATTCCTGCAATACTACCCGGGCACTGTGCAGCGTACACCTACGGGTAATAGTACCACCATCGCTATGCCTGAAGGATGTGTATTCGTTCCTGAGTATGAGGTATACAACCTCAAAAACGGAATGAGTTACATTAAGAAGGTGTAACGCCGAGAAGAAAGGATGGATGTGCAACAACCACATTCATCCTTTCTTTTTTGTCGTTTTTATAATGATATATTATACCTATAGAATGACCCATAGATATATTGAAAGGAGAGTCATCATGAATAAAAATTCACAGGAAGTAATCGCAAAAATCAGATCTATTTGCGAAAGTAAAGCAGAAGTCACGCTTGCAAAACTCAATGGAGTTGATACAAGCATCATGAAGGGTAAGCTGAAAAGTGCAAAGGAGCTTACCAAAACTCTTATGGAATCTGAGAGTAAATTCTGGACGGACACAAAAGCTGCTCCGTCTTCCGCTGAGTTTAAAGCCCGGTTTGCTACATTGCTCACTGGATACGTCATTTGCAATCTCGATCGATATATCGAGACTTACTATATGACGGTTACTCAGACAGAAGATGGAGAAAGCGTAAACCTGAAAGAACTAATGAATGAGATTCTCGATCTCATTCAGGATATGTGCAAATCGGCAGTTAATGGAAGCAGCAGATTCTATGAGGTCATTTATACTCTGGCTGTCGTTGATGTCGTAGCCAACAAACCCGAATACAAGCGTTATAAGCGTCTCAAGAAGATCAGAGACAGTATGGAGTCTTTGACTCTTCGTCTGACTTCTGATGCAGATGACGATGAAACCTTTGGTGGCCTTCTCAGGCTTACCTATGTATTCTGCACAAGAGTTCCTTCTGCAAAGAATGCGAAACTCTATGTGGAAGGGTATGAGTTTAATCAGAAGGCTACTACCTATCGCATGATCGAGAAACTTGGCAAAGTTATCGAAGAAACGATTGCCAAGGTTGGTGTTTCCCGTATCTTCTATATCTTCATGCAGTGTAATCCTGCGATTACTACTCGGTGGACTAGAGGAGTTGCTACGAACAAAGATCTTGCACTTGGTTGTTTGTCTCTTTCCTATATGAAGTTCCTTAACAACGGAACTCCCATTGGAGATCTTTGCTTCTGGTTGAAATAAACCAGAAAAGAACCAACGAGTACTATCAAAATACTCGTTGGTTCTTTTTTGTAATCTTACAGATCGATCGATACGGGATCCATATCCATCTTAGCTGGAGACTTCTGAACTACGCCGTCCTTCTTAATCGTCTTGACGATATCGACATAGATCTTGTCGTTCTCATCAATATAATTATCGTCCGGCATATCTTCAACGCCCATAACCAGATCACCACGGGGCTTATCCGCATCCGGAGCAAAGTTATTCTTTCTCCGATAATTCTTCAGAGTAAGCCGCTTCTTCTGCTTACGGTTTTCAGGATTGTGTTCATACACAATACGGCCATTGATCAGAAGCTTGTAAATGGTATTCACATCCATAACCACAATAGTGAGGATAGGACCCTGAATACCACCGAGTTCGCTAAAACTACCAGTGCTAGGGACAGTGACCAGTTTAGTATAAACCATAGCCATACTATTTTAGCTCCTTTCATATGACTTTGAATTATAGACTTGTTTCAAGGTCATCTAGGGCTGAAAATAGTATGGCTAAATTTATATAATCAGAAATCTGGTAATTCTACACTATTTGGATCAAAGCGATCATATTCGCTTCCATCACCAAGTTGATTCATTTCACTATCCTTTTTGGATTTCCCTACCGTAGGACGAGGTCTTGCATTTCTGGAAGACGGAGGAGTATCCGTAAACGAATTCGCCAAAGACAACTTACTGACGGGTTCTGGCATATAGATATCATCAATAAGACGACTTCCTGTTTCATCGTAAGGATGAGTAAAGTAATCAATTTCACTAACAGCGACATGATACTTGGGATCTTTCTTTGTGTTGGTGGAGCGATAACGACGCTTCAAAAGTTTGAATGTCAGATACTTATCACTCGTATCAGATCTCGTTTCTGTATTGACCACAATGGTAACGTCGCAGTTCTCTTGGATTTCCCAAGCGCCTGCAATACCATCACGTCCAACCAGACGAGTAACATCGACTCTGTTAGACTGCAATGCGCCATCCACGATAGATGCTGCATTACGATTCAACTGCTGTGCAGTAATCACTGCAATGTCAAGTTCTTTCGCAATCGTTTTAAGTTCGTTGGTCACATTCTTTAATTCTTCTTTTTCTGTATCCGCTTTCTCAGAGGGACGAATTCTCTTCAAGTAGTCGAGGATCAAAGTAACAACTTCTCTTCCATCATCAAATTCATCCTGAATAATCGTACGAAGATCATTCGTATCAATACTTCTATTCGGATAATACTTAATGACAATATCGATGTTGTTTTTATCAGTCAGAGTCATTTCACCTTCATCCTTGAGCATCTTTACAACCTGCTCAGGACTATAATTACGAATATCGGTACTTGATACACGCATAGCAAAAATACGTTCGATGGTCTCATCAATATCATTCTCCATAGTGATGAGCAATACACAAGGAATCTTACCTGGATGCCGTGCTTTGACATCGGGATTGTATTTTTTGATATCAAGTGCAGATTTCAAAAGAATCTGACTTTTACCACCACCAGGAAGTGCCAGGAAGCAGTAAAGACGCTTGCTCTGGAAACCAGGTGCAAGCATGTAGTTTAAGAACTGGATACCAGTTCTAAACACACGGTTTTTATCACTTAAATGCGTAACAGCATCGCTGACAGCATTTGCAAAATTCTCTGTATCAAGAGAGAAAGTATCATTCTGATTCGTTGTATCGGATTTACGCTTGATATTAATAAGCTCTGTTGCTAATCTGTAGATGATATTCACACACTTTTTGTAGGAGTGATTATCTCCACCTTCCAAATCCATGGAATCCATTGCTTCGAATAACTTGTCACGGAAATACACGATGTATCCATAACGGACTCTATCCTGAATACCTTCCAAAAGATATTTGATATCATCCGTGTCCAACTTCACCATGTTATTGGGAATATCATTCAGAAGTTCTGGAATGAATGGATTATTGTCTTCACATGCATTTCGTTCTGCAACATGCTCTTTCAATACGGTAAACCCGCTTAACTTATACTCAAACTTTCCCTCCAGTGTATAATAGATAAGTTTCACACGAGCCATTAACTCGTCATTCTTCTTATACACATCATAATCAATCATTTGAAAAAGTCTATACGTAGTCGAAAGAGCTTTTCGAGTACGTAAGATCGACGGGGTATAAATAAATGAGATGATGGAATTCAAAACATCCATACTCATTTTTATTTTAACGCGCTTCATAGTTACACCGTAGATGGTTGTCGTTTCATCTGAGGTGTAAGATTTTTTAGTTTTCTTCGTTGCCATGTGAGAGTCCCTCCTAGTTGAATATTTGGGTCGCACTAAGATAATATGGAAAACTTTAAGGGAAAATAAGACACACTCTATATACTTTTAAGGAGGGTCTATTAAATCTATCAAAGTGTTACCCGGGGTGTAATAAACCAAAAGTATAGTTACTGTATTTACTTCACGTATACTTTTGGTTTATTTTGTATCAGTCAGGGAATCACAATACCAATTGCACTCAATGCAGTCTTGATTGCAGTGATGGTGGTATCATGCTCTTGAAGAATTTTGTAAATCTCTTCTAAGCATGTGACAACTTTCTTTGAATATGTTTCACCAACAGGCTGACCGCTTTTTGAAATCGTCATTTCCATTACTTTAAGCTCTTGGATCTTGGCATATAAAAGCATCATACTGCCTACGCTCATAATTGCATCTCCTTATTTTTTGATAAGAGAAAAATCATTACAGGATTGTTTTCTGGGCTATTTTATCCGGAGGGGGTGGATAATGAAATTCATTGAGTTTCAATATCCCGGTGACAGTATCCTAACCGATGGTTTTGAAAGATAAACCTTATAAGAAAGGAATGGTCCTTATTATGAAATCAGTTAAGAAACGTGATAACCGGATAGTGGAATTCGACCGGGAAAAAATCGTCTCTGCAATCCAGAGAGCATTTATTGAGGTCGATGGTACACTATCCGATTCAGCCAAAAGTATCGCGGAATCTACTGCGACAAAAGTTGCCCTGATCCCTGAAGATATGTCTGTGGAACAGATTCAGGATCAGGTGATCTATTCCCTTATGGATACTTCTCGGAAAGATGTTGCAAAAGCATATACGGAGTATCGGTTCAAACACAATTTAGCTCGGGATTTCCGTAACACCACCGATCAAGCTATCATGGACCTGCTTGATCACAAGAACGAAGAAATCAATGGTGAGAATTCCAATAAGGATCCCGAGATCGTTTCTGTTCAGCGTGATTATATCGCTGGTATTACTTCTAAGGATATTACAAAGCGTATTCTGCTTGACGAAGATATTGTGAAAGCCGATGAAGCTGGTATTATCCATTTCCATGACTCTGACTATTTTGCACAGAATGTGCTTACCAACTGCTCTCTGTGCAATCTGGAGGATATGCTCCAGAATGGTACTGTCATTAACGGTACAAAAATCGATAAGCCTCACCGTTTTATCACAGCGTCGACTATTGCAACTCAGATCATCACTGCTGTGACATCTTCTCAGTATGGTGGTATCTCTATTACTCTGACACATCTTGCACCGTTTGTTCGTGAGTCCTATAATCGGTATCTTAGTAAATACCGTAGCTGGGGATTTGATGAGAAGAAAGCTGCCAAGTATGCTGATCTGGATACTCGTAAGGAAGTTGAAGACGGCTGCCAGACTTTCATCTATCAGGTGAATTCCATGTCTACAACCAATGGCCAGGCTCCGTTCCTGACTGTCTTTATGTATATCAATGAGACAGAGGAATATCGTGATGAACTGGTAATGCTGATTGAAGAATTCCTCCGTCAGCGTATTCAGGGTATGAAGAATGAGCAGGGTGTATGGATTACTCCTGCATTCCCGAAACTCATTTATGTCCTCGATGAGGATAATATTAAGCCTGGCACAAAGTACTGGGACACTACAGTTTTAGCTGCTCAATGTACTGCCAAACGCATGGTTCCTGACTATATTTCAGCAAAAGTGATGAAACAGCTGAAGGGGGACGTGTGGCCGTGCATGGGTTGCTTTGATGCAAAAGAGGTTGTTTCATATCAATTAAATAACGAGTCTCACGTGAGTACTTTTGAGGAAATGTGGAATTCGTTTAAAGGTAGATTTGATATGGTATCTCAGGAAACTGGTGTTGCTGGTGATACCTACATGAATCTTACTGGAGTTAAGATTTACGACCATGTGAATGGATGGACTGATTGCAAGCGTCTTATCCATAATCATCACGATAAGATGCTTCGTGTCGTCTTTACGAATGGTCGTGTAGTTGAAGTCACTCCGAATCATCCGTTCACAGTTGAAACGAATTCCAAGACTGAATCTATCGTCTATGCTGAGAAACTCAATGTCGGTGATACGATCAAGATCGATAGTGAGTTCAAGGCATTCAACGAAGATGATCTGAAGGTATATAATTCTCCGAATGATGAGAAGCCTGCTATTGCAGCAGAGAATTTCGTTATGAATAAGATTCGTGATGATGAACTTCTCACTCTGGATCTTATCTTCAATTACAAGAAGGATACTCGCCGTGAATTCCTGTATGGTCTGATTCAGACTATGCGTGACGATCTTGAAGTCGTTAAGAAGGAAGAGACTGATCCTCGCGATGAGAATCGTTCCTTCATCGATGACTATAATAAGACAAAGGTCATCGGCATTCATTATCTTACTAAGGATCGCGCACTGAAGATCATGATGCTTGCTCAAAGCGTTGATGTTCATGCGGATATTCATGTGGAAGATGAAGAGTCTCGTCATTATCAGGATCTATATAAAGTACAGATTGCTCCTACATACGAACTCATTAAGCTCTGCACGAATGATCAGGATTCCTTCTGGGGAGTCTTCAGTGATTCCGTTATGAATGAACTGGAGAACTCTGAGCTGTTCCATCAGGAATATGCTTGTGTGGAATCCGTCACTCGTCGTTACGAACTTCGTGAAAGCTATGATGTTACGACTGCCTCTGAGCACTTCAGTGCATCCGGCATTTATACTCATAACTGCCGTAGTTTCCTTACTCCGTATAAAGATCCGAAAACTGGTAAGGGAAAGTATTATGGTAGATTCAACTGTGGTGTCGTAACCATTTCTCTCCCTGATCTTGCTTTCTCTTCCGGTGGAGACTACGATAAATTCTGGCAGCTCTTTGAAGAGCGTACTGAGCTTTGCCATAGAGCATTGCGTGCACGTATTGATCGTATCAAGGATACATCTGTTAACGTCGCTCCCATTCTTTGGCGTCATGGCGCATTTGCACGACTTCCTATGGATGCTAAGATCGGCGATATCATGTTTAATGGATATTCTACTATCTCACTTGGATATGCAGGTCTGTATGAGTGTGTCAAGTATATGACTGGTCATTCTCATATGGATAAGGGTATTGGTACTGAATTTGGCCTTAAGGTCATGCAAGCTTTGAATGATAAGTGTAATCAGTGGAAGACAGCAGAGCATATCGATTATTCTCTGTATGGTACCCCGATTGAGAACACCACTTACAAGTTTGCCCGTTGCCTTAAGAAGCGTTTTGGTAATGATATCTTCGTCAAGCTTGATGGTAAAGACCGTGATTACATCACCAATAGCTACCACACAGCAGTCTTTGAAAAGATCAATCCGTTTGATAAGCTGATTCAGGAAGCTGAATTCCAGAAGCTTTCTCCGGGCGGCGCTATCAGTTATATTGAATGCTCTGATTTGACTCATAATATTCCTGCTGTTCTTCAGGTCATGCAGTGTATTTATGATAACATCATGTATGCTGAGCTCAATATCAAGTCTGATTATTGCATGTGCTGTGGATTTGATGGGGAGATCAAAGTTATTGACGACGGTGGTAAGTTGGTTTGGGAATGCCCGAACTGCGGCAACCGTGATCAGCATAAAATGAGCGTCGCTCGACGCACTTGTGGATTGAATTATTCAATATAGTCCACGTTAAACCTGTTAAACTGCGGGAAGTTCCTTAGAGCTCTAGGTTACCAAGTATAGTTTGGTGACAGCTATATGGCTGATTTTAACAGAATCGGATATGGTAAAAAGACTTAGAGATTGGATAATCATCGCATCGAAACTTCTGCGAGTAGAAATACTCGTATGGATTTATTCCACTTAGGGAAGGACGTTCAACGACTATAATACGGGCGCGCTACTTAGTGACTTCACTAAGCAAGTATGGTATAGTCTACTCCCGTACTTAAATATCGGGAAACCGAGGGTACAAAGGATATTGGAACTCACTTCTGGTCTCAGGGTCGTACCGATGAGATTAGAAACCGTTATGTGCATCTGACAGATATTCCTGCTGATGGTGAAGAAGTAGAGGAGACTGAATAATATGCGATATGCATCTATCCGAGAAATGGATATTAGCAATGGTTATGGTGTTGGTGTATCTTTCTTTACTCAAGGATGCCACTTCCACTGTAAGAATTGCTTTAATCAACAGACATGGGATTTCAATGGTGGTAAAGAATACACCAATGAAACGGAAGTAAAGATCCGTTCCCTTGTTGATAGACCTTATATCCATAGATTCTCCGTTTTAGGTGGAGAACCTCTGGAATGGTGTAATATCTACGATTTGACAAATCTTCTCCTTCACATCAAAGAAGATGCTGATCTTACTTATAAGAAAATGGATGTCTGGCTTTATACCGGATATTCCCTTACCGATATTATTTGGAAAGCACTTTTACAGTTTAATCCACCACAGAAGCCGAAATCCAACTATACTACGGATGATAAAGAAGCTCAGATTATGAGTATGCTGTATTTCGTAGATCATTTGGTTGACGGTCAGTATGAAGAAGATAAGAAAGATTTTCATTTGAAATTCTGTGGAAGCAGCAACCAGAGAATTATTGATATGAAGAAAACCCATTATAATTATATGAATGACGAAGTGATGTGCTACGTTCGTGGAAATCATAATTCAATGAATGCAGCTCAAATCCAGAATGTTATCGATTATATCAACAAGGAAGTAATCGTAACTATTCCACAGGAATCGTTGTGATGGGTAATGGTTTTTTCTATTCATAAAACTTTCTCCTTGTTGTAATACAAGAATCCGAGCTAGTAATGACCGCACATCATACTAGCTCGGATTCTTCATTGCCAGGATCATAGAAATACCACCTGAAAACAAACTCTTAAGCCTTTAAAATTACGTAATTTAGAAAGGAGATACGAGATAAATGGTTTATATTACGTCTCTCCCATATATGAATGCAACAGCACGGAAAGCGTATTTACCGAAGGAAGTAACTCTTCCTGGGGTAAAACCTATGTCTGGACATGGTAATCTTGCATTTATTATGGCTACTACTCCTGCCGAAGTAATCCATGTAATTGATAGGCCGAAGAACTGTATGGCGGGTACTTATTATAAGTATCTCTATCACAATCTTCGGTATCGTGGTAAGATCGGTAATAGAAGTTATAATTTAAGAGACCTTGATGGTCGTAATAATATTTATGACCGTATTAGTAATCCGAATATTCATCCTCATCCTCCCACATTACTTAATAAGACTCCTGACTACAATACACTCTTTGATATGTCAACTTACATCAAGCTGTATAATACCATGAGTGTAAAATTCCAGCCTTCTGCGAGAGTAAATCTCTACTGGAATTATATGAAGACTATTTGGAACGGTGAGCAGACTTCTCAGTATCCGAGTAAGTTTGTACTGATAGACGTTGATCTTTTTGACAACTTCAATAGTACAGACTTCATGAAGAATATTGAGAATCCACTCTTTATCTTCTATTACTCTATGTCGAGAGAACTTCCTGCATTCACATCCATCAATATGGACTTCTATTTCTATTCGGATAGCATGATTCTTCGTGTAAATCCGAGTAAGACTTCGAAGAGAGATGCAAGTAATTTCCGTACCCAGCTTAAAAAGGTATTTAAGCGGTCTACTCGTTGGGAAGATGTTACGGATGAGAAAGAAGTTAGTAGTGAAGTGACGAAGGCTTCCATTACTGCTACTCTGAATACTCGTTATAATATGACGGGTAGAACAGAAAATACTCGCCCTGTGGCAACTGATCTTCCGCCTGCTAAGAATGTGGATAAGCCGGAACCTGTTGTAAAGACAAGTCCGAAGATTATGCGCCCTGACGTAGTATCTCAGGAACAGAAGAAAGTTGCAGTAAGTCCTGTTACGAAGACTTCTTCTGCAAAAAATTCTTATGTTGCTACGGATGTAGAGAAAAAAGAAGACATTGAGCAGGCTAAAAAGGTAATTGCTACTAAGATTGATCAGAAGATTGATCAGACTACTAAGGAGATTAAAGCAGTTACTGATGCTGCTAAGACTCCTGAAGAAGCAAAAGCTGCTGCGGATTACGTTAAGACAAAATCCGAAATGGATTTGGATAATGATAAGGAACTGATTGAAAGCATGTATAAGGTTATGCAGGCTACAACAGTTCCTACCAAGCCTGTTAGTACTGCACGCGATGCTGCAATGCGTAAGCGCCAGGAAGAAATTAAGCTTGAGAATATGACATTCCAAGACGTCAAGAATATGAATGCCGCAAAGCGTCCTATTCCTGAAAAGGATATCTCTGGTGCTCTTCATACCATCAATGATAATATGAAGACCGTGAGATTTGCGAATGTCAATAAGGATTACATTGAGAATGTCATGCCTGCTGACTTAATGAATGCATTCACTTGCCTTAATAACAAGAGCATGCCGTTCTATGTCAGAGACATTCAGACCAAGGATACATCGGATGAATTGAACTACAAGATGACTATGAAGGTTACTCTGGAAGATGAGGCTCATCAGCGTCATGTTGTTACTGTCGATATTCCGAAATTCTTGGATGATAAGTTCCTGTACCTTGGTGGTAATAAGAAGCTTATCAATAAGCAGAATTTCTTGTATCCTGTTGTAAAGACTGCTCCTGATACTGTGCAGATCGTTTCCAACTACAATAAGATTTTCGTACGCCGTATTGGTGCAAAGAGTATTTCGTCAGTTGAACGTCTGATAAAATTGATTTATGCAAATCCCGATGCTATGAAACTCTTCACAGTTGGTAACGCATATATCACGAATAAGCAGTATCTTACTACTCTTGAGTATGACGAGTTTAGTAAGGTTATTACGAAATTCAAAACTCCTACTTGTACGATTTTCTTCAATCAGGAAGAAGCTACGAAGTATATCTCAGATCACAATATCGAAGCACCGAAGTGTGATGTAGGTAGTGAGATCTTCATTGGATTCCGTGATAAGAATAGAGAGCTTTGGTTAAACTCTGAAACTCAGATGGTTGGCGATGAGCCTCTTTGTGATATCATCGCTGCTGAACTTCCTGAGAATATCCGTGAAGAATACTTCAAGACTCGTAATACGAAGAAGGTTATGTATTCCACTGCTACATTGATGAAGCAGTCTATGCCTCTCATTGTATATATGCTGTATTGGGAAGGAATCACTTCTGTATTTAAGAAGATGAATCTGAGGTATGAATTCAGCAAGAGCTATCCGAAGTCTGTAAAACCTTCTCAGGGTGTTATCCGTTTCAAAGACTGCTATATGCTGTATGATGCTGATATGGCTACTGCATTACTCATGAATGGTATGAAGGTTCTTGATACAGAATCTCATGACCTGAATGAGTATAATAGCGTAGAAGCATACGTGGATTACTTTAAGAAGGTATACGGTAAAGTATCTATCATGTCTGCTATTAGCAACTACTATGACTTCATGATCGATCCTATTACAGAAGAAATCCTTCGGGATATTAATCTTCCTACGGATTTGATTGATGTTTGTATCTATGCTAATAGTCTGCTTGTTGATGATAGCTATACCTTTGAATCTAGCCAGCGTATTGCGCGTGTGCGTTCTAGTGAAGTTATTCCTGCAATTCTCTATTATCAGCTCTCCCGTTCCTATCTTGAATATAAGAATAGTAACGGTAAGAAGAAACTGAGTCTTCCTAGAAATGCAGTCATTAAGGAACTCATGGCATTACAGACAGTGGAAGATTACTCTACACTGAATCCTGTCGTTGAACTTGAGAAGGATCGTTCCATCTCTGCTAAGGGATATCGTGGTGTCAACGTGGAACGTGCGTATACAGAAGAGAAGCGTTCTTACGATGCATCTATGATTGGTGTTATCGGTATGAGTACTTCTCCTGATGGTAACTGTGGTATCAATAGAACTCTTACTATGGAACCCAATATTACCTCTGCACGTGGATACGTTGATATCAAAGAGAATGAGCGTGATGATCTTAAGGACGTTAACGTATTCTCTCCCGGTGAACTTCTGTATCCTCTTGGCGCAACTCGTGATGATTCCATCCGTACTGCAATGGCTGTCAAGCAGTCTAAGCATGTTATTCCCGTTAAGAATGCAGCACCTGCATTGATTGCTAATGGATCTGATGAAGCAATTCGTTTTGATCTGTCGAGTGATTTCGTTATTAATGCTGCTGAAGATGGTAAGGTTATTGACTACGATCCAAAGAGCAATATTCTTATGCTGGAGTATAAGTCTGGTAAGCATCAGGCAGTTAATCTTGCACCGAATATTGTGAAGAATGGCGGCGGCGGTTTCTATCTTTCCAATGAACTTATCACGAAATACAAAGTAGGCGATAAGTTTAAGAAGGATGACGCTATTGCATGGCATAAGGATTTCTTCAAAGACGATGGTATGAATGGTCTTCGTATGAATGTGGGTGTTCTTGAGAAGGTTGCTATCATCTCTAGCTACAATACCTACAACGACTGTACCGTTATTACCAAGAAGCTTGCAGGTGATGCAGAAGCCAATATGACTTTCTGTAAATCTGTAGTTATTGGTAAGAATTCTAACGTCTATGACATTCGTAAAGTCGGTGATCATCTTAGCATTGGTGATCCATTGATCGCATATGATACTTCCTTTGAAGATAGTGATCTGAATAAGCTTCTTGCATCACTTTCTGATGATAATAAGGAGCTTATTGATGAAGGAAGTAAGAATGTCATAAAGAGTAAATACGCTGGTAAAATTGTCGGCATCAAGATCTATTCTGCTGTAGAGCTTGAAGATATGAGTCCTTCTCTCCGTAAGATTGTGTCCAGTTACTATAACGGAGTTAAAGAAAAGAAGGGATTCCTCGATAAGTATGCCGAGGAAGGTAGCAGCATTGTCAAGTGTGGACTTCTCGTAAATGAAACTACTGGTAAGATTGAACCTAATATCTATGGCGTTATTAAGGGTCAAAAGATCAATGACGATGGCGTTCTCATTGAATTCTATATCGAACACCCGGATATCTTAGGAGTAGGCGATAAAATCGCCTATTTCACAGCTCTTAAGGGTATTATCGGTGAGATTATACCTGAAGGCTATGAACCTTATAGTGAATTTCGCCCGGATGAAGAAGTTTCTTCGCTAATCCCACCGTCCTCAATTTTGAAACGTCAGGTTCCTTCTATTCTGATCACAGTTCTTGGTAACAAGATTATGGTTGAATTGAAGAGAAAACTTGAGGAGATCTACAACTCCTAAAAAAGAAAAAAAATAAAGAGTGCACTACCTGTTTATGATAGTGCACTCTTTATGAATCCTATATAGGATTTTTTCTTTATCATTCTTCCGTATCGCTTGCAATTATATTTGATGCTTCTTCATATTTCTTTCTGTACTCTGAATATACAGGAGGAATCTTTCCTGTAACTGCTGCCATATAGCAGTCGAGTACATAGCTCTTTAAGACTTCATCGTCAACGGATCGGATATATCCCTTGATGGCATCTGCCGGTAAATCAAAGAATTGGAATAACTTGATGCATCCAATTCTTGGTTTCGATTCATCTTTCAGATTCTCGCCAAGATCAACGAAAACGCGTAAGCGATTGACGACTTCCTTATCTGGATTGCTTGTACCAACAAACTTGCTGGTTAACATTGCCACCTTAACAGTAGAACTTGATGCGTACCAGTTGTCGGTTGATATGACAAGTGCCGGATGAGGTTTGCAATTAGGAATAACGCTACTGAAATCACACCAGTAGATATTCCATTTTGAAACCTGTAATGGCTTACGGATTGTAGATACGATATCATCTTTTGTGATACCAAGCATCTGCATTTCTTCGGTTAATTCCATAAATTACTTTCTCCTTATAAATAAAAAATTAACTCCGTGAAAGTAGTCATTATTAGACTTACCTTCACGGAGTTAATTACTAATGATTATTAAAAGCTGATTTTCTCGAGGCTCTCTGCAACAATGTCACACTCACTGTCACTGAACTTATCGATCTGCTTGTCGCGGATGATCATGCCTTCAACAACCATGTTGAGGATGTCGGTGTTGTAGATAGACTTGATCTTCTCACGGCTGGTCTTGGGCTTGGTAGCATCTTCAGCAACAACAGCATCCTCTTTGATGTGACGCATAGTTTCGAGAAGCTTTTTCTCGAAAGGATCGTATGCATCAGGATAGTTTTCCTGGACGTAATCCTTCCAATAGCCATCCATGCCAGGAATGATGTTACGGATTTTCCTGATAGCGTTGATATCCCCAGCAAGCTCAACGAGGTACTTAGCCATGTGATGTGCTTCGTCCTTCTTGATCTCGTTAATGGCGAGCTCCTCAAAGTCCAAAGGATCACCATCCTGATCGATATACCTGGCATTGATGATAGGCATACGATCATTGGGAATGGCAATCTTGATGATGATGGAACTGATATACCTGGGGCTCGTAATGTTCTCGCCAAAGGAAAGCAGCTGATTCCGAAGGATATTGTCGATCAGAATCGAGAAGTTTCCCTCCGTGATCAGGTCACGGGAAATGCTGTAGTTGTGGATCTGCTTGCAGATCGTGATATGGACATTGATCATTGCAGGAACCATGCCCATATCCTTGCTGTTTTCGTTATCCCAGCAAGCACAGACGATATGCTGGTCAACTACGTTGCCGATGAACGGAAAACCTTCGTCTTCCTCATCATCGTCAATCGGGTTGTAGTGGAGCATCGTTACAGGCCCCTGCCAGACAATGCTGTAGTTGTTACGGGTGAATTTCCATTCAGGTAACTGTTTCTCGCACATAATTATTCCTCCTCCTTGATTTCCTCGATGTCATATTCTTTGAGATTCTTGTTGATAGCGCATTTGGCAGATTCCTCATTCAACTTGAACTTATCGGGATACTTCTTTGCCATGGCGGTCTCAATGTTCTTCATGAAGGCCTTGTACCACCTGAACAGCTCAGGGTACTTGGAACAGATCTTATCAGCTTCACGAGTACGACTTTCAACGTTGTTGAGAAGTTCAATGACACAAGAATCATCATTACCGACATAGTTGCTACCGTCGTAGCGTGCAGTAATGGTGCTCTTCATGCAATCAACATCATTCTCACGATTGTCATGCCATGCTTCGCTCACAGAGCTTTCGAGGATATAGTCGTTATTGTAATCACCGCTGCGAAGCCCATAGCGGCAGGTGATGATCGGATCCTGGCCAATGAAGAGGTACATGTAGATGTTGATGCTATTGAGCTTATAGGGAGCTGTGAGATCATCAAACGGCTTCAACAGCAGTAAAATCCGATCGATGTCAATCTTCGGAGTAAACTCCATGGTTTCGAACGGGATTTTCACCGTAGGCATCGTGACCTCCAAATTGACGTTCACGGAAGACGGGACGTACTGCTTGCGGTCCCAAGGATCCGGGAACTGCCAGCAGTGGATGAGGAACTTCTGGGAGTAGCACTGAGTGGGAATAGAGCCGTTATAGCCATTGCCAGCGTTTGCTGCCAACTGAGCAGCGGTGGACACATCCGCGGTTGCATAGAAAACAGAGCCGTTGGTGGTTACCTCACGAATCGGGGTAGCAAACGCAACCTCAAAATTCTTCTCGTACTTATTGCTCTCCTTATCGAATTTACTTTCAAATTTCCATGCCATAATACTTTCTCCTTGTCTCGCTTTCATTTGATTGATTTTCAAAATAAGTAAATCTTACATTGGATTCACTCCCTTTCTTCATAGCTATAATATATAACTATGATTATTGATTGAATTGATTACTTCTTGATGTCAGCGTAATCGTCGCTGGACATGTACGAGAATCCGTTCGTCGCGTCATAATTGGGATCGAAATCATCGGACGAATATTCCTTGGTATCAGGAATGAAGACAAGATACCGAGTCTTATCAGGTACCTTTTCGTAGGTCTTGGGAGCAGTTTTCAGAACTCCAACGAGATCGGCATAGATTGTTTCACCGGATGCGATCTTGTTGACGAAGACTCCCCAATTGTCAGGATTCAGGCCGAGATGTGCTGCGAGCATGTTGAAAGAATCGTATTCACGATCATCAAAATCACCCAGACCAGCATCGATCATGATGAATGTCTTGAAGGACTCATTGCTGGCATCAACGAAGATAAATCTCCGATAGAAAAGCTGGAGATTGCCGGTGGGGTGATCAGAGACCAGACGATCGATGATGCTGGAGTAAGGCTTCAGTACGTCAGGCAGTTTTGCCTTATCGTCGACATCAATCTGTTTGTCAGACTTCATGCAGCCATCAGTAGAGATCTGATAAGTGTTGTCGTTGACAACGAAATTCACGCTGTTGTCGATCGCCATACACCCTTCAAAAAGATCGATAGAGCGACCACGCGTGGAAGAAGTCACTTCCACAAAGTTGGTGGTGGGTTCGGTGTTAGTTACGATTTTACACATAGTCGTTTCTCCTTTTTTATAAATTATTTATTCTTTTTCTTCTTATCAGTCTTCTTTTCATCGGACTTCAAAGTAGAACTGAAATCTGCGGCGCGGTCTTCGCCACGCACCCAGATATCGACATTGGGTTTCTTGTTACCGGACTGGGATTCTGCGAGATTGATGTTGATGGCTTCCAGGGCACTGATATCAATCTCACCAAAGTCAATCCGATTCAGGATAGACTGGATGCGGTGCTTGTTACTCTTGACATCGCCGAGGATGCTGCAATTGATGGTATCCCGAACCTGAACGGTGATGGGATACTTGACAGGGAACTCACCATGGAGAACGAGGACATAGCTGTCCATCGTCTGGATGGTAAAGAGGTTGGTGAGATCACGGATAGCATTGCTCCATGCATTGTGCTCACGATAGATGACATCGTACTTAATGTCATCAATCTTAACGGTCTTGTATTTCTTTGTATCCTTCTTGCTCATTTTTTACTCTCTCCTTGTGTTATTTACTTTAGCCCATAATGGATTTTACACCATCATGATTCACGTACATGAGTTTATTGGCAACGGGATTCGGATCGAATTCAGCATTGTCATAGACTTTGTCATCAGGAATGATGAGAATCTCTCTATCATAGGAAGTGATATGCTCAATATTTCCTTTCCCAATCGGAACCTTGATTGCATACATCCGGTCACAGAATGGATCTCCTTTGTTGATATACTCAACGAATTCTTTCCAATCTTTGGAATTCTCACCGAGATATTCTGCAAGCAGGTTGATAGATTCAATATCACGAGCTTCCCGATTAGGAGCCTTGCTCGGATATGCGTATTTATCGAGCATCGTAAAGATGCGATACTGATCTTTATCCGAATCAACGAGGAAGAATCTACGCCAATGATAGAATACATCCATTCCATAAGGCGTATCAGACATGAACTCATGAATGACGTTACGGTGATGCTGTAATTCATCCGGGATCATACATTCGTTCGTGTTGTAACGCTGGGCAAAGTCATGAGACATGTAGCCATCCACGGTTATTTCATAACCATGACCATCAACCATAAAGTCGATATGGTTGTTGATATACATGACTCCTTCCTTGTAGGTTGCGTTTTCACCAATCACCACAATGGATCCAGCGTTCTCAGGAATCTGATCTTTCGTATTACTCATTAGAGACTCTCCTTATAACCTTCAGCAAGAACCTCCGTATCAGATTTCTCCACCGGAACATTCTTATTTGCATCGCGAATCATCTGGTCAATGACAGCGGCATCCTTCTCCTTATCACTCCAGAAGAGCTTGGAGCAAGAGTACATGAAGTCACCATTGACACCGACCATGAAGCCGAGATCGTTGATGTGAATGACGATGGCAACGGGAGCAAAGTCCTGAACGCTGAGAGAAGTGACAACCTTATGCAGGAACTGTTGGAACATGTTTTCCTGAGTGGAACGCTCAACAGCTTCCATGACCTTCTTGAAGTTCAAGGAAGAACCCTTTGCCTTGATTTCGTCGTTGATAACGACATAAGCACGGGTATTGTGCTTCTTGTTCTTGAAGTAATAGGTACGTGTGGTCTTGTTGCCCTTGACAGTGGCAACGCCATCATCATCCAACTTCATGTCACCGATCTTCACATCAAAGCCATCCTTAGCCTTCTCGATCTTGATCTTCATCGCTTTCTTCTCATCTTTCTTGATCTCAACTGCATTTTTCTTAGCCATTTTAATTTCCTCCTAGAATTTTTTACTTGTGAATATACGGATAGATTATATAATATATCCTCCTTTCTTCATGGATATAATATATAATCAACCATACGGGTTGATTTCCATATCATCATCGTCAGAATCTTCGGCTTTTGCGATGTCAATTAGGATATCATGCCAGTTTTCTGGAGCAGAGATAATGGCATGCATGGTGCCATTGTATGTGATTGCCAAATTCGTCGGACTTAAGATATCCAGGAATACATAATGATTCTGTACTTCTGGTTCTCTCTTCACTGTTTCATGGATGATATTTTCGAAAATCTCCCGATTGAAGGTATTTTTATCTCCATAATTAAGTGCATATACAACGAAGTCGACTGCATATTCATATGCAGATTGATAATCTTCTTTGCTTGCTCCAAAATCATCTGTGTATGTGGTGAGAACACCAAAGATTCTACGATCTTTCGGAATCTGGAGATAAGTCCTTGCATTCTCAATGATACCTTTAAAGCATTCTCTTGCTTCTTTCCGATGCTCTGCATCTTTGACATTTATGATGATATCAGAGCACTGATACGAATCAATGGAATTCTTCAGAAGATAGAAAGGAGTATCATGCTCCGGATTTCTTAGACTATCATCCTGAGAAGGATGATCCTTATCCAAGATAGGAAGAATATTTGGAGATCCATGACAAGCAGGTTTACCATTGAGATAGAGATAGTAGTTATTCGGGGTTACAAAGATCATTGCTGGAAATGCTTTTGCTTTCGTTTTGCTGGCTTCTTTCACAGCCTCCAAGATGCAATTGTATCCATTATTCCAACGATCATCTGGACGGGGAGAATTGGACATGCTGTAAATGATATTACGGCCAATAGACCACATATCATTTTCCGGACTATTGAAGATATGCAGGAACATCTGAATGTCGTTAGAATCCATGAAAGCTTCCTCTTCTTCAGGAGCAACATGATCAAATGCGTCCTTAGATATTTTTGCCATCTCTTCACGGAAACTTTGATCATGGATACCCTTTCCGCCGAGTTCCATGCACATTACATTCTGAGAGTGAACGAAAACTTTATAGTTTTCAAATTCCATGTATCTATAAGTACATTCTTTCATATTCTTTCTCCTTTCAAAAAAGAATCCGCTGTTGGGTGTTATTGGTTCCAACAGCGGATTATACTTTAACAAGTGCAGAAGTTGTACAGGTTGATCTTCTCACACTTATCAATCATGAAGTAGTTATTCAGTTTACCAGTATCACGACTGATCATCATACGAGAGACGGGATCGAACTTGCGGAATGCATGTTCGAGTTCTTTGTCCATAAGGCCGATGATATTCAGAATATCACCATCGAAGTCTGCATTCAAACCAGGAAGAACGCTCAGAGGAACCGACAGAGTAAAGTCAGATACATCAGACTTAATGCTGCGGATATCCATCAGAAGCATGCTGTAATAGTTCAGAGTAGGATTTCGGTTGATGATAATCTTTGGATGCTCCTTATTGACGATGAAGCACATAACCTGATAAATCTTCGGATCAAACTTATAAGCATTGCGATAACGCTCATAAGCTTTTGCCAGAGGAATATCATCCAGCTTCATCAGCCATTCAATGATCTTGAACTTAAACATCTCAAGGAAGGTATTGTAACTCAGATCAACCTCAGAGTCACGCAGAGTAGGATTCGGGATAATGACATTACGAGAGGTGTAGTTTAATGCACCACCGAGAATCTGTCCACGAATCCAACCTTCCTTACCATTCAAGGCATCGAAGTTTTCATCCCAGATATCATTGACACGACCCTGGATGCTATGCAGGATATATGCACGATCAATATCCTCGCTGTTCTTGAGCTTATCGCTCAGACTAAACAGCGGGTTGATATTACGGTCGATTGTATTGTAGTAGTAAGTATCAGTAGTCGTAGACTGAGGACGAAGAAGAGTAGAGTAGATAGGAATGTGTGAAGTAAACACAGCACTCTTTTCACTCTTAATGCGATCAAGTTCATTGATCGCACTCTTCTTTTTGGTCTTAACGAACTCAATGATTTCATCGAAGTTCTCTTTGAATTCGACAAGACCAATTCCACCAAATCCACCAAGAGCCGCCTGCTCTTCAGGATCAAAGTATCTCTTTCTCTGACCATCCACGTCAACGATGTACTTATCGTTGATCATGGCCTCCAACATACCTTTCTTCATACAAGAAGACAACTTCTTATAGTAGAAAGGATTGATGATGAAATTATCACCCAGTGCAATCCAACCAGTGAATTCGATGTTGACATCTTCGTACTTCACAGGCTTTCCGCAGATGGGACAAATTTCACCAGCGAACATCTTCCCTTTGAATGCACCACATTCACAGCGATAACGCTCAATGAATGCGTTCTCGTCTTCGTAGTTCGTTCCGTACAGTGGCGAACGAGCACCATAAAGACTCTTCTGTTTCGTGTCATCAAACTTGATAACTGCGGGCTCCGTAATGGTAAACCCGTTATTCGTCAGGATGTCATTTACATATTCAACGTCCCAATTCAACCGCTTAATACGCACACGGTTTTTCCCATGCTTGTGCTTGCCCATATTAATCAGCCTCCAATCAAATCAAGTGACTAATCTATGCCTTCTCAGGGTAACATAGATTAGTCACTTGTCGTTTGGGTTATTCGTTTTCATTCTTATCTTTCTTCTTCTCAACGTAAAAGTTTCCTTCTTTTACGAGAGTATTGCAAGGGTCACACATTGTAGAAGCAAGATAATCACATCTCTCATTATCTGGATTTCCATCATGGCCTTTTACCCAGACGAAAGATACCTTATGCGGCTCTTTTGCTTTCAGAAGTCTCTCCCAAAGATCCTGATTCTTTACGGGTCCTCCAGTTCTTGTCTTCCACCCATTCCGTTTCCAGTTATACATCCAACGCTTATTGAAAGCATTGACGATATAAGAAGAATCAGAATAGATACGAATCATGGAAGGCTCTGTGACTCTTTCAAGACCAATGATAACTCCCATGAGTTCCATCTTATTATTGGTAGTTACAGGAGAACCACCAGCAAATTCTTCAATGGATTCAAACTCATTGGAATCTTTCTTGTATACCTTTACGATTGCTGCATATCCACCAGGGCCTCTCGGATTTGCTTTTGCAGCACCATCTGTAAAGATATCAACGTGACGCATCTCCATTAATCTACCTCCTTAGCATCAATCGTTATAAATATTGGAACTTGCGGAATATATCCGCATTCTTTACATGGTATCATATCTAGTCCAGCGTGATATGTTTTACCACATTTACATTGGTAAAATTGTATAGATGTACGTATTCCTCCATCAATGATTTTTATAATTTGAGTTTCTACTTTCATATTTCAACCTCCTTTCTAAGCTTCAAAGTTATAACATATCAATCAAAAGTTTCATTGATTAAAATGAATATCATGTGATACTTGTAAGTAATTAAGCTACGTAGAAAGGAATGGTTAGTGTGTTTACAGTAAAGACTCCTCCCTATAATTATATGGCAGCAGATGATGACGAACTTGATAAACCTTTCAATTACAACATGGAGAATCATAGCGAGTGTCCATATAAACCTTATGGAAATAAACTTGATATCCATTACGCTTATGAGTATGATAGAGCAATAACGGATATCTTTCAGGATATGGAAAAGCGTACTAATGAAGGTGTTATGCTCGTGAGAAAAGATGTTGGTTCTTACTTCATTACAGTTCTCTATTATATCAGGAGATATGAATCGTATTTCGTAAGTAGAGTTTGTTTTGACAGGCTAAATGAGTTCAAAGAAGAATTAACTCGTCTTGCATTTGATAAAGAAGTCATGCATTACAGTGGACTGAGATATAGTATATTTACTGATGCATATTTTGAATACTGCCGTCGATAAAAAAAGAAGTGCTATAGTTTCGACTATAGCACTTCTTTTGACATTAGTTTAAGCTTCATTTATTAGAGAAAGGAGAGATTCAAGTATGGCTATTTTAATCAATGAGCAAAAGCTCATGGATGATAATGCGTTTAAATTTGAGAATCGATTGAATACTCAGATTACACGCTTTCTCGATAAATCTCCTGTATTTGTCACATACTACCATGTGAGTGCAGATGAGGTCACAACTGATGGCGGATACAAAGACGTAGAAGAAATCTACGGTAAGAATTCACCTCTTCGTTATAAGAAGATTGAGAATTTCCCTCTGTATGGATTGGATACAGTCCAGCTTGCTATTCAGGATACAGATCAAGGTCTTGATACAGATTATCAGGGAGATGCAGTATCTCTTCCCAATACAATCAAACCTCTTCAGAATGACTTCTTTACCATCAATCATGTAAAGAAAGGAACTTTCCTTTTCCGTGTCATTCAGGTTGATTATGATAATATTAGACCGGATAACTTCTATAAGATTACCTATCGTTTGGAATCTCTTGAAGAATCCGTTTTGAATAATATCAATGATCAAGTTAATGAGAAATACACTTGCATCTTAGAGAATATTGGTAGTGAGAATAACTGTATCATCGAAGAAAGTTACTATGAGCAATTACAGAAAGTGGATGCACTTTACAATGACATGGTTGATACGTATAAGAGTATCTTCTATAGTCCTCGGTATAATTGCTTCTTAGGTGAGACTGCAATTGGTATGAAGATCTATGATCCGTTGCAGTCCGTTTTCATGAATAAGCACGGCCTTCTCACACGAGCTACTGATCTGAGTGCTATCATGCTGACTGAGATGTTTGCTGATAGGAAGCGTCAGATTAAATACGAGAGAAGTATTTACCGTTTCTTTGAGCGTAGAGATCTCAGTATTATCAGTAACTTCAAGTATTATCTGTATCAGGGAATGGATCGAAAAGATTCTGCATTCTATATGTGGCAGGATGAATCTGTCATGTATGTGGAAGTACCTGAGAAGGCTGTATTCGATAAGAATGCTCCAAATGAGCTTCTTCCTATCGAACTCGTAAATAGCTTCAAGATGAATGCACCTACAGTGTCTCCGTATGTAGATCTCATGCAGAAGTTTATCCGTAAGGATCCTCTTACCATTTACGATATTCCTCTTAACTTAAATGAGGAACTTCTTAAATTGGATGCAAATGAGGAAGTGTATTTCTATACACCGATTCTTCTGTATATCATCAAATCTGTCACGGAAGAATTCCTTCATACGAAGAAATCCATTTCATAACAAAAAAAATCCACAGTGAGTAATCATTTAGATACTCACTGTGGATTTTATCAGTTAGGCTTCTCCGCGAAGACCAGTCTCATCAACTACGGTATCCTCCTTAAAGGCGGGTACATTATCGTACTCACTCTTATCAGGACCAATCACGTAGTCGGTGTTCTTAAGCTGCTCCATAACAAGCTTCTTGAACTCATCAGCATCCATAAGTCCCTGATTTGCAAGGACTTCTTTCTCGATTTCCTTCTTACGCTTGAGAAGCATGAATTGATATTCGGTGCACATATACTCCTCATCATCCAGAGTATATACGTTGATGTGATCATCGTCATATTCCCGAATCTCATCTTCATCGTCTACGAATTCAATCTTGATGCCAAGACTCTTCAGATAGACAGCAAAGATTTCATTGACACGTGAAGTGTATGTCTTAGGCAGGACAAATTCATCCTTACCCTCAACAAGGTTCTTTGCGAGATCACGACGAGCACCAGAAGATGCACGATAGAACAGGTTGAACAGCTGGATATCTTCAGGCTCCACCGCAATAGAGAAGTTGAGCGTCTCAAACTCGCCAAAACGAATCGGAGTAGAAGACCGAAGCTCTGTGAAGTTCTTATTCCGGTAACTTCTTTCCGGAAGTCCCTTCGTATTCACAGAACCAGTGCTACGAACACTGAAGCCCTTACGAGAAGTCTGCTTCAGTTTCAAGATGTACATCTCTCCACAATACATGGGATTGAGCATCTTTATCTGACGACCAAACCGATTGATGTAAACATCGTAGGGTTTCAGGAAATCGTACTTATCGAAAATCTTAAGGAACCGATAGAAGATAGGTTCATGCTCCCACATAGGTTTCTGATGAATATAGATACGATTATTCATTGCATCGTTGATATAATCATCTTTATCCTTTTCAGAGAGCTTGTCGTAGACTTCCTTCATACGATCGTGCTGTTCGGGGTTAAAGTCGTTGATGATATCGAAAAGAAGTTTCTCACGTTCTTTCCGAGTTTTCTTCATCTTCATCTGATCACGGACTTTATTGCAGATGAAGTTGATTGTGATTTCATAGATTGGGAATGCAGTCGTACGGTTAATGATTGCCAACACATTGAAGAGCAAGTCAACCGTCACCTTATTACCACAATCATCGAAATAATACGGCATCTGGTCATCCGGACGAATCTCGGAAATAACGCATTTATTACCGTATCGACCAGTAATCTTCTGACCGATATCCAGATGGACAATACCCTTTACCGTAATCTCGATAAAGACATTGGAGAAGAGAGAATCCTGATTCTTCCAGCGCTTCGTATCATCAAGGAACTCAACTGCTCTCTTGTAGATATAATTGATTTCTTTAGAATACTTTGCGCCAGAATCAAAGATCTTCTCACAGGCATCTTTGATCTGTTCATAGTAGACTTTCTGGCTATTCAGATACTTCAGAATCTGATGGTTAAACGGAGTATCTTCCATTTCCGGATTATTCGAATAGATGGTAATATCCACAACCTGACCATTCTTGAAATACGAGATATCGCCTTCTCCACTACGAGACAAAGAGTCGTCTTTAAATTCACTCAGAAGCTGATCTTTGCTAAGAGCACGTTTTGCTGCTACTTCGCCAGTAGCATATTCTCCAATATCAGGGAACGGCTTATACTCACCGTCTTCACCATAAAGATTCAGAAGGAATTCGTTGTCGTTCACACTAATAGGAACCTGATTGATTTCGATGCTGTCCATTTTATTCCGCATGCTCTCGGAAATAACAGCAGCATCTTCGGACGTGGAGGAATCTGTCACATACATAATGTGGACGTTCTTACCATAACCATAGTTCATGGTTTCATCGTAAGAACGAGACTTCTTTACAACAGTACCCTTCGGAATCTTATCGCCAATATCGAGTCCATCAATGTACTCGTTATTGTATTCGTATCCGAAGACTTCTGTCAGAGATTCGGAATCTCCGCGTTTCCATACTTCGTAATAGTCGTTTTTCTTGTCATACACGAAAAGCATGTAAGTAGTAGGATGATCAACGATATCCTCATACTTTACAACTTTATCAACGACAACATAGTTACCTTTTGCTTCCCGATAACCACTAGAATGCTTACCAACGACATTTTCGCCATTGGTAAAGACACCAGGAAAGTCAGGGTTTAAAAGGTTCACAGTCTGCCGAAGATGAGAGGTAAACATAATGGAACGCATTGATGAGTTATACTGTGGAATACCCATCATGGTCATGCCGATTAAGCTATTAGAACCTTGCAGTTCTTCATTTGCTCTAAGCAGCATTTCCTTGTTAGAATACTTGACGTTTTCTGCCATAGTAACCTCCTAAAGAAAATAAGTTTCATGATAGAAAGATTCCTTTATAGATCTATCACATGGGTATAACATATAATTTGAATGCTATATTGGTTGAAAATTATATGGATACCATTATAAAATACGTCAATGAGAATATTGATTATCAGGCAATATTCTCATTGACGTATTTTACCGTAAAGTCTCGATTTATAATGATATATTATAATGGTGAATAAAAAGAAGGGAATAGAAATATAACCTTCGAAAATTAACTTTGTATGATCCTAAGGAGGAATCACTATGAGTGCAATCATTATCGTTAAGGAACAGATCAGCTGGAGCTACGACGTTTCTGATCCCCCTACTATCAGAAGCGTTGATGTATCCGCGTATACCACTCAGGAAGACGCGGTGAAAGGTCTTCACATGTTCATGAACCTTCAGCTCAAAGAAGATAAAGATCGTCCAACCAGCGTATACAAGCGTGAGGTTGTGTATGATAAAGGGGACCGGGCTAAGATTCGGATATACTATCACCCCAGTAAGCGAGAGCTGAAGCAGAACCCGGAATGCCCTGACCACATTAGAGAGATTCTGTACACGACCGATGTGATCGGCCTTAATGTAGGATCCGATCGCAATTACGAACTGTAAGGAGGAAATCACTATGATGTTCGTTTACAACATGTTCCACAGCCTGCCCATGATTGATCAGGTTCTGATCCTGACGATCGTTTCCATCAAGCTCGTCGACGGTATCTTCTGGATACGTCGGCTTTTCTGGATCGTGAAGACGGTCCTCAACAAAAGCTATGAGCTTCATGGCAACTACGACTGCATCGATGATGACGTCGAGCTATTCATGAGCCGCAAAGGCTTCAGCGCTGAGATTGATGGAAAGACAAAGACCTTCGTCCGTGGCACTGAAGTCCTGAGTGAAGGCGAAGCAATGATTGCTTTCGCTGAAGCTTAATGTCCGCATATTATTATAAATCGAGACAACGCGATTTACCGTAAAGTCTCGATTTATAATGATATATAATATATGTGAATAATAAGAAAGGAATAATAAAGCAAACGGCTTTAAAATATCCTTTCTATGATCCTGATTAGAAAGATCAGGAAAAGTACTAGGAGGTACTATAATATGTTTACTTTCAACAAGAAGTCCGCTGACACCACCACCGCTATGACCACTGGCGATCGTTTCCACTATCATGCCAAGAAGGCCCTGCACGATACCGCCATTGCATATGGTGGCAAGTGCGTTGTGGCCGCTGGCTATGGTTGCATCGCCGGTGGCTGTGGCGACAAGACCGCAACCAAGATCGGCCAGGGCACTGTCATGGTTGGCGGTGCTATGGCACTGGCAGGCTCTGTTGGTGCACTGTACCATGGCTACAAGGCCACGGCTGCAGCCATCGACTACAGCGCCGACAAGATGAATGAGCTGTACAAGGATCTCTAATCCCGACAGTTCATTCATCAATTTCTATGATCCAAAAGATGTTGCGATTGCAACATCTCAAAAATTAAGATAGTGCGCCCGACACTATAAAGACTGGGAGAAAGTGAGAAAATTATGTTCGGTTTTAACAAGAAGTCCGCCGCTAACTTCGAGAAGGATGTCAAGAAGTTCAACACTGCATCCGCAGTTACTGTTGCGGCTCACAAGGTTGCACACATCGGCTTTGGTACTGCAGGCGCAGCTACCACTGTCGTAGCAGGAAACTGCTACTATGCTTCTCAGAAGAAGCACATGAGCCGCAAGCAGCGGAAGCAGGGTCAGAAGATCAACCAGATGGCTACCGGAGTTGCCATCATTGGTGCTGGCATCGGCAGCGTTGCGACTGTGATCGAAGCAGTTGCACAGCCGCTCCCGTTCGACCAGAGCAAGTACCTTTTCGATGATGATATCGACGGCCAGGTCGCTGAAGCAGAGGAAGTAGTCGATGCAAAGATCGCTCCCGAAGATACTGAGGAGACTCAGGAAGGCGCTGAGCAGAATGCTCAGTAACCTTCACCATCCGCTATACGTGCTGGGAGTTGGATACCCAGCACGTCCACCTTAATGATAGAAGAGCTGCAATAGTGGCTCTTCTTTTTTTCTTTTCGTTTATATATTATATACTAGGTAATACTTACAGACAGATAATAGAAAGGCGGTGAATAATATCCTTATGAATATCCAAAAGATATTAGAACTACCTACCATAGAAATAGTGATTTGCATATTGGTTGCTATTAACATGAGACTATTATCGCTCATATCAAAACAGCATATACGTAAGCCGAGGAGAACTTATTCCGGAGCATGCGTTATATTAATTCTATTTTATATGATCCTGTGGGTGTTGAGCAATATGCAATGATGAATAGAATATCCCTCTGTATGAAAATACATGGGGATATTCTATTCTCATGTCCACATCAAGATAATGAAAGGAGTCTGATTATGTATGCAAGAAATCAAATCAATCAAGTTCCACGGATACCTTGGATGGCTGGTGCTTAATACAGGAGAAGAGGTTCCATTGGATCCAGTAACGGATAACAACATCATCGATCTTTGTTACAATAAGAAATCGAAGATATTGAAACCGTTACGGGATATCATGGAAGGAATTTACTTCTTAGTAGCCGAATCTCCATTGTACCAGCATCCATTGAAAGGAAGAGCAGCTTTTGGCGTATACGTCATTCATTTGGCAACTATGAAATGTGCACCAAGTAAGTACAAAGAACTTGATGGTACATACGTGCTATCGTACAACGATAATCGTGTTATGAAAGTGAGAAATTGATTATGGCTAACAACAACGCAGTATATCAGCAGATGACAAACGTCAGCATTCCTCGTGATCGTTTGATGTGGCTCGCAGCAGATGATGCTATGAGTAAGAAAGCATACAAGGTAATGCTTTGCTTATTTACTCAGCTGGATGGGTATAATAAGATTACCCAAAGACGTACGAAGGATCCTCTCAACTTCAAGATGATCGATTTCAAGGCAATTTCCAGTGCAATCGGTGTTTCCAAGAAAGAAGTGAAAGAAATCGTCGGTGAACTCATTGATGCAGATTATATTGAGATGGGTTCTTCCGATACGATCAATGAGGGATATCGTTTTACCTTCTAAAAACAATGGTTTAATCTTTTTAGAAAGGAGATGAAATTTATATGTCTAAGAATAAGAACCGTTCTACGGTTACATTCTCAAATGAGAGCAAGAATACTTCTCCTGAAGTTGAAAAGCTCTCTGCTATGGTGGATAACGGACAAGTTAATATGGAAGCACTTGACGAAGTTACACCTATTATGGTTTCTGCGGAAGAAGTCCCTCCGATGGTTATTAACCCGGAAGTGGTAATCACACCGAAGCCTTTTACAATTCCTGATCCCATAATTGATACATACAATATCAAGATGGAGCCTAAGTTCTTTCAGATGGGCGATATCGTGCGGATTAAGGAAAATACCACAAAGACTGCAACTGGAGCAAATCTCCCTGATTTCGCTCTGAAGAATACTTATCGGGTTTCTAAGATTCTCGATGATCGTATTATCATTAAAGCTGGTTTCTACCAGACTGCAGTCACCATGAATGATTTAGTATTCGTGGATTAACCAATAAATAGGTTCGTTGAATATTTGGTATAAGCGCTTAGACATATCTGATTTTCATCAGGAGTCTACAGCGCTTATACCTTTTATTCGTTCAAACACACATGGTGTCAAAATACGAGGTGATATAAACCATGGTTACATTAATGCTTATTGTTTTAGCTTGTCTTTTCGTATTCACCGGCAAGCCCGTTATCAAGCATCTTGAGAAGAGCTATACTCGAATGGCTATTGTCATTCTGTATGCTTGCTCTCTGTGGGTTGGAATCGCAACCATCAATCTTGTTGCTCCCACATTTTCTGAGAGCGTAGGTCTATTTAATTTTGGTCTACGCGCTTATGCATTGGAACCTTCCAATGTCGAAGATGATTCTGAAGAGAATGGAATCATGAATATTTTAAACTTCTTCAATATTTACAAGGTGGATGTGAAATCGGATAGTGAGGTAGTAGAATCTATCGTAAATCCTAATCCGATTGTAGAAGAAATGGCTACATCCACAAATACAGATCCCCTTGCAGCGAATACTACATACGAAGAAGAAGTAAACCCCGATGAAGTTCAAGGACCTCCGTGTCTTGGTTCTTTTGTAGATGAAGTTCCTGCAACTCCCACCACGAATGAGGTAAAGCAGGTTGCAACCGCTACGAATATTTCCAGCAAGAAGTCCTATAAATATAACCTTAGTGAAGCTGATAAAATTGCCCTTCAGAAAGTGGCTCTCGCTGAAGCTAAGTGTGATGGCGTGAAGGGTATGGCTCTCGTTATGAAAGTCATTCTGAATCGTCTTGATTCCCCGAAGTTCCCGAATAGTGTAACAGCAATCGTTGCACAGAAAAATCAGTTCAGCACTTATTATAATGGAACTTATCATAAGGCAAAGCTTTGTGATGAAAGTTATGAAGCTTTAGAACTGGTACTTACCGGATGGGATGAAAGTAATGGTGCTCTGTATTTTGAGCATAATCCAAAAGGTAAAGCCACATGGCAGAGAAAGAACTTGACTACTCTGTTTACGTATAAGGGTCATACCTTTAGCAAATAAGTAGTCGTGAAATTAAAGTAAGCTAACGGTATAGATACATAAACCGTTAGCTTACTTTTTTAAATGAGAGGAGAATAGTTTATGCCGTTTAAAGTATATATAGAATCTCTTAATACGGTATACACAAAATGTGAGTCATTTGACTCAAAAGACCTCGCACTGTCATACATGGATAATCTTGCAGAAGAAAAGAGAAATAAGAACGGTAATAAGTCCGTTCGTTATAATAGGAAAACTGGTCGTATGAAATACAGAGAGAAATCTGTATTCGGGACTTATGTGACTATTAAAGCATGGATTTCTGAAGAATAAAAAATACAGACTGAGATTAGATTTATTTCTATCTCAGTCTGTATTTTTTGTCCGTGTAGTCTCCATTTTCATTTATATATTATAGATGTAATATAAAATGAAAGGAGGTGAATGGACATGTGTATCATTTCAAATACATTTCCATATTGTACTTTTAAAAGTACAGGTGACATGGAAACATTTGCCAGAATTCACTGCGGACATTTCATCCCGGTGAAGACTGGCAATGCTTCTGTCAGGTCGTGTAATGGTGATAGTGTGACATACTATTGCTTCGAACATGACCCGATCAAGCAGTTACAGATGTAATTGCTGACAAATGAAGAAAGGTTAGATTGGATCTAGCACATCTGATCTAACCTTTCTTTTTTGTTGGCATACGTATTAAAACGAATATTAATGATATATTATATATGTGAAATAAAGCAGACAAAAGAGTTGCTTTAAAGTGAAAGAGAGGTTTTAAATTATGGCAAAGAATACGTGGAATAAAATGGTTTACCCTGAACGTGCTTACGAATGGATTCGCTACTATGTCCTTGACGGTCTGTTTGATTATATTAATGAGAAATATAATCCAGTCATCCTTCGTATCATTGAAGATTATATTCGTGAATCGGATAATATTAATGATCGTGAAAGAAAATTGTACGATCTATATATCATCAAGGGGTTAAACCAGGCTGAAATAGCTGTCGAGTTTGGAGTATCTTATGAGAAAATTAGACAGCTGCTTGCAAAACTTGGAAGAAAGATTCATGGTAGGAAGATAATTTGTGAGATTCGCAAAAGATATGATCTCATGGTAAATCCTGATGAAGTTATGTATAATGAAGAACTGGATCATTATACACAGGATATCTACATGCCGGAATGGGATAGCTATGCATGTAGAAAACTTCAGAGATATATTCTGACCAGAATCAATGAGTATCTCTATCCCGATTGCCAGATGCGTGAGCCGTCCATTTCTGATATCTTGTCCATTATGGAAGATAAGAATATCACCATGGAGGATATGTTTAACGACATTGACGAAAATATGGCTGAGATGCTTAACTGGTACTTCTCTGAAAATCCTTATCGTACGGAAGAGTATGAGAAGGATGAACCTGCAACGGTTCTTTATCTCGATTATTCTGAAGTGTTACGTCATCGGAAACCGGTTTTGCCGAAAGGTAAAAAGAGTATCCGTCGTAAGAAGACATCGGAACAATACAAGTCTGAGTATCATTATGGTGAAATGTATCTTGGACCCGATAAAGTTCCTATGAAGGACGGCATTCCGAACATATCCTTCTACAAACTTGTCAACTATCCGACGAACGTTATATGGTTTCTGCGTGATGCTAAAGTCATTAGTGGAATCGATCGGAGAGAGACTAGACTGACGGAGAAGGAATCGGCAGCAAACTTCATGGGATATGTCTACCGTAAGATGAACGATGATAAAGCTGCAGCTGCATTTACCCAGTTCTTCATGCACAACGATGATTCACACATTGATGAGATGGCTATCTATAGTCTTTTCTGTGCTGTGAGAAAAGATCGTGATATCGTAAGACCTCTTGTCTTAGGTGAAACTGATGCTGCCCGTGCTCAGTTTATGCTTGAGTGCGATACTACCTACAAGAATAACTACAATAAGCACATTGATGATTTCTTTAGAGGTGTCAAGTCGACCAAATACATTGGCAGCTTCTTTAAAAATCATCCGGAGATTCGGTTTGTTGATGACTTCACATGTGGGATTATCAACGGAACCATCACAACCGCAAGCTTCAATAATGATGAAGAAAGCGTCCGGATCATCAATACAGTTATCACACAAGCACCTTTTATCAATTACGATGCTGGCGGATTCGATACGAGCAAGTTCAAATGCTATAATATCAAAATGCCACATCTGAAGTTCGTTAAGAATGAACGGGTTAGCCATAAGAGCTTTGATGAAATCGTCAATGACAAATCAGTGAATGCCGATAAGTTTGATGCAACTCCTTTGACGATGGATACAGCTGTAGTTTATGATCTTAAGGTTTTCGAGAATGAGACTGAATACTATAAGATTATTAATAATGCTGAGATCAAAACCATTGGAAACCTGGTACGTGCTGTCATGAAGGATTATGATTTCTGCGGAGATGCTGGAATTAGTATGGAAACTGCTCGTAGGATTTTCATCTATGTAGCATATCTTGAAGATGAAATCACTGCCGTTAAAACAAGAAAGGAGCAAAAATATGACCTTCTCGGAATTTAAGCATATTCAATCTGAATATGCGAGGCAATTGGAGAACCTTGAAGATTCGTACCAGAATAAGAAAATTTCTGATACGGACTTCAAGGTTCGTTTCCGTTCTCTTATTGAGAACTATCTGATGCATACCAGACCAGATGATGTAATTGACACTGATGTTTACATCATCCAAAATGGTCATGTAGAACTGAAAGTGATTCACTGAGAAAAGAAAGAAGGTTGTGTATGCAAATTGTGCACAACCTTCTTTTTTAGGATCATAGTAAATAAGATCGCTTTTGACTATCCAGTAATCTGTATACTAGGAGGTCGATATCATGCCATTCAGATGGGAAACTAGAGAAATCCATGATGAAAACGGAAACGCATACAAGCTATCATTTGAAGAAGCCCAAAAGAAGTATGGCTTAAAACTTGAATTAGCACCAGACTATATTTGTGATGAATTTAGTAATGATGTATCCGAATACTTCTGTAGCATAAATATAAATGCAAAATCTATTTATGAGCATAAGAAGTATATTGTGGAAAATTGGCCAGCCACTTCTATTGGCTATATGATTACATTCAAAGAGGCTCAAGATAAATATGGTTATCTTCTTGAAAAAGCACCGGATGCTGTAAAAAATAGCATTTGAGTGTGAAATAGAAGATGAATCTCAAGATATTACTTACGGTGATATGATCACTATATGATTAAGGAGGTTTTTATTATGACTTATGAAAGCATTGAAATTATAAAAAAACCTGATGGTACTACAGAATCGCTTACCTTCAGTGAAGCACAGATGAGGTATGGCGATTTCCTTGAGAAAGGATACCATGAACTTTCGGAACGATTTGAGCCGTGCTTAGTCCATTTCAAAGCAATGAATGCCATTGGCAAAAATGGTTATGAGTTACAAAAGCTTTTGGCTACAAAGAGGTGTACTCTCATTGATAGCTTCGAAAAAGTGAATCTTACGTTCGGCGAAGCTCAAGAAAAATATGGATTCGATCTTGAGTTTCTTCCTAGCTATGCAAAAGATGTATGGAAAGACATCTTAGAGAAGTATAACTATCTTACTGGAAAAAAGAAAGATATTGATATCACTACAGTAGATATGAAGAATGTAAATGAAACTACTGAGACCAGTGATACCAAAATTACTTTTCCCAGTATTTATGTCATCACTTGTACACGTGTACAGATTCCTGACTATACGTACGACAATCCTGACGTCTGTGTCAATAATCCAAATATGGAATTTATCTCCACAGAAATCTATGAGGGAAAATACTATACGTCTTCTCGTGAAGCATTAAAAGCATTGAATTACTCTTATGAACTGGATCTTGATCTTCAGAAGCGTAGGCCGAATTTCTTCCATGTAAGCAAACTCAATACGCACAACTACGTATATTCTGAAGTTAGTAAATCGCTTAATGGTAGAGATTACTATATCTATTCCATTTCCCAGCTTTCTAAGGAAGGAACTGCTCTTGACATTCAGCATATCTTTGATGATATTGAAGATACGATGTTTAAAGTGAGTGGTCATAAATATAGCAAGAAGGAGTTGTATGAATAATGGCAGTTATAGTTACCGATGATAATGGAAAATCCCGTAGTGTAGATATCTCTTTTGAGGAAGCCCAAAGAGTATTTGGACCTATGCTTGGTGATGCACCGGAATTTCTCAAAGCAAAATATGCTAGTCGAATTAAAGCTGTTCGGGATTGCTTATGTGAATTGGCTACATCTAATTCAAATAAAGAAACCTGTGGAGATAAAATGAAAACTATGTACATTATTAGCAAAGCAAACGTAACCGTTGATAATACAGGATGTATCCGTAATATTATATCTAGCATCCATGGTGATGCTTATAACACTATCGAATATGCTGCTGATGAAATTATAAAGCTAAGTAAGCATTATAGCACCATTAGCAGTGAGCTTGGTCTTAATCTTCAGATTTCTATGAGTACTGATGAAGAGACTGGCGAGAGATGTCTAACCGTTTCTCATGTATCGTATACTCCCCAAGGAAATGGAGATAAGATGTTTGAATGCGAAACGATGGTTGTCTTTAAGATCTGCGAGGTTACTGTATAATGGATGAATGGTATCTCGAAAAATACACCATGCAGATGAAAGACTCCATTTGCATTTCCATACTGGCGCAAGCTATTATGAGTAGTTGGAATGGAATGGGTGCTGCTGCATATGATGATGAAGCTACACGTAAAAAGCTGTCAAGAGCTATGGACATTGCAAAAGATGTCTATGATAAGAAACTGAGGACTTATCAAAAAGACAGTGATGGAAACTATATAGATAGTAATGGAGATCACAAAAATAAACCCGGAGTGTCTGTGACATTCAAATGATAAAAATCACCTAGATACGTTGAATATGCGTATCTAGGTGATATTATTTTTTTCATAAAGCATTTATAGATTTCAATTACATCTCAAAAAACCTAACAAATGCTATGCATTTGTTAGTTAAATAGTTGACAAATGAATGCTAGAAAGAGGTGAGACTATGAATGTACCTATAACACTAGCAAACGGAAATACCGTTGAACTTAATAACATCACTGAATCTGGTAATGGGTATATCAGATTCAGTGATGGTACCCAGATATGTTATGCTGTATATCAGCATAATAATGAATTATCAACGTATGTATCATTCCCAAGATCATATGCTAAACATATTCATGTCATAGCAACACCAATAGATTATAATGATGGAGCTGAAACTATAGTTAATATAGGCCATATAGATCAATATGGGTTTTTATCATATTCGAATTCTAATAGTGCAATCATTAACTATATTGCTATAGGTCGTTGGAAATAGCCTCTTTATAAATGACAGTGTAGATTTTTTAGTCTACACTGTCATTTTAGCACTTGTATAGTTTTCAATTGTATCTCAAAAAACCTAACAAATGCTATGCATTTGTTAGTTAAATAGATGTAATTGGTTGACAAATGCAAGAAAGGAAGTGGTAAAATGAATGTACCGATGTCATTATCCAGCGGTAAATCCATTGAATTAAACAACATCACTGAATCTGGTACTGGGTATATCAGATTCAGTGATGGTACACAAATTTGCTATGGAATATGTAATGCGTTGAATGAATCAGGAATAAAATCAGATAGAGTTGCTGGTAAGTTTACATATCCAAAGTCTTTTATTAGTACGCCTGTATGTAGCGTCATTAGACAATATGACAACTATAGTGAAAATATTGATAGTCTTAATAAAAATCTTACAATTGATCGAATCGTATCAAGCAGTTCAATTTGTTTATTTGATATTGTATGTACAACAGGCGAAATCGTTTTTCCTGATATAACATCTGCTAAATATATAGCAATCGGCCGTTGGAAATAACTTCCTTAGATTGACACTGTAGATGTGTGTTCTACAGTGTCAATTATCATCCATTTTCTATCGTAGCATCGTTAGATTTCAAAACTTTTTCAAAAAACCTAACAAATGCTATGCATTTGTTAGTTAAATAGATGATAAACGGTTAAAGGATGTTTATCATGATTACTAATATGCAACTATCAGATGGATCATGGTACCAAATTGGTGATATAGAATCAGTGCATTATGACGATGGTCAAACTGTTATTCGATATAAAAATGGAATCCAAATATCTATGGTCGGTTCTAATATAGTATTAGGTGATGCGAGTTGTCATAAGATTAATCTAGTACGTCCTTTTGTTGAAGATTCTTTTGTTACGTGTGTTGTATCAGCGAATAACTCAAAGGCTAGTGATGAAAGCAATATCGTTGAATCAACGGCACACTTAAATTCTTATCTACAGATAGGATCTGTTTCAACATGGAATTGTTTATATGTCTATCCTCAGTGGCTACCAAATGTTCCTACAATAGATATTCAGGCCGGAATCCACGCAATTTTATTCGGCCGATGGAAATGAGTGTACACTATAGAACTCTACGGGAAGAAATTCTATAATGCACACTCAAATGCGCTCGGTGGAAGTCGAATCCACACTGAACGAAGCTTAAGTTCGTTGCCTCTGCCAATTGGGCTACCAGCGCGTATCTTTTAACTAACTAATAGTTTGTATTATAATAAGAAAAAAGAAGGAACCTAATCGTTTTGAATTAGGTCCCTTCTTTTTTTAATCCCTATTGTATCCTGTAGACAGTTTCACTCTCACAAGGAAACTTTCTCCATCCATACCGCTGTCTTTTACATCCATTTCATATTTACATCCATCCACTAATGCATTCACAGCACCAATGAAAATGTCATCATCGAATGCAATCACGTTCATGACATATCGTTCCGGGTTTAACGAAACACAGCGTCTTTTGTCGAAGTGCAATACCTTTGCATATGCATCTAAGATGATATCTTCTTTCTTACCATCTTTCTCATATTCCAGTTCATAGTTTTCGTCAGTAATCTTTTTGAATATGATCTTATCATATCCATGGAAATTACTCTCTTCACGAAATACAACGGGTTTTATCATGTAGCTTTCTCCTTTAATGAATATCAAAATCCTCCAATTTCTTGGAAGCAGGTAATACCGGATGAATGAACCATGCTTTCACAATTCTTCCCTGAGGATCACGAATATACGTAACCATGCAATTCTTTGCATAGAGCATAATCTGAGGAGACACACTATTCTTGCCAAGACCCAGTTGCTTAGCTTGCTGATTAGCCTGCTCAAGCACATAGCTAGTAGCAGACTCACAAGTATATTCATACATAGGGAGAATCTTGGGATACCGGTTACTATAAGCAACAACAGCCATATCATTCTCCATATCATAGTCTACGCTGGTAACGATATATCCAACCAAGGGAATATCACAGGGGTCTTCACCATCCAGTTCACATTCAAGTGTATAGTCGTAATTGCGAATGTATTCGTCTTCATCTTGTACGCGTGTTTTGCAATGCAAGTCTGCTCTTTCTTTATTCCCAAAGAAGAATGGGAATACGGTATCAACGCAATGATCCGGAGTCATGTTATATGCGTTCATAGAAGTATTCCGGATGCAATGGTTAATCACAACGTATGCTTTCATAATAAGTTTCCTCCATGTGTTATATAAGTTGATTATCCCCAAATAACAGCGTTATTTGGAAGATGTACGTTTTGAGCTACCAATTGATATTGGGTTCCTTCACTTACCATTTTCACATAATGGTCTTTTACAGTATGCTCATCATTGAGCATTTCAAACCCCTCATAAATACGATGTTCTACTTCCTCTTTGATGTCATTGACAACGGCTTCCTCTGTAGGATATGCGTAGCACTTTGCATAGAAAGGAGAGATGATGCAACTAGCACCTAAGTATCTTGTATCGTAAAGAATCTCAATCCAGATATTTCTAGTCCATCCAATCAGGGTATCAGAGAAATTCTTCTCATTAAAGATATCTACCTTAATCGGACATACTTTCCATAATACGGAATTTGAAATGGAATGAGAAGCATATTGGATAGCTTCCGCTTCTGTAGTAAAGGTCTTGTCATGCGCCCACATGAAATCACCATTTCTACATACGATGGCATATACAGTCAGCATTTATCTGTATCTCCTTTATTCGATATATCCAATTTGATCGATATTAGCAACTCGGATGGGAATGATCTTACACCAGCACTTCTTAGTCCGAGTGGAATCAGAAAGTACCGCACTGGTATCGTATTTCTCAATGACAGTGTCAAGACACTCATCAATACGATATTTGGGGCGATACACAATATCACCAAGCAATGTCATAGCCATTGTCTTAGTAGGAATGATCTTAGAGCAGAAAAGAGAATGGACCGGATTCAACGGGCCTCCTTCTCTCACATTGAAGTTTGTCTTAAAGACGATGACGTAAACAAAGTCGCTCCAAGGGATATCATTGAAAAGTTTAATCTCCTTTTCATAGCATGCATACTCAATGGTAGTATGATTCATATCAAGATCCGTCTGCTTTGTAAGCCATGTATTATATTGCGCGATAGCTTCATCAGAAGATTTGTAGGTTTGTGTAAAACCACTAGGGCTATGATGATCGGGATTGTCATCCTTCACAATGTCAAGTAATAGAAGATAGACTTTCATAATACTTCCTCCTAGAGTTATTTAAGATGCAATATATTCCACACAAATGTGCTCAAACGTATTGTTGCCTATGAAGTTATCGTACTCCAGAGCAAGATCATTGATACGGTGAATATTATTCGCATCACTATCTTTCATGAGTACTTTCTCATCAAAGATAGATTGAATCACAGCTTCTTTTCTTGTATAATGCTGGCAAAAGTTTGTAGTAATGGTCTTAAGATTCCCATTACTATCTTTGAAAGATACCAGCTTCCTACAGAAATATTTCCTTCTCTTACTGGCTTTGAAAAACATCTATCGCATTCTCCTTAATAATAGTAAATTTCGGTAGACTCAATGTGGTATTTATTCATACCCTTCTTTCCATCAACGTCATAGCTGACAGTAAGAGTATTATCATCAGGACGATCGATGTCAAGCTTCATATCATGATACCCACGGAAAGTTTCTTCCAGAGAATCAAGATAATCAACTGCGTCATCCTTATTGTAATATCCATGAAGTACTTTACTGGGAACACAAACTACTTCATTCCCAGAAGTAGTATCATAGATATCGTACATGATAAGGTTGACGTTAATGGTTTTTACTTCAGGATTTTCCATAAATACAAATCTCCTTATACATATCCTTCGTCTTCTACACGAACTTTTTCAATTTGCACGGTATGGACTTCTTGAATTACTTTAGATTCTGCTCCAGGAATCATATCGCATGCTGTGATACGTTTCGTATAAGTGAGGCCCATTCCATCCGGATGCATCATAGCGGTTAAATTATTCTTTGAAAACTTCTCCAACCACTTTTGTGCATTCAGCAAACGATAGAATGCGGAATTTACTTTTACTTCAATTCCGTATCCATATTCTTCTCGGTCGATGGTTTCAAGTATTACGTACATAAACAATCCTCCTTGTGTTAATATAATCAATAAAGGTTCATACCTTTTATCAATTCAAAGTTAAAGCAATAATACGTATCATCTCTTGACGTATATGCTTTAATCGTACGAGGAACCCCATAGGTTGCAACTACTTCAGGAGAAGCAAGATCAGCATTCTTATTGATCTTAAGAACGATATGACCTTTTGTATTCATCAAAGAAACCATATTAGGAATTTTGATCATCATTCCTGCTTTATAATAAGTGACCTTATGAGATGGATCATATCCAGTGGATTTTCGGCGGAATGTAACGGTAGCAATCTCATTATCGGGAGCCACTTCTACATTCGTTTCGCCATTGTAATTGCGTTTGAAGTATTTATCTTCACAATCACAAATCAGTTTATTCCATGTGATATTTCTTGCAGTAGGTTTCATATACAGCTTAGACTGATACAAAGAGAATTTAGGTGCATAAGAACCATCATAGGATTCTTTCTTTTGAAGAATGGCAAATACTGCCATTTCTGTTTCAAACATTATTCGTCCTCCTCAACAAGAGTTTCCTTCTTTACCATCACGCGGATATCAACCGTTTTATCCGGATATTCAAAAGTTTGATGCAATATGCGATTGAGAAGTTTATTCAATGTGATGAAAGGAGATTCACATCCATTCGCATAATACTCCACAAGTCTATCATGTGCCAGTTTAATGGAAGCATATTTCTTTCCTTCAGTATACATAATGACATGATCTTTTGAAGTATCTTTAATATAAACATGAATCTCATAGATAGGTATTTCTTTCATAGAGTCTACTCTCCTTCATCAAATTCACATTCCTGAATTTGTGCTACTATGAGTATACAACCATACTTCTTGATATCACTGTAATTGTAATAAGAAGCATAGCAAAACACGGTACCGTCATCTTCATTGACTTCAAATGGCGTATGCTTGAAAAGACTATGAACGGAATCACCATCTTTATTAAAGTCATCTTTAATGCGATAAAGAGCTTTAATTGCTTTCTCTCTATTCTTAAAGACTTTCTTTAAGATAGATGACGAATGGTTATTCGTAACCATAATGACATAGGCTTTCATCTATTTAATACCTCCTTTAATGATCTATAAGTATAATATATCATTAAAGGTTTCTTATTTCAACCCATACGGAAATCACTTCAGACGTACTGGGTTCTTTTCCGTGATACACCATATCATGATAAATACACATCTTGTCATCATTTACTTTGTATTCAGAGAATTCAAAGTCTTTATGCTCAAGATGTGTATTATTTTCTTCATTGAGATTCAGTGTATCACAAATCTCATGAAGTGTATTGAGGGCTTGATCTTTTGAATAATACAGAGGATCATACAAATGATGGATTCTGTCAGGATAATACCCTGATACGATAGCATAAACTTTCATAATTAAACCTCATCATTCTTTAGTAAATTCTGATGTATTTTCTGTATACATTTCTTTTGCAAATGCACTAATATTCGGTTCCTTAGAATCTTTCCAGGTTTCAATAACAGAAAGATCCTCTTCATCAACTGTGTAATACACATGACCATTTTCAACAGAAATAAGCTGTGACAGTGCGTTCTTTATTTCGTTAAGACGAGAAATACAGCTTTCTTTCGTTGTATAAACCATATCCTCTATCCGAGCAATATTCTTATAAGGCCCACCATAGGTATGGCAGATAGCATAAACTTTCATAATTAGTTTACCTCAAATTCACGAATATATGCTACAATAATATTATGCTTAAGCTTAGGATAATCTTTATATTTTATTGGGTAAAATATCGTCTCGGCCTTTTCATCAACTTCATACGGCTCATGTAATTCAGCAGCCGGTATACGAACCATTCCTTCATTATACTGATTGCAAAGTTCATGAAGACGATCAATTGCTTTATCATGATCAAAATGGAATGATTTTATCTCAGGACCATTATTATTAATCAAACTAACTACAAAATAAACTTTCGTCACGGTAAACACATCCTTTCATATTTAACCGTCTACTATGATATGAAAAAATAAGCACACAAGCCGGATATAAAATCACAGCTTGTGTGCTTATTTTTGCATTTCTTAGTTAGTTATTAGATGACTTTGTTAAAAGATGATAAAGGGGTTTTTGTTATATTTTTTTTTTGAAAAATTTATTGATCCTAAATGACAAAAATCAATAAATTGTTAACAATTTAAACGTGCATAAAAGTATAATCATTCTCCGTTACCATTCGCTGTAATAATGCTTGTATTACCGAATCCAATTTCGATATTCCAGGAATTGCACCAATGAGATACAATTTCAATATTACCTGATGGAAGCATTTCGGTTTTATAATCATTTGGTCTAAAGCCCAAGTTGCCGGTAAAATCAATAACAAGCTCTGTATTCGGCTTAACTAAGAATGACTCCTCAATATCCGTAACACTAATAGATTTAATATCCCTCTCTGTAAAATTAACCGTTGAATGATCTGATGATATTCTTCCTTTCACATACACATTAGATTTATATGATTTCAATAGATTTACAATTGTACTATTTTTAAATTCATCGCCTATATTAAAAGTAAATTTTACCGTATCGGATTTATATCCATTATAATAGTAACCACCATCACTATCAGTTTTTATTGTATACATGTCAGCAGCCAATCCCCAATGAGACCTAAAATAGTTCTCATTTTTTGAAAGTTTTACATTTTCGACTATAATAAATCTTTCTTGAGCTGTATATTGCCCGCTTTTTACAGTGATCACAGTATCGACTGTATTGCCTGTAACTTCACTATACGACATATCGCCAGTGGACGAATTTACATTGACAACTGAATTATTCGAGCTATACGAAATCGGACTTGATTGCGTGCATGTATCAGGTGTCGGCTTATACCTCAGGGTGCATGATTGCGCAATGCCAGGAATATAATATACACCACCAAAGTTACCATAATAGTATGGCCATGAACCACTTACTTTAGCAATACCAGTCTGAGCAACGCCCATATTATTCAAGTCAAGAATCTGAGAGAAAGTCTTCCCTCCATATTTATATGCAGCATTCGATCCAGGATTGTCTTTCACCATGATATAATTTAAAACCCACTGCAATGTACTATAGTGGTCATTTGCGGTAGATATTGCATCAAATTTTGATTTTAAAGAATTTACAGCATCCGATATCGTAGAATCTTTCTGATCAACTTCGAATTGTGTGTAATATCTATCATCATGATTATGTGCTTCAGGAGGATATGCGGTAGGCTTATTGGTCACATTAGACCACGATATACCATCGGATGTTGTTACGATTTTAAACCATTCGCCAAACGAATTCGTTGAATCGCCATGTGCTTGTTTTCTCATATAAATGAGACCGCTATCCGTGATAGCAAGTTCAACCGCTCCAATTCCACTAGAATCAGTCCATCCGTCAAAGCCAATCACAGTTGCATAAGCTGTATTTGTTCCTGCATCTGGTAAACCGATAACTGTAGAATCTTTAATTCCTACAAAATTAAAACCATTTGTGTAATCACTAGGTTTTGTAGCAGTATCCCTAGTATCTTCGGTTATCTCAAGGCTATCATGCGTATGCGTATTAGGACTCTTGGTGTCCAGTTCTTCTTTCAGAAGTCTGCCACAGTTTGCAGACAATGCAGATTCACTGTCCGTAGAATCTAACCAGTCTTTCACCAGCGGTGAAACCTTATACCACGTGATATTAGCATTTGCTAATTTTTTACCGTAGAACACACTTGTCTCAAGATTAAAGATATAGTCGCCAGTTCCCGCTACGAATACATCATATCCATAGCTCTTACCGGATGTCAATTCATCTTTGATCTTAATAGCAGGTGTGTTTTTGACGTTGGAAGTATCCGTTACATTGTCACCGTCTTTATTGACGCTGTATGTAAAGCTTCCATGATACCAACCGGGTTCTGTAATCTGGATAATATCAGTCATAGTACTGGAAATTGTAATCGGTTTATTCAATGTAATATTAGATCCATCGTTTCTAATTAGAGATGCTTTCTTATCTCCAATAGTCATAGAATCACATCCTAACATAAAACTAACATTACCCCGTAGGGGAATAAGATAGTTCCTGAATGGTATCCAATAAACAAATCCGTAACGGATTTGTTTATTGGATACCATTCAGCATATTGTAGAAATTGTAAATGAAGCAATATGTATGAGAGAGGTGGTTAATATGGCATCTGAAAAAGTTTTATATAAAGCTGAAGATGGCACATTAATTAATCTTAGTACTAAGGTAATCAATAATACAACAACTGATAGTACAACGGATGCATTAAGTGCTGCTCAAGGCAAAGTATTAGCTTCTAAGTTTACTACTCTTACAAAGAGTTCAGTTGGACTCGGTAATGTAGATAATACAGCCGACTCCGCTAAAACTGTAAAAGCTGCAACTAAACTTCAGACATACAAGGCTGGCAGCACTACAGAAACATATGGTGATGAGTATCCGTTTTATGTGCAGTGGCAGAGTGATAATACATTGAAACTGACTTGTGATGGTTATAAAACAAGAGTAGATATAGCTGATTCTGCTCTCCCATTGTCGGGTGGAACTTTATCCGGGCAGGTTAATTTTGGGTCCAGCTCATACTATGTGAAAGCAGATGGTACTGCTAATTTCAAGACAGTTACGGGTGCAGTCTATAACGACTATGCTGAGTTCTTCCCTCGTGGAGAAGCCACTGAACCTGGCGATATCGTAGCACTCGATCTTTCTTCTGATCATGAATCTTACATCAAAGCAACTGCAACAAGTAAAATTGTTGCTGGTGTCCATTCCGATGAGTATGCTATGCTTATTGGTGGTGATAAGGTTGATGATGGGAATTACGTGGAAAAGAATATTGAAAAATATATTCCCGTAAGTCTCTGTGGCCGTGTCTTCTGCAAGTGTGTTGGCAAGATTCACCGTGGTGATACGATTGTCGTATCGGATATTCCCGGTATCGGACGAGCAAAATTACCCAACGATTATGTGGAAAATACACAGATCGTTGGATACGCAGTGGATGAAGACATGAACGAAGAGATTCGTCGAGTACGTATTCGTGTAAAGGGGTGATGTGAAATGGCAAGTCAAGGTTCAAAGATTACTGCTTCTGATTTTACCTCTTTGAAAAATCTCGTCAATAGCGAAATTGGTCGGCGAGGTAAAGCAGAAGGTACTGGGCAGAACCAGAGCTACGGAAGTTTATCTTCTTATTCTGGATCTGCTTATCAATATACAACTACTCCTGCAGCAGGAGTAAAGATTGCTACGGAGCATATTACGAAGATTACAACACCAATCGGTGCAATCAATGGATCAACTCCTTCCTTTTCCAGTGGAACTGTGGTAAGAGCATCCGATATTGCAAATGCCGCAAATACACTAAGTGGACTCACTGTCATTAAGGAAAACGCTTCCTCTAGTGGCTGCGCTGGTAAATGCAGTGGACTTTGCTCTTCTGGATGTAATACAACATGCTCAAGTTGTTCCAGTAACTGTGGTAGTGGATGTGCAACTTGCGCTAGTGGTTGTTCTAGTGGATGCACGAATACATGTTCTGGAGGCTGTTCAGGTAGTTGCGATGGCGATTGCAATGGCTGTTCCGGCTGCGACGGATGTAGTGATACCTGTAAAACAGACTGTAGTGGCGGCTGTAAAGAACGCTGTAATGCTAACTGTGCTAGTGATTGTGGTGGATCTTGTAGATTTACCTGCCTCGCACTATGCGGAAATTGCCAAAATTCTTGTGATGATTCATGCTCTGGCCATTGCGGAACAAAATGTACAGATAGCTGCGACCTTGACTGTACTGGATCATGCAAAGGAAGTTGTAGTGGCGGTTGTGACGGTAGTTGTAGTGGCGGTTGTAAGAGTTGCTCTGGCTCATGCGAAGGAAACTGTACAGGTAGCTGTAGTGGATGTTCCGGTAAATTCTTATTTTAATAGATAGTGTGGAATGAGGTGCTATAAGTGAGCGTTTATAAACCAAATAATGATCACGAACTTAAGAAAGTCTTTATAGAAAATACCCCGATAATTAAGTTCGTTTCCCATGATGTATTTGAAGACAACGATTGGAAAGAATTCATGCAGCAATGCCCCGATAATTCGAATCAGTTCGAATGGTGCATTTGGGCCGCTGGAATTTTCCGTTGCGATAATATCATGGATGATAAGTTTGACACATACGCGGCATACTGCGCATCCGTGATTCAAAGCATTGCAAAAGATTGTAATGTGGAGTGTTCTGACGATCGTATGATCGTCCTTGCATATGGTCTCGCAGCACGGACTTTCAATTTTGAAGCTGCAAAACTTGAAAAGTCCGATTATAATTTTGATGCAATGCTTAATGCATCTGATTACGAATGCACCGATGATATTGATTTCTTATCAATGTGGGAAATGCTTGTCATGACTATCCGATTCATTCGTGTTCTTGATCCGTCAAATGTCAAAGCACTGATCAAAGTCATGAAAAAGGTAAATTCCATTCGTGATAAGTATAATGAAGTATACACCCGGATGAGTAACATGACAGCTAATTATTAATATATTTTAGGGAGAGTGCACGTTTATGAAAATTATTAGCATTACGACTCAAGAAAGCGAAGCCGTTGAGCGGGCTTATTATGAGTCGCAATCATATGAATCCATCGTTTCTATTCTCTGTAGAGAATTGAATGAAAACGCAAATCCTTTAACATCTGAGATGCTCCATCATTATATCGACTTGTGCAAAACTGCAAAGATGCGTCTCAAATTGACGCAAGACAATGTAATTGGCAGATACGTCGACAAGTCGGAGTTTAATAATGCCCCGGTAACATTTGATTTTGAGCGCGAGGAGATGTTGGTATCAGATGAAAAAGCGTAATAAGCGTCTCTATGAAGAGTATACTGATATGGTCCAAAGGCTGTATAAGAAAGACTTTGTTCTCAGCGGAGCATTATCAGCATTGAAAATTTGCAGATATGTGACTTTTCAGATTACGAATGCTTGCAATCTTCGGTGTTCTTATTGCTATGAGCATAATAAGAACTGTGGAGCCATGAGCCTTGATACAGCCAAGAAAGTCGTCGACTATATTCTTGACTTGTATGCTGACAACACATCTGATTTCATCTCTCAGCAAACAAAGGGTGTTGTTCTTGATTTTATCGGCGGAGAGCCTCTTCTGGAAGCTGAACTGATTGAGCATATTTGCGACTATTGGTTCGAGCAGTGCTATAAAAGAGACATTCCTCTCGGCCCGTTTACAAGAATCTCGTTTGCTACAAATGGTAAGGCTTGGTTTGAGCCTGCATCCATGCATTTATTTGAAAAATACCATGATATCATGTCGGTCACAGTATCTATTGATGGTGTTCAAGAACTTCATGATATGTACCGTGTTGACAGTAATGGCGTTGGAAGTTTTGAAATGGCTTGGCGAGCTTTTCAAGATGCAAAAGCTCGATATGGCTGGCTTAATTCCAAGATGACATTTGTTCCCGGATCAATCAAATATTTATACTCCAGTGTGAAAATGATGATTGATGAAGGGTGCACTTATATTCATGGTAATTGTGCATATGAGCCCATGTATACAAATGAAGATGGGAAAAACTTGTATAACGAGCTTAAGAGACTTGCCAATTATATCATAGATGAGCATCCGGATGTATTCTTTGCAATGTTTAATCCAGATGAATATGGTGAAGCAGTCGATTTAGTGCATGATGATAACAACTACTGTGGTGGTACGGGAAATATGCTATCATTTGCTCCGGACGGCAAAGCATATCCATGTATCAGATACGCTCCCATTTCTATCGGAAATGAGAAAGCAGCCAAAGTATGCTTTGGCGATGTCAATAATGGTGGACTATACGCAACCGAAGAACAACGCAAAATTAAGCGTGAGTTGGATGCTATCACCCTGACATCGCAATCTACAGACGAATGTATCAATTGCCCTGTATCCAAAGGATGTGGATGGTGCTCTGGATATAATTACGAAAAATATGGTACTGCAAATAAGAGATATACTGGAATTTGCAAAGCACACAAAGGCAATGTCCTTGCTGTGTACTATTATGTGAACACTCGGTATCTTAAACTTGGCGATACGGAACCGAAGAAGATTAAACTGCCTTATGATGAGGTAGTAGAAATTCTCGGTAAAGAAGAAGCTGACAATCTTTTCGCCCTTGAAAAGGAAGCTTTTTCTCACTACGAAATGTAAAAGAATAAGCACACAAGCTGTGATTTTATATCCGGCTTGTGTGCTTATTTTTTCATATCATAGTAGACGGTTAAATATGAAAGGATGTGTTTACCATGGCAAAAATTTATTCTGTATTTACTTTGATTGGTGGTTATGGCCCTGAGATAGAATCATCCTATTTTGATCATGATAGAGCAGTCAATCATCTTTATGAACTTTGCGATTACTATAATGAAGAAATGCGGAATGATCATGTACCGGCTGCTGAATGTCATGAGCCGTATGAAGTTGATGAAGAGACTGAGAAGATATTTTACCCAATAAAATATAAAGATTATCCTAAGCTTAAGCATATGATTATTACAGCATGGATTAGAGAATTGGAGGTTCAATAATTATGAAAGTTTATGCTATTATTTCCACTTATGCATCAAATCCTGAAGCTGAGCTTGAATCTATTGCTTATTCTAGTAGAGAGAAAGCGATTGCGTATTTGTATTCATTATGTGATAAATATAATGCATGGTGTAGAAAATCATCTTATCCAGAGCAGCGTACTCGGATATATGAAGTTGATGAAATTAACGGCGCCATCTATTATAAATACATTGACTCTTTAAATCGTGTTTCTCGTATTGATGAAACATGGATTAAAGAATTAGAGGTAGAATAATTATGAAAATTTATGTTATCGTATGTAGAAATAACTATTCCACGTGGATAGATGATAAAACCTTTACTGAAGAAGCAGAAGCATTCCTATATGCTTACCGTTCAATTTCAAGTCCCGTAATGTGGAAAGTATGTCCGATTAATGTTGATATCTCTAATGAGATGAGTGTTTCTGACACACTACTTGGACAAAATAAGGATGTCTAGATTGAAATTCTCTATGACCCAAGAAACCACTTAGGTACTAGGCATGTTATCTCTCCTTCTCATATAAAGTATTATGCGCTTCCTACAGAGCAAGGTGATATAAATAACCTTAAAAGAGGATTAATACGTCGTATTTATCAAGGGCTTTAAACGCTTGATGATGCGCATACGATAAAGATCATTATCTGAAAACACCAAATTAACGTAGAGAGAGAAAGGAGGAAATATGATGGAAATAAAAGAAGCCATTGTGGAAGCTTGTAGTAATAGTCTCATTACTGCAACAGAAGCAATGCAGTTATTTTCCATTATAACGGAATCCGAAGTAAGTGAAGTTGATAAAGACTTTAAACCAAAAGAAAGTATGAAATTATCATCTTTTCAGAAAATCCATATTACAGAATCCATCACAGAAGAATACAAAAGTAAATATCCGGATCTAAAGCATGTAAGATGCAAAGATACGGATACATACAAGTGTGATGGATATATGTGGATGGACGGAGAAAATCTAGTATGCCATGTAGGATCATGTGAATACTTGGATGATAAAACAAAATGGATCGTATCGTTAGAAATAACGAAAAACTATAAAGGTCATGGATTATCAAAACAACTGATTGATTATGCTGTGAAGAATATGAAATGCAAATATCTATCAGTGGATAAGAGCAATAAACTCGCAAAGATGATCTATGACGAATATGGGTTTAAAGTATATCAAGAAGACAAGAAAATGTATTATATGACACTGGATAAAAATCCAGTAAAATCATGATGAAAGGAGAATATAGCATATATGGATTGGATGAAATTACAACTTTCTATTTATGAAAGTTATTCCAATGGTGATATTACAAAAGACGCATGCGATAGTCTTATCAATTCCATCTATAATAAGATTGGTGATAGTATCGTTGAAGAAGCAGAAAATGCTGAAAACGAATTCATCAATACTTCACTTAACGTGCTTACTGAAAATACTCATGATAGCAATTTACTTATGGAAGCAGCTAATACGTTCGCTGATAAAGTAAAAGCATTATGGGAAAAATTTAAAGCGTGGCTGAAAGCTTTAATTAATAGGCTATTTGGCAGAAAAGAAAAACCTTCCGGGAAAGTAAATGGTCCGAAAGGTTTAATGAATGCTTTAAATACGCTGAAATCGAAAGTGAAATCACTGAAAGGTGCTACTGGAGCTAAGGTAGCAGTAGCTATCGGTGGTATTGCAGTTTCTATCGCTGGTGTAAAGAAAGTTCTCAGCAACAAAGGCGATACAGAAGAAGTAGATGCTAATGCTGTAGATAAATCTTGTAAAGATATCATGGATGGTTGCCAATCAGTATCTGAAGATCAATCCAAAAAAAAAGGTACTGTGGATAAAGAGAATCCTGTATCAAAAGTTATCAAAGCACTCCGTGATACTGCATCATTAATTGGAAGTGTTGTGAGTGGATTGATCCATCGCAAGGCTTCCAATCAAACTGAAAATAAAGCGTCAAATAATCCAGTTCTTAGTAAAGAATTTATGGACGCAATCAATAAGAAAGATAATCTTGCTGTAAAGATTATGATTAAGGATGCTATTGTTTTTGATGCCACAGACACAAAAGGGATTCGTAGTGTTCCTCCTATGCTTTCAGAAGCTAAGAAGAGTACTCCTGAAATTTTTGACAACCAAGAAAAATTCGATGATATGACAGATGATAAGTCCAAATGGACAATGGATTATATGAATTTGCATCTTGTGAAATTGATGAGTGGTAACTTCACGGAAGAGAATATTCATTATCTTGAAAAAGTTGCTAAAATAGCGATGAATAATAATTCTAAGAAAGATACTACATCAAAATCTTCTGATAATGATAAAGAAAGGGGATAGGAAAAATGACAAATTTACAGCACGCTATTATGGAAGCTTCCAATTCAGATCTCATCTCATTTGAAAATGCATCAATGATGCTTACTATGTATGAGTCTGATGGTGAAGAAAAGGACACTATGGCCGATAAGATTAAAAAAGCTTGGGAGGCATTTAAGAAATGGCTTCGTGACCTTATCAATAAGCTTACTGGTAAAAAGATTAACGACCGTGAGGTTAAAGTTCAGGAGCATAAGTGGAATGCTCTTAACAAATGCGCAAGCTATGTCAACAAAGCAGCGTCTAAGAATTTTACTGATGAAGATTCTGATGATGATCCTGTGATTGATAATCTTTTCATTGCATCAGAGTATTTTACTGCAAAGACAGCAATTTCTCAGAAGATGGCAACTGTTACAGTCCAAGAGGTTCATGATCTGACAGTTAAAATTCATAAAGATCTTGATAAGATCACTGAGAAAGCTGAAAATGGTACTCAAACACAGAAGAAGACCACAATGATGTATGTGCGGAAGATTTCCAATAACGTAACCTCTATTGAGAATCAGTGCACGTCTTCTGATCATGCAAACTATGACACTGCTATTAAGCGTGCTTATCAGGATTATTTCGATAAGAATGTCAAGGACTATATGTACGTGCTGAATCTTCAGCTGATGTGCTCTAATGAGGGTCGCCCTGAAGATGACGATGGCCGATATGATTCGAAAGCCGACGCATATCGAGATTTCTGTCAGTCAATTAAAGCAAGAATTGACGCTGAGTATTACAGAATTTCCAGAAATCCCGATATTGCAACTACCGAGGAAGAGAAGGCTAAACTACAAAAGGATCTTGAAGCTGGCAATGTGTCCGGCTATGCTGGTGATGTAATAAATCTTGCTAAGTTTGTTGGTAAGTGCTGCTCTCAGGTTAAAGCAAATAATTCTAGTAGCCTGAAGACAAAGTCTGGTAAGATTTATGATGAATATCATAAGATTATCAATTATCTTGCCTTCGAGATGAGATGGTGCAGGAATGCCAGACTGACTCACTAACAACTTATTTAAAAATACACGTCTTATTAGTGATAATACTAATAAGACGTGTATTTTTTAATTAAGAACGGACAACAAGATCTTTACCATTTCCAATAATACGATGACCGTTTTTATCGAAAACGTCTGTTTCCGGATTTACGTATACTCGTTCAACAGGAACTGGTTTATTACTAAAAACACTCGGAAGAGATTCCACCCAAACAAGAATCCGATGGAGAGTTCGAATCAGCTTACCTGTATTGGTTTGATCGCAATAATGTTGCTCAAGAGTAGAAATGATCTTATTGATACTCTTCTTGATGGTATCCACAATACCAATCAGAGCAGCAACACCAACAAGCACCATGCCTTTCGAAATACGAACGGCATCAACTCCTGCAGACACTGTAGTCCAACCGATCATACCGCACTGAACCACAATCTCCAAAAGGTTTTTATACCAGGCTTCATCATCAATTGAACGTTTTGCTTTCTTGATATCCTTAGCAGATGGACTATCATTCGGATAAAAGAATTGAGTTACCTTAGCCGAAATATCAATAAGACTCTTATCAATATTTTTCAGAAGATCAACTGCTGCTTTCGGGAGAGAAACCTTTTCTTCACGCTTACGTGCGCCAAGCTTTGTAAGAAGTTTGTCCCAAAGTTCAGATACCCATTTCTTAAACTTCGCAAGTGCATTGGAAACCTTCTGGCCGAAAGTTTCTGCTTTCTTTTCAAAATATGCACATGCAGCATCACCGTTTGCATAGTCGATAGCAGTCTCAATGAAAGTGGATTCTGCAAGATTCATTTCTGAAATAGCTTCTTCCATATATGAAGATGATTCAGAATCAATCATATTCATAAGATCAAGTGCTGCCTCTGATGAAATAGATCCATCAGATGCGCCCTCATAAATCATAGATTTCAAATCATAAAAATCCATAATTATATATCTCCTTTCTAGTTTAAATATATTAAGACGCTTATATTGATGTTTTCTGATAAAAATGACTGAGAATAATTGGTTTTATTATTCTCAGTCATTTTTTTAGTTAAGACCAATTACGAGTCCTGAAAGTCTTCTGCATAACACAACCTTCATACCCACAAAGCATAGCGCGAGCAATCTGGAGATCATCAACACACTTTACAATACCTTTGATTGCATCTAAATCATATTTCACATGGTTCTGGTTTTCAATATATCTGTATTTTTCAACAGCATCAGTTGCTTTCTTAGCGCGAGCAATCAATTCTTTTCCGAGATTGCACACATCACCAGACCCTTTCCTAAGATCCGCAGCATACCTATCAAAACTCGGGTCACTGCTACCATAGAAATTTTCGTCGGTTTTATAATAAATCCCTTTAATCAGCTTTTCGCAATTATTATATGCACTCTGTACGAGTTTGGAATCGCTTTGCCATTTTCCATACTGCTTTAAATATTCACCATAGAATGGTTTATTAGGATCCTGCCGTGACATCAATCTAAGATATTTATGGCAATCACCAATAGAAGCGTCAACCGACTCATATACACCGTCAAAGTCAATACTCTTAAGGAATTCCTTTGCAGCAATACGTGCCTCTTTAGAAACCTTAGCGTCAGCAGCCTTACCAGCTTCCGTACTCATAGGAAGCATGAGAACAACTGCGTTACTTACAGCATCTGCTACAGATGCAGCAGCCTGAACAGCAGAAACAGCTGCAGAAGGAGAAGGCTTATTATCTTCTTCTTTCTTCGCTGCGTTATTCGGTGCCTGAACAGGTGTGTCCGTCTTGTTATCATGAAGAACTGTCCTACTATCACGGCGAGCAAGATCTTCATAAGTCTTCGGAGTATGGTTTGAACTTTCTTCAGAAATAGGCTTTGCCGCGTCTGAATCAGCTACAGCGCTCGATGCCTGTGCAATCTCACCAGAAATCTCAATGATTCTCACAGGCTCAACTTCTTCAGTAGGACCTTCAACTTTCTTGGAAGGCTTCAGCTTCTTAACGATCGCAACTGCGCCAACAACAGCTGCCAGCGCGGAAGCAATAGCAACTGCACCTTTAGCGCCCTTAAGCTTATTAAGACCATTCTTAAGCTGTTCAAGAGCCTTCATAAGTCCCTTAGGAACTTTAATCTTACCCTTCTTAGCCTTCTTGGATCTGCCAGTGATCTTGTCGATAATACCTTTGACCCACTTCTTAAACTTTTCCCAAAGAGCACGAACCTTATCACCGAAGGTCTTAGCTGCTTCAACAACGATATCGGTATCAATGCTTGCTGCCGACTCCATGATATTCATAGTAGAATCAATGAATTCGGTTTCAGCATGCCGCATTTCACTTACGATATCTTCGCCACGCTTGTTGTCGATGCTACAAATCATCGACTCACAGACAGCTTCTGAGATATCACCACATTCACATCTCTCATAGAGAGATAACTTAAGAGTATAATAATCCATAGTTAATTTACCTCATTTCTATTACATCAGTCCACGAGATTTACATACAGACTTCAAAGATTTGATCTGTCTAGCATATGCGTCAACTTCACGCTTATACTTTGTATAACGCGTCGCTTTATTTGCTTCCTTATCGCCAAGATCCATATCCTTCGACTGCTTATAGAATTCCTCGATAAAGGTATCTGCAGAATCAAAACAATGAGAGATAATAATCTTTTTCGTTGAATCCGAGATGTTCTTATCATTCATAAGACGAGTAATGTTTGCAATACTCTTACGGATAACAGGGCCGCTGTATGTATATACAGAAAGGAACGATTGGACCATGGTGTCAGACCACTTTTTATACTCAGGACTATTCCGTTCGAACTTCATGACAGCGTTCTTATATTTATTTCCCATCAAGGTGAGATCCACAATGAATTTGCTATGGATCGCCATGACCTTGTCATATTCATCATTCAGCTTCATGTACTTAGCCAGTTCAGCATTATATTCTGATGTGCCGGTTTTGTATTTCGACATTTCGCTATTGACTTCAGACATTTTACTTTCGAGATCATTGCACTTAGCATAATTTCCGCTATCATTATATTTTTTAATGAAAGCATCCATCTTTTGCTTAATAGACTCGGCTTCAGAACCAATAGGTTTTTCACCAGCTTGTGCAGCGTTCATTTGATTGATCATATAATTAGTAATGCCTTTGCGCTCGTCTTCGGTTTCAGCTAAAACGATACTAGCAATAGCACTATTGCACAGCGAAATAATTGGACGAAGAATCTTGATAATCTTACTATCACCATTCTTCGCTTCCAGATCATTCAGTTTACCTTCAATTTTAAGAAGGTTATCTTTAATGCCAGAAACGATATCATCACTATATGCAACGACCATTGCCGTAGTAAAAGCAAAAGTTGAAATACCGATAGTTGACAGGGTTTCCAGCTGTTCGGAATCATAGGGAGGCTTAAGATACTTAATGACATCATCAGTAAGTTTCTTAACCTTCTTCAGATCATAACGAACACGAGTTTTGATATCACCCTTACCAGTCAATTTCAGCTTTACTTCCGAAATCTTATTCTGGATTTTTACAACGATATCATGGACCCACTTCTTAAAAGCTTCCCATGCTTTCTTCAGTTTTTCTGCAAATGATTCAGACTCATACATCATCGAAATCATCTGGTTTGCTTCAGAAATACTAATCAATCCTGAACTTGATGATTCAAGGATTGTGCATTGTAAATCAGTCATGTTATAACCCCTTTCTTATAGATTAAAGCGTTATAAACCTGTTTTCACTATACAACCAGGATTAAATGTAAAAAATCGTTTTTATGAAAGGAGAGTTACCCATACTAAAATAGGTAACTCTCCTTTCATATCATTTCAGATTCAAAGGAAGCATATAAGCATATTTCAGCTTATCAACGATCTTGGATTCTTTTATACATTTCAAAAGCATAGCATAATATTGCGGATCCGGATATTTACAGTCAGCTTCATCCTGAATCTCCGAATAAAACGCCTGTAATGTCATATCCACATTTGAAGAAATATATGTGTAGATTGATCTAGATACGACTACTTTATCAAAACCTTGATTTGCAAAAAGTGGAATTTCCATAGCATGCTTAAACTTAATTCCACCGCCAAATATACTGGTTCCTAAATAAATGCCTTCGGTAATCATATCTTTACCTTTGTATGCATTCATGTAGCACTTAATGGTGTCGTTAAGTTCGTCACATTCACAATTTATGAGTTGATCTTTTATATCCATAGCGGTTTTAAACATGATCTTTGTACTGGTTGGTTTTGTCATGTACACATCATGATCATATGGATCATCATTAGGATATTTCTTACAGATACTAATAGCTCTTTTGTATTCACGGTCTAAATTCTTAAAGAATCTATCAATATCAGCAATACGATCATCTACAACCTTTTTATAGTTATCATATAAAATTTTCTTGTATTCGTCAGTAAGGAATGTTTCAGACCCTTCTGTAACCATAGTAAACATGGAAGCCGCTTCATTAGATGAAATGAGATCATCTTTCATAGCTTCCATGATAGACATTTGTAAATTTGTCATTTTATATCTCCTTTCATAAGTTAGATACGTTAAGAAAACGTTTTTTTTTGTCTTGTATAGCGATTTCTCATACGACAATTAGTTATACATAGTTACTATAGGAGGGTGCTCATGATGTATGATATAACGAAATTAATTACGCCTCATCTTAAATTCATTTATCAGGATAATGAACTATCTTCTCTTGAATATTCCATCTCCGGGTTTGATGAGGAAGGAAATATTCCTGTTGATATTTCAAATCCTATCTTTGAATGGAATCCTTTTGAAGATATGATTTTCTCTGATATAAATGAGGGAATTGAAGCATTGATGGCTTTTGCTGATGCAATTCATGCTACATCACAAGAAAACCGTTACAATAAAGATTCTTATCAGAGAACGCATGATAAGTATAAATTTATCAATGGTATTTTTGATTTCTCTGCAAAGATTATTTGTGGTGGAATTCATGGATGCTTTATTGATATTACACGAATTGATATGGATATTCCGGGTACTCTTCCTCATAAGAAAGGCGTACTCATTAATGGGAATACGGATCAATACTATTCCTCTTTTGGGAATTCATCCATTATTCGTGTATCGGAAAATGGTTCATGGAAATTCATTGATAACTTCCAACAAATGGAGTTTTCTTCTTATGAGAATGCTGCAAAAGTGATTAGTTTCTTAATTGGAAGAAGTACCAGTAAACTTGCTAATGATAAATACATTTTTCCTGGATATGATGGGAGAATTATTAATGTCAATGAATCAACGAATCTCTTTACAGGAGCATTTGATAATCTTTCTCGATATACTCCGTATACAATAACGGGAATGTATCTCATGAGAATTGATACAACTTATCGTGTATTTCCTATTTGTGAATCACGGTATCCTATTGCCAATACAGTAGTACCGAATAATCACATTGTGATGGATCCTGTTACAAAAATCGTATTGGATAGTTTCCATAATCTTTACAGAATTCGTAAGATTTATCCCGATGGTACTATCTACGGAACAGAGATTTCCAATCAGATGTATTCAGAAGAAATTTCTTTGACCATGTATCCATATTCCTCTCTTGATAATTTCAGGAATGTGGTAGATCAGTTCTTAGGAGATGGATATACCGTTATTGAATCAGCATATAATAATGATGGAAAAGAAATTCATCGTATTTGGACTATTTCCAATTATGAAAAGAAAACCACATGGAACTATATGCTGATTGCAAAAAAGATTTCTTATAATAATGACTTCGTAACAGTTTATTATCCGAAATTCATTGATACAAGAAACAATGCCCTCATTATCGATTGATATACATAGATTGAGATAGCAAGTATAGAATAAATATACTTGCTATCTCAATTATATATTATATACATGATGACAGTGAAGTACGAGTATCTGTCAACTAGCTTATATTACTTAGGAGGTAATAATTATGGCTAACCTGAATTGCTTGATCCATGACATCAAAGACATGAAAGAGTGGACTTATCGAATCGATGGATGTGACAAGTATTTCATGTTCAAAGGAAACATCTATCCGTACATCGATGATCCCAATGTCTATCCGAACTGTACTGACCGTAAGAAGCTTCCCGATCCTGTTGAGAGCGTCTTTGATCTCCGCTTCGATGACATCGATGAAGCAAAGAGCTTCTTCGAGACCTTTGATTATTTCAATCACTTCAACGAGAACGTCCTGTATCTGGATCAGTCCATGGACGGTGAGCATCACTTCCCTGATGACTTCAGTGAGAAAGTGCTCACAAAAGAAACTGGTGATCTTCCTGATGCAATCGTACTCGTGAGGAAGACTAAGAACAGCGAGTACGTGGCCATTCCTTGTGACATGGCGTCTGTCTATGTTGAGGATGATGACAAGGAAGAAGCTACTCAGCTGAGAGCAGATGTCAGTACGAAGCTGACTGTATGTGACGGTGTTGTTGCATACAGGAGTGAAGATGGTTCCAAGATCATCCTGGAGGGCTACGAGTATGATGAAATCTCTCGTAATTGGACCGAGGTAACTACTACTCGTCATATTGCTGATCTGTCTCACATCAGCCGCATTGCTGACTTCAAGTATTTCTCCACTGACGACTATCTCAAGATGCTGACTTTCCTGGCACAGTGCAATAACACCAATGGTGTTATTACCTACGAGGAGTACAAGAACGTCAACCATGCATCCAATGCAAGTGAGTATATCGATCTTGTCATCTATGATGCGAATGACCATAACTATTGTGCGATCATCTATCGTGAAGATAGTCCCGACTATCCTGTTACGATTCTGGAGCCGAACATCTACGAGCGCATTGATTCCATCAAGAAGATGTTCCATCAGTAAGGAGGTTCATTCATGGATGAATTCATGAAGAAAACTGTTGTAGGTAAACCTGGGTATATCGTTGATACAGATTCTCATAATATCTACTACAGAATTAATGGAGTACCGAACTATACACTTCGTCATGATGGAGTTATCTGTTACATGACGAATAATACATGCACTGACATTATCAAGAATCTCAGTGATGTTATTTTCACCAACATGGGTGAAGCTCGGATATTTCTCAAGTTCTTTGGCTGTGAAGCATCTGATGATGTGAACTATCCGGATATCTTCTATGCTGGTGGTGTATCGGATGACAATAAAGTCTTTGCTGATCTCACCAGTTATGCATATGAAGAAGATGTCTATCTTCCGAATAATATCATTATTACATCGGAAGCAAGCATGCATGATGGTACTACGCTGTATCGTCCGCAGGTCATGAAAGAGTGTGCTTTCAATCTTTCTGAGATTAATGACCATAATATTAATATCGGTTCTTTTGGGTCACAGATCTTAAAAGGAATTGATCAGCTTCCTGATTGCTACTTCATTACCGGTGGAGTGAATCGGAAACTGATTCAAATCAGAATGGTCCAGTCTCCCCTTACAAGTACTAATAAGGTGCTTCGTTGGAATGTGTCAACTCTTTCTCCTGAGCATGCAAAAGACATCACTAATTTCAAATTCAATACGATTGATCAGATTGTCTTTGCATTGAATCTCTATGGTGTAAAAGACGTTACAGCTTTCGATGAGGTGTTTACTTACAGCCATCCCAGTTATGGTGGAGAGAGAACCTTTACAAGACACTACATCCGGTACTTTGATAAGGATGATAAGGAAGTCATCCTCCTGTGCCGTGATAACATCATCTCAGACAAAGAGAATGTATTCAATGTCTGTGAAATCGTCTAAATGACGGAAAAGAAGATAGTACGAAATGCAAATCGTACTATCTTCTTTTTTGTTCCGTAAACCTCCATTTTCATTTATATATTATAGAGATATATAAATGAAAGGAGGTGAAGGAACATGCTCACCATGGGTCAGAATCCTGTATTCGACAGCATGGAGTCTGCACAGATGTTCGCTGCAAGATGCGGCGGTCACTTTGTGCAGACTCCAGGCGTCAACGCGGATATCGATCTTGGGAACGGACATATGCTGAAAAGCATTCGCTTCGTCAGGGATCCTATCCAGCCTATGCAGATTCCAAAATCCGCTAGGTAAATGAAAGAAAGGTTAGGTTTGATCTTACCATCAGACCTAACCTTTCTTTTTTGTTATCATACTTATATTTTTTTAAACTGCAACAGGAATATTCTTAACCTGAGGGCCTGCCTGATAATTTTCCACAATCAGAGAATCCGTTGTGAAATCATAGAAGTTCTTGATCTCAGGATCAAGGGTAACCTTCGGTGCGTGATAAGTGGGTCTGGTAATCATCTCTCTAATAATATCCATGTGACGATCATAAATATGAGCATCAGCAATGACATGCACCAGTTTACCAGCAGTCATGCAAGATACCTGTGCAACCATCATGAGAAGAATTGCATACTGGCACACATTCCAGTTATTTGCAACCAGAGTATCAGAACTACGCTGATTGAGAATCATATTCAGTACAGGTTTATCGGAGAAGGGATCTACCGTTACGTTCCAAGTAGTAGAATATGCACAGGGATACAAACCCATTTCAGAAAGATCATTGAAGTTGTAGGTATTCGTCATGATACGGCGAGAATAAGGATCGTTCTTTAAATCATAAAGAACTGCATCCATTTGATCCATCATGACATAAGGATTTCCGTTCTTTGCAAATACAGTATTCTCAGGATAAGCACCATAGATGTTCATATGTGCTTTGTGATGCTTATACTGCTTACCAATCTGATAGCCATATGCTTTACCAATGGAACCATCAGCATCTGCCCAAGAATCCCAAATATGGGAATTCAGGTTATGGACGTTATTATCCTTCTTCTGGTAAATCCAAAGGATTTCATCCATACAAGATTTCAATGCAGTCTTACGAAGAGTCAGTGCAGGAAATTCTTCACGAAGATCATAGGTATTTACAATACCAAACTCCTTTGCTGTACATGCAGTAATCTTCGTATCAGGCCACATTGCTCTTGTAGCATAAAGAGGTACAGGACCAAGTTCAGAATATTCTCCAATATGGAGAATCTTCTTACACTCATCAATGAAAATATTATCAGCCTTACTCATGTTTCATTTTCTCCTTACATATCTTCTAGTGCGTTATAATACGTAATATGCCTGCCAATATTGGTATGAAGAATATCATACGTATCATGACCAGAAATAATGGTATACTTATTCTTATCCGTCATACGAGGTTCTATTGCATTAACTCCATAGGTATATGTACGATTATGGCCGCTCATACAATCATCCGTTCTAGGATGCACACAACCAACAAAGCAGTTATCGTCAAGATCAAACGTATACTCATACTGTGCAATATAAGAATACTTTGCAGATCCAATGTAATAGTGCCTATTGAGTCGACTATATGCAAGAAGTTTCATAATGAGAGAGAATCGAGATTTCTTAATGAAATAACGAATCTTTCCCATAATCCAATAAAACTTCTCCTCCGTACCAGCCATCACACAGATATCAAAATCAGGATCAGTGAGTGCACAATATGCAAAATACGCACAAATCGTTTCTTCACCATATGCATAATCTGGTTGAAAGTTATAGAAGACGTTATTGTGACTGAAAGCATTGAGAATCATTTCCATATTGAATGGATAGAGTGCCTTAGAATCAGGATTTCTCATCCTATCAATAAAATCCATGAACGCTCTTTCTTTCTGTTGAGATGAAAATATCTCAGGATACATATGAATTAGCTCTCCTTTCTATGATCCGAAAATAAGACTTATACTCAAGTTGAAAGGATACTTAAGTAAAATAAGAAAAAAAAAATAAGGGATACCTAACTGGATGTTAGGTCCCTTATCGTGATTACTCACAATCGTAATCACGATAGCGACACTCCAGAATATCAGGATCAAGAGGATCGCCTTCATTAACTTCGATGCTGAACTTACGGATAGTGGTGTTTCCGTACAAACTCCGTTCCGGATATTTTACGGAAATGAAGTCCTCGCCCATGCTATCCACGACAGCACCTTTATGCTCCGTGATGAACCGTCCGGCCTCCATGACCATGATGGCTACTGCTCTTTCGAAAGAGCTAATAGCTGGGAAAACACTACCATTCTCGACTACGCGCTCCGAGATATTTCCAACCCCAGCCGTATCCTCATAGATGACAGCGAACTTATCGTTGTAAGACATTATAGTTTCCTCCTTATAGAAACTAATCAATGAAGGTTACTCTTCTTCGCCTTCTTATTATTCGCATTTATAATATATCATTATAATTCTAAACTATACGATTATTGACATTTTGGAAACTAATAAGGAGGCTATTGTGCTATGGTTATTATTGGATTCCCTGCAATTGGTAAGAGTTCTTACCAGAAAGATCAAGCAAGATTTAGTGCTTATGAAGGTCCTAGATGCATTGATCTGGAATCGTCTAATTTTGTCAAATCTCCTAATTGGGAAGTTAGCTATGCAAATATTGCAATTGATCTATCCCGTCAGGGATTTGATGTGTTCTGCTCTTCTCATAAGCTTGTGAGAGAAGCATTATTAAAGAAAAAAGAAGATGGTGAGCTTGATAAGCTCTTCATCATTTATCCAAGCATTACCGTATACGATGCTTGGCTAACGCGATGCAAGAATCGCTATTACACAACACAACTTGAAAAAGATTCAAGAAGTCTTGCTCGTGTACAGAATTTCTTCCAAGCTGATGTTATGGAATTGGATGAGGAAGTAAAGGCCGGTAAGTACACGGATGCATGTGTCATTGATGGTCCTTACAGTCTCGATCGGATTATTAGAGGATTTAGAAAGGCATGATTATTCTATTTGATTTCGATAAAGATCCGGAAGAAGAATTCCGTGAATACGAATTGAAATTACGACGTGACATAAGCAAACGTATTTTCATGATGGAACCTTTATCATGGTATGAGCCATATAAGAATAAAAAGTATGAAGCTATGGTTGCTAATGCAATTAACCGTAGTAATCTTAAGGACGAAATCGTATTGCTCCCTGCATACTTTGAAGTTCTTTCATGCTTGATAAGTAGGAATGAATTAAAGGATTGCTACTATATAGCAATGCCACAAGGTATTTCTGATATTGAGGAGAATTCAGCCTTCGATATGGAAGAAGTACTAATGAAAACCAAAGGATATGCTATTGATTATCCTCGTTATAGTAAATTCATACTGCACGTGACAGAATTTATCAAAAAGAATGATCGTAGCGATTTCTGGAAATGGTTTAAGTTTGATAGAGGATTATATTAAGTAATCACTATGATAACAAAAAAGAAAGGCTAGATCTGATTGGGTCAAACCTAGCCTTTCTTTATCGGTTAGTGGCGAACTACATCTACCACTCCGTCATGGTGGTACGTAGTAGCAATTTGCTCCCACTCAATACCTTCAGGTAATGAAACGGATGCATTATTGCCATTGTGGTAGACACTCATGATCGGTCCATCTACACCGAAACGTACACTCTTAGGGAGAGCTACAATTCCGCTGTACATGAAGTCTGGAATCGATTCACGAATCACGGTAATCACCTCCTTTCATTATATATTACCTCTATAATATATAAATGAAAAAAGAGAGTATACGGGACAAACGAAGACTATATCTTGGTATAACCTTGATATAGTCTTCGTTTCTACCATGCGAATTACACTAGCATAAGTAACCCTGTTCGTATAAAATCTTTTATGAAAGGATGGGTGCATTACAATGCGCGCTATAGTTGCAGTTAGTAATAACTGGGGTATTGGAAAGAATAATAAACTTCTTTTCCATATCAAAGAAGATATGCAGAGATTTAAGGAATTAACTACCGGGCATGTCTGTATTATGGGAAGAAAAACATTTGAATCTTTCCCATTTAAGAAACCATTACCAAATCGTACCAATGTAGTATTGACTCATGATACAAACTACAAGAGTGAATACGATAATGTGATCATCGTTCATACCATGGATGAACTTAAGGAACTCATTAAGATGTATCCTTCGGAAGAAGTTTATCTCATTGGTGGCGATAGTCTTTACAATGCATTGATTGACTATTGCAGTACAGCATACGTTACTTACGTTGATAAAGAAATGGATGCTGATGCATATTTCCCGAATCTTCATAAGAAGAAAGATTGGTGGATGATGATTGATACTTTCCCGAATTATCATCATGATGATAAGACAGGATTGAATTACAGATTCTCTACCTATATCAATGATAACGTAAAAAGTTTATAAAAAATATAATCAATTAGGAGAAAGTAAAGAATATGAAAACCGGATATATGATAACTCGTTATATGACAAAGAAAAAAAATGGAACGAGTCATATTATAACACCGAAAAACTTCGTAATGCTGGCTGGAAAAACACCAGGTGTCTTTATGAATGAATCAGATGGATGTAATGCATTTGAAGAAATCACAAATAAAGTACTTGATATGCATGATAAGTTCGAAGAAGATATGAGTGAAAGAACTTCTCATATGCGAGTATTCCATGATAAAGAAAATGGATTTGACTACGTATATGTGTTAGAAACCATTTTCTTACAAGAATAAAAAATACAGGCTATACTAGAAATAGATCTAGTATAGCCTGTATTTTAGATTATTTTTAATAGGAGGTTTTATATATTATATACTTGGTATTATATCATTAAATCAGTCTTTATAATATTACGTATTAGCCCTATATTTAAGGATGTTGAGGTCATCAGACTGATCTTTGTATCCATGAACAACTGCATGTGCTTTACGCGGATCCTCACCTGCAATTAAAGAAAGCGCGCCATATGTAGCATCCATAGCTCCTCCAGCAACACAACGTAAAATAAATTTTACAATATCTTGAACGAATCCTATTGCTTTTCTAAGTGCATCAATGCATTTAGATGATTCCTTATTCGGGTCATTTGATTCTGATTGTTTTTCTGCATGTTTTTGCATATCTCGAGACATCTGTTCAGAATCCTTAAGAATTTTTCCCAAGGTATCACCACCAACATAGTCGAAACGGACATCATCTGAAAGTTCACGCTCATGCTTTATGTAACTGATAAAACTTAAGCTGCTAACAATAGCAATTGCTTGAGCATATCCTGATGATGACCCACTTATTAAGTTATGAACTGCAGTTTTTAATTGTGAAAACTTTTCACGAAATCCTTTTGGAAGTTTATATTTTTTATCATTTTTAATATTAGGCTTTTTATTAAAAATCCTATTGATAATAGATTTAATCCATTCCGCAAATTTTCTCCATGCAGCTTTAATTTTATCGATAAACGTAGAAGCTGCCTCTGTCATTACATAGAAGTCACTTTCTTTATTTACGACAGACATGGAAGATTCAATGAATTCATTTTCAGCAGATGCTGCTTCACTGATGATTGAATCTACATATTTCTCATTGATTGTTTCAAGCATATCACATGCTGCATTCTTTGTAATTTCACCATTTTGATAACTTTCATAGATAGAAAGTTCCATATCTCTAAAATTCATAGAAATACCCTCACCCTTTCAAATGGATAATTGTATGATAAATATTAAGAATGTGTTTTTTTTGGTAATATTAGCAATTCAACGTTTTTATATCTCGTTACATCGCTCCCTAGTTATAGAAATTACAGCTATAATCAGGGAGCGAAGCCAGATTTTCATTCATCGGAGACGGCCGATGTGCTGCACCGATGTATTTAAAATCAACAAATGGTGGTGTATACATTGTAGGATTTTATATAAATTAACATTGCACTAGATCACAAATATACTAAAAATACCTAGTATGATAATCATTGCATTATCATACTAGGTAAAAGAACCATCTGTTTGACATAAAATGAGCATAAATGTGACGTAAAATGCAGTATTTTGATAGAAAAATACTGGAATATACATCTATAACAAATATACTTAGTATATTTGTTATAGATGTATATTCCAGCCAAATGGAAAAATATGTCGAAAGATTGGTTGATAACGATTTTTGAAAATGAGGTGAAAATCGTTATGAAAGCCGAATATAAGGCAGAGAATATCAATGCGACTGAACTTTTGCTAAGGTATGCTGAACCAGAAAAATTCATCCTCCCAAAAGAACACACGAATGATTTTGGAGATGTAGGGCATGATTCAAAATCAATGCAAGTATTTGAATCATATGAGCTGGAAGGAGCTCCTGATTTGTATGGACATATAATCCATATAAATGGTCAATACGGTAGCATGTATCATTATGCATCATCTGAGTTATTCTTAGGATGGCCATCGCATACCGATACTACATCTATAAAAACGCCACCCATATATTATAGAGCTCATTCAGATAAAATCGATGAGCTTGGTTGGACACCGTGGAGAAGACTTGTTTACGAAGACGAAGTTGTAGAAATCGTAAATTCAGTCTTAGCGGAAAAAGGATTGATTTAAGGAGAATGAATATGGCTGAAAAAATTTTACTCACAAAAAAAACAATGAAGCCATCAGCCTACAACCGATAGCAATTCACGACATTGGTGTTGATTATATCCGATTCACCAACGGAGTTCAAATATGCTGGGGAACTAAAAGATTTAACGGTGATGAAATTGATTTAAATCAAGACGTATCAAAAGCATTCATTAAATTTCCAGTAGCTTTCAATAGTGTACCTAATATTATACTCGGGCGTCAATGTGGATATCGTTATACTACAAACAACGATGATGCTGGACTATATGCAGGGTATATAGAACCAGACCATTTTGTAGTCTGTGGCTCTACTAAAATGGACCGTTCTGAAATCGCAGTGTGTATGTATGTTGCTTTTGGTAGATGGAAATAAAGGAGACTATTATGAGCGAAGTTTTCGTTGAAAAAAAAAAACGAATGAACTTATTCAGCTAATCAGCGTTGCTGATGCTGGAGACGGTTATATTCGTTTTTCTAATGGATTACAAATATGCCATGCCATTATAAACGATGATACCCCAAATGAAACTATCGGAAATTTCAATGGTGGTACTGTTACCTTTGCTATGCCGTTTATCAATGAGCCATCAATAACATTATCACGATGGCTAAATGACCTATATTACAGTAATGAATATAGAAAAGAAATTCATTATTCATCACTTAGTCGTAAATCATTTATAGTTGTTGGCGTTAATGAAGCTGATGAAGCTAAAGTTATTAACTTTTCCTATATCGCAATAGGAAAATGGAAATGAGGATTTTTATGTATATTAATTTGAAAAAAAAAAACGGAGAGAATATTTCTGTAGTAGCTGTCGAAGATATTGCTAATAATTATATTAGATTTTCTAACGGTCTACAGATTGTATATTCAAATGGAATGATCACGGAATCAGGAGATACTATAACATTTCCTGTAGACTTTACCACAAATCCAGTTATAGTATTTAATCGTGATGGAGGATGTGATGGACTTTCCAACATCCATGGAGCTTTCGTTAACGGGCATGAACATAAAATATTCATTGATGATCCATCAAGTGCTATATTTCCGATATACTTCAACTATATTGCCATCGGTTGGTGGAAATAAAAATCCAGCATAAGCTAGTCTTGCATTTCTTAGCCTATACTGGATATAAAGGAAAATTAAAGCGTATAAGACCGAGTGTAGTTCTCAGCTACACTCGGTCGCTTTAACCCTAAATTACTGTAGATTGTATAGTATCTATTTACACATCCACATAAGGGCCATATGTAGCGCTCATACCTTCAGGATCTGGATAATTCACAAATTTAAAGCTTAACTGAACTGCATCAGCTTTTCCAGTATTCTTAACCTTACTCTTGAAACGGTTAAGAATATCTTTTTCTTTATAGTACGGATCAATACTAAGTTCGATTTTCTTATCACTATGAGTAAGCTTTGTAGTGATTTTAGGATCACCTGATTTAAGATTATCAATTTTGATGAATACTTTCACTGTATCCTTTGGAAACTTTCCCTTTCCGAAGTCATCAAGTAAGGTATTTGCAAACTGAGTAAATGCATTATCATCTGGCCAGTCATCCTCATTACTCAATATCTTAAGTTTCTCAACAACGAAATCACCATCCACAAGGCCTTCTTTATATGCTTCAAGAATAGCTTCTTGTAAGTCCATTTTATTAATCTCCTTTCTATAAGTATTTTCATTAAGAAATTGTCTTTTCCTATAAAATACCCTGAAAAACAAATAGCTAATCATACTAACTTAGTATAATAACTCATGAAAGGGGATAAACCAAAATGATCGAATTCGATAAAGAAAAGATCTTCAATGGTAGCCCTGTGAAAGCTCTTCGGAATCAGTTCGAAGAATTAAAGCAGGACTATACGAAGGCTAATGCAATTCGGTATTCTCAGGTATATAGTGAGATGACTCTCACTGATATTCTGGATGGGTCTGAATATATCTTTACGGAACCTATGCGTGGTTGTGCTTTCTATAAAGATCTTATGGAAAGCTGTGTAATTCCTTACGATCGTATCGAAGAAGAGTACGATAAGGTGAATCATTATCTGAAAGAAAATCAGAAAAAGATGAGCCCCACGATGCTTACTGAGTATACTGAACTTCTGAACCTCATGGAAACGAAGTTTACGAATACTTGCTATACTCGTATGATGTATGAGACGTTCCATGATAATACTCATGCAAATGATCGTTTTTATGATTGCCACTTCAATCGTGAAGATGGCGTCATTGAGGAATCTACTGCAAATCCCATTTATAAAGCAAAGGGTCTGCGTCTGATTGATGCAATTACCCTTGGAGTTAAAAAGCCTGAAAAGAATGCTTCTTCCCTGTATAAGTACATGGTGGAAGAAGCTTTAGTTGAGAATCCTACTACTCCGGAAGAGTATCAGCTGAATGCATACACAACCAATGTGGTTCGTCGTATGATGAAGGATTCCTACATCTCTGAAGCAGTCAATAATCTTCAGAATATGAATCTTCGTACTCTGCTGAAGGGTCTTGCTAAGGAAGACCAGAGTGAATTTCTTGAGTCTGTTGTCATTGAGAAGGGTGATCCGGATGACATCGTCTATTCCACTACTGAGAATGCGGTGAATATGATGTTTGATGATGAGGATTCTCATTGTATCTTTGCAGAGAGTGATGCTCAGGAGAAGATGCATCGTCTTAGTTGTGAAAAAGCTATCATCGATATGAATGAAAGCTTCCTTTCTATGGATGCTATCAATGGTGTATCTGCTGGGTCTACCGCAAACTGGGATCCTATTGTGGAGAAGATTTGCTTTGAGTCTTCTTCCATCACAAAGATTCCTACTGATATTTCTGAGCAGGTTAAGATGCTTCGTGAAAAGTCTGAAGAGATTGCCAACGAATATCAGCTTACCTGTGAAGCATATTACACTGCTGATGGTAGCCCTTCTAAGGTTGTGGCAATGGCCGTCAACGAGTATATTCCCAAGAAAGCATCCAAGCTGAAGAAGCAGAAGGCTGAGGATCTCGATGACGATGAAGATGAGGACGATTCCGAAGATGATACTACGGATGATGATTCATCTGATAGTGGTCATGCTGAGACCGATGCTGAGCATAACGCAAAACTTCAGTCTAAGAAGGATGCTCAGACAGCCAAGTATGCTGCCATGGATGACAGCGATATAAATTTTAACGAAGCGTCAGAAGACGAAGAGGAAGAAGACGATAAGAAGAATCCTAAGTCTGGCAAAGCCACTTCTGACGCAAAAGCATCTCCTGCTAAAAAGGATGATGGGGAAGAAGCCGAAGACGATACTCAGGATGATGAATCTTCTGATGATGAGGACGAATCTGATTCCAAGGAGCCTGTAAAGGATACTGTGGATAAAGAAGAGCCTAAAGCAAAAGAAGATGAAAAGAAACCTGATGAGAAGCCTAAGGAAGTAGAAAAACCTCAGAAGCGTTCTCTTGCTCAGAGGATTCAGAATAAGGCACTGGATACCAATGCTAAAGTTCATAAGAAGCTCGCTGAGATTCATCGTAAGAATATCGACCGAAAGAACGCTGCAAAAGCTGTAGGTAAAATTCCTGCTGGTGCTGGCGGTATGTTGAAAAAACAAATTGCTGAGTGGGAAGAAATGGATGATGATAAGCGTAAAGAGTATATCATCAAACCTGGTACTCGTAAGAAGTACTTCCGTGCTCTTAAGTTTGCTATTGAGCATTACATCGCTTTTGCCATTAATCCTCTGATGAATATCGTTCTTCTTATTTGCCAGAAGTTCTCTCATGATAAGGATATTCGTATTCGTAACGAATTGATTCATGAGCTTAAGACAGAGCAGAAAGTCATTGACGCTAAGATTAGCGATATGCAAAGTAATCCGAAGATGAATAACGAACGCTATAAGCTGATGCGCTTTAAAGATAAGCTGGATGCTGAAATCGTTCGTGTCTCTGCAAATTCCAAGTATGTCTAATAGGAGTACACATGATTTCCCATATTATTGAAGCAATCATTGCCTGCTTTATTCTGGATGGAATCTTTTACTACATGATTCCTAATGCTTATAAGCATATTCTAAATAAAGCACGTAATATGATGTAACCTATATGACAAGGAGAAAGTATATTATGAATCCAATTTTGATTCATCTCTTAAATGGCGTAAATTATGAAGAGTGTGCAAATCTCATCAAAGGGCTAATCCTATTTTGGTGGTTCATTCTTATGCCAACAACCATTACCGCGATCTTTATAGATCAATTCAATATCATCTATAATAAAGCAATCATTCAAGCAAATGATGCTTTTCCGAAGTTAGTAAATCATTGGAAGAATCCATTCTATCATTTCGCTATTTTGGTATCGGCAATGAGTAGAATTATTTTCATTCCAATGAATTTACTACTAGCATATGCAGATGGGAAGGAGAAGTGGTGGAATTGTCTGTAGATGAAATTTCTGGTATCGTAATTGGTATTGCAGGAATTCCATTCCTCATTGCATCAATCGTTTTATTGCTTCCAACATTTAGCAATATGGCTTATTGTGTAGTGTGGTTTTTACGCGATTACATAATCAATCCCATTTATGATACAATTCATGATTTCGTTTGTAGTTGTGTAGAATCACATCACAGACGTGAAATCCATAAGAAAGGAGGTTTTCGAGATTGATTGAAGCAGTTCCGATGAAAAGATCTCTTTTTAATTCCTTTATGTTTGAAGCTCCTGGTGATGAAGATGATGGGAAGGTATCCGTTACTGTAGCACCTAGAGCAAACCGTGGTAACGATTACGGTGATGATACCGTGAAAGCTACTGTAAGACCTACTGCTGCTCGTGGTGCTACTGACTATGGTGCAGACGACGATGCAGAAGATACTCCCGATGATACTCCAGACGCTCAGGATGCTGGTGATGATACCACAACCGATGATACTGGAGATACCGATGAAGGAGATGATACTGATGCCGATACTGCAACAGACTATGGAGCAGATGATGACGACGATGGCACCGGGGATACTGGTGATGAGTCTGGTGATGATGGTGATTCAGCACCCGAAGGCGATGCTGGGGATGATACTGATTCTCCTACGGACTATGGTGCTGATGACGGTGGCGACGATGGGTCTGATGCTGGTGGTGAAGATGACTCAGGCAATTCAGGGGACGGTAATAGCAATGGGAATAATAAAGGCGAAGCACTTCGTAAGTTCCATATGTATGCTCGTTTCCAGCATCTTTACAACGTAATCGAAACTTTCATTGAGAAGATGAGAGATGTCGTGAAGGATGACCCGACACAGAATGCTGTCATCAAACGTGTTACTACGAATTTTACAAATCTTTATGATAATCTTTATGATTTCATGATGGTAAAATTCTCCCGTGCATCATACGTAGAATTGCTCGTCTATATGGAACAGGCCGTTGCAATTTGCAAACTCAACTTCGAATTGCTTAAAAACAACAGGATTGAGCTAAAACAGTATCCTAACGATTGGAAATAACCAACTCCAATTTGTAATGGATTTCTATTACATATGAGTAATTCTTTTAATTCTATAAGAAAAGGAGCGAATTCGCAATGAATAATCATCTGAGTTTTCTGACCGAATCTTCCAAGGGCTTCCAGGAGACCCCTACCATTGGTAGCTTCTCTCTGGGTGCACAGAAGAATGAGTTTGATACCGTTTTTGAGCAGGCATGTAATGAGCTGATGGCTCAGGGTATTGATGCTAAGATCAATATCAATGACCTGGTTCAGAATAAGCCCATCTACGAGGCTTATCGTGATGCCCTGCTTTCTAACCTGAAGGATGACTGTGAGAATTTCCAGGATGTTGCAGAGGGCACCCGTTATGCTACTCTGTACGAGCAGACCGAGGCTATGCTGGATAACTGCCGTGCAGACCTGCTGCAGGAGTCTACCCGCGTTGGCCAGCTGCTGCCCATTAAGGCAGTTGACTTCCCCGTTCTGATCAAGCAGAACCTGGCTCTGGCTTCCAAGGATATCATCCAGACTGAGGTCACCAAGACCCCCGTCATCAAGAAGCACATCGAGCGTCGTTGGGTCGTTGATCCCAAGACTGGTAAGCGTTGGGAGTATCCCCAGTGCTTCTTCAAGGATGAGTTCACTGATATCTTCAACGCTGGTAAGGGTCTGCCGATTAAGGATACCGATGTTGATATTACCGCTGGTAAGTGCTTCAACTACAATATCCCGAAGAACCTGACCGATACCACTGATTATACCCGTGAGCACATCACCTTCGATCTGAAGATCGTGTCCGCTAAGGTCACTACCGATGATGGTGATAAGGACTTCCCGCTGGAGATGCGCATCAACATGTCCGATAACACCTGGCTGGGTGGTCAGATTAAGGACGAGAAGACTGGTGAGATCATCGATGTGATCACTGGTACTGTCGACTTCCTGGCCAACAACGTCTGCCTGTCTTCTGCTGCTGGTAAGGTCAAGAGCGTTAAGTTCGGCGGCTACCTGAGCAACGAACTTAACGAGCGTACTGTCACTTGGGATCGCACCCGTGAAGAGTACGAATGGAAGATCGAGGACGGCTTCCGTGTGGATATTCCGTACTCTCTGGAGGAGCTGGAGGATGCAAAGGCTCTGATGGATATGGATCTGTACAAGCTGACCTACAACGATCTGTCTGACATTCTGGTTCAGATGGAGGATAGCCAGATCCTGAAGTATCTGGATGACCAGTACACCAAGTTCAATGGCATTGAGCTGGATCCGCTGGGCTTCAACCCCTTCATTCGTACCCAGACCTTCGACTGCGATTCTAAGACTCAGACCGTCGCCCTGCAGTCCGAGTACATCCAGAAGATGCTGAAGTTCTACATCGATCGTTTCGTTATCGACATCTGCGATAGCGCTAAGATCGACGATATGACCTTCGTCTGCTATGGTAACCCCCGTTACATCTCCCTGCTTGATCCTGAGGTCAACTGGGTGGTGCGTTCCGGTGACTCCGTTGGCGGCGTGAAGGCTAACTACAGCTATGGTATCATGAACGCTGCTGGCATGAAGATCCAGGTTGTCTCTACCTACAAGTACAACAACAAGGACGAGCGTAAGCTGCGCTTCATCCCCTATCCTCTGCATGACAACCAGTTCACCTTCAAGCACTACAAGTACACCACTCACATTCTGACTGCTCAGAACAGTGGTTACCGTGCTGCTAACCAGCCTGGTGGCTCCATGACCTACCTGATGGGTACTACCCGTAACACCACCTGCACCATTCAGGGTATTCAGGGTAGCATGAGCCTGGAGAACACCAACTTCATTCTGGAGAAGTAATTCGTCACAATAAAGCTTGATAAGACGAGTAGTCTTTCATAATAGACCTCCTAGGGTAATATAAAAACTCCCCTCTAGTTGCTATAAAGTGACTAGAGGGGAGTTTTACCGTAAAGTCAAGAATTATAATGATATATTATAAATGCGAATAAAAGAAAGGATCATGAATAAAATACTTCATTTTCTATGATCCGAAAAATAAAAAAAAAAGAAACTTAGGAGGTTTCATTATGTCTACTATTATCAATACCATTAGCACTATCAATTCCGAAGTTGTTGTGAAGAACATCATGACCGCTACAGCTGTCCTTGGTACCGTCGTGATGATTCTGATGCTCGTAGCAGGTACCATCTGCATCATGCAGAATGGCTTGACTTCTCAGGAAGCCAGTACCTGCGGTGCCATCGCTCTCTGCGCTGGATTGATGGTGTACTTTGCATGCAGCTACATCAGCATGCATTGACATCATTCTTTAATTAAAGGAGGAATAAAAAATGTACGAAAATGCAATGGAAATTTATAAGCTTGACGAGACCCATGCAAGATTACTATTATATGACAGATCACATAGAAAACAAGTCATAGCAGAAGCCCTACAGATGCACAAAGATGCGATGGCTGAATATTCTCGAATCATGGAGGCCGTCAAGCATACAAAAGATTCTGATGAGCTTAATAAGCTTTATGATGAGCTCGATAAATCAAGCAATCTTTCAAAGATATCCAACTATGTTTTGAACTTTGTAAACGGAATGAATCTATCCATGTAAAAAAATAAAGGAGAAGTTAAAATTATGAAAGCATATGAAAAGATGACCGCTATCTCTTACCAGAGCTTCCGCAAGATCCGCAGCATCAGCAAACTGATGATGTTTGCTGGTGCTGTAAACACCATCCTGATGGTTATCGGGATGGCTACTTATCGTAGTGAGGTTATCGATCCCACTACGATTGAATGGATCTGTGCATTGAGTGATGCACAGTTCACTCTTGCCATCATCATGATGATGGTTGGCATCATTGGCATGGTGATGTTCGCTTCCATGAATCATGGAAGCGACATCAAGAAATGCTACAAGCTGTGGTGTGAGGAGCATGGTTATGCTCCTTACAACGCTTGTAAGCATTAACCCAAAAAAGACGTCCCGTTCCATTCGCGGGCTCCGTCTTTTTTTGTTTTCATAATGATTTTAACAGCAATCTAACTCGAATACACATGGAGGATCATAGAAAATGAAAAAGAATGATTATGGTGGATGGCTGTTTATGTATTGGATTATTTCTGTATCATCGTTTGTAGCATTCACACTTATGCTAGTATCATGTAATTTCTTTGAATTAGCCGCATGGGCTAAATGTTTTTTGATCGGAATTTTACTCGTTGGAATATTTTCCACGTATTGTGCTTGGAAACTTACCCACAATGACCCCTAAAAACAATTGTCTAATGGTAGTTCTCGAGAAACTATTACATCAATTCTTAAAAGAAAGGATGATTTTTCTATGGCTGATATTGGTCAGAATCTTAAGAGTGCCATTTTTAAGAAGAAGATTGGTAATATCGTCTATGAGCTGATGTTCAAGACGGTTACTGATGTCGTCTATACTATGGATGGCACTACTCTTACTGACGAAATCAAGTCTCTGAAGAATGCTGTATCACAGTGTCCTGATGAGAGTCGACTGACTGATCTTGAGAAGAAGTTTGCTAACCTCGTTCAGGATGCTCCTGAGGCATACGATACTCTGCTTGAGATTAGTCAGTATATTTCTACTCACAAGGATGAGTATGATGCTCTGCTTGCTGTTGCTGGAAATAAGGTCGATAAGGTTGAAGGTAAGGCACTGTCTTCCAATGACTTTACTGATGCTTTCCTGACAAAGCTTGATGAGCTTTATACTAAGGCTCAGATCGATATGAAGTTCAGTGATATCACTACAACTTACGATGCTGCAATTGAGGGGATCAATCATAAGATCAACTCTCTTGAGTATTCTAAAGTCACTGTAGTTGATGAGAATACGATTGAACTTGAGCTGCTGTAACTAATAAAACGGATAGTCTTATTTCTATATGAGACTATCCGTTTTTAGCCATATACATGGATGACAATACACTAATCAAAGCTATTCCATATAAATATAATAAGAAAGGAACGTGATTGCCGATGCGGTTCAATGGTGATTCTTTATCAGATATCGAAAATGGATTCGCTAGTTTGAAGACCTCTAATAGTGATCTTCGTGCTGCTGGTCAAATCAGTGATGGTGTAAAAGCATTGCTTGGTACACCTGTCACGGTTGAAGTGATTCACCCGAAGAATTCCAGTGACGTTTGTGATGTCATGAGTATTTATCCATCACAAGCAACTGTAGATGCTCTCGTTGACGCTATTGTGCAGAATAAGCCGGATAAAGAAATCTGTGATATCTGGCGTAAATCTGCTTCTTGGATTATCGAAATTGATGACCGTATTCTGGGTGATAAGTGTGGTTTGACTCCTAGAGAACTGACTGCATTGATTCTCCATGAAGTTGGCCATGCCGTTGAAAATTCCGATACTCCTATGCGGATGTGTAAAGTCATTAAGCTTCAGCTTGCTACTGCTGATAAGCTTTCTAAGGAGATTACAAAGGATTCTATCTTCAGTAAGATTCTTGCTCTTCCGATTCTGAATGCTGGTGCATTCAATCGAAATCGTGAGAGTATGAAAAAAGAAATGAATGCAGACCGTTATGCAATTAATAACGGTTATGGTAGAGACCTGAATAGTGCTATCGACAAGATCCTTGGTCATGTCGGTGACTCTAAAACAACTCCTGATGAAGACATGGCTACCCTGATGAACTTCAGTGTAGATACTGTCAATAACATGCAGAAGCGTCAGGATGTTATCGTACGTAGGAATTTCTTTGCTATGCTGAAGAGTACTCCGAGTAGAGTTACTCGTAATGCTCTGAATTCTATCAGTAAGCGATTCGTTGGTGAATCTGCTGAAGATATAACAGAGCAGAGCGAAGCTCATTATAATTTCATCCATAATCGTCTAGATGCTATTACGGAGCGTACAGAAGATCTCGATACTTATCTTGAGTTTAATTTCCCCGGTAAAGTTCATCGTATGAAGAAACTTGATCCTATGGAGATTGACTACATTGGTCTTGAAGTCAATAACATCAAAACCAATGATGACAAGATTATGGTAATTAGCTACATCTATTCAAAGCTAGATGTCATTGATTACTACATTGCACTGATTGATAGTAATAACCCGAAGTATGTCATTCCTCACACAAGAGAGTCTCTTGTGAGAATGCGTAATACTCTGAATAACTATCGTCTCGCTGCAATCAATAAGAAACTTCCTGAAGTGAAGTATGGTATTAACTATCAGTATCCTGCTGGATATGAGGGTTAATATAAGTAACAAGTAGTTATTATACTTTTTAGATTAAGCAGATTCTGAGAAAAAAAATAAGGCTGTGTGGTTTTTACATCACACAGCCTTATTTTTTATAAGCTTAGCTCCACATCAGGTTGGTATAATCGCCAACTCCAACGACGTACTTCATAAAGAGGTTGAAGTTACTATCATGATATACTTCAAACCCACGATATGCACGTTCCTGAAGGATACCGAGATCCATTGCACTCAGATCATCACCAGGCATATAGCCAACATCTTCCATGCTATTGAGGCTATTGCCGAGATTAATGAAAGCAAGGAACTGATTGGTATACACCTTACCGACAGTCAGTCTCTGAGCATCACGAGCATTGACAAGGAAGGATTCACCTTCATAAGGGCCGTCGTTAAAATGGCAACGATACATCTTGTTGTACTCAGTCTCTGCTTCCAGACTATCAACGGTGAAGTTGTAATTCGTGGAACTATAAAGAGACTTCTTTGCCATAGTAGTTCCAAATACATCAACAAGGTCGTTGTTGTAAGCAGTAACACCCTTGAGCGCATTCATAGCATAGCTATTATGCTCAGGACTATTGTGCCCGGGATCGCTCGGATAAATTGCACAATACAGATCAACGTATCTCAGATAGATCTGCGAAAACTGTGCATTGTCACGATCAGGACGATTTTCTTTCATGGTTGCAATTGCAATCATATCATCTGCAATAGCAGTCTCACAGATGTTCCAGAAATCGTCAGGCTGGTACTTAGATGCCAGAGCATCCAACTCGGACTTGTCGATGGTATCACGGTATGCAAGAGTACGGACTTCTTCCTCAGTAGGCCAAGGATCAAGCCAACCAGCACTTGCAGGCATAGCAAACATTGAAATGCACATTACCAGTGCAACCATCATTGATACGAACTTTTTCATGTTTTTCTCTCCTTTGTTTTCGCTTTCGTAATCGTACAAATAAAGATATTAATTATCTTTATTCACCAGTATAATATATCATTATATTTTAGATTTATTGATGAAGACGTTACTTTAATCAATGGAGGTGATATAACATTGGGTAATCGCATTAAGCGAATCGGAAATAAATACTATGACACTGGTACTTCGAATAAAAGTTTCCTCCAAGTAGCAAAAGACTTAAAAAGTCTTGGTATCCATAATTACTACTTTATGCTGGAAATTTATGATTATAGTCTGGTGAATATTGATCCTTATGCAGAGAATCTGACAAGAGATCAAATCTCCAGAATTATGACAGAGTGTACCAGAAACCCATGGTATTATCTTCGAGAAATTTGTAGGATTCCTGACCAGGGCGGTGTTGGTATTCCATTTAAAGCAAATCGTGGTAATATCGCACAGACATGGTTAACCTTGCATGGTATCGATTCATGGCTATGCTTGCCTCGTCAGCAAGGTAAAACTATCTCATTCCTTTGCTTACTAGCATGGGCATATTCTTTCGGTACCAACAACTCTACCTTTATTTTCGTAAATAAGGATAGTGGAAATGCTAAGGAAAACTTACAACGTCTGAAAGATATTATTGACTGCTTACCGGAATTCTTACGCTTTGACCAGATTATGGAAGAAGACGAAAATGGTAAGGTGAAATTGGTTAAGGCTGCACGTAATGCTACTAGCATGAAGCATCCTATTACAAAAAACCGTATCATCATCAAACCAAAAGCAACTTCCTATGAGTCTGCATTGTCACTGGCTCGTGGTCTTACTTCTCCTATTCTACATTTTGACGAACCTGAGTTTACTCCGTATATCAAAACGATTATCGAGAACTCAGTATCAACCTTTGAAACTGCATCGAGGAACGCTAAGAAAAATGGTGCTATGTATTGCCGGGCCTTCTCTTGTACCCCAGGTGACTTGGATACCTCCATGGGACAAGAAGCACAAGAAGTTCTATCGCATACTACGAAGTGGTCTGAGCACATGTATGATATGCGATACGATTCACTTAACGATGACAAGAATGAGCTTCTTCAGTACGTCAAAAATAACGGTGGAAACGGAATCGTATATATCGAATACTCTTATAAGCAACTTGGCCTCACGGACGAGTGGCTTCGGAATATGTACAATAAGATTCAAAACCCCGTCGTTGTAAAACGTGAGATTTTGCTTCAAAGAATTCGTGGTAGTAGTGATTCTCCGTTCGATCAGGAAGATATTGAATATATGGCATCTATGGTGAAACCTATCGTTGATGAGTTGTATCTGTGTGACCATTTCAGATTCGATATCTATAAGAAGCTTGAGAGACTTACTCCATACTTAGTAAGTATCGACTGCTCTACTGGTACCAACGGAGACTCAAATGCTATTACAATTATCAACCCGTATACGGTAAGACCTGATGCTGAATTCAAGTGTCCGTATATTGGTGAGACACAATTCGAAAAACTCATCATTGAGTTAGTCCAGGAGCATCTTCCTAGAGCATGTATCATCATAGAGAGAAACTCTGTTGGTGATGGCATTATCGATCATCTTCTGAATTCTCCTATTAGATCAAATCTTTATTTTGATAAGAATAAAGACTTGGTTGAATCGAATCTTGCCGAGCAGTCGAATGTCGTCAGTATGCTGAAGCGTCAAGGAGATCAAAAGAAGTTCTATGGCGTTTATACCGACAATAAGAGTCGTGAAGATATGATGGCTATTCTGTTTAGACGAGTGGCTGAATTCAAAGACGACTTTGTTACTAAGAATATCACCGATGATATTGCCCATCTTGTACGGTTTAAGTCAGGAAAGGTAGCTGCACAAATTGGTTTCCATGATGACTCCATTATGTCTTACCTCATCGGTATGTATGTATGGTACCATGGTAACAACTTAAGTATGTGGGGCATCGTGAAGGGAGCTAAGGAGATTGAGAACCAAAATCAAGGTCTCCATAGATCCGTTGAAGATATTGAGAATATGGATATTCTTCCTGCTGATACAATAGAAGCTATGAAGAGGCAGGAGAAAGTCCGTAAGGAAAATGACTATGAGAAGATTATGAGAGAAGCTCTCATTAAAGCTCAGAGAGAATCCCTTGAACTCCATAGGAAGGGTCTTGTTGAAAATGAGACTCTTGATAAATCCCAGGATGTACAACTGGAAGAAATCTATGGTAATAATTCCATTGATATGAGTTTCTTCGATGAGATGAACGGTATGGGTTCTGATAATGGGTCTTCTTCTAATCTTTCAAATTTTGATTTCTTAAATGGCTTTTAAAGCATAATAAGACTCCAAGTACTTACAGTTAGTACTTGGAGTCTTATTATAAACTGAGCATGGGAACCATAGCTCGATCAATAATCGGAGCGCATGTGTGTTTGCATCATGAACAGAAAAACCATGACGAAAGAACGTAGTATGAAACCCTGAGAAAAGACCACAAATGAAAGCAAACCTGATCACTGTATGTTCACAAAGGAGGTTGTGACTTCTGAAAACTCGAAAGGAATCTTTTATGGAGGTCGAAAATGGTGTTATTACGCTCAACGATAAAAAGCGATGATCGTTGTTAAGCAGCAATATGGTATATCCATCATGCTCAATTTACACATCTGTTATACCTATATTTTAAATTAAACGGTTCTCTAGTAGTTTATTACTATACAAAGCACATCCTATTAATATCCCTAAAGCAATAACGTAAAGAAAGGACTGTAGTAATTATGATTAATACCCTACAAAGTAGTCTGTCTCAGGCCAAGGAGCTTCTTGATGCCATGGATGAGCAGATTAAGATGTATGATGGCGTGATTGATTCCATGATTACAAATCATGGTTTTAACAAGCGTCTGCGTGATGTTCTCAGTAAGATGTCGAAGGAAGCTGTTGAGCAGATTGATTCTGCTAAAGTGGATCGCATCATTACGTTCACTCAGAGCAAGCTGGATGAGATCAACGCTGCTAAGGATGAAGATACTGACGAGAAGAAGGCTATGACCTTCAGTGAGTACTGCATCTCTTGCTTTAAGGAAATTTATGATTGCTGTGTGCAGTACGCTGATGCAATCAAGGAGAAAGATAATCTGGATAAGGAGATTCGTGATATCACGAATAAGAGCTATGATGCTTCCACTTCCAGCAAGGCTCGTCTTGAGAAGGTTGAGTCCCTTGAGAAGCAGCTTGATTCTGAAGCCGATCCTGATAAGAAGGCTAAGATTCAGAAGATGTTGAATACTGTCCGTAAGACGGAAGATCTGTCTTTCCTTACGGAGCGTATTGTGAAGATTGGTGATAACGAAGTTCGTAATATCATCAACACCTTTTTCCATCAGAAGCGTTCTTCTCTGATCATGGATAAGTTCCGTATCCGTATCAAGCGTCTCGGCTATGATGAGAATACCTACAAGATGTTCTTTAACATCGAGGAGATGTTCCTTCCCGAAGAGTATTATCCCATGAACAACATGTTCCTATTCATGGCTATGCGCTTCATCTCTTATGCAGATACCAATAACAAGGATGACGCTCTGTTCTGCTCTTCCCTGCTGATCAAGATGTATAATCTGGTCTATCATCGTTTTTCTACTCCTGAAGAGGAAGCGGAATTCATCAATCAGATTAAAGCGGTCGATGATTACTTCGCTCCCTATAAGGAAACCCTTATTGAGAAGAACGTCACTTCTCCGAATCATCCTGCCCGTCAGGAAGCACATCGTGAGAACGAAGCACGTCTTCGTGAATCCCTGTGCAATGCTATCATTGCTCACGGTGAGAAGCTCACAGATGAAGTCGTAAAGATGGGCATCAAGGAACTCAAGGAGTATCTGGAAAAGATCGTAGCTTACGAAAAGGCTAAGAAGGATGCTGAAGTTGATAGCTTCGTTTCTGAAATTGAACCTGAGAAGGTTGATTCTGACAATGAAGAAGCCGAGGATTATGTGCCGGAAAATCCTGAGGAGGATAATACTGTCGCATTCCCCGATATGAGAGCTGCTGCTGATGCTCTTGAGGCTGAAGTCGATCAGAAGATCATGGGTGAGACTATCCCCGATGAAGATGAGCATGTTGTCGATGAGCAGAAGGTAGATGATACTACCGAGCACGCTGAGCATAAGGTAATTCTCCATCCTATCTACGATAAGGCTGATAGCGGGACAAATGAAACTGTTGCAGAGCCTCAGTACGTTGATGAAGATCATTATCAGGAGGCTAAGGAACTCCATGAGTCTCGTGCATATGAGTCTATGGTCATCGAGCGTCGTGGTGATGTGAATATCCCTGTGGCTTTTGATATGACGAATCAGTATGCATACGTCGACAACTATGGCGATATCTACGTACCTACTATCGACGGTAAGGCATACGACTTCTACGATTCTCGTGATGGCCATCGTGTTGAACAGAACGTCGATGAGGTTGCTGTTCTCCAGCTGTGCTCTTCTGGTGCTGTTACCAAGAAGATCTTCTCTAAAGGTATTCTGAATCCTACGCGTGATACTCTCAGCGATTTTAATTTCCGGGCTTAATTTAGCCTAAAAACAAAGGACTAATAGAAGACAGGTTCTCTTGTCTTCTATTAGTCCTATTTTGCCAAAGAAAGGAGAAAATAGCCAATGGGCGTATTTCGTAGCGATGGTAATAACATCTATCTGAATGCACCATACTGTGAATTCTATATTCCGATGTATTATTTCGATTCATCAAAAACGAGTAGCTTCGCTGAAGATAATAACGAAACAATTCGAGTACTAGGTTTATTTGACGTTGGTGTTTTTGATGGTAGTGGAAAGCTTACTGAGATGAAGCTCTTCAACGTACCTACTATGGTCAACATCAACGTCTATGATAGCGAAGTTCGTGATGTGAAACTTGGCAATGATGAAGTTACACAGTGTAAAGTTGTCAAGTATCTGAAAGATGCTAAGATTATGGTTTCCAGTACCGTTCAGGATGATGAAAATTCAAAAGCTTATCTTCAGTATATCACTGGTGGTAATCTTCCTACTTTCATTCCATATTCAAAACTCCTTACTTTGTGGAGAAAGAATATGTCGTTGAATGGAGTTTACTTTGGCGTTCCTTCTTGCTATCTGGAATTGATCCTAGCAGTTATGAATAGAAATCCTGCCGATCTGTCGCAGAAGTTTGCTACGATTGCAGGTAAAGAAAATGTAAGTGACTATGGTTATGCTACTGCATCCATTCGTCAGATTTGTCAGTATAACTCCACGTTTACTGCTCTTACTTACGAGGATATGGATAGTATGATCACTTCTTCCCTTAATAGATCGAGGGAAAATAAGCAAGAAACCATTTCGCCAGTGGAACAGATTATTAAGTTTTGAAGCTTACAGCTTTGCAGCGTGAAAGCAATGAAAAACATGTTGCTTTCCGTTACATTTAACTAATCTGAATGATTTAAAATTCAAGAAAAGGAGTTGAGCGATATGCCCCAAGCCACGCAAATTGTTCCTAAGTATCTGCATTCTCATGTAGAGACTTATATCAACGATTATACGCAGTTTGATGATTCCGCCAGTACGCCCGTAGATAACAACAACAAGTTCATCTGCGTGTTCCGCTCTGGCAAAGGCCCTGACAATGTGCTTCTGAAGAAGGACGACCTGACTGACTTCATTGCCACTTATGGTAATTCCAACTTCGCTAAGTACGGTCAGCCGCTTATGATGCCTATTGCTATGCTGACTTCTGGTAGCGCTACTGTTTACAGCATGCGCGTTATGCCTGATGATGCATTTGCTGCCAATAGCATTCTGCTGATGCAGTATCGTTTCGATGAGACTACCAAGAAGATGGTGATTCGCTATCGTACGAAGTATCTCGACAAGGCTGCACTGGCAACTATGGGTTCCGCTGGCTACAAGACTTCTAGCGCTTTCAAGAAGCAGCTTGAGCTTGCAGCACAGGCTGAAGTCAAGGAGTCCCTGACCGATGAGAAGGATGGTAAGGACTGGAAGCAGATTCCTATTGCCGTCTTCCGTATGTCTGGTCGTGGCGTCTATGGCAACAACTATCGTTGGCGCATCACCCGTAACTTCGAGTACGAGAACGACTACGGTATCATGATGTATACTTTCGAGTGCATCAATGCCGCTGGTTCTGGTGCCGAGGCTTCCTACGTTGGCTCTATCGTTTCTTCCAGCCAGTATCGTAACATCACTCTGATCAACGATATCCTGGATAACGAGGAGAAGGGTGCAGTCATGATGGACGTCGATATCCTCGAGGACTATGTCAACGAGGCATACGATGAGTTCAAGGTCTTCCTGGAGACTCTGGATGACGTTCCTGAGACTCTGATCCCCACCAACGACACTTGGGATCCGTTCTTCGGTTTCCAGTGCAATAGCACCAGCCTTCATCCCAACATGGAAGTTATTGGTGAGTCTACTGATACCGAGGATATCGGTCTGAGCCGTGCTCAGGGTATTGCCCTGATGGGTGGCGATGATGGTGCCTTCGGCAGTGATAACCCGACCGATGTCTTCAATGCTACCAACAAGTGCTATGTCGATGCATTCTCTGGTGAGTATGACTCTGTGATTCTGTCCAGCCGTCGTTCTCCCTGTGATGCTATCCTGGATGCTAACTATAACGCCGATGCTGAGCATGCTCAGTATGACGTTAAGGGCACCCTGTATAACATGGCTCTGGCTCGTAACGATGCTCTGGTGTATCTGGATGCCGGCACTGAAACCAATAAGGCTTCTATCGACAACATGATCACCGAGTATGCTCGTTTCAATAGCCGTAATGCTGTCAAGGAGTTCCAGCACTATACTGTGAAGGATCCTGGTACTATGAAGAAGTGCGAGGTTACCGTCACTTACTTCTATGCTCAGAAGCTTCCCATCCACTATCAGAACTACGGTTCTTGGGTGCCGTTCGTCAAGGCTCGTTGCGAGCTGAGCGGCCATATCAAGAATACTCTGGAGCCTGCTGTGGATGATCTGGAGATGGAGCTGAAGGAGAAGCTGTACGTTAACCGTTTCAACTACTTCGAGACCATCGACGAGAACGTCTATCAGCGTGCTGCTCAGAACACTGCCCAGATGATCAATTCTGATCTGATGGAAGAGAACAACATGAACACCCTGTTTGCGCTGAAGAAGCAGCTTGAGCGTGACTGCTGGAACAGCCTGTACGACTTCACCTCTGTTGAGGATCGTGCTCGCTTCTCCGAGTCCGAGCAGGCTAAGTTCGCAAGCTGGATTGGCTCTCGTGTTGATACCCTGAGCATCGTCTTTGACGCTAACGAGTGGGAGATGGAGCGTTCCATCGTCCATTGCTACGTCTCTGTCCAGTTCCGTAACATGATGAAGCGTGTTATCATCGAGATCGATGTTAACAAGCGGAACTTCGAAGGCTAATACTAAGAAAGGAGCGTGAATTGAATTATGGCTAACGCAAATACTTTCCAAACTAACATTCATAACCATAATATGGAAAACATCACGGAATATGCTCTGTTTCTTGGTGGTCTGAATGTTACTCGTGATTCCCTCCTGCAGTACGACCCTCTTAAGACTGGCTTCGGTCGTGTCTTTATGATTCGTACTCCGATCTTTGTGACTAACAAGATCCCCGATAAGATGCGTAAGTTCAAGCATGTTCTTGAGTACGCAAATACCGAAATCGGCGGTAACGACAATATCGATCTGACCACCAACGATATGACTGGTGGTTATTCCGGTAAGAAGGTTACCATCCCGAATATCGCTACCGATGGTGCTAACGACTTCAACATCAAGGTCTATGAGTTCTCTGGCTCTCTGATGCGTGAGGTTATCCAGTATTGGATCAACGGTATCTCCGATATTCAGTCTGGTCTGAGCCATTACTACTGTGATGGTACTCCCAACGATGTAAACTACGGTCTGCCCATTTGCCAGGCAAACCAGAGCGCCGAGTTCATCTACGTTGCTACTGACCAGTCTGGTAAGGAAGTTGAGTATGCAGCTCTGTTTGCAAACTGCGTTCCTACCAGCATTCAGCTTGAGCAGTTCAACTACACCGCTGGTGAGCACAACCTGGTGGAGATGAACATCAACTTTACTGCGTCTCGTTACATGAGCCCGCAGATCAATGAGAAGGCAAAGCAGCTGCTTGTGAAGCATAATGCTCTGATGAACTCTCTGAACTTCAACTCTGGTTACACCAACGATGATCTGTATCCCGCTGGTGATAATGGTACTTACTACGATCTGAACGATGGTAAGCTGAAGAAGAAGAGTGCTCAGCAGAAGAATACCTTCATTGTGACCTAATAGTTACCATTAGGCTTGGATTAAAATCACGATGTTTTACCATCGAATGATTTTCTCCTTTTATCATATATAAAACCTAGCAGGTATGAGATATATTTCAATCTCATACCTGCTAGGTGTTTTTACAGTCTTACTGACCGCCACCCATATCATCCATACCGGACATATCGAGGTTTTCATCATCAGACTGATCGTTCTTCATGGGATCCATGGAATCTCCCTTGCCTTTGATATTTGCAGCTTTAAAGATCTCTTCGATATGATCGAAGTTAAGCATTGCAAGTCTATCCTTAGCAAGTTCTTTCTTAAACACGGAAACCTGTGCTGTCTTACCAGCATCATCCTGATAGTTCTGTCCATAGTAAAGACCAGTCAGGAACTCAGAAAGTGTATTGAAGTTATTCAAAAGATCATTGGTAATATTGCTATTTGCAGTCTTAGGCTGAACGAAATTAAAATGAAGTGTATTGATGACTTCATCCGGCATATTCGTAGCATATTTACAAATCTGCCGATAAAGCTGAGTAATTTGCTCATTGTAATCAAGCTGGAACGAAATGACACGACCCTGGAATCTATTATTTGCAAGCTCCAGTGTCTTAGCAAAGTCAGCTTCATTATAGTAGTTGAGCAAGACATCAGGAACACCAGTACCAGAGACATATGCTTTCTTCAGCATATCCATCAGATCACTATTGATCTGGACATCCTGACCAGCAAGAATCTCAGTTTCAATACCACGTTCATTTCCCTTACCAGTAGGAATATACATCTCGTTGCCCTGACCAATCTTATTGATCAAGGTCGTGTACGAGAACATATCCGCCATGGTAATCTTACGCTCTTGCTTCTTACGAGCAATATCCTGAATCTTATTGGCGACGTTCTTATCAATACCAGACTGTCTGACGTAGTTGACCTTAGTATCATTACTATTGGTAACGATAGAAAGAATCTTAAAGAGCAACAGCATCAGATAAAGTTTAGCATAGAAAAGCGAATCTTCAATGATGGAAACACCATTGCCATGCTCATCTGTATTGATCTTAAACGGCACAATATATTCTTTCGGAATAAACTGGAAACGAATCCGTTTATTATTCAGCTTATAGTAATTCAATGCTTCCACAATAAGCTTCTTAAACTTCATATTCTCGTTTAAGAACTTCTTATTGAATGCTTCTACGATAGAGGATGCAATCATGGAAACGATATTCGTTTCACTGGTATTCATGTCATACTTATCGTAATACATGGTAGAAGTAAGAATACCTGCCATAGGAGTGATATCATCTTCCTGTACGTAATAGTACCCGATGATTTCATCCATAATCTTAATAGGGAGAAGATTCAGAGGTGAGATCAATCTTACATAGCAATCCTGAATACTATTGAAAGATTCTGCTTTACCAGTCTTCTTCTTATCAAGAGCTCCCGTACCATTAAATGCATGAACACCAGAATCGATATTCCGCATAATGGAATTGAAATTATAAGAAGGAGTTTTCTTAGCTTCCGTAACAGACTTCTCTACAAACTCGTTATAGTACTGGCGGTAAGTATCAACACCTTCTTCCAATACAGGAAGAGGAATAGCATCATTGCAGATAGTGATATTCTCCATGCATGCTTTCAATTCAGAATTCAACTGCTTGGAAGCTTCATTTTTACTACTAGATCCATTCCTACGAATGATATCATCGTATTCAGGACAAGATTCTGCTGCTTCCATAATATCTTTCGCAAACTTTGTTTTGCTAAAATCTTTCGTGTCAGCTTTCTCTGTAATGATTCTATCCAGTGTACGTCCAGCAGCTTCACTATATGCTCTATACTTGCCATCTGCTTTCTCCTTAGAGAAATCAGAGAAAATCTTAGAGTAAGGAACTGCATAGACGTAATATTCACCATATTCCAGAGAACGAGGAATAATGAATTCCTTAATCTTCTTCTGAAGATCAAACTTCTTTTCCACATTCTCAATGATAGGCAGATAATCTTCAGAGCCATTCTCCATATTATCATTATCAATGGTAATCGTACGAGACATGGTACCATCCACAATATCTGCCGAAATAATAGCATCACGAGTAACAACGATAGCTTGCTTTAATTCAACAAGCTGTGATGCAACTTCATGAAGGTCAGCTTGCTTTATCAGGCGGTTCTTATACTGCTCTGTAAATAAAGCTTGAATCTGACCTTCATCTGTGCCAAAGATATCCTCAAGATCTTTTGATGCACCAGCGATTCGCTTATTATTCTCCGAAATAACTTTCGTGATAAAGTCAACGCTGTCTCCACCAGATCCCTTTCGGATATCTGTAATTTCAGATTTAAGTAATGAATTAAAATTATTGACGAGTGAATCAACTTTCGTATCTCTCTTAGTACCATATGTCATCGTATTCAGCGAGTCCATCATCTGATTGATATTAGCACTGATATTTCGATTCATACGGTTGATACGGCCTGCTTGCTGTTTTGTCAGCTGAGGCGCAGAAGCCTCATTAATGTGATCAGGCATGAAATACATACACTCCTCTCCATTGTAGTATATTTTGATATGAAACGCTCATAGTTATTGTATTTCCGTAGATTACCTAAGTGTTTTTAGGATCATTTCCTGTGAAATACAATGATTAATCATTTCAAATCATAATATAATGATATATTATATCAGTGAATATGAAGTAAGCAATCGGTTTACTTATATTCATTTTGGCCTAGTGTATGCTAGGAGAAAGCGAAAATCATATGAAGTACGAAATCAGCAAGAGCTATCTGTGCCGCAGTGACCGGTATGATGATTTTTATATCATCAAGGCAACCAGCGACAACGGAGTCTCCAAGTATTACGAAGGATACTCTCAGTTGTATAAGGAGTTGCTTTCCAGAACGTCTGATATGAAGTGCTCTTCCTTGAACGGTGATACCATCGAAAAGAGTCCTATCTACCAGACGGTCAGTGCTGACGATTACAAGCGCCAAATTCTCACTCAGTTCATCCATGGCGTCAAGATGGAGAAAACTTTCTCTGTCGCCATCACCAATGATCTCATTGGATATACAAGATTTTCTCCGGAATCGTTCGATGAGTTCATGAAGATTCTTTCCACCGGAAAGAGCTATCTGGACGTCAAGAGCGCAGACTTGTTCAGCAAATCCGCTGACGGAGATGAGCTCATCGGTATCAAGTACTATGATGCGTGCAAGGATGTCCCGAATGACGAGCAGTATAAGAACACCTTCAACCGTATCCATCGCTTCATGAGTGAGGACGGCATCTGCTATTACCTTCTCATGAAGGTTAACAGCATCTACGTGCCGTTCCTTCTGCGTGAGTTCGATCCTATGGCATAAGTCATAGGATCTAGGGGCCTGGTAACCAGCTAGGTATCACTTTTGCATAATAAGAACCAAGGTTATTCTAATATTAGAATAACCTTGGTTCTTTTTTTTTGTTAAGTTTCAGCTATCCTTCTTCACCATTGGAATATAGAAGTTGAACGACTGAGATGTAAATAAACCTATATCGCATCTGAATGATATTAGGTTGAGTTCATTAGAATATTGTCGGGCGCTATACTCGACAATATCTGTATTTTTTTCTGTGACAAGAGGGAAAGCTTCCTTAGTCAGAATCACAGGAACATCATCAACATCTTCAGGTACAAACTGGAAGTAGTTATTTTCTACGAAGATGTCATTGATTTGTGCTTCTGTCAAATTAAGCTTATGCCAATCATGAAGAATACCATTCAAATCGTAATAATACTGAGTACGAGCAATTACATTACTCCTCTCAGAATTAAGACGGACTTGAACTGCTTTTTTTCGATATTCTTCCAAGTCAATATTCTTTTCAAGATCTGCTTTGGAAGGACATACGTATTTCTTAAACTCACGAGCATTCGGAATATGGATCATTGATCCAAAATCATCGAATAGATAAAATAACGCTTTCGTTGTTTTATCATCGAGCTTTATCATGTACGGATAATTTATATCAAGACTGATGACATCACCAGTTTTCATGATGTAAATATCATTCATTACTCTTACGAGTTTTGTAAATACTTTCCCGATGAGAGTTCTCTCATCATTATCCGGGAGAATTACTTTAGTCGTTGCCATTATTTACCGAGCTCCTCCTTCATACGAGCATATACGTCAGCTACGGATGGCATATTCATCCATTTCGTTCCAAACGAAGTATAGTTACCTGTCTGGAAGTTATCTATGAATTCCTTACTGCCGTCGCGCTCGCCTTCTTCAACGAACTTCTTCCATGTAACTCCTTCAAGGGGAATAGGTCCATCGTAAATATCGTACTGGCCAAGATCCATCTGCATCTTAAAAATAAGAGTAGAAGGATCGATATTCATAGCACGAATACTGGATGGATAGAAAGAAGACATATCGAAGTCAATTGCATTCAGGAAGATATTATTGGAAGTTTGCCCATAGATTTTGATACCTACTTTGTCATTATAAGTAGGATCAGCAACCAGTGCACCTTCGAAGCTATCATCTTCCTCAATGATGTTACCGTCTTCATCGTACTTCGGTTCAGACCGACTTGTATCAAAGAGTACGTTGATATTATTGCCGGGAACAAGTCCACGACTCAAATAGTTCACATACTGCACGTTACGAAGAACGACTGTCTGTTTGAAGACCTTAGAATACGGAGTTGCGTTCTTATAAGAAGAAACGTAAAGTGTATCAAGGTCAGAAGTTCTGCGTTCAATACCATACTGAAGCAAAACGTCTTTGATGTTGTAAGTAACAAACATCTCAAAGTTTGTATAGGGAAGAGTTTTAATGTTACCATCTTCACTATAATCAAGCTTTGTATCTTTCAATTCTTTCTGAGCAATGTAATTCAGTTTGTAGTTACGTAACTCAGCACCGCCTTTACGATTGGCTGCATACAACTCCATCTGGTCGATAAAGTTTGTATACGATGAAAGAATCATGATATCATTCTTATTCTTGATCTCAAAGTTTCTAGTATCAGGTTTAAACTGACACACTTTCGATGGGAAATCAGGATGACACATAACATCAGTAGGATTAAGTCCAAGTCGGATCAATCTTTCAATGATATACGGCATATCGAAGCTGATATTCCAAATCGTAATGAAATCAAGTTCCAAAGAATTGATTAACTGGAATAACTGTACCAGCATCTTCTTTTCATCAGTAAAGAAATACTGCTTGTATTCCAAATCAGAACCATAAAACTCATCATAAGTTTCATGCATCTTCTGATTAAATTCTTCTTGGTGGTGCATCATGTAACGCTGCTGATCATGCATACTATCATACATCTTAGCACGCTCAGGATCGTCGCCTTCATACTGACGATTCACCAGGAGGAAAGTATAAACGACTTTATCCCATCCATCAATTAAAGTAACTGCATTGATGGGACAGTCTTGTGCAGATGGCATACCGGGGGTTTCAATACCATCAACCTCGATATCCATGAATCCTTTATGAAGTTTCTTCACACGGTCATTATCATAGTTCTGAAGCCATCTTGCACGATAAACGGAAATAGGATCGTAATCAGATCCAAAAGTATACGGATAAGCAAAAAGCTTTTTATTCTCTCCGTAATTACCAGTCTGGAGATTGCTCTTATAAATCTGAAGCCATTGATCTCCAGCTTCCAAAGCAATTGCTCTCTGTACATCTTTATACGGAACCACCTTGCAATAGAGGTGGTCAATCGGAGAGTAGTTCTTACAGTAATCATGATCCCGGTATTCCTCTTTCTCAAAGTAAATAGGAATAACGGGATTCTTCTGTGTAATCAGGTATTTTTTACCTGTATCAAGATTCCTCCAAATCACATAGAGGTAATCATCATTCTGACCTTTCTTACGGTCAGGTTTTACATATTGAATATCGACGAGCATTGCATTTTCTTTACTAGGTTTAGGTCCATTCAGCATACTACTCAGTCTCCTTTATGATTATACTTTTGATTAGACTACTGTCATCCTGACCATTAAAAGTGATAGTGAAAACAGAGACTTAAGTTTCTAGGCTTTACATATATTACTCTAAGGAGAAAGGTGGTTAAACAAATCATGAGTTATCACTATGATGATTTGCCGAAGGACGACATTGAATTTGATGTTGGTTTGAAGCCAAGTAGAGCAAAAAGCCTTCTTAACGCTACGGCGGATCTCGATGATGATTTTGATACAGGCACTTGCGTTCTGGCTTCTGATCTCTTGGCAAATGCTGAGAAAAAGAAGGCAGAACGCAAGCGTTCTGCTAAGTTGGCTGAAGAAGCTGAAAAGGAAGAGTACATGGCAGAAATGCGTTCTCTTTCTGGTGAAGATGCAGATTTGAATTTCGCATTTGAATCTGCTAAAAAGAAAAAGAAGAAGAAAAAGAAAAATAAGAAGAAGTTCAACGATATCTTCGGATTCAATGATGACGATGAAGATAGTGAAGGTAAGAAAAAGAAGAAAGACGGTCAGCCGATCAATCACAAGAAAGAGTTTGATGCTGAGCTGACACTTCTTCGTTCTATGCAAGTTGAACAGAGTAAATTCGTAGATTCTCTGCAGAAGAAATATGACCAGCTTGAGAATAGTAAGAGTAGTGCACGTGGTATTGGTAAGTTTACTACTGATCTTATCAATAGTATCACCACTGCACGTTCTACAAATCTCCAGATTGTCAATGCCATGATTTCTACAAAGAAGAGTATTGCTGATATGAATTTCAAGGAACGCAAGGAATTTGGCTCTTCCAATTCTTCCGAGAATGCAAGCATTGTCAACTATGCATCCACTTATCTTAAGACGATGATGGATGCTGGACGTAGTAACATTGCAAATCCTTCTGATAATAATTCTCAAGGATATGATTCTGTGGATGATGACGATGACTTATTAGATGGAATCAATGATAGTCTGGGCGATGAGAACCGGAGTGATGAAACTCTATCTTATCTGAAGTACGAGAATCGTGGCGTAAAGATTAATGTCATTTGGCATGATGATCTTAGCGATGACGATCCAAATAAGTATGAATTCCAGGCTGTCGATAAAGATGGCGTTGTTCTTGATGATTATCCCCTTCCTGACCACACTCGTATGAGTATCAACCGTTCTACTTCGATTGCTACAGATCTCTATGGCAACAAGTACCGGCTGATAGTGGTTTAAAAACATACAGATAATACCTGTGTATTCCCTGTATTTAAACAAAAATATCTTAAGAAAGGGTGATAATCTACATGCCGAAGATTGTTAAATCGGGCATTGTATACTCGTCTGGCTCCACAATGCCTGCGGCTAACATCCCGTATACTCCGCCTTCTGGTAGTGGTTCCACTGCTACTACGGCTAAAGCTGCTATCGATGAAGCACTCACAGGCGTTAAGGATTTGAAGTCCAGTCTTTCTACTACTAACGGTAATGTCACTTCTGTTACGAATAAGGCTGATACCAATGCGTCGAATATCACTAAACTGACAACTCGTATGGGTACTGCTGAAACCAATATCAATAATGTGACGAGTACTGCTAATAGTCTGAATGCAACTTCAAGTCTTGCTGTGACTGCTGTAGCTGATAGCTATACAAGTGCTAAGAGTATTTCTGCTTGGAAGAACGGTCATATGATCGTTGTGCGTGGTACCCTTACTATTAGTAAGCAAATCCCGAAGGGTAGTTCGTTCAATATCTGCACACTTCCCACTGCTACTGCAACAGCAGCATTCAGTGGTAACACTGCAGATGCATTTGCTCGGACTACGACTTCTCTGCTGACGTCCATCGAGAGTACTGACTCTGTCAATATTACTCCGACGACAGTTACCTGCATGCTTCCTTGTGCTATTACTCTCAGTACAGCAACACTTGCATTCTCGAATGCAAGTGACGCTATTCCGGCAGGTAGCACCATTACTTTCAGTATGGTGTATATTGCCAAGTAATGAGGAGGTGAGAGAAAGATGATTAAGCGTAATAATGAAATCGTTGCAACTGCTGATCAGAATATTACGATTACGCAGGCTGAATACAATAAACTCACTAACACAGAGAAGAATAATCCTCTGAAGACTTACTTCATCTCCGATGGAGCTGTTGCTGCAGACGCGGCTTCTTCTACTTATTCTATGATGGCGGGTCGTCGGGCTATGGCTACGTACGCGAGTCTTTCGTCTGCTGAGAGCGATGATGTAGATCCAATCGATGATGCTGCTGGCGTTACTGGTGCTGAGAGTATTGAGTATACTGATACTGAGATTCTCGCACTGCGTCTGCAGGAACTGCTTGGTTATGCTCCAACTCTGGATGAGTATAGCGATACTGGCGATGGCACCATCATGGGCGCTATTGTTGATCTGTATACACGTCTTGGTGTTAAGCCTACCAATCCGGATGTTGATCCTGCTGAGTACGAGGGCGTTACCATCTTCGATTATGTCAATCTGGTTGGCGATCCTACTATCCTTGCGAAATATGATATGCCGAACGTGACTGCTGCTCTGGCTGACATGTATACTCGTATGCAGGCCGCTGAGGAAGCAGCTAAGAAGAAGGAAGAGGAAGCCGCTGCTGCTGCGCAGAAGGCTAAGGAAGCTGAGGAAGCCGCAAAGGCTGCTGAAGCTGCTGCTAAGGAGAGAGAAGCTGAGGCTGAAGCTGCAAAGCAGAAAGCTATCGATGCTGAGAATAATGCTGCTGAGGCAACGAAGGCCGCTGCAGAAGCATCCATTAAGCAGATTGAGTATGTCAATGCTGCTAAGGAAGCTGCTAAGAAGGCCCAGGCTGCCGCACAGAAGGCTGCTGATGATGCAACTGTTGCTGCTCAGAAGGCCGCCGAAGATGCCGCTGCTGAGCAGGAGGCTAAGCACATTGCTGCAGCTAAGGAAGCTGCAAGCCGTGCAGAATATGCTGCAACTAGCGCTGCTGCATCTGCTGAGTCTGCATCCAAGATCGTTGATAAGCTGAAGGCTGACAACAACGTGACTGATGAGACTCCGAAGAAGGATGAGAATACCGATACAAAGACTCCTTCCGATACTGAGTCTACTGGTAATGAGCCCAGCAAAACCGAATCTGGTGAGAAGGGCAATACTACCGAGACAACTACTGAGGAAACAACCACTCCCAGCGAGTCTACCGAAACTGTGACTCCTTCTGAGTCAACTGGTAAGGAACCCTCTGGTGAAGTGACTGATACAACTTCCTCTGAGATCACTGGTGAGACTACTCCCGCTAAGGAAGATACCACCAGCCAGGATTCTTCTGCGGAATAATCCTATAAATACAGCTGTATTTATACGATAAAAGTATAATAAATCCCTATGGATTCTTTTTATAAGATATCCATAGGGATTTTTGAGTCTAAGAAAGAATAATCCAGACTACTGTAGTTTAATTGCGGTGTAAACTACAATAGCCTGGATTATTATACTTACTGGACTGTGACGTTGAAACGAAAAAAGCAGATATTGTTTGATGAAAAAGGAATCAAAGAACGGCAGGTAATAATGTGCGGTCATTATCACCCTACAAATTTGTTCACTTATATATTCTAAATATATAATAAAAATACTTTGGAGGTATAGTATCATGCAACAGATCATTCAAACCATTAAGAACGGAATCACAAAGATGAAACTTAACTACTCGAAAAAGAGCGATGGACTTTATCTTTTCTTTGAAAAAGACAATTCCGTTGAAATCAACGAAGTATGGATTACTAGCGCAATTATGCAATGCCCTGTATTGAAGAAAAAGAATGCTAAGGGAGAATACATCCCTGTGAAAATGCAGTACGTGGAAGAGCACGAAACTATTAAATTTAAATTTAAGCCGGATGCAGATTACGTCATCTACATCCCGAAAGCAAATCGTATTACGAAGATCACTCTGGATTATACCACAGTAACGAATCCTCTGAGTGATTTTGCTCGTATTACGTCATTGACGTATTTGTCTATCGTTGGTACGAAGATCCATGGAAATGTGAATGATCTTAAAAAGCTTCCTTTCCTTGGACAGCTCTATCTCAGCGACACTTACATTAAGGGAATTACAAATACCATTTTTAATAACTGGAATCGTCTTATCGTTCATAATGTATATTAATGAGAGGGGATAGATTTCAGTGAACCCAAAGTTGATTAAGAGTGAAAGAGATTTCGTCAAATACGCTATTGAGCATCGTACTATTGTGAATGAAGAGAATATGTATCCTTACATTGTATTCCAATATAAAGCACCTGGCAGATACACATATCCCGCTCACGATCTCGAAATCTTTATGAGGCATAGTATTCTTAGAGATAGAAGACTTCATTGCCCATCTCTTCGGATTGTACATAGCCCAAACTGTGATCTTATGACAGACAACGGGCATCGTGATTGTGGATTGAGAAGATGCACAAGAAAGTTACTTCATCCGAATCGTGTTACTGAATTCAAGATTCATATGAAAACTGATGGAGTTGCTTATCTTGGATTCTTTGGTGAAGGAGTTAATTATATTGACTATATCTCAATGGTAAGTCATATGACAATTAAATCCGAGCATATTGGAAAATGTAAGGAATTGGAAAATCTCGTAGTAAGTCCTTCATCATCCATTGCAAAATTTGATATGCAAGATATTCCAAAAAATATTAAATTTCTTAAGATTGATGGAGATATGTATTCAGCAGTAAATGGAAACATTGAAACGCTGATTACTCGGAAGCATCTGTACTCTTTGTATCTCGTTGGATATGGATACACCGGGGATGTAAAGAAGCTAATTTCCATGAGTAATATTAAGAACGCAAGCATCATGGCTCCGAACGCAACCGGATTTAATGAGATTAAGAAAAGTGATTTTCCGACAGCACTCCAATTCGATTCTGGAGATTGTTGGGTAAATATCATGAAACGGTAAATAAAGACAGTGGAAGTCAATTACGATTTCCACTGTCTTTATTTTTTACTTAATCTTTGCGATAGCCTTCCATGTAATGGGGCCACAGATGCCATCAGCAGTCAAGCCGTTTGCCTGCTGTACTTTCTTCACAGCAGCAATAGTGCCGGGGCCATACTTACCATCTTCAGCAATGCCAAGGCAAGACTGAAGCATCATGATTGCAGTCTTATTGGTTTCACCCTGAGAGGTCGGGCCAACGGTAGGCATGAAACTGTTGATGTAGTTGTAAGTAGCACCCCTACGGCAAAGCCACTTACACGGAGAAGGACGTGTATCGACATGCACAACCTGCTCAGAAGGCTTACGATGATACATACCAATACCACGGAAACCAACTTCCTTAGCAAGCATACCGAGCTGAACGCAAGTAATACCCTGTACCCAGATATCAGCAGCCTTACCACGTGTATGCATACCGTGACCAGAACCACCTACAGCCTTATCATGTGCAGGAGAACGGTAGCCAGAATTGATGTTAATAGCCCTACCACCAAGACGAGCACGTAGAGTTTCAAGTCTCTGTACAAGCTCATCATCAACGAGAACGGTCTTACTAACACCATTGTCCTTACATGCAAATTCATGAAGCATGAAGTTTGCAGAAAGATTTACATCAGGCGTACGAGGATACGTCTTAACATTACCCATATTGTATTACTCCTTTCATACATTGGATTTATGTATCTGTTACGGGGTCATATGGTCTCCCAACACATCTATAATACTCTGCACTTTATAGCTGCCCAACTATAAAGTGTAGTCTATTGAATCTTTTGTAAGCGAGGTATCGGAACAATGGGCTTATTCGACATGGATTCCAATGAATTAGCCAGAGCGATAGGTCAAGCATTGATCTACTTAATTGCTAGTGGCACTCTCATTGAAATCTCACCTATTAAGTTCAACCCAATTACAATGGTTCTCAAATGGATGGGCGATAAAATGAATTCTGGGATCAAAGCTGAGCTTGATGCTTTGAAGAAAGCTCAGGAAGAGCAACGTAAAGATTTTCGAGACTATAAAGTCGCCCAATATCGATACGAAATCTTCCAGTTTGAGAACGAGATTCGAGACAACAATGATCACCATACTGAAGAGCAGTATAATCATATTCTCGAACAATGCAAAAGCTACGAAGACTATTGCAAAGAATACAATATACCGAATGGTAAAGCAGAGATGGCCATCAAGCACATACGTGATGTGTGTTATGACCATCTCAGAGACGATTCTTTTCAAAAATGATTATGTAGCTATGACCAAGAGTGAAATATATCCTTATATGAAGAATAAATGTGGGCCTTGTCTTGCAAAGATTTGGCGAAGAACACCACTTAGTAATCGGGTTGATACTAAGTGGTGTTCTTCTATTGTTACCGAAACAAACGATTAGTAATCCTATAAGGAGGTCTATCTAAATGAGTAATTTCAATAATCAAAAATCAATTCGTGTGTATCATACACACATTGAAGTTTCTCCTTATAAGAAAGGAGAAATCTTTAGTATCGAAAAGAATTTCAGTGTCTGGAATAAAGTCGCTCATCGATATGATTCCGGAGTTTATCTGATCATGGACGATACTTTGTATTTACCCAGAGGAATGAATATCATGACTCTGGAGACTATCTTCAACACAAAGGCTACCATGGTTTATGACCACGATCCTTTTACGAGATTTAATCCTGTAGAAATGACCGTAGAACCAAGAGATGATTTGCAGAAAGATTGCATTGACTTTCTTGCTGCAAGAAATAAATATACATCAGTTGGTGGATATAGTCAGCAAGCACTTATCTTACAGACAGGGTTTGGTAAAACCTACTGCATGGTAAATGCAATTGTGTCAATGAGAGTAAGAGCTCTTATTGTCACAACTCAGGATAAGATTAAGAATCAATGGATTAAAACCTTTAAGGAAAAAACAACCATTCCTGAAGAAAATCTCATTGATATCAAAGGTTCCTCTATGATGGATGATATCATAGAAGGAAAACATGATAATGGATATGTGTACTTCATCAATCATCAAACTCTTTTGTCCTTTATGAAGAATTACGGCCCTGAAGAATTCCATGAATTCTTCAATGCTCTTCGTATCGGCATTAAAGTATACGATGAAGCGCATCTGTGTTTCCGCAATGCATTACTTACTGATTATTTCAGTGACACTGTGCGCACTTATTATCTTACTGCAAACTTCACACGTAGTAATGATAAAGAAGCTTATCTCTATAATAAGTGCTTTGCATCTGTCTATAAGTATCATGTGAAAAGTGAACTTGCTGAGACATCCAGTGCTGCTAGTAGAAAGCATATCCTTTATTATCCTACTACATATCGTTCTAATCCTCCTGCTGTATGGCAGAAGAAATGTGATACGTATAAAGGGTTCAGCTCTACAATCTTTGCTGCATGGGCATTTGAATATGACCCAAATAAGACTTTGCTTCATGCTATCATGAATCGCTTTGAAGAAGCCAAGAAGCATAAAGGAAAGATTCTTATTACAGTACCGAAGATCGATGATATCGAATTGATTCGTAAGGAATTGAAATCTGATCCTAAGATTCTGGATGGCAGAACTGTTGCTACGATTCATTCCAGAAACAAAAAAGATGAGAATGAGCGTGCTAAAAAGGAAGCAGATGTCATCATTTCTACGATCCGAAGCTGTGGTACTGGTGTGGACATCAATGGTTTAAGAACCATTATCAATGCTGAGCCATTTTCATCACAGATTACTGCAAACCAGTTATCTGGTAGATTGCGTGAATTTAGTCCTACTGACGATACGTATTTCTACGATTTGATTGATATTGGCTTTGATCCATGCAAAACACAATTAACTCGTAAGCTTACGATTCTTCGTGCTAAATGCAAAGCAGTTTATCCTGAGAATTTCGTACTTTAACAAAAAAAAGAAGGAAGCTACATGATTATACGTAGCTTCCTTCTTTTTATTTATCTGATTCTCTCAGCAGCAATTGCAACTGCGACATCGTCCCAGTCATCGATGACTGCGTTGTAAACACAGCCAGCCTTGATTGCATCGACCATCCTCTCAGTGGTCTCAGGTTCGTTCTGAACCATCATCTCAAAGTTCTCAGCTGCATTGTAGGAATAATATCCATCGTCGTAACTCTGAACGAACTTGAAGGTGTTGACCTCAGAAGGAACGGTTGTATTGGGCTCATAAGTAGACATGGTCACTTCCATAGAGCAACCGACGTCATCGGTAGATGCGTTTGTGCTGAAGACTTCTGTAACGCCATCATGGCGAAAAGAGGCGATTTCCATAATATTTCTCCTTTACTTTTTGATCATCGTGATATAGGCAATCACGTTGTGGTCGGTAGGCTCTGCGAACAGAGACTCCTTATAATCGGGGATCACGAACGAATAATCCCGCTTGAAGCAGAGGTTCGTAATGAAGCCAGCAGCATTGATCTCTCGTGCTGCAAGGAAAGTGAAGAGGGGCTTATCATCCAATGCAGAGAGTTCAACCTTCTCACCATTCGGGAACCGGACAGTGCAACGGAAGCGTCGCTCCTGCATATCGCCCAGGCCGTCCTTGTAGATCATCCTGTAGTCTGTGCTGATTAAACCTCGATAGTCGTGTTCCGCCATGTTAAGGATGAAATAGTCCTTGTTGTCAATCGTAAAGATTCGGCCAATTCCCTGACTGTAATTGAATTCCATTTTGATTATCTCCTTGTGTCAAATTTATATTCTCACGTTTTCATCTTCTAAGTTGCTTATTTATAGTCCCAACTTACGGACTTGATGTTTTTGATACAAGCATCAAATCACATCTTTCTTACTGAATACCACAGTAGTCATAGCATCTTCGTCATGCATACGAATTGTGCAACGCTTACCAAGCGTACTATCTTCGTCGATTGCATAAAGAACGCCAACACCATCGAAAGTCTGCATGACCTTGTAGACAATGTCATCAAGATCATACTCACCAACACTAGGTCCAAATGCATAGACAGCAAGGTTGGTTTCTTTCTCAGATTCACCATGGACTTTCACGTTTGCTTCACCGTGATAGCAGATAGGATTCAGTGCTTCATCCTCAGTCAGCTTCACAGTAAGTTCATAAACGCTGGAACCATTCTGGGCAATAATTGTATTGCCTTTTTTGACTACCTTAATACCGTTATCAAACAGCATTATTTTTAACTCCTTTCTTTTTATATTCATGAATCATAAAGATATTCTCTATCATTCATCATAAGTATAATATATCATTATATTTTTAAGCTGAATTATCGTGAAAGACATTAGCTTAAATCAAGTGTATCTTTATGAAATGGAGGTAATAAAATCGTGTTTATTTACGAATCAAACTCAAGTAATGAGTTTTATGACGATATGATTGATCCTATGTATTTCGCAGAAAAATCGAATATCATCACATATAATATTCGTGATGCAATGTATCCGAAAGTTGAAGCTGTATTAAAAACAGATTCAGGAAAAAGGAAGTTCACGAATATCATTGGTAGTTATGTAAGTAGGAATAATGATAAACTGATGACAGCAGGTCCTCAATATCTTATTCCATTCACATATGCTGATAAGGAAGAATACTTCAAGTTATTCAATATCACGGAAGAAGAAGCAACTACCATTATCATTAAGACCACGAATGATGTCAATGATAAAGGTACATGGAAGCTTTTTAAAAAGAATCCTATCTTCTTCATCTTTTATTGTGCTATTCGGTATGCTACGATTAAGAAAGATGCAAAGCTTTTGAATAGTGCACTGATCGTAATGGCTCTTTCTATCTATCCTTCGATGTTCTCGAAGTACTTCAGAAAGAAAGATCCCTATACGGGAAAATCTATCGTATATGAGCCGAATGCTGGCGTCATGCAGTATACGATCGATAACCTAAGCAATCGCTTTATCGTTAAGAAGTCAAACCATATCTTTGGTACTCTGACTTATTCCATTCAGTCTTCTTGGAAATTCCATGAGAAGGATTTTGCCAATGGTAGTGACCAAGATGCAATCCGCTTTATTCAGCGTATTCGTAATGACCAGAATAGTCTTCTGAAGAAAATTACGAATGCATATCTTACCAATCAGAGAAAAGGCCTTACTGTCGTTACTCAGGTCGATGCATATGATGATAACATCAATGTGGAAAACATCAATAATACGAATAAGGTTGAAACGCTTAGCAATAAAATCGTTCTTGCCATGTTGACAAATGGTGTCGATATTCGTATTTGTGATGCTGCGTCTCAGGTAACTCAGATTTCAAAGCTGGATCTTAGAAATTACATCACTCTCATTGTGAATGAAAAAGAAAGTGATGCAATGAAATCTGTCATTGAAAGTATTCTCTTCATGTATCTCTATACTGAGAACCATGAACCTGATCAGATTCGTTCTAAGGAGTTTATTGGATACGCACTCGCAGTATTCAAGAAGACAAACTCTAAAGATCCTAATGTCACAAACATCAAGAAAAATCTTGATCGATGGGCAACTAACACCGGTATTTACAGGAAGTTTAGTAGAGCTGCAACTCGTGTTGATTACACAAAGGCAATCTTCTTATACTTCATCATTTCCATCCAGCAATATTGCTAATACAAAAAAGAAGGAATCCGCAAATGAAACGGATTCCTTCTTTTATTCAAACACACTTCAGACGATTGAAGTCAATGGAATATTGGATAAACATGGAACTATTATGGCACCCATAAGGAACAAGAAGATTTTCACCCATAGCAAAATCAAAGAAGTAAAGAAATTCGTACTTATCCTTCATATCAGATGCGAGAATAGCAGTCCTAAAATCCTTGTATGTACCCTGACACACTTCCCTAGCATGAGGAAAGGTATTAACATCATCAGTATCAAAGAAGATACCGAAAATGAGTTTGATATCATTTCGAATCTCGAGATTCGTGTCTGTAACTTTCAAGCAAACATCAACGCTGCTACTTTTATAATTTTCACATGGACAAACACATGATTCTCCTGTATAGGCTTCCATAGTCTCAGTTGGCTCGCCATTCTTATTTACCATATACTGAATGATAGCCTCAAGATCACCATCGGAATCATCATAATTCATTTCGCTGAAGAAACCACTATCTTTGCCATACTTATGCTGAATCTTAGCCACATATTCAGCATACTTCTCTTCTTCCTGCTTGAGATATTCTGGGGTTTCATTAAACATATCGCCACATCCTTTCAAAGAAAATGAGATTACGAGTTACCTATAAAATAAAGTAACTCGTAATCTCATTTATTAATTAAGACTCAACGTCTTCAGTTACAATTGGAGCTTCCTCCTCAGTAACTTCAGGTTCAGTTGTTTCAGCCGAAGTATCTTCAACTGTCTCAGATGCTACCGTATCAACGGGAGTATCCTGAGCGGTAACAGTAGCAGCTACCTCGGGCAGAGAAACTGTGACTGCCCATCCAATGTAGCTCTTACCATTAACTTCCTTAACGGAAGCACCAACAGCCATAGTTGCATCAGGACTGATACTATGAACGGTTTCACCCTGCTCAGAAATGAACTCCTTAGTCTTCTTATAAGCAAGAGAATTCAGAGTATCCTGAGTTACCTTATATGCAGGACCAATATTAGTATCCGTATCCAGATCAGTTGTGACCGTATAAATCGTCATGGTACATGCGTCAGCATGCTGACCATTTTCTACAGCTTCAGACCATGCATCGAACTTAGCCTGCTCATCTACTTCAAGAGGAGTAGCATTATTCAAGTTGATGTTACCAGAATAATCTACTGTACCAAGTACGGTATCAACCATAGAAGACAGGTTGGTATCAATATCCTTATCGGACTCAGCAAATGCCTTTGCAATCAGAGGCTCTGCCTGCTTAGACAGAGGAGGCTCAACTGTAGGAAGATCAATGATAACTGCCCAACCAATATATACCTTGCCCTTTGTCTCAACAACGCTACCAGCGAATGTAAAGTCAGCATCATCACATGTATCCAGGATAGTTTCAGTCTGCTCACTGATGAATTCCTTCGTCTTAGTGAACGGCAGAGACTTCACGGTATCTTCAGTAACATTGTATGCCATGCCGACATTCGTATCAAGATCAATATCCTGAGTCAGAGTATAGATAGTGATAGAGCAACCATCAGCATGCTCTTCATTGGAAACGGCTTCGCTCCACTTATTGAACTTAGCCATCTCCATGTCCTCAAGTGGCTCAACGATATTCATGTTGAGCTTACCATCAGAAGTAACCTTCTTCAGGTACTGAGTAATCTTGGAAGCCAGCTCTTCATTATTGGACTTACCAGCTTCTTCAAATGCCTCAGTAAGATTTGCCTTAGCACGATCGATGAGCGGATCCTTCTTCGTCTTAGGCATATGAGGCAGACTAATTTTAGCTACCCAGCCAACATACACAGTGCCATTGACTTCAACAACCTGTCCGCCGACTTCAACTGTAGCGTTCGGATGATATTTCTTAGCTTCAGATGTAATCTTATTGATATAGGCAACGGTCTTATCGTTACAGACGAAGTCAACGATACGATCATGTACCACATACGCCACACCAGCATCCGAAACCAGATTGATCGACTGAGTAATGTTATAGTCGTAATAAGTGATAGCCTGAGCTTCTTCACCTTCTGCAACAGCAGAACGCCACTTATTAATCTTATTAATATCCTCACGATAGTTAGGAATGGCCAGAGCATAGCTCAGAGTACCGGTGCTATATACATGAGGGATAGCATCTGATACGATCTTACCAAGTTCTGCACTATTGGCAGTCTTAGCTGCCGTAAAGCCAGCAGCCAATGCTTCCTTAGCACGCTCAAACAAAGACTTTGTAGGAGTCACAGGCTTAGAAGTATCGGGCTTCTTATCAGGCTTCTGTGACAGCCACTTCTCTTCATTGTCATAAGCTTCACGAGATTTAATGCACATAAAGATACGCACATTATTATCCATATCGTAATAGTTCTTTACGATATCATATACCTCGTTTTTATAAATAACGAAAGACTGCATAGCGGAAGTGCCAGTCTTATCAGAAATACCGATTTCCCAATCGTCCGGGAAATCAACCATCTCACCACGCATCTTATTGATGGCAACGAGACCATTACCCCACTCGTTATTCAAAGGATCGAGCAGGAGCAATTTCATAGGAACTGCCATTTTAATTATCTCCTTTCGTATACTTAAGGAACTTAATCAATTGTGCTTTGTAATGATATTTACAAAGCACAATTTTGATTAACGTAAAAGATGGAGAAGATAATCTCCAAATAATTTAATGATGTCGATGATAAGGCTAATGTTATTTCGCATTGCACTTCTACGATTTTTTCTAGTCTCATTTGCATCAGTATTTGTCATCATAAGAAGCCACATGATATATTCAAAATAGCATATGTAAGCTCCAATCGTAATTTGCGCAAGTGTCAAGAAACCATTCTGGCCTTCCATTTAATCACCACCTTAAGTTTGTAATTTAAATTATTCCAATGTGCTTATTGATAGAAAAAATAAGAGCCATCCCGAATGGAAGGATGGCTCTTATTCGTATTACTTATTCTTCTTGTGCTTCTTTTTCTTCTTAGGGAAATCAACCTCAGCACGAGTGCCCTTCTTGAGGTTAGACACTTCCCTCGGAAGAACGACGGAAGCTTTTGCGATAAGGATCTCAAATCCATTCATAATAAACTCTCCTTTCTATTACAGGCTCCGAATCTCACGGAGCATATTCTGGTACCGGGGATCACGGGTAGCCAGAGCCATCTCACCGAGGATAGCTTCAAAGTCTACCTTCTTGCCATGGGCATAACCATTAAGATCACCCCGAGGAGACTGGACATAAAGTTCAATCTCATCTTTATGCATGGGGTTAGTTCTGTAGCAGAATCTGCCACCTTCGATAACCCTGGCAAGGCATGTAACATTCCGAGGCATCTTGGTCGGAACCTCGGACATATCATGGACACTATCGATGATAGTGTCCGCATTAAATAGTCTTATTGATGTGGTCATTTCTCTTAATCTCGCTTTCTTATTTCACAGGCTTATCCTTGCACCGAATATAAGGTTCGATGTAGATTACTCTGCCACTTTTGTAATGACGGAAGTGGCCCTTCACCGCATACTGGTGATCGATAGGGCCACGCCGACGATTGATGTTCGTATAGATCGGAGACCGCTTCGTCTCATCAATCATGACGTTATCATATTTCTCCGACAGTTCCCGATGATGAATGACCGGCTTCCTAGGCCCATTAGAAGCCGAGTCATTCTGATACGCATGGATAGTTCTCCGCCTCATCACACTGAGCAGCATAATGGCAATGAAGTCCATGATCTCTCCGGTTACGATGTCAATAATCTCATTGCGTGCCATGCCGAGCTTCTCATTCGGTTTCATAGTAGCACGCCTAAAGTATGGGTTATTCAAAAGACCATGCCGAAGACCCTTAATGGTCGTATTCTTTCCAAGTTCAAATCGGATGATTGTATTATAACAACCTTGAGAAACTTTAAGGACGTCGTCAAACATATAAAGATCAATCAACACCGTATGCTTGTACTGATCTACAACATAACGAATGATGGTCTCTTTGTTGTTGTAACGGAAGAGACCGTGCTTAACCTTAGACTTCTCAGCGATGTCGTAGATCATACTACCAAGGTCGACATTGTAGGAAGGCTTTCCAAGTGTATCACAGAGTACATCAAGCATGCTATCAAACCACATACGAATATACTCGACAGTAGTTTCATTCTCAATAACGATGCTCTGGGCAAGTAATAACTCCTGTGCGCTAAGGGTATTCAGATAATAACCGGACATTGTTTCTACACTCTCCTTTTATAATTTTGATTAATCGATGTTTGCCACGTAGTCTTTCGGCTTACGAGGTTTACCAACGCAATTGAGGTGCTCGTTGATCCAAATGACTTTGCCACTTTTATAGTGACGCCAATGGCCACGAGTGGTAAATTCAAACTGACGAGGACCAACTTTTCTCTGAAGTTTAATTTTCGGGATCTCATCGTCTTTCCTAAGATTGACGGTATAGATATTCCGGATCAGAGGAACTCTACTACGAGCGTTCTTTGATTTCTTCTTTCCACCCTTCTTCTCCTGATTAAGGCTAACTACATTTTTGCTTGAGATAATGTAGTTTTCCTTATTGATTAATGCCAGATATTCGATTCCTAAAAGACCATATGCAATGCGCATAACCACATTGGAATAGCTTTCCTCAAGAGAATCTATGATTTCATCAGCTGAGACATGTCTCTTTTTAGCTTCGGCCTTTAAAGCGTTATTGAAGAATTCTTCATTGAATGGATTCAGAGTGGAATAGATTGCGTTGTTGCTGCCAATTTTCTTGGTATCTTCTTCGTTGTCGAACTCGATACAGAGTACGGTTCTGCAAGCTACATCACGGCACACTTTCCCATAACGAGTTCCTCTTGTCAAGTAATCAATCGTGAGATGTGCACCAGCATGTTCATCTCCGAAAACCTCGGCCGGATTCGTAAAGAATGCGAAGAGATATTCCGTATCAATACCGTCATCTTCAGAAAACGGATCTTTCTTCGCAAACTTAAGAACACCAGATGTGATTGGAATATGGTCCAGGGATTTGAAGATGTTGATCAGTGTTGACGGATTGTCTGGATCGTTACAGACAACAGAGAACAGCTTGTTGAAGTCTTCCTCGTCTTTCACGATCACACGATCTACCTTATCAGCAAGATCAAAATAGGACTTGATATCAATATTTTCAGCCATTGTTTCTTCACTCTCCTTTATTTTTTTTACTATTTCTACGGCTTACTTACATTTATAATATATAATCAAAAATTAAGTTGATACGTACAAAAAAGAAAGAGTAGCTAGAAGCCAATCACTACTCTTTCTTTCAATCTGAACTTAGCTCATGATCGGATACAGATAGCTATATCCGTTATCATTTACAAAGTTAATCAGATTTTTATCCAATCCTTTTCTGATAAGGATGTGCACCTCATCAGAAGTAATAGGATAATACCTACCAAGTACAACAGACCTGGTATCATCGTTGATGGCGATTTCGGAAAGTTTATGCATAAATATCTATCCTTTCTAATTAAATTTAGAGAATCAATACTTTCATAAACTTTCTCCTTGTGGCTTCATGAATATAATATATCATTATATTCTTAATTGATTGGCTTCTAGCAATACTTTAAATAGACTAGGCTGCTTAATTCATCCTGAAAACAGAATGGTAAGCAGCCTAGTCTATTATTTATCAATATAAAGAAAGGAGACACATTACGTATGGCTATGACTCCTCAAAAACGTAAAAAGATGGAAGATATCATCTATAAGACGTTTAATGCTCTGGATAAAACCGGATCAAATACAAAGCACTACAAGTCAGTCTTTAGTGCTATGAGTGATAATCAGTTTGATAAGTTCTTCAAAAACTTCTTCGCTGATCCAAGTAAGTATCTGATTCTCACTGTGTGTGATTATCAGATTGACCTAAAGATGGATGACATTGAAGATGCAGCAAAAGTTCTTGGAGTTCCGCTCTTTGAACGAGTTGCATTTCCTCACTATACGATGGATAAGAAAAATATCATCGTATCAAAAGAAGCAGTTCCTGTTGGATACTGCCATATAAAACGTACCCAGCAGACAGTTGCTAAGAAGAATGGCCTTTCTACAACAGCAGATGCTCGTTCTTCTCTGACAGGTCAGGTTACTGGTGCTGATAAGAATGGCCGTGAATCCGATATCGAGAACTACATGATGATCAGTCTGAATATGAAGGATACCTTGAAAGAACTCAATGGTCCTCGTGCAGATGATATGCATATGAAGCAGCAGATGTACACAGCCATCAATACAAAGGGCTATATTACCATGGATGACATGGAATCTGCTCCTGAGAATAAAACAACTCTGAGTACAGTTGATGTATATCTGCTTGGTATGGGATTGAATTCTGACCTGATCACTCGTGGTCTGATGACCAATAAGACTCTGAAGGAGGATGCATAATATGCCGTATCCTGCTAGAAAGATTACTGAAGATGAGAAGAAATATCTTCTCTCTTTGAAGCCTGAAGATCTCACATTCTCATGCCTTGTAGGTTTATTCGGTGATACAACCGATTCCGATAATGCATTCAAAGGTGTGAAGAAATCTCGGTTTAATACTTGGGATGAGATGACTCTCATGCCAAATGAATACTTCGTGAAAGAAAAGACTGTCACTACAGTTGGTAGATTCATCTTCAATAAATACCTCATTGAACGATTTGGTTTCCAGGATGTACTCGGTTATGAAAATAAACCTGTTACTCAGGATGAGTATGATTCTCTGGAAGGTAGAATGACAAAGGCTATTATTGAAGATAAGATTAGTCTGGATGCTTTCTACAGCTATATCGATTACCGTGATACATTGGGTATGCAGCTCAACTCAGTTATCACAACTTCCTTTAGTCCGAAGACAGTCTCTCTTCCTCCGGATATTCGAAAGAAGAGAGACGAACTCTTTGCAAAGAATAAGGAAGCTCTTGATAAGGGTGATATCATCGTTTCTCAGAAGATTGAGAAAGAACTTGTTTCAGATGCAAAGAAAGCACTGGGTGATGATCCCGGTATGGATCTATATAACTCTGGTGCTCGTGGTAACTTCGGTAACTACAAGAATATGATGCTCTATAAGGGAGCAACCATGAATAATATCACCGGTGAGTATGAAATCATTCGGTCTTCGTTCATGGATGGTATCTCAAAGCAAGACATTCCTGCCTTCGGTACTTCGGTTGTTTCCGGTGCTTATCCTAAAGCAGTTGGTACTGGTGTTTCTGGCTATCTCACAAAGCAGCTTCTGGCAGCTATGCAGGCCGAGGTTCTCGATGAGCATGGAAGTGACTGCGGAACAAAGAAAACGATTGCATATATCATGACACCGAAGGATGTACGTGATTTTGAGTATCGGTATATCGTAGTAAATGGGAAATATGTATGTCTTACTCCTGACGTAATTGGTAATTACGTTGGTAAAGTAATTCAGCTTAGAACTCCCATGTATTGCACTGGTAAGCACGTTTGCAATATCTGTGCAGGCGAACTGAATTATCGACTCAATAATAAATACATCGGACTTGGTTGTCCTATCATTTCTGGTAAACTGCTTAATATGGGTATGAAGAAATTCCATACTTCCAATATTAAGACAAGTCAAATCAATCCTGACGATATCCTGATTTAAATAATCCTTACTGGAAAGAGAGGTGATATAGTTTGGATTCAAAGAGACTTCATGAATATGATCTAACCAATGATGAACGTCATGATCTTATCTATGGTCATCCTCAGCATTACATTCAAGCGCAGACTTCTGCTGCTCATACCTTTGGTAATGTAACTGCATTCGTTCAGAATTGGCTAATCAATCTATTCCCTCAGGACTTTTTTAAGACAATTCATGTCAATAGTAAGATTGCTCATGCTCAGATGCGTAGCACTCCGAAAGAATTCTTAAAGAAACAGCCACCCATGTTTGTTATTCGTCCTAGAATTGACTGGGATGATGACAACCGTTTCTTACGTGGAACTCCATTGATTGAACGTCAAGGAGATCTCTATATGATGAATGGTATGACAAACTTACAGGATTTCATCTTTGATAGAAATTCAAGAGCTTGTATTAAGTACCAGATGAATCGTAGTGTCATTAACTTCGATGTCATTCTGATCTTCAATACCATGATTCAACAGATCAACTGGGCAAACTACTTCAAGAATATGGTACGGTATGAGATTCCGTTCAATCTTCAGACATGTCTTGAAAGTTTTATCCCAAGAGATCTTCTTGCAGAATATTCCAAACTCATCAAAATTCCTATGGAAGATGAGAATGGTAGTAATGCAAAATTCCTTCATTATCTGAATTCTACTTCATCTCTACCCATCACATATAAGCTGAAAGGTTCAACTGGTCATGATGAATACTATCGATATTATCCCGTTAATATTGATACGATCATTACGAACTTCTCAGTAGACGATGGTGAGAAAGCTGGACAGATTGGGGATCTCTATAAGATTACCTTCAGTATGAGATGTGAATTCTATAGTACGGGATTCTATTACATCTTCTGTGATGATATTAAGAAGAATAGTATCATTACATGCGATGATAGTGGTAGTACGATTATTCCAATTTTCACTGATGTACTTACGGAAGATGATACGAATCTTCCTCTTGGCTGGAGTCTATATGCTTCTCCGTCTTGTAGATTGGAGAAACCAGATGATGAAGTTGATCTATCCAGTCTATTCAATGATAGCTTGAAGAAGACTTTGAATTGGCATTTTGAACGTGGAATGACAACACAAGACTTCTTTAAGATGAGAGTAAGAAAGCAAGGAAGACTTATGGTTCCTGATAAGGATTACTCCTTTGACTTCAATACTCTCACTATGAAATTTCATAACCAAAATCCGTATTATACTTATAAGATCATTATTCTCGTCAATGTGGATTACATCAATAATCTTATCAAAGAGATTTATAATCTTAAGTAAAATTACGGCAGAAGACGTACTACGTAAATATTTCATTACGTAGTACGTCTTTTATATATAAACCGCCCAACTATAAAATCACCATGTTATATAGTTGGCAGCGGAGTACAGATAGAATTTGAAAGCTTTGAGACTATAAAGTCTCTGCACGAAGATGCTCTTTTACGCTGTGTGCGGTCTATACATATGATGTATATGACACATAACCAAGAGCGCCGCAAAAATGATGTCCACTATTTATCAAAGGAGGCATAAAACATGAAAGTGTCCCGTTTCATATCAAGAGGCTATTCAACATGTATAACCAAAACTACTCTCTTATCAAAACATGTATAAGCTCAACAAATTCAATCTGACCTAAGAACATTCTTCATTAGACTCAAGCCGAGTTACTAACATGTTATCCCCCAAGAAACTATTCTATAGCATTTTACCCCAGAGAGGAATGATAGAATTATGAAAATTACTTATTTGAAACTCACGAACTTCATCAATATCGTGACCGCATTTAAGACGGAAACGATTGAGATTGATTTTAGCGAAGCAAAGAATGACGTAATTCTTCTCACAGGTCCAAATGGATCTGGTAAAACCAGTATTTTAAGTTGCTTACATCCATTTGCTACAAATGGCAATTTGGATGTTCGAGATAGTAATCCTCTGATCGTTGCCAAGAAAGATGGATATAAAGAAATCCATATTGAGAATGGCAACGATCTTTATATCATTCAGCACTTTTATACTCCAAAATCTCCTGAAGGATTTATCATCAAGAGCTATATTCAGAAGAATGGGTTAGAGCTGAATGGAAATGGTAACGTCACATCGTTTAAAGAGATAATCCAAAAAGAACTTGGTATCGAAATGGATTATATGAAATTAACTCGACTCGGAAGTAATGTGACAAACTTCATTGATATGAAGAAAACAGATAGAAAGAATTTCACTGGTAAGATTATCAGTGAAGCAGATATCTATCTGACATATTATAAGAAAATAATGGGCGATCGTCGTAAAGTACAAGTAGCCATGGCTCATACAACAGACATGATTACGAGATTGCATATTGACGATATTGATGCATTGAAAGAAGCTCAGAATTCTATTAAGAATCAGATACGAGATTACGACGATGCTATTACGAAAGCCCAGAAAGAATTAAGCGTGTATCAGTATCAACTCGATGAATGTGGAAACTTATTTGATCTCCGTTCTCAATTGACTGATAAAGAAAAAGAGCTGAAGCATATCAAGAAAGTACTTGCTAAAGTAAGTGATGAATCTATGGATCTGGATAAGCTAAAAGCAAGTCTGGAAAAATGTAAGATTGAACTTATTAAAGCAAAATCAAATCTTGATAATATGAAGCTTTCTCGTACCAATTTAATCAATCAATTGGATAGTGTCATCAGTGAGATTGATGATGTTGCAAGAGAGATTGATCGAATTGATAATGACCAAAATCTCAAAGACATGGAGCATATCATTGAATCCTTGAGAGAGAAAATTCAAAAGCGTGCTCATGAATCTGGATTGGCTGGATATATTTCTCCATGTTCAAAAGCTCAATTGGAAGAATTCATTAATGCTATGGATAGCGCAATGGATATTCTAATGACAACGTATGAACTTGGTAAAGGACCTATTGAGAAAGCTATTTCCTTTATTCATACGAATACGGATGCTGATGAATACGCAAGAAAGAATTCTGAGAAAGTTAAGAAGAATCGAATGCAAGCTCTTTGTGAGCAAGTATACGCAGAGATCTCGAAAGGTCTTGGTGTAATCACTCCCGATTGCAAAGACTATACTGGATGTCCTGTATATAACTTCTATCAGATTCTTTATGACTATGCTTCTCAGAGTCCTGATAAAGTAGTTGAAGATGAAACCTTTGTAGCTTATACAAAGATGGCTTCTGCTAATATTCGTAAGGTATTACGAATCATCAAGAACTACAGCGAGCTTTATGATGAAGGAAGCATCATGCCAGATGCCATCAAGAAGCATTTCACACAAGAAGCAATCTTATCTCGTATTGCAAACATGCAATGGATTTATGATAAGAATCTTTTGTATGGAGAACTCAGTATCATTACGGAATATGAACTCCAGCAAGCTGATTTGGAAGAACTCCGTAAGCAAAAAGAAATGTATCGGAAGTATAAAGAAGCAAATAGCAATAGTGAATACTTCCATACAAAGATGTCTGAATTACAGGATAAGAAAACAGACATCTCGTATCAGCTTGGTACAGTAAGAGCTGATATTTCCTCTACAGAAGAAAAGATTGATAATCTCACTGAGTATATCAGTGAGACGGAAGATATCATTTCTTCTATGGAAGAAAAAGATACTATTGAATCTGATTGGGAAGAATTATCCAATAAGGTAGTATTAGCATCCGATCTTTCTAGTAAAGTAAAGACTATGAATGATAGAATTGCTACCATTCAGTATTCTCGTACTAAGCTTGATAAAGATTATCAAAATAACGAATATAGGATTAAGTCCTATAAGGAATTGACTAAGGAGCTTAAGAAGCAAAATGAGTCCTTTATGGATCTCGATTACCTTAGTAAAGCATTATCCAGCAAAGAAGGAATTCCACTTATTTTCATCCAAGCCTATTTGAAAGATATTAAAGATATCGCTAATAATCTTTTAGATGTTGTGTATAATGGAGATCTCAGGCTTGCTGAATTTGAAATCAGTGCAGATGAATTTGGTATTCCGTATATTACAAAAGGAGCTAAAGTAAAAGATGTTGTATATGCTAGTCAAGGTGAACGTAGTTTCATTTCTCTTGCATTATCTTTTGCTTTGACATGTAGAAGTCTTTCCAGTTACAATATCATGCTATTGGATGAGATTGATTCTACACTGGATACATCGAATCGTGAGAAGTTCTTACGTGTACTTGAAATGCAGATTGAAATGATTCATGCAGAGCAGGTATTCGTAATCTCTCACAACGACATGTTTAATGCATATCCTGTGGATATCGTAGATACCAAAGGTCAAAAGAATAAGAATGCCGAACTTGCTTCTTATATCAAGATTATAAAATCGTGATAATAACCACTCTAGTATATTTTGAATATACTAGAGTGGTTTTATAGATTCATGGTACTCACATCTATTTTCCTTCCTTTTCAAAGAAAAGAATTTTAATGAAGTAATAAGCATATGCAATAACGTATACAACGTCTTCAATGAATTTTATTAAAAAATCCAATTGTATCATCTCCTTTCATAATTAATGGTTAACGAAGACTAGCAGGAAACGGACATATCCCACCAGTCTTCGTTAACCGTAGTCGATATTGAGAATATCTATACATGAAAAAATCGAGTGTGTATAAACTGTCATAAAATACTCTAGGAGGAAAATTTGATGACTTCTTATGGGAACAGAAAGAATGCAGGTTGATTTTTGAAAAACAAAGAATACTTCTATCACACTCGATTACCATAACGTAGGTATGAATATAAAAAAAGAAGGAAGGCTGATATATTTAAATCAGCCTTCCTTCTTATAGTTAATTAGTAGACATTGGGCTCAACTGCTTCCTGCATATCGTTGACTTTATCCGATTACTTAGACTTTTCATAAGCTTTCTCGGAACGATTAATCTCTTCATAATGTCTTCCATAGAGAGCCTGAGAAGTAGAATCAAATGAAGACTTGTCATCATCTTCACAAGATTCAATTTCATCCTCAGACGGAAGTTCGTCGTAAAAGAACCGAGTACCTACAAGATCCTGAATCTTCTTGATACAACCAGCATGGATCATATCAATCTCCATATCAGTATAGAAGATCTCAAGAACTCTCCTAACACCTTCAAGCTCACCATTGGCCATGAAGAACTGGTTGATGTACCGACGAAGGAGAACATCGTCACTTGCCTTCAAAGAACCATGAGCGGCATCGTCATAAGAGAGGTTATTCTCATCACAGTAATCCTTCAATGTAGAACTTGCATGTTGCATATCATCACAGGCATCACTATAGATGCGAAGCAGATTATCACGAATATTGCTTTCTTTCATAATATCCCTCCTTAATTAGATGACGCCTCACTTAACTGCATCATTCATGTCATCAACCTGCTCACTACGTACAGACTCATCTGTACTATCTTCTTCGGACGCTTCATCGCACTGATCATTACCATCGCAGTCTTCATCAAGATCATCGTAAGTCTGTGCCTCATAGAATTCTCTCATCTCACAATTCAACTTATGACGATATGCTGCTGCATCTGTAAACAAGCCGATCTCATACTTAGTATAGTATTTCCGGAGGAGCTCTTTCAATCCTTCTTTCTGTCCACTAAGTTTAATGTAGTGGTTTCTCATAGTCTCAAGCTCAATGCTTTGCCTAATGTCCTGATCATTGAGACCCTGTTCATACTCGCGATATTCTTCATAAGCAACATCGTAGGCAATAACTGCAGCGATATACTTCTCAATGATGTCGGTCTTCAACTTATTTTTCTTTTTCATAATTATACCTCCTAAAATTAAAAAGGGGAAGACTTAGTATTAAGTCTTCCCCAATCTTACAAACCATAACGGTCTTTCAGACGCTGATGCTGTCTTGCTACTTTGATAGCAAGCACCTTCTCAACATCCTTTGATTTTACACCATATCCCTGCATCAGCATATGAGATGCATTATTCATATTATTGATACAAGGAATAATCTTGTGCTTGATGTAATCTTCCATGTCTTCGATCTCATCCTTCTTACGAAGATACTTCGTGATGATCTGATGAGATTCACAAAGAAGTTTCATAGCTTTCATAGAAGCTCTCTTCTTCTTGCAATTGGTATCAAGCTTACCAATATCCTTATTCTTCACATGGAAGATTTCCTGAACGATCAGGACGCAGAGTTTCACATCAGCGATTTCTTCTGCGGTATGCACATAGCTGCCATCTCCATCAATATTATCGGCAATAACCTCGATGAGTTCACACATCTCCTCCAGACAAACGACAAGATAGGTTTCTTCGCCGATCATATCAAGGGTTTTACGAATAGCATCCAATGCATATTTCTTTGTAAAAGCGGGAACGCGTTTGTCTTTCATTCCCGCTTTAATAGCTGCTTCATTCATTGGCATACACCTCTCATTCAAAGTTAGGGATTGACTTCTGTACTTGAGCCGGAGTACTATGGGCTTCCGGTTCTTTTGGCTTTTCTTCTTCATAAAGTGCTTTCTTCGTTGGGAAAGTTGGACTAACGAGTATAGTCGGTGGATCTTCTGTATCCGTATCATCCTTTGTGGATTTTTCATAAAGCAATAGTAATTCCATTGCCATACTATCCATATTGATACCAACTAGCATATCATAGAATCCAATGAGTTCATCCAAAGTCAATGTGCAATAGTTGTCAGGAGTATTAATCATGAAGAATGCACCTTCGCATGCAGTATTCGGATTCTCAGGATCTTTATAAACAACAGTTGGTGCCAATCGGATTGTGGATCCATTCGATAGCCGTATCTCTTGGAGATATTTTAAGGCTTCTTGTTTTTCGGTCTTAAGTTTATCACTGGAATCATAATAGAAGAGACTTTCCGATTCTGTATAGCATGCGATTAATTTCTTAATCTTACCCGTAAGGATATGCTTATACATCCGATTCACATTCACACGTAAATTCGGATTTCTGGAATCCTCATTCTTATCTTTTGTACCAGAGATATCGATCGTAATAAATGGATGTGGAGCTACCCGAAAGTACTCCACGCCCATAAATTTACTACGATCAACGACTTTGATCTTATTCCCTTTCTTAAGGGCAAAATCTTTTTCGTCCTCAACCATGACCGAAAGCCTTATCTTCATGGTAGGTGTAACCTTACCATATTCATAGCTTAAGGTAAGCACGTATTACTCCTTCGGTGCAATCATGACATTCATATCGATATCAGTATCCGTGGAATATCTGCTATGGATCGTATCACGAGCGAGCTCGTCGATCTCATTGCGTACCACGTTATCGTAATCCTTCATGACGATATTGTACCGGGTTTCCAGCTTCTTGGGAATGGAATCTCCAAGAGCCTCACGAAGACTTACCAAGAGATCATAGATCTCAGATTTCTTTGCGTTGATCATACTATCCTCCTTAGGAATTTGAGTCAGTAGATTCGGAATCTTTTGCTTCCTTATTCTCATTGTCATTTCCCTGAGTCATATCCTCAGTATTCTCGACAACGATCTCATACTTCTCACGAGAAGTACCATTGACTGTGAACGAACCACGGTTAAACTCAGAGAGCTTATTCAGCAACGCATAGTATTCTTCCTTCGTATCGCAATTGATCTTGATGTATTCATAATGCTCTTCAGCCATGACATGCTCAAGATCTTTTGCATATTCGAATCGGAATGCATCGGTCTCATTGGATTCATCAAAATAGAATCCTTTGATCTTACCGAACGGAGTCAGGACACCAGAAGTACCAGGGTCAGAGTTACCGCAAACAAGTAAGTCGATATTACCGAGGAAGCTCGGATGAGAACCACGATAACGAATCGAGATGTTGTTGGAATTCTTTCCACCCATAGAGTGGGGTCCCTTGATTGTATACTTGAACTTGCTGAAGAAGTCCATGTCGTTCATGTTATCGTTAAACCGGAGAATACCAGAAGAATGCATCTTCTGAATCAGAATCTCACCAGTGAAACGGAACATGTTCGTGAAGTTATCCATGGTTGCTTTATTGCCAAGGGTAATCACAGAGTTAAGTCTGGAGGAGAAGTCCAAAGTCAGAAGAGATGCGATGTATTCATTACAACGCAGTCTCTTATTATCCAGACTCATATTATCCTTCAAACGAAGAGTACCAAAGTTCTGCATCATCCAACGAAGGACTGCATAGATATCATTCTTCTCGTAATCATCCAGTTTCAGAATCTTACGAGTGGTAACATCTATCAGTCGATTGAAGAAGACCAGAATGTCTTCCCCCTTCTCAACCGTGTTGTTATTGGAAAGGGACTTGATCCAAACCGTCTTGTCATGGAAATCCTTAATCGTGGTACGAGAATTACTGACGGTAAGAAGACCGCCAATAATAGACTGGATATAAGGATACTTCATGAACAACTCACGGTTGACTTCAACGAAGCAATGACTGGAAATTTGGAAATAGATATTCCGAGTTTCATCAGCATCAGAAAGATCCTTCTTCAGAGAAACGATATTATCTACTTCCAGATAGCTCATTGCCCATTCCCAACCATTTGCCAGATAGAACAGCATGATGGGAATTTCTTTACGGAACACAAAGACATTATAGACGGGGATATTGTACTCAACACCAGCAATATCCTTGCCACCAGTCTCACTGCGTACCATCTCATCAGCCTTGATACCATTTCGCTTCACGCAGATAGGCATCAAAGACTTCAGAGTAACTGCATTATTCGAAGTATAGGTAGACTTATCAACCAGCTGATAGATCATGTAATACTTCTTGCCACGGATATAGAAGAAGCCATCATCATCCTGAATCGGAATCAGCATCTGCTTGATGATTCGCTTCCTATGGATTTTCGGTTCATCCGGATTCTTTGTATCCGTTTCTTTCACAGTAACCTCAATGGTAACTGTGAGACAACCACAACGGTCGTCATTGATGAACTTATAATCGAATCGATCCTTCTTACGCTTCTTCTTTTCACGCTTGAAGATGTGGTTATTGATATCGATCGTGGCTTCGTTATCATTCCACTTAAATCCGATGATTTGAATATTCTTAACGATTTCGAGGCTACGCCAGACATCCTTGATGTACTCAACGAGAGGAAGATCAGCTTCCTTATTCATCAGAGGCACATTCAATTCTTTCTCAAATTCTGACGTATACTCACCGATATACTTGAGCATACTTTCGTCCTCCTTGAAAAAATAATGGGCCCACATGATTCTTTATAGATTCTTCATGTGAGCCCATCGTATTACCGTTATGGGATACTCAGGTTAAAATTAACCCTCGTTGGAACCAGTTGCCAGCTTATCGTTCTTGAACTTCAGCTTCAGACTGATGCTGGGGAGATAATAAATCTCCTCATCACCATCCTCAGTGAGCTCAGCACCAACCGTATAAAGGCCAGCGACATTCAGAGAATAGTCGCTGCTGTTGCCATCACGACGCTTCAGACGAACATGCTCCAGAATTGCATTGTGGACAATGCAGAACAGCGGAATGATGAACTCATGAGACTCCAGCTTGATATTGATCATTTCACCAAGCTTCGCCTTCGCCTTGCCAGAGATCTCTTTGATCACTTCATGGCTCTCAGTAATATTCTTGGAGTTCCACTGAGTTGCCAGATTGATGGTGGACTGATCACTGTCGTCATCATCGATGGAGCTATCGCTCTGAGTGGACTTGCAATGCTTCATGTACACCATGAAGTTACCGACCTTCTCATCATCCTCGCTGTTGGTGGTATTGTAACCGATAATCAGACGATTTGCGAGATTCAGTTCATAAGAATCCCACTTATCCTCACGCTCTGCAACCACATCCGTGATTGCATCAAAGATTGTACCATAGATGGCCATCACAACCTTCGGGTTGTTGATGCCCAGACGGAGAGACCGCTTAATCTGATCGATTGCTTCGGAACCGATATCCTCGATCTCCTTAACATCATCGACCACATTGTTTACAAACCATTCTTCACACTTAGTCATTTTCGTTGTCTCCTTTGTGTTTTCTATAGGGTTTATAGTCGTCCTTTATGACAAGAACGAGCTTACTACAAAGTGTACTCTGAAATAAATTTCAAATTCACTTGTAGTAAGCTCGTTCATTATCACCTATATATAATATATAAGCGAACTGTCTTTTTGATTGAAATTACTTAGATGCATCAGGAATCTTCATATCCAGCATGAAAGCAGAACGCTTTGCAAAATACTGGGTAATGTACTTCTCGCTCTTCTCCAGAGCATTGCCAGCCATGCTGGAGAAGATGATGGACTTGCTGTGGTTGTTCAAGAAGACCACGGTCTTATAGGTACGCTCCGGATCCTGACCGGGACGAGGATTCTTGATACGTGTGGTGCTCTCAACGACGCAAATCGTTGCGGAGATAACCTTATCTTCCTGGCCCTTCGGATTCATCTCGATGGTGATAGATGCATGCGAGCTCGTATCAGTGACATTGGATGCCTTCACGTGGATGTCCATCTTCTCATTTAGCCAAGCCAGATCGCCAGTCCATGCTTCTGTCTTGTAGTGGTTTGCGAGACTCTTGATGTCAGTTTTCATGTTTAGATACCTCTTTCTAATTATATTTAGGAATCGCTTTCAGGTGACGGGAATCCTGAAAGCATTAATATCTAATTGTAATTAGTATGTTATTTTCCAATATAATTAGTTAGAGGAAATCTCATTTAAAAAGACGATCAAACATCATCTCTTTTTCAATCACAGTGGCTTCATCCACCTTAGTACCACATTTAGTACAGATATAGATTTCACGGTGACCATCAACCATCTCAAACTTCCATTCGTGATTGCAGAAATGACGAAGGAATTTCTTTTTGAATTCTTCTTTTGTAAGTTTCATTAGCTCTCCATAGATGTCTTGAAAACAGTCTTATTAAAGTCGCCCACGGGTTCTTCATAAGGAAAGGATGGTGCTAGATATCAGAAATGATACTAGCACCATCCTCTTATTTATACCAGAGAAAGCTCGGCTTCCATAACCATCTTTGCTTTCTCAATCGGAACGATTCTTACACCATACTTTCTGGCTTTCTCAACCTTACTAGATTGAGTATCCGGAGAAGGTACAACCAAAAACGTAGTCCCACGAGTAACTATGTCAACAACCTTGCCACCATGATCCGTAACCCATTTATCAAGGTCAGGATCACGAATCATCGTAAAGCATACAGTAAACTTCGGATCTTCGAGTTTTCCCTTAGTAGGAATAATCGTGAGTTCCTTTTCCAGCTTCCTAAGAAGCTTCTCATTATTCCGAACGCCTTCGATAATCTTCATGGCAGTTTTCTCACGAATTGTAGGGATTCCAACCAGAGTATGATACAGCTTATTTTCTGCTGTATAATACAACTGCTCCAAATCCATATACGGCATGATTCTCTCAAATGTCTTATGAGAGACTCCTTCAATACCAATTGCTCCAAGCAGAATATAATCCGGAACTTCTTTCTTTGCATCAATTGCATCAATCCAAGATTCCAGCATCTTCTTACCGAAGCCATCGATATTGATGATTTCCTTCTTGTGCTTTTCCAGCTTATAGAGATCATGGATATCCTTTACAATCCCTTCATGATAAAGCTTTGTGATAACTCCATAAGAGATACCATCAATCTTCATCTTAGAAAGATAATTGAGAATCTTACCAATCTTCCTACAAGGACAATCCGGATTCACACAAGATGCAATATCGCCAGATTCACTGAAGACAAGATCACTTCCACATTCAGGACAAGTTGTAGGAACTTCAAACTCTTTTCCGTCATAATTATGCTCACAATCACTATCGAAAGCCATATACGGAATGATGTCATAAAGAACCTTAACCTTATCTCCCTTGTGAAGATGAAGTGCCTTAAATCTACCAATGGAACCGAGAGAAATATTCTCAATGGTATTTCCCTTCAGCTTCACAGGTTTCACCTGCGCAACTGGAGCCAATCTACCAAAGAGACCCATATTGAAAGTGACATCCTTCAAGACAGACATCTCTGATTCTTCCGTAAACTTATATGCAACTTCGAAGTTATTCTTATCATTCTCTCTACCGAGAATCTTTTGCAATTCCGGATTGATGATATAAATAACTGCTCCATCACAACGAAGTTCACCATGAACGTACCGATGCCCTAAAGCAAACTTACGAATCGCTTCTCTATCTTTCAGTTTACACCGAAGGAACGGGAAGTTCTTGAATGCTTCTTTGGCAAGTTGCTGATCACCAGCTTCATTGCCAACTCTCAAAGGAATTGCATGGAGATATCTGGACTTCTCAGGATCAAACTCATCACTATTCAGAATACCAGAAACGATTGACCGAGTATTCTTATAATCAGTATGATACCTCTCATTGAATGCAACGAGATCACTCTCATACATCATAACCTCGGTCTTAAGTCCATAAGCCCCATTGAACTCATGATACTCACGAATCGGGAATCCTTGAAAATGACGAGTGATATCTTGAGCTTCATTCCGTTCTGTAAATCCACGAGTAAGAACTCGATCGATTGTACCATCGGCATTCATCTCAAAGATACCTGAGACGCCATCAAACTTCGGGAAGACATAAATGTCTTCATCATTCAGACTTACTTTCTTACCAGAAGTTTGATAGATCTTATTCTCCATGGTCTGAATCCATTCATCGAGATATCGTCTGGATGGATTCGTTCTCTCCTCTTCCAATGACAGATAATGTGTCTTCGTCAAAGTACCTCTCAAAGAAGGATACTTATGATGAGCGATATTCACGGCATCTGGAGCAATTGGAACGGAAATGATATCAGATCCTCCATTATCCAGCATGATTGCATACAGCGTATCATACTCAGAATCCGTAAGACCTGTATCCAACCCAGAATCATTATAGATGAACTGGGTCACATTGATAAGCCCCTGAATATTCTGAAGATCATCTGCGAAATACGGAATCAAAGAATTTACTTGCTTCTTATGAATATAAGCATTCACAAGTTTCCGTACCTCAGAACTCTTCATAATTTCAGAAGCTTCCTGACATGACATATCTCCATCTACCAAAGATTGATATATGTCGTTGAAATTTACAGTGGTTGCCATTTGTGCTCACTCCTTTCATTATACTATTTATATAATATATAAATTAAAGTACCAGCCTATTATTTATTATATAATAGGCTGGTACTTATGTCAATGCAATACACCTTCCTGAATCAGGATTTCGTTGATTTTTTCTTTCACGGTTTCCGGATTAAATACAAGGAACGGTTTCTCACATGTAAGATCCATTGTGGAATACATCTTATTGAGTTCGAGTAATGCTGCCCAAAGCTCCACTGTACCGTAGAGGTCATAGCTGAGCTTCTTTGGCTTAAACTTATACATACGAACTTCATCGGCAGGAAGAGATACAGTGATCGCATCCTCTGCCATAAGATCCATATACTCACGAATCATTGACTTATACGGAACTTGAATGACTTCATTATTCTGTCGAATGCAGAATGTAGTATGTAAGTTCCGATAGCTAATTTCTTTTGTCTCGATCTGATCAATAAGTTCTTGAATGGTCGAGTAATACATCTTTTCTGGCATATATTATCACCAGCCTCTCTTGTTGGAAAGCTGCTCGACATTCGTGACAAGGTATTCTGCATCGCCAGTATCATTCAGTCCATCTCGAGCACCTTTAATAGATGTCAAGTCTGAAATAACTTTCGGAAGATCACCACCGGAATCAATATCAAATCCAGTAAGTGCCATAATAATGCCCTTGGCTTTAAGAAGAACCTGAGCAAGCTTCAACTGATTATCTTCGAGGTCATACATACGCTGCATGGGAGAGTTGCCAACAGGAGAGCCTTCTGGCTTTTTGAAACGAATTAGTTTCACATTACTACCATCGTAATAGTGTGCAACGAGCCATGCAACTCCATTGTCATCGGGAGGAATGAGATAGCACTCTCCAGTGGGCTTCTCACCCTGAGTCATCATATACATAAAAATCGTCCTCTCTTACTTCGTAGTAGCGTAAGGATACTGAATATTCCCATTGATGAAATCGACTGTAAACTTACGTCCTTTTTCAACTTCACCATCGGAATTGATCTTATCCATCCATGTATTGCTATCCTGCATTTCAACAGTGAATGCTTTACCAAGCTTCACACTCTTTTGGTAATTTACTTTACATGCGCTATCATTTGCAAATAACTTATTCGCTGTAATATTACCAGTACCAGTTGCTGTAAGAGAACTCATAATACGAGGAACCACAAGAGTAATTCGCTCCTGTCGTCTCATAGGTTTGAAATTCTCTGGAACGAAACCGTATTCCTGATTATCAATCGAATAAATCATGTCAAACCCAGTGGTAGACATAACGAATTTCCCTCCTTAATTAAAGTGCTTAAATTTCTGTTTTCATACTCAATATTCACGAAAACAGATCTCATAAGCAAAACCTTAAATCCAAGGAGGTTATCGATATGGGAATCGAATTGAATAAAGACCAAGCAACAGCATTGATGTTAATTGAGAACTGGTGGTATAGTAGAAATAAACAAGTTTTTGAATTATCCGGTGTTAGTGGTGCTGGTAAGACGTTCCTAGTAAATTACTTCATTGACCGTATCGGTCTTAGTTTGCAAGATTGTGCATTCGTCGCATTCATGGGTAAGGCTGCCATGGTTATGGCAAAGAATGGCTTACCTGCGCAAACGATTCACAGTCTTATTTATGACTACATCAAAGTACCTGTATATGAAGAAACTGAGGATGGAAGAAAAGTTCCTGTCATCGAAGATAGTGGTAAAATACGATGCAAATGGATATTTCGTAAGAAAGAAGAACTCTACAATCCAAAGCTTAAGCTGATTGTGATTGATGAGGCATCCATGGTATCCGAAGAAATCGCAAAAGACATTTTGAGTTATGGAATTCCAGTTATTGCTATGGGTGACTTAAATCAGTTGCCTCCAGTAATTGGAAATCCATACTTCTTAAAGAGTGCCGATTATCATCTGACTCAGATTATGAGACAAGCTGAAGGTAATCCAATCATCTACTTATCTCAGTGCGTTCTGAATAATATTCCACTTGAATCTGGTCAATACGGCGATAGCATCGTATTCAACCATGGCACAAAGATTACGAAAGAATTGCTGAAGCAAAATGATATCGTTCTCACTTATAGTAACACTATGCGTGGGCAAGTGAATGATTTCTACAGACTGGAATTCTTTGGAAGAGAGCGTACTGATCTCCCTAAAGTAGGTGAGAGAATTATCTGCAGAAAGAATAATTGGAAACGAACGATTGATCGTATTCTGTATCTTACGAATGGTACTGCTGGTGATATTGAGTTTATTGATGATGAGCATAGAAAAGAAAATCAGATGCGAATTGACTTCCATCCTGATTTCGTTCCTAGAGGAAAACGCTTTAAGAACATCGACATTGATACGGAGTTCTTAATGGCAAATCCTGGTGATCCAGATCCAAAGCAATTCAACTTCTTAAATAAGTTTGAGTATGCTTATGCCATTACAACTCATCTTTCTCAGGGCAGCCAGTATAATCGTGTACTGGTTAAGAATGAAGATCGTTTTGAGTATTTTCCACACAATCTATATAAAAAGCTTCAATACACAGCTATCACACGTGCAGTAGATAAAGTAACGATCATTTTGTAAACACATCAGGAGACATTATCTATGACATATAGTCTGGATAATGCCTCCTGTTTATCAATATACCATCTAACAGCTTTCTAACCGAAAGTATAAAAAGGAGTGTCGACCTATGAGTAAAAATCTTTTATTGCAAGCATTGCGCAATAACGCAAAGACTGGTGACATGTTCACCACTAACGCTACCTTCACAGCATATAAGACAGGATTTCCTGCTCTTGACTATGCTATGGGTTTCAATGTAAACGTATACGACGAAAATGGTAAGGTTAAGAATACTTATCCTTCTATTGGTATTACTTGCGGTTCTATCGTGACGATTGTCGGTAAGACTCACGTTGGTAAAACTACACTGGCTACCCAGTTGGCATCCAGCATCGTAAGACCGTTTGATAACGGTTTCGTTCTTCATTTCGACCTTGAGGGTGGCACAAACATGACTCGTATTTCTACTCTGAGTCGTTTCACTCCTCAGGAACTGAAAGATGGAAAGTACATCGTGCGTCAGCTCGGTGTATCCATCGAAGAAATCAAAAAGACGATTGCTGAACTATATCGTACAAAGACCGGTTCTCCTGATGAGTATAAGTATGACACTGGTGAAGTGGATGAATTCGGTGAGAAAGTATATGCTTACGTTCCCACTGTAATCATCATTGACTCCGTGGCATCCATGACTTCGTACATCAATGAGAATACGAAAGATGGTCAGGCCGAGATGGATACAATTTCTTCTCAGACCGATAGCTCTCGTTTTGCTGGTCTTATGACACGTTTCCTGAAGGAAATCATGCAGATGCTGAAAGCTGCTAATATCATTCTTATTCTGATTAACCACATCAAGGATAAGATTAGTATGGGTGTACCTCAGCCTGCTGAGATGCGTGGCTTAAAGCAGAATGAAACTCTGCCTGCTGGTAAAGCTCTCCAGTATTATACCAACACGATGATTCGTCTTACTTCCATTGGCAGTGAGCACTATGATGTCGAGAATAATGGTTTCGATGGATTTGGTGTTGCTGCTACCTTTATCAAGAACCGCAGTAATTCGGATGGTGTATCTGTACCCCTTGTGTTTGATAAAGTCCATGGATATGATTCCATTCGTTCTTCTGTAAACTACGCTAAACAGATTGGACTGCTTGGTGGTAATATCAACGGTTACTATTTTGGTGACCGTAAGGATATGAAGTTCCCTGGTCGTACAATGCATGAAGCATTTAACCAGAATAAGGAACTCTACAAGGTGATGTATGATACCATCATCCCTGTTCTTCACAGCAAGCTTTCTACAGTAAGTCCTGAAGAAATTCTTGTTGATGCTGAAGAACTGAACTACTAATAATAGCCACCATGAGTAAATAAAAACTCATGGTGGCTTTTTATTTCCATATATACAAAAAAGAAAGAATGCAGGAAGACTCTGCTTCCCACATTCTTTCTCTTGTAGTGTACTTACATGACGTATTTGGTGAAGTTGTCACCGAATTCATTAGCAAGCACACGATGTTGTGTTGAACATGCGGATATTTTTCGCATATCCGGATAACCGGCGCTAACAAAGTATTCTGCAAGTTCATCATCATTCATTTCGTTTGGATTGACGGAGCCAACCCGTAGGCCGGCTGTCTTAGCAAACGGAACGAACATGGAAGGAAAATACCGAGGGCTGGTTAAGGGCGACTCGGTATTTTCTTCCACTATGTTGACCTGATTCTCATTCAGGTTCAAAAAGGATACCTGCTTTGTCAAGTTATTGACATTGCAGGTATCCATTTGCTGAATAGAAGCAGTTTGCATATGTAATCCTCCTTCCCTATTATGATACTAATATAATATATCATTATAGGAAAGAATGATTATTACAGGATAAGAGTCATACTCCCATCCATTGGGTCATATATGAAACTCTTAATTTTATTATTACGAGTAATGAAACTAAAGATGTGATTGCTCATACAACCATCTACTCTCAGTGTATTACTGACGATATACATATCCGCCATATAATAATGAGAATAATTCTTAAGGCAAGAATTTAACGATGGCCATCTGAAGTTCGTAATCCATCTCAATTCGGAATCCGATTTCAAATCATGCTCATCAAGAACTACTTTCCGCTCATCCGTAAATTGAATCAAACGAGAAAATTGTCCATTGACATACTCGATCATGGGGGCTTCATATTCCTTATTTCCTACACCAAGAATTTTGTAGGTATACATGGAAACATCTTCGATATTCTTTCTCTTACAAATAGTAGGCGTGATTACAAAGTTATTTGTAAGTCCTTCAAAGATTGCATATCTTCCACCATGAATTACGAAATCATAAATAGATCTCGACAACGCAACCTGATAGAAATTGCTTCCGATAGATAGAAAGGATTCATCCACTTTAAAATTCTTCGTAAGAGAACTAAATGGATTGTATCCTTTACAGATGGTGACGTTTTGAATTGTATTAAACTTATCTACATAAGCAAGATATGAGCAATCAGAATCCATGATCAAATACACAGGAACTTTTGGTGATCCATCATAACCGAGTTTTATACAACGAATTGGATTTCCCTTAATGACAGAAATTCTATTGGAACCTTTCGGAATTGTGTGATACAACAGATCCGTTCCAACATCATATTTCTCTTTCGACTTATGAAGATGATCTAATCCACGCAATGGATTCAAAAGAGTTACTTTCGTAGCATCTATATAAGATGCTGTATTCCCTCCATATGCGATACAAAAAGATTTTTTCATTTTCTATGATCCTCCTTGTATTTATATTAATTATAGGTAAAGTAACAAGAAGAATACAAAAAAAGAAGGGATACCTAACTGGATGTTAGGTCCCTTCTTTTATTTATGCTTCGTAAGAATTATCGGTGTCATCAGCAGGCTCATCGATCGGCTCGTAACGATCACGATCGAACTTGGCCTTGATCACGGCCTTGTGGATGAGGCGCTTGAACTGATCAATCTTCATGCTGACCCACTGGATAGCAGAGAAAGCCAACAGGGCAAGGCTGACAATGATCATGATATCAGAGATGATATCCATGATCATGCAGAAAGTCGGGTGCTTATCACGCATAAGCTTCCGAGCAGCCTTGCGCTTAGCTTCTGCTTCATTGCACATTACAACGTACTCATTCCAATTCATAGCCTTCATAATAATTTCCTTTCTGCGTATCTTTAATGTGCTCGCCAGCACTCATGTTTTTTATTTCGAACTACGGATGCGGAACAATTACCGCACTTCGTGCATGGTTGCCACTTCATTGAAGTGGCAATTGTACTTAACCCAATCACGGCTCACGAAGTACAAGTTTCCGGATCCGCTTGCGGCTTCGTCCGTATGATACAACTTAGTATTTTCGGGGCGACGGTGATCAAAATCACTCTTGATCACCTGTAGCATATTGAACGCATCCTTCTCCGAAATACCTTCAGCGATCATGGTACTATTGATAGTGATAGTACCATGATCGGTATCCATGTAGTTATTGATGATGACATTAAATTTTTTCATAATTGATTCCTTTCTGCGTATCTTTAATGTGCTCGCCAGCACTCATGTGTGTTTTTATTTCGTATTGGAGATTACTTAAAGATCAGGGTTGCGTTAGGATCGTTCATCATCTTATCGAATGCATCGCGATCCATTCCGATGTCGGATGCCACGTACTTGTGGTCATCAGACTTCTTGTTGTTGAAGATGCGATTGTATGCATCCTCACCGGCCTTTGCATCTGCGAAAGCCTTCTTCTGTGCAGGGGTCTGAGCATACTTTGCAGCATGCTCGAGGTTGCCAGTAAGAGCGTACTGAACGTACGGGTCAGTGCTGTTGATGGGATTGTACTTTGCGTTCAATTCGCTGGAGCTCATGGTCTTGACAGTAGTGGTAGCGGACTTTTTGAAGAAGTTAAACATAGTGGAATCCTTTCTTGATCTCTACGGATCATACAAAATTGATTTTATTTTTTGAAGGTTATATTTCTATTCCCTTCTTATTATTCGCATTTATAATATATCATTATAATTCGAGACTTTACGGTAAAATCACTATTCCATAAAGAGCCACCTGAAAACACTAATTTAAGCTTTTAGCCTTTAATACTAATAAAGAAAGGATTGATATATCTATGACTCTTGACAAAGACGTTGGTGTGATGTATCTTGCTGAAGAGACTTCTCCTGAGCAGAATACAGTCAAAGATCTCAAGGTTCATAATGATGGTGACGTCTTCTACGTTGAGTTTGAGTCTTGCATCCATTCATTTGGTGTCATGAACCGTAACTCCCGTATGTATGAAGCTGCTAATATCGAAGAGTGTCTGAAGACCGAGCGTATTCAGCACTATCTTTCCCATGGTGGTTGGTTTGGTGAGATGAACCATCCGACTCCGAAATATAAAGATCAGCCTCTGGCTCCTGAGCGTATTCGTGACATTGATATGGAGAATACTTCCCATAAGATGCTGAATCCTCATCTGGAGCGTAATCTTCTGGTTTCCCGTATTCAGAGCGATGCTGGTACTGCTGCTGGTATGAATCTGGCTAAGAAGATGGTGCAGGGTTTCGTCCCTGGTTTTAGCTGCCGTGCTATTGCAACTATGACCATTAAGAACTCAAAGCCTGTCGTCAATGTGCGTCAGATCATTACCTACGACTGGGTTCTGTTCCAGTCTCATCGTGAAGCTGAGCAGATTCGTTCTGTGGATAATAAGTTTATCACGAAGAGTCCTGATGGTAATAAGGTTATTACCAATAACCATTTCATCAATGAATCTTCTGATATTGCTATTCCCATGAAGGATCTGATTGGTCGTATCTCCAACAGTGATCCAAACGCTCAGGTTATGCTGGAAGGCTTTGATCTGGATATTGATTCTGTGATGGGCTTCACTCCAAACCGTAAGAATATGATTATCCGTGATCAGGACTCCAATACTATTTACTGTGGCATCAACCAGAAGTCCAAGCGGATGGTAGATGATTTCTTCCGTTCTTTCGGTAAGTAATACTCATACTCATAATGGAGGTGAGTACACATGAATTTATCTACACTCGTAACTCGTATCAAGATCGAGCTTGGATTATACTCCATTGCTCTTCCAGTTGAGAATGTCGATCAGTATATCACGGATATCATTCAGAATATCACACTAAGAACTTTCAGTACGTATTGTCCTTATAAAGAAACTTACAGATTCGATTTGACTGATCTGAAAAGACTTGAAAAGCATGCGAACTGGGAGACTTATCTTCTTCCCGATATCTTCGTAGAAAGAGAAATCATGCAAGTCATTGACGTGCGTTATGATGAAGCTGATATCTCTGGCATTGGATATTGGGGCGGTGGTATTCCGATTCTCCACGGTAATATGCTGAATCAGGCCATCCTGTCAAATGCAGGTCTCGGTCTAACCAGACAGACAGTTCCGAAGCTCTTATTCCATTACTATCCTCCTCGGAAAGTTCAGCTGTTCAACGTATTATGTAGTTCACAGCTTGTCTTCGAGATTGGACTAATGCATGATAAGAATCTGAACTCTATCACTACCACTATGGAAGAATCCTTCCATAACTTGGCTGTCCTTGATGTGAAGGATGCGCTTTATCAGATGATGAAGCACTACAATGAAATCCAGACAGCATATGGTAACATCAACATGAAGATTGATGATTGGCAGTCTGCTGCTGATCAGAGAAAGCAGCTTCTCGATGATTGGGATAACTTGTACCAGATGGACATCATTCCATTTACATATGGATAAAAGACGTTTTCTCTTTCATATTTTTCCTCCTTGATTCATATAACAGCCAGAAGATGACCCGTACTTAGTTTTGATTCTAAGTACGGGTCATCTTCACTTACAGATTACCGTATTTCTCGTTCATCTGCTTTGTAGTCATCTTTGAGTTCTTACGGGTAGTCAGGTAGTCATCGACCTTCTCATAGAGAAGTGCTGCCAGACCAATGCCGAAGAGAACAGCATAGACGGGAAATGCATCTTCACACATTTTCTGATAGTCGCTGTAAGACATATGTACGTCCATGATAATATACCTCCAAAAATTTATCTCGTTCCACCTAAGATAATCATAACTATGAAAACCACAAGCAGAATACAACCGAATGAGATTGCCGCTTTAACAACAAATGCAATCGTTGAAAAAATCAATGCGACAACACCGATTACAAATATAATGAAAGCCAATAGTAATAAAAGACATCCACACATATTCATTCCTCCAAAAAAAGTAAAGAAGTAATAGATTGGACATCTTTCATCCATCTATTACTTCTTCGTTGTATTTGGTTTACTTTTTTAACCGATTATTACAACAAGTGGAACAGCACTCATGCTGGCAATAATGCTCTTTTGCTTCCGGAGTTTTCTTATATACTGAAACGATATACTGAAGTTCTCTCAGCATATTCTTAGAATACTCACATCCAGGACATGCACAATTCTTACGAGCATTAATCTCATCTTTCAGCCATTCCTCAATCATAGGAATGCAAGTGCAGTTTGCTGTACGACCATTCTTACCAGTCCAAGGTAAATCAAGAGGAGTTCCAGCGCTTCTCTTACCACCACTACCATGCTGGTAGTATTTCATGTCCACAATTAATCACCTTCTTTATTTTCATCATAATGTGTGTATCTATATAGAAAATAGAATCCTCCGAGAAATGCTGCTACACCAACAAAAATATCTCCGGGATTCTGGATCATAATCAGATACTTCGGCACATCCAAATTACTCATAGTAAGTCTTACTGTAATGACGATTCCAGCAAGGAACATAATAAACGCTGTATGCTTATACAGCATTTTCATTACATGATTATGATGATCGCTCTTTTTCATTCGTGAAGCCTCCATTCTCATGTTTTCTGTTAATTGATTGTCCGTAGGAGTATTTATACAAAAAAATCCACAGTGAGTTTATCCCCACTGTGGATTTTATTTACTTAGTCTACAGGATCATCAATTGTCACAGCCAGAATCTTATTCCGACTATTACCACACTTGAAGACCTTCTTCGGAGATGCTGCTCTAGTAAGCAAAGGAACATCACCAGAAGAAATCGATTCATTGCCAGTCTTGGTATATGCATTGATCGTGCTACCGGGTTTAATCCCGCAGACTCTGACAAGACGCTCATTAGAATCCATCGTAAGGAGAGAAACCATTTCCTTCTTCTTAGTCAGAGGGAAATACTTCATCTCAGTCACCTTTGCTCTGCCGAGATCAGTGACATAGAGAATGAATTTGTCCTTGGAAGAGATTCCGTTAAAGCCAACGCAATACTCGTTCTTGGAAAGGTTAATCATAGCCTTTCCCTGAGCAGCAGGCTTCAATACAGGAATATCGGAAAGCTCTTTCCGGAGTCCATTACCTTCATCGGTATAGATCACAATGTTGTTGATAGACTTATCAATAGAGAAAGCAACGTTAACGAGCTCATCTCCATCTGTCACATTGATTACAGACATGGTCTTGAAGTTGGAAGAAAGCTCATTGATATTGATAGCCTTCATGATACCATTTCTGGTAAGGAAGATACCAAAGATAGAATGCTTCTCAAGCTGAGCCTTTGTAGGTTGACGAAGAACTGCAACCACCTTGTCAATCCCCTTGCAATATCTTGCCAGAGGAATGCCATCATCATCAGGAGTTGCATCAGGGAGAGTATGAACCGGAATACGATACGCAATGCCATTGCTGTCAAATACGATCAAAGACCGTTCGTTATTGACAGGAATCACCATCGTACGAGTGCTCATCTTTTCCCCGATCTTACCAACATTACTCTCTTCGAGGAGTACCTTCTTAATGAATCCATCCTCAGAGACAGCAACGCAATGATCAGTGGCTTCAATTTCATCATCATTGCCTTCTTTCACAACGGCGCTCTTACGAGGAGTACCAAACATCTTAATGCCATCTTTCAGCTGCTGGATGATAACTTCATCAATCTTGGAATCATTATCCAGAGTAGCTTCCAGATCTTTAATCTGCTTGATAAGCTCAGGGCCCTTTGCCTTATATGCGCTATAAGCTTCCTTCGTGAATGCCTGAATACGCATATTAGAAATGGTGGTTGCTTGCTGTGAATTGATACCGTACTTGGCCATCAATGCTTTTGCAAATGTGTCCTTGTTAGCAGACTCACGTGCAAGCTTGATGGTAGCTTCTGCATTCTTTCCCTCAAGGATAAGAAGCAGAGCATCGTTGATATTCTTCTCTTCCATCGTAGCAATCAGCTTCGAGTTAAAAGAAGAACGTACGGTATCTCTACGATAGGAAATCCAATCCAGAAGGAAAGACTTTACACCGTAGTCATAATCACGATAGTCATCGACCATCTTAAGACCAACCGGATAAGTCTTCTTCAGACCAGTTCCCTTCGTATAGAGTTTCTCGATCGTTTGATAAGGATTTGCGTTCTGGTCGAGATAGATAAGCGTTTTCACCGTACGCTCACCAGAGTAATCCTTGATGTCTTTGATCTCATCAAAGACCTTCTTCTCACGAAGTTCAACGATCTTACGGATAATGTCGTCGATAGTAGTCTGAAGAGGAATAGAGGTAATCGTAATGATATTCCTCTGAGAATCCACTTCGCATCTACCACGAAGTGTGAATGTGCCAATACCATCGGTATTGATCTTCTGGAATTGGCCATCATCCACAATGTCTGCTCCCGTAGGAGAATCCGGAATCAAGAGAATCTTTGCATCCGAGTTCTTCAGGAGCGTAATGGTTGCATCCAAAACTTCCTTGAAGTTGAACGGAGGAATATTAGATGCAAATGCATAACCAATACCAGACAGCTGAGGATTGATCAATGCATTGGGATATTTTGCAGGAAGATATTCAGGCTCCACATCGTCTCCAGTATACGTAGGCTTCATGTCTACATTGGAGATATCGAAATCCTTGAAGAAGCATTCCAGTGCATACTTAGAGAGTTTGCACTCGATGTATCGAGAAGCTGCTGCTTCATCGGACTTATAGGAACCGAAGTTACCCTGACCTTCAACTGTAGTCAGATTATTTGCAATCGGAGAAGCCATCTTTGCACCAACGTCTTCAACCGATGCAGAGCCATGAGGATGATATGCTGCTGTTGTATCGGCAGCAGCTTTTGCCATCTTAATGAATTGAGTACGACCCTTTCCCTTATAGAGAGAATACAGGAATCGTCTCTGGACAGGTTTCAATCCGTCAATCATAGACGGGATAATACGATAGAGGTTCTTATTTGCACCAAAGAGCTTGATGTAATTTTCACACTCTTCTGCAAGATTCTTACGAATTATTTGCTCCATAAAAATCACCTTTCATATTTCTTTTGGTAGTTTGTATTTACATAATACACCATCCTATATATACGTTACTTAGACTATTGATTTACAGAAAGAATGATATGGACAGTGTAACTACACGAGGTAATACACTGTCCATATCATAACATGATGAAGAGAGTTTTCAATGAATGAATTAATTAGTTGTCCAGATCATCGCGTTTAATTTTGTAAGCACTCATCATCTCTTTACGTGCACGGAGATCATCCTCCGTAGTACCATGAAGCTTTGCAAAGATCTTCAGATCATGCTCCACATCATCCATGGTGAGCTGAATGAGAATGCGATTATTGGGATCAAGAGTAGTATCCCAAAGTTCCTTACCATTTGCTTCACCAAGTCCCTTAAAGCGAGACAGAATACGTGCTTTGTACTTATTGGCAGAATCAAGGAATTCGCCAATGCTCATCTTCTGCTCAGGGCCATCCTTCTCACGAACCTTCATACCATATCCATATTCTTCATAGATCGGAATGAGGTCTTCGACCTTCTTGATGAAACGGTCAGTAATCTTGATGGACTGGAACTTACCATCGATAATACCAGTAATGGATCCCTTGTCAGTTACTTTCAACTCAGGGAATTTCTTCTGGAGCATCTCGGTAAACTTCAGCAGGAACTTCTGGTTCGCAAAGAGAGATGCAATATCACTCTTAGCATATCCATTCATAACGAGATAGGCTGCAATTCGTTCCACAAGGAACTTATTGACGCCGAAGTGATTTGCTACACGGGTCAGCTCATCAGGATAGAATTCAGTATCATAGATGAACTGCTTAAAGACAGAATTCTTCAGATAGTCTTTACCAGCGCTTTTAAGGATAACCTTGTAGTTCTTCAGTACCTTATCCTGATATGCTTCGATGTACTCGTTCTTTGAACGGACAAACGGAGTCTTCTTATCATCAATATGATACAGAGGAGCAATTGCCTTATAGAGCTTACCAGCCTTTACCAGCTCCGGCATATACAGTGCATGGAAAGCACCAATACCAGAGGAGATATTATAGCCATCGACATCAGAGTCTGTCTCAATGATAATCTTGTCATAGTAGCAATTGGCAAGATTAAACTTGGGGCCAAAGTTCGTCTTCAGAAGTTTGACGTAGGTATACCATTCCTTATTATTCAGAATGGTAGCAGCATCTCTCTTGAAGCCATTGGCCGTAACACCACGGAAGCTAAAGAATGCCTGTGTATCAGGATCACGTCCGTTCACCAGAGAACCTGCTGCGGAACGTCCCTCACAGATATGCAGTTCCTTATATGCTTTACCGTCGTTGTTACAGGGAGTAAAGTTTGGAATCTTATGCTTGTCGAACTTATTGACAGTTTCCTTGATTGTCTGCTCACGAATCTTGGATGCATCAACACGAGCTTTGCAGTTCGTCTTAATGACCTTCACGATAGATGCAAGTTCATCCTTATGCTCAGAATCAGTATAGTACTTCTCCAGAGCATCCGTAGCAATTTGCTTAATAGGATTAAACAGCATATCGTTGGAGATCTCATTCTTCGTCTGACCAACGAACTGCATCTGAGCATCCGTGAAGATATTCACAACCAGATTCATACCGGATTCGATATCAACCTTCAGAATGGAATACTTATTCTTCTCACGGTCAGACAGAGCCTCATTGGTCTTCTTCATAAAGAATCTCCAGATAGCTTCACGTACTGCATTCAGATGAACACCACCAGAGGTAGTATTGACATAGTTACAGAACGAATCCACCCAAGGCTCCAGAGTCGTAGAATAGCAGAAGGAAAACTGCAAGGAAAGACTTCTCTTGATCGTCTTCTCTCCACGATAGTCTTCTGTCAGTTTGGTATCTCCGGAGAAATTCTTCGGCTTAATGAGCATCGTATCCGTCACATGAGACTTCAAGAGATCACTCAGATTACCGGACTTATACTTCGTGGTAGAGATCACTTTCTCCATACCCTTCACAACCGTATAGACGATCTTACAATCGGAAGGGATAAAATACGAAATACCATCCAGCCATTCTTTCAGATCATCCTTATTGATGATTGCAGATTTTCCGAGGTACTTCGTAGAGGGAATAAACTTGAGAATACAACCGTGCTTCTTAGAAGTTTTTCTCGTAGAATCTTTCACAAGATTGCCGGATTCAAACTCAATGGTATGACATGTACCATCACGGTGAGATTCCCAACGGAATAACGAAGACAGAGCATTGGTTGCAGTCAGACCAACACCGTTTTCGCCAGAGGAAGCACCACCCTGTTCACGGGTGAACTTACTACCGGAATTTAACTTAGTGCAAAGAATCGTCATCGGGATTTCAGCAGTCTCAGGAATACCACGACCATCATCCTCTACCTTCAGAGAACCATCGTTCACATCCAGAGTTACCTCGATATTCTTTGCAGGACTTTTAGGGTTGGCACATTCATCAATAGCATTCTGAATAACTTCCTTTGCCAGATGCAATGCACCCTTACGGCCGACATACGAAATATACATGCCGGTCTTCATTTGAATCTTTTGAATATCCGACTCGATGTATTCCATCTTGTCATCTTTGTATTGTGCCATAAAATCGCCCTTTCTATTTTCATGCGTAGTCCTATACGGATTAAATGAAAGTTTCCCATATTCTTGGATTAAATCCTTCGGAACATAGTAACTTGTCTAGCATGAAAAAAAGAATCCCACATGAATCGACTATCGAAATCATGTGGGATTCTTTTATTTAACTGCAGTTAAATACAGCAATTTTGACGCGATTGCTATACTTAGAATTTCGACTTACCTAAGTCTGGAATTAGTACCAACCACCGGTAGCACCATTGTTGTGGTTACCACCATTCTTATGATTCTTCTTGTTGCCGCTGATCTCATCATCCTTGATGACGATGCTCAGGAACTTACGGTCGACCTTGTTGGCCAGCTTCTCACGGTTCATGGTGCAGAAGTGGGAACGCTCAACGGGAACACCAGGACGCATCATGCCCTTTGCGAAACCGATCTGGTCACGAACCTCACGCATTGCGTTGACCTGCTTATCGAAATCGTCCAGACCAACTGCAACGGAAGGAATGTCACGGCCGCAGATACGGCAGGTGATCATACCATCTGCACTCTTATAGGTGGCTGCCTTGCGCTTGCCCTTCTTGTTGTTGAAGCAGTGCATGCAGCCTGTCTTCAGCATCTTCTTATCGCCCTTATTCAAGCCCTTCAGCTTGAAGCGCTTGGACAGATGATCGGAAATGCTGGAGATGGGATCAGACATGGCCTTGCTGGCGAGCATCTGATTCATCGAACGCTCGTCGATCTTCTTGCCGATCTTGGCCATCTTCTTCTCGGAAAGACCACCCTTATACTTATTCTTGCTCATTGTATTTTCCTCCTTGTATTAGAAATACTTCTCGTTATCCTTGTTACGCTCAATGATCTTCTTCATAGCATTGAGCGTCTTCGGATACTCATTCTCCGGCAGGCTGCTGATATAGAACCGGCGAGCACTGTCACGATTGTTGTTCTCGTCATCCTTACGCCAATTGACGTACAGAGTGAGAACCAGGTTGATGGTTTCCTTATCCAGAGTTTCCAGCTTGGTGAATGCCCAAGTGGTGAGGTCGTTGAACAGCTTCTTCTGAGTCTCAGTCATGCTGTTCATGCGCTCCTTCTTCTCCAGAATGACGCATGCGATAAAGGTCGGGATATACTCCTCGCCCTTACGGAAGATGAAGTCGATGAGATCACCGACATCAACTGCCAGCGGCTTATCCTTAGCCATCGCATACATGGAAGTCAGAAGCTTACGATAGATGTAGAACTTCTTGCTGCTACGGTCGTCGTTCTTGATATTCAGAATCTCGACCGTCGGAATGATGCACAGGCAGCTGTATGCGGTTGCCTCATCAATACCGGATTTCTTAGCCTTCTTCAGGCGCTTGGCCATAATGGCCTTGCTGGTCTCAAGCATATCATCGATATCCGGGACCTTGGTCTCACTGTCAGTGGACTCATTGTTGCACTGACGGGTCAGAGACTCAGCGATGTCCTGGCAAATGACAGGATAGAGAACCATGTTCTCAAAGCCATCACCCTTATCCACCGACTTGAAGGTAACCTTCACGAAATCGGGATCGGTGATGACCTCATAGAGATCGTTCTTGATCTCCTTAACCTCGTTCCGATAACCATACTTGATCAGAAGAGGAATCACGGCATGACCGAACACGTCGAGCTTCTCAGCAAAGAATGCTTTCTTTGCTTCCTTCTTGGAAGAATAGAAGTCGTTCTCCTTCTTCCACTTCTTGAAGGTGATCATGAAACCCTTGGTCACGTCCTTGGGAATCTTAAATTCCCCACCACCACGGTTACCGTTGTTGTTTTTCTTAGACATAATTTTTGCCTCCTTGTTTTTAACGGTATATATATTATCCCACAAAAGAGGGGATAGTCAAATTTACCAGAGTGTAACCACACTGCTAAATAACTATTCCCTCTTAAATGAAATCAGATTTATACTCCGAACTTACTGAAGATATCCTGAAGATCAAGCTTGGAACCTGCTTCATTCTTCTTCCGAGTATGTGCAACCTTCTGATTCAGACTGGTGAGATCAATATCATTCAGAGCAGACTCATCAGCCTTGCTCTTACTCTGTGCTTCATTGATCTCATCAATCCGCTCGTTGATCTTACGGAGACGATCATTGGCCTGAGACATACCGGAACATACAAGGAATACATTGCTCGGAAGATGACGATCTTCCAGAACTGCAATGTGCTCAAACTCCTCAACAGGAGTACCGATCACCTGCAGAACCTTCGGAATGTGAGTATCAAACCCATCATTCAGTTCTGCATTCAGAACGCTGATCACACCAGTTCTTGCAACGATACCATCACGCTCCAGATCTGCAATTGCAGAAGTCTTCAGAGACTCAACGATGGCAGTCTCGATATCAACGGAATTGACATCACGACGCTTGTCGATATTCTCAACACCAGCAACAACCAGACGACCCGGAGTATTGATGATATTGAGCATATCGCGCTCATCGATACTGCTGTACTTCGTAGCAACCTGATAAGTGCCACGGAGAACATCAATATCCTTCACGATCTGCTCGTTGACTGTCTGCATCATTGCAACGGCAGTCTTCGGAACACGATCATTGTCGTACAGCATATAGGTGTTATCACCCATAGAACCATACAGCTCTTTCAGATACTCAACCGAATTCAGCTGAGTACTCAGTGCCTCCTTCAGAGTCGGAAGAACACCGATCGTGACGACCGTACACTTCGTGAAGACCTCACGAATGATATTGGTCATCAGAATACTGGTACCAGAACCAGTGCCACCACCAGTGGAACTGACAACGAAGACAACATCAACACCGAATACATCCTGATACGTCGTATCATTCAGAATATTCATGATGCTGGTCTTCAGCATTTCCTTTGCGGCTGCACGTTCCTTACCGGCACCCTTCGCGTCACCGATCATAAAGTTCGGCACATCCTTCGGTAATGTCTGCAGATCACGCTCGGAAGAATTGATTGCCAGCACAGGCACATTCAACTTCTTCATTGCAAGAGCGGCAACCTGACTACCACAGTTACCGATACCAATGACTGATACGTCTAACATTTGACTTACCTCCATATAAATTTTTCGTATAATAAGTAATGGTTATTACTTTCATACCTTAATATAATATATAACTAAAAATGCCGCATGAATAGATGGTACCAATAGAGATATTGGGCATTTATTCATGCGGCCAGTTTATTTAGCTTACAGACATCAAATATGTGTTTGTTGATTAGGAACCATACACACGGTAAATGATGTGCATGTCCTTCGTAAGGCTCATAGGCTCAGTGGGGATATTCAGCTTCGAGAACAGATGGATGTCAGTGTAATCCTTCTTAGCAGCATCATATACGGCAGAGTACAGAGCAATGGAGTTCACACAGCTCTGATCAACGTGACCCTTGGAAGTGAACCACTCCTTGATATCCTTACGAGAAATGGTCAGGTTCATCTCAGTCAGAGACTGGACCTGCTTATCCATAGCCTTATTCAGCTCATCACTGGTAACCTCAGCGCCGTCCTCACCCTCGATATTGGATGCCTTGAAGTTGTGAATCACAGCATTCTGATCGAAAGTCTTCAGGTAATAAGCAGTAGTATCGTTAACCTGCTTCTTACCGAAGTAACGGGTCTGGTCATCGGAAGACAGAGCCTGGTTAGTATACCGGAAGGGAATCATACCAGAGACTGCGGTCTCCATATAGGTGACCTCATTTGCAGTCAGGTTGTTGGTAGCAGCACCCTCGATACCGATACCGAACAGGCAAACCTTAGTGCCGTAGGGATGAGGATTGCCATCACTACCAGTCATGGTAGAATCGGTAGCACCAATACCGTCGTTTGCAGACAGAGAGGGAACAACCAGAGGACCAGCAACGCCAAAGATCTGCTCCATAGCAAACTGGACACCACCAATGGGAACCATATTCTCAGTCTCAAAGACGACCTCATCAAGCTCAGACAGACCCGTCTCAGCATTCTTGTGGAGGCCATAGCCGCCGATAATCTGAGTATGAGTCCACAGGGTAGGCTTATGGTGGCTACGCAGCGGTGCACCGGCCTTATCCTTCATAGAAAAGCTATCCTTAAGAAGCTTAGTCATGATATATATCATCCTTTCTTACTATAGTAAAATTGAGTAATGCATTCTCAAACAAGGTTACGATAATGTTTTTAAGTGCTTATCTATCCTTACGGATTATCAATCAATGTATAGACACATTTATCGGTAAATCCAAAGGAAGTATCTACTGTATCGTTCGTGGAAGTTCCTGTGATGTCATAATAAGTATTATGCTCAATCATGGAAGATGCTTTTACCATAGAACGAATCTTAGTATCAAAAGATAATTCACTACCATCCGTAATCGTAGCAGATTGACTAATCAGCTTATCATGAATATTGATAGAAGAACGAAGTTTCTCAATATCATCACGAATTGCTACCTTATCCTTGAGAAGCATAGAAGAATCTCTCAGAACCATCTGATTTGTGATAGAAAGAACCATATCAGCAAAAGTGAGCATGGAACGGAGCTTCGTGACATATTTTGTATCCAGAGAATCTTTCATCTTAATAGAACCACCAGATACATGGCTAGTATCAGTAAGACGGTGGATTACATCTCTGAATTTCTTCATATGGTCAATGATTCTAGGAAGAAGCAGAGATACAGATGCTGTATCCTTCAACTTCACATCACCTTCCATAAAATAATACGGAGTCCATTTCATAGCATCCGTAAGCTCAATCTGATAGTCAGAGCCAACTATTTCCTTCATGTAAGAACCAATCACGTCATATACACCAAAATCAAATTCTCTCATAACTTCATTAATCCGCACAGAGAGAACCTCATCATGGAAATGACGACTATGATCTTCCAGAATAGTACGGAGTTCAGCCTGCATATCATCAGTGAACTTACAGTTCTCATTCATATAAACTTCTTTGATATATCTGCTAATAAAATCATAGAAGCCGAAATCATTCTCTTCAAGAATCTCTTCAACTGCAAGCGAAAGAACCTCGTCATGCATAAGAAGTCGCTCTTTGAAGTAATAGAAGATTTCATAATACTGATTATCGGTAAGTCTAAAGAAAGACTTAAGCCAGATATAATCCGCAATCAGATAAGGTTGATTCTTATCGTTGATCTTCAGATCATCATGCTTCCAGATGAAGTCTCTAATCTCATGAATTTCATCCATCCATGTAAGACTACTAAAGAGCTGGAGAAGTACATTGATATTCATGCCTTCGTAGAACTTCATCTTTGTAGACATCATCTCATGGATGATATGGTCTTCCATATCAACGTAAGCAAGGGCATACTTGTCATCAAGCCTATAGTCTACATAATATGAATATGCATCAAGAAGTCTCAGCATACTCTCAGGTTTCATATCGAGAATATAGACAACTTCCATATTCAGCAAGTCCGTAGTATAAGACTTGAAGAATCGAATGAACTTAAGAAGGACATCTTCCATGATAGAAGAATATCCCAGAGACTGACCAAGCATCTGAACATCAGGGACGATCTTCAGAAGCCTATTGATGATATGATTTGCATACTGAGGAATCATGTTGATATCACAGGATTCCACAAAAGACCACAGAGCCGGATTACGATACATCAAGTATTCCATAAAAGTACTTGCGTATCGTGCCTTAATCTCCAAGCGGCATCCTTTTACCATAGCAGCAAGTTCTTCTTCGAAGATGACCTTATCCGCATAAGTAGTATTACCATCATCTTCAGAAATAATATCAGTTTCATCATAGACAGGCTTCATACTGATATAGTATTTATGACCACCACGATTATTGACAGGCTTTACAGGAATAAATTCAACTTTTTCATTCTTAACGAAATTACCAAAAGTACGAATGAAATTGCCTTCTTCATCGAACTCATAGACCTGAGCACCTGTATTTGCAGCAGGATGGAAAACACAAAGACTTGCATCCTTAATCAGGTTACTGATATAATTACAGGTGGTAGCCATAGTTTTATCAGTAACCAGACAATCATCAATATTCTTATCAGTATCGACATGAGCAAGAACCCAACCCTGCTTTGTACGAGTATCCGCGGTGATGATATCCCAATCGGTAAACATCTTGTCATCACCGATAGTGAATACATCCTGATACTCTTCGCAGTAGTAGAGAGCATAGTAAAGATCCCGATATGCTCGATACTCTTCAATATTGGTCGTGGTACTCATCTTATCCAGAAGGAAATCATAGAGACTTACCAGATCGCCATAAAGAGTATTGAGTTGCTCTGCCGTATAAGGACCTGCATCGGTTACTCTCTTAAAATAATTTACAAGGTTCGGATCAAGATAATGAGCATAAGGATGAGGATTATTTTCAGTATCCGTCATATGCTCTTTGAGAATTTCAAAACCCTTCTTGAAATCAAAGCCCATGACATGAAGAATCTTCGAAGGAGAAGAAAGAATATTACCACGAAGATGATTCATCTTACAGGTAAGAGCACAAAGAAGCATAACGGAATCAAACAGAGATACCGACTGATAGGTAAGAATCTTTGGAATCTCAAGATAAATACGATATTCCTTGAATCTATTATCAAGAAGCATCTTCAGTGCATATACGTTATCGAAGAAGAGTCGGGTCATTCGATACGAAATCGAAATACCCATGTACTTCGTCTCTGCGTAGTTATATTCAATCTCATAAAGATCCTTCATCAGATTTGCATCATTAGTCCAATAAGGATCAGATTCGGTAAGAGAATAGTAGCCATAGTCAACACTACCTGTCTGAAGAGAATGGTAATAGTCGTTACTATTGATATCCAGCTTCTTGAAGTTGACCTTATACATCTTTTCGTAATCAGGTTCTTCTTCGCCAGTAATCTCATTCTTCTTCGTAGCTACAATAGGAAGTCCCGCTTCATCAAAGAGTCTATCTTTGAATAGGCAGTATTTGAAAATCTTGATGCGATCAAATCCTAAAATAGATGCGATATCCACAAGAACTTTATTACTACCTTTATCACGAACGAGCAGATTCAGATTCTGTACGATCTGAAGCTTCGTATCATTATCAAGAGCGCTATCATACGGAATGGAATAGCATCCGAATAAGACCTTAATGCAATACTCATCGAAGAAATCACGCTCAATGGTAAACTTCAGAATTCGTGCAATGAACTGAAGCAGAGTCATAAGCATGATACACATTGCGATGAAGTTATCGTAATAAGAAATCGTCTGACGATGTTCGCCAACGTAAATACAGCTCATGAAATATTCACGACACTGAGAATAGATCAAAGAAAAGCTATTCCACATAGTAGCAGACGACACATTAGGGACTCTAATGATGTCAAATGCTTTTGCAGATCGTGCTGTGACATTATCAACTGCTTTGCTACCAAGATAGAGAAGATACTTTCTATCAGGATATTTAGCAACGAGCTTATCTACATAGCCAATCGTATACAGAACTGATATCTGACCGATATCTAGTTCATGAATAGGCTTTGATGTATCCAGACTATACTCTTCAGCAATCTCACTTGGCACGTAGAGATAATCATCTTCACTCGTCTCATAGTCAGGTAAACCCATGAGCATACGATAATAGTTATTCTTCTCTACGTATTCAGAGATGATCTTTTCACGTCTTGCTTTAAGAAGAGCTGTACGAAGATCAAATGTCCAAAGAGTTTCTGTGTAAGTTGTTTCGGTGAAGCTATTTGTAATCGTTCTGATTTTTTCATATAGGGGAGGAATAGAAAATCTACTGGCTGCCATAGTGGCAATTTCTTCTTCAGATACATCGTAAACACCATCACCAATGGTGTGGTTAGCTTTTTCAAAAGCATCCTTAATCTCATCGGTTGTGTAGTAATAGTTACCGAATGTATCTTTATTCTGTGCTGCTCTGACATATTCATCAGCAGCTTTTGTCATTTCAAGCGTGTCTAATGCATCAGCTTTTGCTTTGTATTTGATAACTGAATCTTGTACGATGGTGATAAAATCATCATACAACTGCGTTAGCATATTTACATCAGCCATTCTTTTAGTCACCTCCATAATAGATTTTAGAACTTATACCAATGTCAAACCAATACTTTCTAGGCGATAATAAGAATATGCCCAGAAAACATCCTATTAACCCTAGAAAAGAGAGGAGTAATTATTATGCCTAGAAATCTTCCCGGTATTGAATACAACCAGGAAAAGAATGAATCAGGAAAACTGATTCCCTTCATTGACGCTGGAGATAGCATGTATCAGATCCCTCTGTACAAAGGGGTTGAGTATTTCTCGAATATTGACTCATACACAAACTTTATCAAAGGTTGCGAACGTATGGTGAGAACGAGTGATCGTTACTCTAAATATATCTATTATCTCAAGAATGTAATCGGACTGGATCATTGTCAGGTATTACCTGAAGTGGAACCTGACGTTGAAGGTAAGATTGAAATTGAGATGCACCATGGACCTATTTTCACATTATTTGATTATTGTGAAATTATGACCGAATGGTTTATTCTGAATGGTAAGAAAATCAGTACCTTCCGAATTGCTGACGAAGTGTTAAATGAGCATCAGTTAAACCACGTACAGGTCGTAATGCTTTTAGCTACCGTTCATGAAGAAGTTCATAACCGCAATATCTTCATCAACTACAATCAGGCTTGGGGAGATCTCAATGCTTTTATTGATCGATATGGTGTGGCTATGAGTGATAGACTGAAAGAAAAACTCAATAAGTACATCGATAAATCTATGATGTACGATAGCAATGACTTCAATATTCTCCAGCTCAATAATACGTTAATCCGTATATCAGCTCAGAAAGGAGACTAAAAATGAATTTACCAATTCAGTATGCGCTTCTTATTGCATTTGGTATTGTGGTATTCTCTGTAGTAGGTGGCTACCTGTCAGGATACCTATATACCACTAATAAGTATGCTTCTCAGATTAAAGAGATTACAGATAACAGCAACCAGATCATTAATAATTTCAATGATAATTCACCGACACTTGAGATAGACCAACGAATCAAGTGTACAAGGGAACTTCTTACATTGATTGATGACACAGTATCTCTTGAATTAATCAATAATAAACGGTATGAAATTTTCCTCAGTTCCAATATCAATAATAGAGATATTGACAAAGACATTGAGGATATTGCACGTAGTGTATTTGAATCATTAAGACCTGAAGTATTCAGTGATAAAAATCTCGTTATGACGGAAGAGTACCTCATGAAGTATATCCAAAAGAGAACCTTCGTTGCAGTGTTTACCTACGTCGACAAAAATGTAACGGTTAAGCTGAATAACATCACTCAGGCTTAATCCGTTACATCAAAATGGTCAACTACTAAGAATCATTTCATAGAGGTATCGACCAGTTTCTTCCACGTATGTTTTGCGTATATTGCAAGCATACGTGGTTATTTTATCCGGCATCATTCCATACCGGTACTTTGCCTTATCCAATTCTTCTCTAAATTTGTAAGGCATGAAATCAATCGTATTATAGGTTCGCTTCAGTCGATAGCATTCTCTTTCGTGATAGAAAAATTTCGTATGAGCAAAATATTCAGGGATATCGCTTACAAATAAAATCAGATCATCAATAAACTGATACTGAGATACATACAGTACCAGCCTAAATCCGTCTGACATAATTTCATCATGATGCTTGTAGAAGTAATTGCTAATCCATCCTGGAATTAATCCATCCGGTTGGCATACTCCATATTTCTCATCATAAACAACTTCAAGCACATCGAACTCCTCCTCAATATATTAAAATTTTCATCAACGGAATCAATACGTTAGCGAAATTATAATCGATGTTAAGATGATTAACTTTATCATGTCCTTCATAAGGAATGAAAGTATCATCATCGTAAGAAGTAACTCCATCATCGGAGATCATCTTACTATTTTGATTAAATTCCCGATAGTATCCAGGATCAAGCATTCTATGCTTGTATCCAGTGACAAAATCAGAAAGATACCGATAAAGTGCTTTACGGTTTCCGCCTTCTATATAGGTGAAAATCTTCATGAGGAATTTTAACGTATAATCTTCATGAAGCGTAAGAACTTCATCAGAGATTCCTTTCACACAGATAACTCTCTTATCTGGACGGAAGGAAGATTTGTAGTATACCTCAAGCGGAGGTAAATACAAATAAGAAGAATACACATTCTTCTCTCTAAATAAGCAAGGACCAAATTTATTATTCGGACATCTACGAAGACAAAAAATAGCATCCTTCTTAATGCAAAGAATATCCTCGTCCTGGATATTATTCGCTTCAAAGAATCGTCTTCTGATGTCAACGAATGCTTTCTTTAATCCTTCATTAAATTCTTTATTCTTTCTGCAAAGCTTACCAATCTTCACAACTCTCTGAGTTCTCGGTAAAGCTGCTATTGCATCAACTTGTGATTGCGGCAAAAGATTGTACTCGGAACATAGAGAAGTATTGGCGCTTTTCAAATCATACTCGATAATCGTTTTACCAGATAAAATAGAAATATTCTTATTGAGATAATTGTCTTTACGATAAAGACTGCTATATGTAATTTCGTCCATAATCCATCATTCCTTTTCCTAGATGTTATTTTCCTGTGAAAATCGAAATGAAAATAAAAAAGGGGTAGCAGCGGGCTTTCGCCCGCCACTACCTCTTAATGACATCAAGACTCGTACTCAGAATTTAATAGATCAAGAAGTGCTCGCTTCATGTCGGCTTCCGACATGCCTGATTCGTATTCGTCTCGGTTTTTAAGTTCTTTCTTTACTCGCTTCTTGCTCAGATCCTGTACCCATCTACGACGACCAGCTCGTGTAGCCATCATCTTCTTGAAGGTATCCTGCTTAATATTCTTGACGATGTCGTCACACATCGTCAAGATATCAAGCTCTCTGTCACTGAGCTCTTCAGACTTCCGTTTCAACGGTCCAGTCTTTTTGTAGTCATAAATCGTAAATCCAAGGAACTCACTCTTGACGTAATCAGCCAAGAGATTCAGGTATTTGTACTTACGCTCATTATGGGCACAGACGAATACGATATCACAATCAAGTTCATAATATCCCTTGATCAGTGTGGCAATCAAGCCTTTATTATGATCGAGTTTCTCGATGTAGGCTTTCGCATATTCACTTTCCTCGTAGTCCTTATGGTCAAGAATGATTGCAATATCCGGCATAAGGATACTTCCATTACAGACTCTTGAACCGAGGACATTTGTTTCACCTCTTGTAAAAGAACCCTTGACGATTTCTGAAGACACAATCACGAATTGTGTATCCAGAATCTCGTCAGGTGTTCTATCTACGAGGTATTTCGTGATGAGCGTTTTGCCATCCATGAAATACACCATAGATGATTTTTTCTCCTTCCTTAACGACGACGAATCACAAAGCTCTGATCTCCACCATCGTTACTATTTTTATTCTGAGACTTTGCCTGATTAACCTCCCTCTTTACTTCCTTCCTGATGTTCGGGAAGTATTCTTCCACGGAATCATCATAATCATCATCGTCCTCCACTTCATCCTCTTCAGGTTCAGGGGATTCTACGGGAAGACCGGCGTCAGCACGTTTCTTGTTAACGAATGCTTGTACCTTCTGGGCAATGACATCAACCGTCTCGAAATCTTCGGTTTCATCCAATGCTGTAAAGAAGGTTCCAACTGCTGTTGCTAACTCATGTTTCGGATCCTCCGGTTCAGGTTCTTGGACAACTTCAGCTTCCACATGCTCGACAGGTTCGTCTGTCTTCACATCAGGAGATTCTTCCTCCGGATGCTTCTCATAGAACATGCCGACAACATCAGCAGGTTGAGACACAGGTTCTGTAGTGGTTCCTTCATCAGGAGTTTCCGTATCGGCTTCACTAGTATCCTCAAGGACATACTCAAAGATACTATCATAGAAGTTCGGATCCGTAACCACCTTGTTATGAGCAAGTGTATCAAATGTGATATCGGGAGTATTTAGAATCTTGGTAAACCGTTCTGCTTCCTCCTTACTATCAGCATCGTCGATATGGTCCTTGATGTCATCAGACATCATGGACTTATCACGGAAGTCCTTGATGAATGCTTCACACATCACCTTGTTATTTTCACCGGTAACCATTGCATCGAATACCGGAGAACCATTCAAGGTATTGAGGAAACTAAATCCATCCAGATCACTCATGATCTTGATATACTTCTTAAAGAAGGAAACCAGCTTTCCTTCCTCAAGAGCATACTGCATGGCTTCCATGAGATCAGATTCCAAAGAATCATCCAGATGATAACCAGCCACATACTTATTACCCAAACGGATACACATATAATCCTGTGCTGGGATCTTAACTCCAGCAGTCATCGAATTAAACTGATCCTTCGTCAGGATAACAGCAGGACGGAAGTTAATGAACGACTCATAGAACCATTCAACGAATGCCGTGAAGTTTGCCATGATGATTTCCATGCTTGCGTCATTCTCTGTCATGATGGGATCATCCGTTGCTTCCAGATAATCGAAATTGATACTGATGGTATTCACCGTATCGGACAGAGTAAAGACGTTGTCATAGTTGTCACCAAAGTGAGTTTCTGCCATGACATCGTAATACGGAGTATCCTCATCCTCTGCATTAATCAGAAGATCAGGATCCGACTTCTCCTCTTCAGAAGTTGCCTCAGCAGGTTCCTCGGCAGGTTCTTCTGCAAACATGATTTCATCACGTTCCGGTTCTTCCTCTTTAGTAGTTTCCTTCACAGGTTCTTCCTGCTTAATGGGAGGATAAACCACATGATCGTGACGAACACGGGAGTTCGATATACCATTAAGCTCCGTAATGGTATACTCACCATTCTCATCCTTGTAATAAAGAGTTGCCCCAGTGCGGATGGAACCGTCGACGATATCCTCATCACAAACACGAGGAATATTCAAAGTTGCCTTCCGAGACTCGGTAGTCTTCTGTGCACGTGCCGCGGATTCCTTTACAGACTTAAGGATGTCGTCCTCACTATCGAACTCCTCAGACAGATGCTCCTTCTTGGCAGTAGTCGAAGTACCAAAATACTTGGCGAAATATCCAGCATATGCAGGAAGATCACCCAGAGCATACTTAATGGTCTCGGGATTCTTACTTGCAAAATACTTGAATACGTCATCAATTTTAGCAACCTGATTATCCTCAGGATGCTTCGGGCAACCATTCTTTGCATCCATCAGAGCACGCATCATCTTACGATGATAATCATCAGGATCCATACCGGTAGGTGCTTCAGGTTCTACCTTTGGAGTTTCAACCGGCTTTTCTTCCGGTTCATCATCCTCATCTTCATCATCAGAGGTATCGAGGAAGCTATAATCATCAGCTTCCTCTTTACCAATGGTATCAGCGAGACGATGAGTATCCTTGGATGCCAGTTTACCCATATCGACAACAGCATCATTCGTATCGATATTCTGAGAACTCAGCCATGCATCAAACTGAGCACTGTCATCGGACGGATCAAACGAATCGAGATCGACATCATCGTCGTCTTCATCTTCGTCCTCGTCATCCGAGGATTCCTGATTATTACGACGAATTCCGGTTGCGGTGAGTTCAGGAAGATCATCGTCATCATCCTCCTCTTCCTCATCGTCTTCGTCATCATCTTCATCGTCGTCATCGACCTCAAGAAGACTGCTGTCAATCTTCTTACGGTTATAACCCATAGACTGAAGAATCTGATCATTCTCGTCGTCATCATCGTCTTCTTCCTCTTCATCAGAATCAGAGATGAATCCGAATTCTTTTGCAAGATCGCCATCCCAAGGTGCTTCTTCCTTGGGAGATTCCGTCTTCTTCTCCTTCTTCGGAGGTTCGGGAGTTGCAACAACTTCCTCTTTCTTTTCTTCAACCGGTTCAGGCTTCTCAGAAGGATTCAGGACACTTGCAAAATTCTCACGGAGAAGTTCAACCAACCGATTGGTATCTTCGGTATCCTCCTCATACTTGAAATACTTGTGGACATACGGTTTCGGATTACCAAAGAAATCCTTATCATTCTTATGACGCTCTGCTTCCTTTGCATGACGGATTTCTTTCTCCTTGGCAATCTGCTTCTTGAGACAATCGATCTGCTTTTGGTTCACAGGATGACCAGTTGCGGCTTCAATCTCATCACACAGATTACCCAATGCTACGAGAGCATCGATATAGTTCTTTGCACGTTCCTGCTTAGAAGGACGCTGTGCATAGAGCGTATATGCCAGATAGTGAATGTCTTCCCGAACCGTAGGGTCGGGATTGACATACAAATTGGGATCGTTCCGAACGCTTTCCAAAATGCCGGTATAAAGTTCTTCCGGCAAATTGAATACGTTACGCTTTTTATGCTTCTTGGACATAATTACTTTCCTCCTTGTGTATATTCCTTATATGGATATAATGTATAATTATACCCCGGCAATCAAAGAATCAATGAATGCCTTTGCTTCTTCACGAGTCTTAGGACGCCGCTTTTCTTTCTCGGGAAGTTTACCCTTCGAAGTTTCTACTTCCGTTTCAACTTCAAAGTCCTGATCAGGAGATGTGAGCTTACGGACATCATCACCAACCATGATGTTTCCGATCTCTTTCTCCTCATCTGCTTTGGAAATACGACGTCTGATATCAGCGAACTCCCATTTCTTATGGCAGAATGGACATACAAGATGATTGAAATCCTGATCGAATTCCAAAGTCCCCTGATCTTCACAGGTACACTGGAAACCACGATAACTGAGGGAATAGATATATGCGAAATCCATAATACAGACATCGCCATTCTGTCTTGTTCCCCAGTTGACATAGTTTGCTTGGGATACACCGATATCGCCAATGAGATATCTGTGACTAATCTCAGACAGAATCTCTCGCATATCATCTTGAGCTGCGAGATATTCGTCATACGAGAAAATCGTCACATATTCAAACACTGCAAGGAGACCATTCTCCATGCACTCATACACCTTGACGACATACGGATAGAGTTTCTTTGCATAATGAAACTCTCGACGATTATCCATTCTTCCTGCATCATCCAATGCAATCTTAAACGCATAACCGTCAATGAGAATTCCATAACGATTCGTTCCGTTACCCAGCGGAGTAAACGGAACATTGAACTCCTTCAGAAGTTCAACGATCTTCGGAGTCTTATCGTTATTATTGACATCATGGTTAATGCTGATCAAATACAGCTTAACCAAGAGCTCCATCGGGAAATACTGAAGAATACGAGAACGGAACGTCCTCATCTTCGATACCAGTTGCTTTGCCATTATACTTTGCCTCCATTACTTGAAAAGATGCATATCCTCCGAATAATCGTCCAAAGAAGAATACTCATCAGCGCCAGACGCTTTCAGTAAAGCTTTCTCAGCTTTCTTTTTCTTCTTCGTCTTGTCTTTCTTTTTCTTCTTGCTCACAAGCTCATCATAAGACTTACCGGCTTTCCGAGCTTCCCGACGCTTATCGAGTTCTTCGATACGCTTCTTCAGCTTCTTATGCTCTTTATCTTCCTGCTTGTGAATCTTCTCGAGCTTGCGTTCGGTCTCACTACGAGGATCCATGAATGCACGGATATTGAAACCGCCTTCATCCAGTGCATCACACATCTCAGCATACTCGGCGCTCTGAGGAGACTGATACTTATCACGATACAGGATAGAGCCATGAGTATACTGATAATGAACCAGATCATCATAACGCTTATCCAAATCATCGAGACTGGTAATCGGACCAGTGATATCAGGACGATCATCATCGTGCCAAATACCACGCTTACGGTCTTCTTTCTCAATCTCTTCGTAATCGTCTCGCTTATCGTAAATACCGCCAATGCCTTGTGCGGTGATACCTCTGGACTTATTCCTCTTGGAATCATCTTTGATTCTAGCAAGGATTGCATCCTGGGTTTCTTCGCCCATCTCGGCTTTGAACTTCTTACGGTCTTTCTTGTCATTGACAAAGACTTCAACCTCTGTCGGATGACCTTCATAAGCCCGCTGAAGACGTGCTTCGATTTCAGGATTCGGAAGAATATCATCGGACTCCAGTTCATCCACGACGCCATTGATGTTATTCATCAATTCCTTCAGATCCTTATTGGGATCATCAATGAACTGACGGACATAATTCCAATCAATCGTCTTACGATTCTTTCCGATATACGTAGGATAAGTGATACCAACAACTGTGACATCACCATTGAATGCACGCTCCCAGAAATCTCCAACCTCATAAGAGCAGTTCTGTGTTGCAACAAGTGCCATACACTTATTGCACTGACGAACTGCTCTCACATATTCGTCGAGCTTATTGATCTTACGCTTTATATTACGAAGCTTAGAAAACTCCTGGTAATAAGTTTGACGAGACTCTTTCTCACTATCAGTAAGATTATAGTCATCGTCTTCGCCGTAGTCATGGACTGCAACATGATCCATCATCCTTTCCAATTCTTTACGTTCGTTGTCGGTCAGTTTACGGAGTCTGATTTTAACCGGTTCTTTACTCCGCCTCTGAGACCGTCTGACTGCATCTTCAGCTTCCATCTTTTGGACTGCGTCCTTATCAGAGGAAACGGTTTCTGATGCGGTACCAAGGTTAAACACCAAGGTATCCAATTCGCTCATTTTATTCAACTCCTTAGATTTTAAAATGTGTGTGATATGTCCTACCTACGAATATAATATATCAATGAATTTATTCCTTGAATTCCTTCATCTGCTTGTCGATGTTGGCAAGGCACATAGCCTGAAGCTTTGCAGGAGAATACTTAAAGGGTTTTGCTTCAAGTTCTTCCTTGCTCAAAACATCTTCCAGCTTAAGGTCATAGACTTTGCACATCTCACGAGCGAGTTCTTCGTCAAACTCATTCATCTGGATATGCAGGTCAAAGCGGCCATAACGCTTCACAGCAGGATCAAGTTTATCGTAGTAATTGGTAGTAGCGACACAGATAGAGACAGGATACATCAGACCATCATTCGCTTTAAAGAAGAAGGTGGGAGGATTATCAAGGAACGACAAAACATTTGCCATTGCAAGGGAATCCGTCTTGGATGCATTCTTGTCATCACGTGCTTTGCAAACACAGTCTATATCATCAATAGAATAGATGATAGGAACCAGTTCACCATACGGAGCACTGATGTTGGAACTGACCTCAAACTTATTGGGAGAGATCGGCATAATGCGATGGATGCTGAGATGATTTGCAAGTGCCTGACAGAAAGTGCTTTTACCAGTACCAGGCTCACCATAGAGGATAACAGACAGCTTGGAAATCATGTTATACTTCTTATAGAAGTAAGGGATATTATTGACCCAATTGTCAATATACTTGATAACCTTATCCTTATCTCTCATGACAAGGCTATCAAAGGATTTGAATACGGTCTTCTTATCACCACCGTAGTCATCATCAGAGCGACTAGAACTGATGAAATAATCGGAAAGAGATTTCTCAGATTCCTTGATAAACTTCTCCTTTTCTGCGATAATGGAATCAAAGACTTCTTTCCAGTTCTTACCGATAATCCAAATATCGAAATGAATCATCGAATCTGCATCATAATAAGATTTCCGATCTCCACCAGATTCAATGAAACTAGAAACCTTCAGATACAGATAAGTTTTCTTACCGGCTTTCACATAGTATTCACCAGCTTCCAGAGTATTCCGGACCATATCACGGAGATACTCGGAAACATCAGCACGGCTATTCTTAGGACCGCCAGTCTCATAATCTTCGAGCTCACGGCGGTGCTTTTTCAGCTCAGGATCCAACTCAATCATACGGGAGCATACGATCTTATAGAACATCGCTTCCGTAGTATCCTGAATCAAATATGGATTGTAATTGCCAGAGATTTTCTTGGCAAGGTTATTAGAAGCCAGCATAGGGAACTTGGGGGTCACTGTGCTGGCTTCTTCCTCTTCAGACCCTTCATCCGGATCATACAAATAGAGGTCAAAAATACGATCTTCGATACCTTGATACTTACGCATAATAATTGTCTCCTTTCATGATGGACAGGTATTCTTAATCTAAAGAATAGTCAAGTGGTATTTACTTTTCCATTGAGTAACACTCAGCTAAAGGAACTACATAGGTTGGTATTCTATTTCTCCATATAAATTTGGTCTCCTTGTGTTGACAGGTGTTCAACTTGTGTCGAAAAAGTAAGTAGCGTAGTGATTGACTATTAACGTCTTTCACTACGCTACTTACCTTATTTATGCATGGGAAAGTTCTTCCATCGGAACTTTCTGAGGAAGCTGGAAACCATCCACCTTGAGATATACGAAAGAAGGAGTAAGCTTCGAGAGCATCTGTGCATTAAACTTTCTGCTCTCAATTGCTTTTGCTTCAAACTTATCAAGGATAGATGTATCACCATCGTAATCAAAATAATCCGCATATTCGTCCATGAACTTACGGTAATTACCATAAATCAGATTAAACGGGATTACGATGTTATCGGAAAAATGCACCATCTGATGCAAAGACTTGGATAGAGGAATCAGTCCAACCATATTCTCGTAATGAAGCTTCATAACTTCATCAGAAATATAAAGCTCATTCAAGGGAATACCATCTTTCAAAAACCGATTCAGTACGACATTCGTGATATCGTACAGGGTAAACGGTTCATGATGGATTTCGATACGAACACGGTTGCCATTTCCATTCTCTACGTTGTTAAAGAACGCGCAATGATTCATATCGACATACTCTTTCAAATACGAGATGTAATCTCGATATTCCATAGAAGAACGAATGGTACGCTCACAACGCTTAATGAACTTAACTTTGTCTTTTGCATTATTGAGTGTAACTGTGTATTCCATATCTTCCGGAGCTTCGAAAGTACGTGTTACAATTCGATCAATTCCAGGCATATAAATCAGCTCCTTTCACATAGACTAATGAATCTAAGGTCTTTAATAAGCTGTTTCTTAGCCTTACTTCTTAAACCAGTCTAACATCTGGATGGTAAAGACTTCAAACTCATCTGGTACAAATTCTACCCAATCAGACTCAGGATCATATCCTTCCGGTTGAATTGTTTCACCGCGCTGTGGTGTACCACATTGAGTATTGAGTTTCCATGCGGTTTCATATCCAAGATCATACAGAGCCTTTTGTAATTTGTGCTTGAATATCCACGGACAACTCCATACCATGTCATCAGAAATAAATCCTGCAAATTGGCATGCTTCGAGATTGTCACATACTCCTTCCATCTCAAGAATTTCATCCGCAGTAGCAAGGATGGTAAATGCTTTGGACTTATCTGATCCATCATCTTTTGTAGAGCAGATATTGCCATCTTCGTCAACATATTTTGTATTTAGAGGATAATACTGAAGAAGCTTTCCTCTATTATCGGGAGTATTCGCAAATATTTTCCAGTCATCATTATCCATTCCTTTTGATACTTTCTCAATGTATAAGGACATATCTCTTTGAGATATAAACTCATCTCTGAGTTCCTTATCATTCGTGAATGCTAAAAGAGGATGGATATCCTCTGTGGTTGCACCTGCTTTCATACATCTACGAATATTCTCATTCGTATTCTTTCGGTAGAACTTCCAAATCTTCACGTCGAATCAATCCTTTCCGTAATAAAGGTCTGAATAAATCAAGATAGCATATATAAGAATCCGCATATAATTCAATGGCATCTCCATAGCCGTCTGTAGAAATACCATAGCTATCATTGTCATATATCATGGTAGGGTCGTCCGCAGTTTGAATTCCATAATAATAGGTGTAACGCAATCTATCAAGAGCAGCATGATATTCTCCTTTAAACATATTTGGTGGATATACACTGAGATCAAATAATTGATCTACAGCAAATGTCTCAGATGTTTCATGAAGATCATATGCTTCTGCTTTTGTAATATACATAAACCCATCATCATCGGGATAATAGTTTTCAACCAACTGCTTTTTGAATCTAGCATACTCATGACGTATCTTGAATTCTTTATATTCAGACTTTGTCATTTCTACTTCATATCCTTTGAATAACTCCATATTATGGAGAAATTCAAACTTTGAAGCAAGTTTCTTTTTCGTTGTCCATGCGTACAGATACATCATGTATCCGTCATATTGCTTACTCGTAAGCTTCTTAAAGATTGTGCTTATATAGAGAAAGCATTCTTGCTGCCATCTATCCAGAGTATTCGTAAAATCATCTGGTAGTGTCAAATAATAAATATAAACGGTTATCATATTAAATCACCTCCTATCACATCCAATACGATATTCCAAGTATTTCTCTCATAACAGGATTTTGCATATTGGTCTAATATACTGGAATCACTCTTATCTCTTACAAAGTTACCCAATACGTAATATAATAAATCAGCAAGAGCTTCCCTATATTCGCCAATAAATGGTGGAATTGGTTTGAATCCATGCTGATGACATTCACTCATAAAGATTCTCATGGATTTATTATGGATGAGATTATACTCTTCTACTGTAATCGGAATATTGAAATGAAAGACTTCATGATTTTTATCTACACCAAGTCCTTCATACAACATCAATTTTGCATCGATATATCGAGATACAAATCCATTATACCATTCTTGGGTTTCTTCATGACGTGCTATTTTGTACTTACACATTTTTCGTGTACATTGAAAAGCTTCTTTCAAATCTTTTTCTGTTGTATAAGCATACACTTTCCATATATCATTATCTTCGGAATACCGATAAATAATCCAGAATTTAATAAGTTCCATAATAAACCTCCTTTCATATTCTATTTATATAATATATAAATATGGGTATCAGATAAAATTTAAAAGTAATAGACCTATCGTATTAAGAGCCGAAGGCGTATCTAGCATATCTTTCATAAAGTAATAGAAATAGACGTAATAAATATAAATCATGGGGTCTGGGACAGAGGTAAAAATATACGGACAGTTGACACTTTCTATTCTAATAGAAAAGATCAATACTGGCCGTATATTTTTGGCTCTCTGAAGTCCCAGGGCCCGTCCGGCCTGAGGACATTTCAAACGACAAGATATATTAATTATATTATTTATATAAGAATACCGGTAGAATGGATTCTCATCCATTCTACCTCTCATTTCACTCCTACCGGAATAGTCGCTCTCGCTCCTATTCCTTTCGCCATGCGTAGATGGGTTTTGGGCCTCCGCTTGGCTCCGGCCGTCACCCATCTACTGGCGAATAGGAGCTCATTCGTATTCTATTATATTATTATCAAATAGCGAAATCTGCGTGATTTCTTTCAGATAGGGAAGCCGAAGGTTTGGTGGCGGCATATATAATATTATTATATAGTCACTAAACCGTGAAATGAAATCGCTAGTTTCAATTAATCAATTGAATTTTTTGCATTTTTAAAATTGAGCTACTCACTAAACCGTGAAACGTTTTGTCCCTAGGAACACTAGAGTTTACAAAAAGGCACTTTCGTGAAGTCAATAAATTAATTGAGTTCGCAAAAATATTTCATTTCACGGTTTAGTTATTACACGGTTTAGTGAGTAGAAAATAGCCCTGGTCTTCTTGCGGAAATGGACCATTCCATTTCACGGTTTAGTGAGTAGCAAATGTCATTTTTGACAAAAATCGGCCAAAAACGCCCGTTTCATTTCACAGTTTAGTGAAATGAAACGGGCGTTTTTATTTAAGCAAATGCACTAGATCGCTTGAGTAGATATAAAATCGGCTCTGTGTTAACTATGGATCTAGTCGGATATCTAGTTGACTTTTTATTGTATAAATCCGAATAATATTGACCAAGCTCATTTATGTCAATAATAATGACATTATTCGACTTCAAGTCGCAGACATTAATATTCGATGATAAATCTATTATCTTCGAATTTCTATGTCCAAAAACTGATCCAGCATATAAATCAATTATAAAGTTACAGCGCAAATATCCACCCAATAGTATATTCAAAATAGGCAATAATTCTTTTCCAGGATTTGATACATAGTCCCTAACGTATTTAGCATCTGAGAAACAAACTCTAATTTGAAGAGTTCTGTCTATATCAGTTATACTATCGAAGTTTTGTACTGACCTATAATATCTATCAGCTGCATCGCTACCACATTTTCTGCGTATCTTCTTTAATGCATGATTATGGAAGTATTCCTTCATATCATATATACCTACAGAAATATGCTTTGAATGCGGTCCTTCTTTGGTTGGATCATTGAATTCAACTTTCCAGACGCTATTATCGTCTTTAGAATTACATTGAGTTATTCCATTCGTTAATCCAATCAAACGATTATATCCAATATAAAATCTGTGATAGTCAGGCATAAGCACATTAGCAGATACTACGATATTCTTAATTTTTACATATTTTGGATTGATTGTACAACCGCTCGGATCAAATAAGTATTTTGATGTCTCTTCACCAAAAACCATATCAAATAGAAACTTTATGTTTCTATTCTTTGTATCTGATTCTGCATTATATAATGAATCGTAATATGTATTATTATCGGAATTTATCCCACACAATAATGAATTCTGTGAATCGTCATCATATAGATTAATCGGATTTACGTTAAGAAATTCCACATCAACTTCTGTTCTAAAATAGTATTTATCCTTCCTCGATTTCTTATCATCTGATTTATAATATACACGAGGCCTTGGATACCTTATAAGAATTCCAAACTTATTGCAAAATAGATAGAAATAGGGATCGTTTGGATTCCTTGGTTTAATTCCTCTTATGAAAGAGGAATTAAAATCATTCAACATTTGAGAAACGTGATTATAATAATTACTCACAAATTGTTCTTTCGTTAAATGGATTACCATATCAAAGGATGAGATTGCCGGGTCTGAATATGTATCTGAGGCATATGCGAAATTCTTTGAGCCTATATTCATTTTAAGGACTCCTTTCAGATTGATTTGGTCGTTAGTTTGGGGAGATAAGAAGCATTTGTGAGTTTTTATTTACTATGATCACTACATTATCGTAATGATATTACGTTTACTCCTTTATTTGATTGACTTCGGTTGGTTAAATAAAGGCTTTACATTTTCACCTTTCATTGGTGAATTTGTATTGCTGTCATGAGCTCTGCTTATGATATTCATTGTGGATGAATGTTTTTGGAGCCAACCATAAATATTAGTTCGTGGTGAAAAATGTTATATCATTAAATGAGCACTGAAGTATTTAACCCTTAGCTTCAGTGCTCATTTAATTTTTAATATTAGCTGTACATACTTGTAATCGGTGTAGTTGTCATGATACCATAGAATAAATGCTCTTGGACACCGATCGACGGAAAGTGCTAACTAATTTAGTTAGTTTGATTAAGCGTATACCCGGCATTAATCAAATAGATTTCTATTACTTTTTGTCCGACTTCAGGGGGAAAACAAGAGCCAATTGGAAGATCTGAAGCTAAGAAGCTAAGCAGATACGATGAAAGAACGGGAAAGAAAAGAAGAAAGACAGAGAAAGAAAAGGAATAAAAGAAGAAAGAAAGATAGAAAAAGGAAGAGGAAAAGAATGAGATCGACAGAAGACGTCGACGAAATCCTCTTCCAAGTTGGCTGACCAGACATGTGGTCAGATTTTTTACCGTAATTTTGAAAAAATTCCATCTACTAGAATCCGAATTTATTTTTCAGATTTTTAGTAGATGGAAAATTTTTATAGTCTTTTTTGGTTAATTGATTACTACTAATAGATATATGCATGAAAAATATGAAAAAACGTGTTAAAGAAAAATCGAAAAATGTAACTAAACCTTCAATTTGAAGGAAAAGTAAAAATTCGTAAATTTCAAGTTTGAAAAAGTTTGATTTTTATATCTAAAATCCGAAATTTTAGATATAAAAATAGAGTAACCGAGTTTTATTTACCTCAGTTACTCTATTTTTGTCAGCTTAAGATGCGGAGAAATTTTTATCCGGATCAGAATTTTCATCCTTAGCAGTACCTGCCATGGGAAGATTCTTAACCCAAGTTTCGAGACTCTGCATGTACTTCTCTTTCCACTTGCTCATCTGATTCGGATCATCGTTTTCGGAAATCGGCTTGACATAAAGTGCCTTGAAACCGTTCTCCATAACCTTCCACTCCCAATACTTCGGAGTAGTATTGAAGCGATAATTCTTTGAGAATACGATTCTTGCAGAAGAAGCTGTCTTACCGTTGATAACACCGTCTTTATTTTTATCCCGCTTGAAATGGGAATCCATATAACCGGGAGAAGAATACTTCACACGATAACCCTTGCCCTCAAGATCAAGCACGATATGCTTAATTGGATCTGGAGTCTTCTCATTGGAATCATCTTTTTTACCAGATTCATCAGCTTCAAAGATAGTCTTCCACAGAGGGTCTACAAGATTGGTTGCTGTATAAGCCATCCTAAGTTCATCTCCTTTGATAGTATTTACAGATTCTTTGAAATGCTTCGGCAAGTATTTCTTTAGTCTGTTTTTATCTCCAACCATATCCGGTTGAATATGATATTCATGCATTTTCTTAATGATTGCTTTAGCCAACTGTTTTTCATGAGGTTTATCCACATGGTTAAACATCCGAATTGCAAGAATGACATGCTTCTTATCTGGCATGGGATATTTCTTTAATTCAGGAATGCCGAAATCTTCTTCTTTTACCTTACTACGATCAATGGAAGATTCATTCAGGTTTACTAGTTTACTTAAAGCTTCATTGCTTGTATTGATAAAATCGGTAGCATTCTTTGCATCGAATTCCATTCTCGGTAAATGGCCCGTTAAAGGAATCACAGGAAGCATAGCTCCAACGGAGAATTCTTCCAATTCATCTTTGGAAATATCTAGATCAGAATCATCGTATATATCGATATTATCCATATTTCATTTACTCTCCTTTCTTGATTGCTGATTATATAAGTGTGAAATAAACCCTACACAAATTCCGGACGAATGGAATTGTGTAGGGTTTATTTTCATAGGAATACACACATTTTGGAATTGAAAAATGATGGAGAACAAAGCTTGGCAGTGCAACTGCTACTGAAGCTCTACCATATTGTCACATCATTTATTATTAATCAGAGGAAATCGTTAAGTAGTGCTTTACTTTCTCTGGACTCATTTCCTTATGGTATTCTGTATTTAAGAAGTTTGATACTTTATCTTCGGTAGATAAGTTTGGATCAAAGATGAAACCATATTTATTCTTCATCTCATTTAGAACCTCTTTATCTGCTTTATACTTCACATCGGAAGTATCATTATCGATTTTGATCTTCACAGAAGAATTATCTCGATAGCGTTCACTAAGAACTTTCTTGAATGCAGCATCGTTTTCGTATCCATCAGGAAAATTGAATACATATCGAGTATGCTCAATACCGAGATCTTTCATCGTTTTATCTCTACGATTCATTTCATCAATCAAATCATCTGTAGATGAGAAAAGCTTTTCATTAGCATTAAATGAAATAGTCATATACTTTGGAGCAAGTTCATTCTCAATGAATTCATGATGGAAGTATAACTTCTTTGGATTGCATGTAATATGATAGAAGCCTTTAGGAGTTTCTTCATTGAAGCACCATCTAGTGTAACTTCCACAGTAATACACAGATTCATCTACTTCAGAATTCACATGATAATGACCGAAGTATACTTCTCCTCTGCATACATTTTCAAGTTCTTCCGATGAGAATGTAGGAACCCGTTTCCGAGTACCATCAAACTTTGCTGGAGATAAAGCAATCATAATATCTGTAATGATACCATGGCCAAAGATATAATCATACTCTTTATCAGAATACAGATAATCTCTGTAAGTATCTTCTTTTGATAAGATGTATTCTTCTGGGATATAAAGCACTTTCATATCAGGTAGTAATTCTTCATCAGATACAGAATGAATTACTTTGAAATCAATATCCGTTCTATTTTCATAAATACTGAATACTGTATATTGATTTACTTCATGAGATTCTGTTCCATAGACGATTCTAATAGGACAGTATTTTCCAATCTCTGGTTTATGGTTTTTCTTTGCAATTTTTACGATCTTATCCATAAGAGAGATTGCAAAAGATGATGCATCTTCTCCAAGGGTTAATCTGTGATCAAAGTAATCACCAGAAATAATAATGAAATCAAGTTTTTCAAGGGTTTCGATATAATGGATGAATACTTCATCCAATTCATATTTCAAATGAGTTGTATCTACTGCTCCGATATGGATATCAGCAATTACAACTCCTTCATAGTTTGTGCTCATAATCTCACCTCATGTATTAGGGTTAAGATTACGTAAAGTAGAAAATAGACTAGGATAGCAGAATATACTATCCTAGTCTATTTAAGTTTAAGCACCCATAATCACACAGAGTGTGGTGGACTTGATCTTACCTGCATTCCAATCAGTGTCGTATGCAGACATAGAAGCATATGCAGAGAAGCTCTCAGTTGCTGCGGTAGCAGCATTCTTAGCTTCAGCAGCTGCTGTCTTTGCAGCATTTGCCGTAGTGGTTGCAGTTGCAGCAGCAGTCTTAGCGGCATCAGCAGTGGACTTTGCGGTATTTGCAGTGCTAACTGCATTGGATGCAGCAGTAGATGCAGAAGTAGCCGCTTCCTTAGCCTGAGTTGCTGCAGTAGAAGCTGCATTAGCAGTCTTAACAGCAGCATCTGCGGAAGTCTTAGCCGTATTTGCAGTACTCAGTGCAGTATCGGCATTAGACTTCGCTGTGTTTGCAGTGCTAGTAGCAGTCTCTGCCTTACTTGCAGCAGTAGAGATGTTACTTTCCATCGTCTTGACTTTTGTGTCAAGTGTACCACCACTACCATCACTCAGGACGATCAGAGAGCTCAGGGTACGGGGAAGAAACGGTGTCTTACCAGTAATATTACCAGCGCTATCAAAAACCTTCTGGTAGAGAACGCCCATATAGGCATTAGCCATAATTATATTACCACCTTTCGTTTAGATTACATTACACGAGCCAGTTCTGAATAGAAACGATTGATGCTCTTTGTATTTTTTATGATATCGTTAAGTGCCGCCTGACTGATCAGGAAGGTACTCAGAATCACGTTTTCAATCACAAAGAATACATAAGGGAGATAATCGATACTCAGAATTGAAGAACCGTGATATGTTTTAATATATCTCTCGATATAATACCTGAGATTCAGATTACTCATTCTCGGAGAAAGGTTCTTAATGAATCCCAGCAAATCGGAGATAGATTTGATTTCAGCTTTGCCATAATCATCATCAAGCATATTCAGCTCGAAGTTATCCACAAAGTTTAACCCTTGTGCAGCATAGCTGGAAGTCAAAGAAGGATTGGGATATTCCCACAGTCTCTCCAGATAGAATCTCTTTACGCAGTAAGTCACTTTGTCATAAAGAGCTTTATCCAGAGTGAGCGCATATTCCTTATTCAGAATACGTGTCATCATCTCGCTATACACAGTAGCAGTGGTTGTCATGAGCTCTGAATTCTTCATCACCTTTACAGGATCTGTCTGAAGCTTCAAAGCAATATACGCACCTTCCATAAGACCATAAAGTTGTTTTGCAGGAATGACAAGTTCTTCATCGTTCTTCATGGTGGCAAAAGCATTCACAAAGATCGTTGATACAACTTTACCATCCGCTTTACGTCTCACAATGAAAGGGAGGGCGACACCGACTTTATCTGTATTATTCCAGAGAATTTCGATGTCTCCATTGTTAAAGGCTTCCAATACTTTCTGTGACAGAGGAGAGATACTAGATCCACGTTTGATCGTAGCATACTGGTCTTCGATATAAGACTTTTCAAGTGCGACGCCATTGGAAAGATACTTAACGATCTTTTCAACAACGCCATTCGCTTGATTGAATGTCTTATACACGAGGGAATCTTCCAACGTATTTTCACAGACGTAATCTTCGTCTGTTAAGAATCGTGAAATATCCATGTATATCTCCTTTCTATAGGTTATTTACTTAGCTAAGTAAGTGACTTACCCTATTGTTTTTAAGGGGTATTTTAGGGATAAAAAAGAGACTGCGATTTCTCGCAGTCTCTAAAATTATCCGATTGGAGTAACCTAGATTAGATACCAAGCTCAGCCAGCATAGCGTCCAGATCGAAATCATCGGAAGACTCAGTGATAGGATCACCATCAATGATCTGATTTGCGCGTTCACTGGTGGGATTATCCAGCTCGTTCTGAATCATGGTCCTTGCAATTCGATCGAGTTCAGGAATATCCTCCTGCTTAAATCCAAGCTCGACAAGTTTTGCGCGATGAGAAGGAGTCGTGGGAGAATTATCAGTTGTGTTTACCTGAGGTTCTGCCGCAGCTGCCATTGCACCGGCGTAATCTGTCTTACTCGCATTGCTCTTTCCAGAAGGAGGCAGCTGACCTGCAGGCTGCTTACCAGCGCCGAGCTGCTTCTGAGCTTCCTTAGTAACCTGGGTATCGGCAACCTGGAGCTTACGGAGCCACTCACGGATTGCCTTCATGATACCAGACTCCTGGATCTTGGGAGGAAGCTTGGAATAGATCTTATCAACGAGCTTCTGGAAACCAGTGCTCACCTTCAGAATCTTCTTGTGGATATCATCAGCACGCTTCGTGACAAACTTATTACCAGCGAGGATTGCACCGGTACCTGCAGCGCATGCAGCGAGAGTCTTAGCGATACTCACAAAATCAGCATTTGCAGCAACCGCATTCACGAGGTTAGAAGCCTTATCAAGAGCCTTATCAAAAGCTTCGCTGATACGGACGGTCACAGGCTTCTTCGGAAAAAGCTTGTTCTTGATAGCATCAACGATCTTCTTGACCCATGCCTTGAACTTCTCCCAGACAGCCTTAACCTTCTCGCCGAAAGTCTCAGCCTTCTTCTCAAGAGCAGTGAATTCAACATTACCGTTTGCGCACTCAAGGGCGACATTCATGAAGTCAGAACGAATGGCTTCGCTCTCAGCAACAATGTGGTCACCCTCCATGTTAAGGACGGATTCCAGCATATCCTGGCAGGTCTCACGAGAGATCTCATTGTTCTGATATGCTTCGAAAATGGAAACACGCAGCTTATCAAATGTCATAAGTAAAATCTCCTTTACTATTAGATTTTTCATAAGAATTTACTTAGGACATGAAAGCCCTAAGTAGTTTCAATTGGTTAATTAGCTGTTTTACTTAAAAATGTGAAGACTTGTCAAACCTCTATATAACATCTGTTTCCACTCTTCATGTTATCGAGGTGATTTGACATGAAAAACTTACTCTCTATTACTCTTATTCCATTATTATTCATTTTCTTTTCTCTGGATGTAAATTACACTCCAGAAGGTGGATTGGTATTTGATACCAATTACACAGAGAAATCAATATCCATCATATCACAGTATTCTTCCACACAAACTATTTCTGATACCGATCTATCTTATCTGAAGAGATTTGGCGAAAGTAGATTTTATGATACTTGGTTATCTTCTTTGAAAGATAGTATTGGTTATCTTGATGAAGAAAATGATTATACGAGTGTCGTGAATACAGCTACGAATTTCTATAATCTCTATAAGATGCTCTATCCGGATTCTGATAAAGTGTCAGAGCTTGGATCATATATCCAGAAAGGTGAAGAGCTCACACAAGCTATTTCTACAATAACCGAGGATACATCCAATATCATCAATAATTATTCCAATTATCTTAAGGGAGCTACTGTAAAAGTAAATGGTAGGTTTAATAATAGTGAGCAATATCTATATGCTAAGTATATGAATCTTACTTATGGATATTACTTAGTTACTTTTACAAATATTCCAAATGAGTCATTTGATGGAACTATCATCTTAGCTATTCCTGAGAATACTCAGGTTAGAATTGGTAATACTTATACATCTGATATCGTTCTCTTTAATGACACGGAAAATGATATGGATGGAAAATCTTATCAGTGTGGAATCTCTGTAGATGGTACAGAATATGAGAATCAAGTAAGTGAGTATGAAGATAACTTAGTTGATCTTTATATTACACTTCCTACACAGATTATTAATCTTGTGAGAATGATGTGAGTTTACAAAAAAAGAGAATGCCTATTGTGGATAAGGCATTCTCTTTTTATTATACCCGGAAGGTTCCTCCATAAAGGAACATGAATACTTGGAACTCATCAATGATGAATTGGGACTTTATGTCAATGGCATCGGTCATAGCAATTTCAAAATCAGAATAATCAATCATCTGACCAATGACATCAATCGTATTCGTCAGAATAATAGATTTTTCATTCCTGAATAGATTTGCTACTTTTGCATACCAAAGACGTTGTAAGGCCTTGTAGTATTCTTCATTGAAGATATCTGCTGGATATTTGATTTTTAATAGTCCCCATAATCCATCGGATAGAGTAACAGAATTCTCAGATTCAAATTCTGTACTTATGATGGATATTGGTGTTACAAGGTCTTCTGATTCTTCATCTTCGTTTCGTGTATAGTACTTCCGGTCTTTCAGTTTGCAATAGGAATCTTTTCCTCCCATAAAACACAGCGCGTCGGATTCTTTCATCTCACATTTCTCAATGATGAATTTATCCATATCACGTTGTGATTTGAATAACTTATAAAGAGGCTTGTTGTCGGTGATTGCATATAGCATTGGACTTGAGCTCATATTATCTATCTTAAGATCACAATGCGTTGCATATGCGGTATCACCTGTTATGGGTGGTAATCTTAGTGCTTCACTTGAAAGTGTGCAAGTCCTTGGCTTAAGATAAAACTTGTATATAGTTTTCATAAGATATATCTCCAAATAAAAAATATGCAGGGAGAATTCATACTTCTCCCTGCATATTTATCGTTATGTGATAGCTCCGTGATATGCAGTATCCATATTCTTTAATTCTTTCAGAGTAGGTAAATCTGGAACTTCTCCAGATTCAATCATCTCATTCAGAATCATTGCAGCACGTATAAGAATCCTTGCATCTCTGTCATTTATTTCACGATGCTTATCAGATACTTCCCGCATGATTACTTCAACTGCATACTGAAGATCATTATCACGATCCATAGATAGATCTTTCACGGATCTATAGTATTGCGCTGGTACATAGGAATCTCCATATCGTACCAATTCAAGATCATCTATTATCGATTGATCTAAGCATTTACGCTTTACTTTAACGATTGCAGACGTATGATCTTGGTTATCCATTCTGAACTTCTCAACACGATCGATATCAGAACTCACTGCAACCAGCCTATGTTCACTGTCGATCACACCATACAATATCCATCAACTCCTTTCGTTATATAATTATTAGACGCACAATGCGATGTCATGTACCGCCACGAGTTTACTGATGAACGATGTCGGAAGTACTTCCTTTACAGAAGAACTTCTCATGAAGATATTGATAAGCTCTGCAATCTTGATTGCAATCACTTTTACAATCGGAACTACCAATGCGAGAATTTCCATTACATAATCCAGGAATCCAGTATTCATCCATTTACGGCTGATCTTCTGTCTTTCTTGAATGGACTTCATGGAATAATAGAATTCACGTTCCTTTCCATTAATTTTTCTACGAGACTTCCGATGGGTTCTCTTATCAACTTCATACAGTTGCATCCGAGTCATCTCAATCTCACGAAGTACACCATCGAAACTCTTATCCAGAGTATATTTATAATTTACCTCACTTTTCTTTTTCTTCCTTTCTTCTCCATAGAATTGAGCATCGTTCCATCTGATTTTCAGATCCCAGTTTTGTTTCTTAGACATATGATACTACACGACCTTTCAAGGGATGATCTAAGAAAAACCATTTTATTTTTCCTAGTCTAATATATAATATATAATTAAATTCATTGAAACAAATAAATATGTTAATAGAGGGAGCGTGTATTGGGCTATGCTTTGCAGCGATATATTACGCTATCCGGAGAAATCTATTAACTAGCGGTGAAGAGGTAAGCTTTCTAGACTACAGGGATATCGGATGTTTCCGGTATTCGAAGTCGTGGTTTACCTATAGGGGAAGATGGGTTTGGAATAGGAAGGAATGACCTAGCAATATCTGCGTGTATTGCTAGGTCATTCTCCATTTTATTTTAATACGTTATGTAACAGTGAGATAGTAGTAGGGTGGAGTCCGGATAAGTCCTATGAACAAATGAAGTAATCCGGGAGAGGCTACGACCTCCTTGTGTTAAAAGATCAATTTATGCTTTCATGATGGATGACAAATCTCGTTGTCTGGTTGTCTTCTATGGTAAATGAGTCTAGTATTACGCATGCTAGACTCATTTTACCGTCATCTAGTACAAATAATGTAATAAGTAAAATCGCTATGGAATAGCTGTGAAATTTTCATAAGTTAATCTCCTTTCTTTATTATAGCGGATAAAAGATACGATATGACTCATATTCTTGAAGTCATATCGTATCTTTGTTTTAACCAATCACAGAGCGAACGATCTGCTCATAGCTGGCAATATCTTTCTTGAGTGCAACAGTTTCCTCATTATCAAAGGGAGTATCAAGGAACTTCTTGATATTAGACAGACTCATCTGTACGGAGTACCGAATCTGAGTACCATTCATAATGAAGTTAAACTTACCAAGATCGAAGTCACCTTCATTGATTTCCTTCTTGAAGGAATTGATGTAGTTGACTGCTGCATTAATGCGAGCAGAATACTTTGTGATGATGTCATCATTCAAGCTAATGTCTTCCCTCAGATAAACCAGCTTGAGATTCTCATGATCGATGACTCTCCACATATCATTTTCACCAGCCATATAAATCTGCATAAACAGATGGAAGGAAGTGGTGAGAATGAAAGTGATATTGGTTTCATCATCGAAATCATACGGACTAGATTCCTGGCTTGCCTTGATTCGATCAATCTGAAGGGCAAGCTTTTCAGGATCAGTACCGAGGAAATTCAGCTGACCAAACGGAGTATTCACATGAGCAATATTACATGCTGCATCTGCATAGTTGTAGAATTCCTTATTGGTCATGAACTCAGTAACGAGGTCAATATCCTTCATACGACCTGCCATATACTTATAGAGTCTATTGCAGAATGCCTGAGCAAGGACATTTTCCATTGCCTCGTCACCCTTATAAGTATCCCAAGTCTTGTAGGTATGAGTAATTTCCTCTTTACCAGTTTTAGGATCAGTTGTCTTGAGCTCAATGGGCTCGGAGAAGATTTCACTTACAACACCACCGGTGACAGACATGATGCTGTCGCCCTTGAAGAATGCCATGACGTGATAAGACTCACAACCAACAGGCAGGATATTATCAATATCACAGACATTGGTGTTGATATCATCATCTTTCACCATCTCATCACGAATGGTGAGGATAGATGCAACCTTCTGCTCAACATCAGGCTGCTTTTCCTTACTGACGAAATTCTGGTAGTCCTTGCCGAGAATCTTCACACTACTGCACATACGCTTCAGATAGAAGAGTTCCATGGTAGTGAGTTCTTCGAGTTCGATAGACAGCATGACATGCTGAATGTAGTTGCTCATTCCACTACCGAATCCACTCTTACCAATCTTTGCAGCTTCCTTATATCCATTGAAGAGATACTCGAAACCACATGCACGTACTTTTTTGATAATCATTCCGCTTCACCTCTCAACTGAATGTCTTTCTCAAGAATTTTACATGTATAAACACCATTGCTATAAGTTGCATTATCGCAATGATTGCATACTTCAGTAGTTTGCTTATCAGAGCAAAACTGCTTATATACCTCATTTGCGGAGCAGCATCCTAATTTGCAATCGAAGCCGTGGATATTAGTTGTTTGCATATTCGTTCATCCTCTCAGTTCTGTCTTTGTCAATGATGTCATCAATATAGATCAGGATATCTCTGCATGTGTTAAATGCAAATCCATCGTTGCGGAATGTATTGGATCGATTGATTTTGGCACAGTCTAATACACCCTGCGTATATCTTTCATCATCCGACTTATATCTACGATACATCTCTTCGAAGTTTGGATTTTCCATTTTAGATTCGCGGAGTTCCATTCTCTTAAATCGAAAAGCATCCGATACTGTGATGTAGATAGGATATGCTTTTATTCCCGGAGTAAGCATCACAGTCGGAATCATATCCGGTGTCATAGTAGTAATGGAATAGTCTGTATCAGGGAATCCTGTACCATATTGCCAAATTTCACCACCGGCAACCTCGTATTTTCTATGTTCCATGAGGAGATTATTGGCAACCATTTCATCAAACTTCTTATTGTCGATGAAGATGTATTCGTTACTATCCTTCTCATTGCTTCTACGAGGCCGTGATGTATAGCTTGCTAACTTTGGTAAATCAGGACCTTCGATTTCTTCGATCATATTCAAGATCGTTGATTTACCACTACCGGTTTTGCCCAGTAGTATAAAAACTACCTTGTCCATCATTATTCAATCCTTTCTCCATGTATATTAAGGTTATTCTTGTGTAATCTGGGTATTTTCATATTATTATGCTCACACAACGTAAATATAAGTCGTAACCACTAAGAAAGAGAGGTTTATTCACTATGAATCCTATTATGAATTTCATTACTGGTGATGCCGGTACTGTGATGCTTACTGTCATCTCCATCATTCTGATGGTTCTTGGCATCATTGCTGCTAAGGTCCTTATGCTGATGGCTAAGAAGCTTGGTATCGATGTTGATGACAAGACAATGACTACAATCATGAGTCTGATCAACAAGTTCGTTATCGCTATGAATCAGGATACCGTTGATAACATGAAGAAGCTGAATGCGGATGGTAAGCTTACTCCGGAGCAGCAGATTGAAGTTTTCAATAAGGTATATGAGCAGGTTGAAAGCTCTCTGACTGATGAAGAGCGTCAGTATCTGATCAATAAGTTCAATAGCCTTGAGAAGGGTTTGAAGGCACTGATTGAATCTTCTGTTGGATCTAATCACAAGTAATAAGTAAAAAGTACGTAGAATGATATTCGTTGTCATCTACGTACTTTTATTCCTTGGACAATTTATTAGCAAAGTGATCCGTCGGTGGAAACAAAATGTATTCCTTGGCTAGATCTCCCTCAATGAGATCTGTGGACTTTCTTCCCGCCAAGAAGAAAAAGAAATGCAGTTCACGTTGGCGTTATGAAACTATTTGGTGTCGGTATCCCATTTAGATGTAATATCGGATATATTTTGTCAGATTGATGGCCTTTGCGGAAAACAACCTTAACATACAGGAAATATGTGCTATATTCGTCAAGGATGTAGTTAACAGGTTAAAAATAACCGTATACAGTTTTGATGCTGTATACGGTTATTTTTTAACCTAAGATATACTGACCCATATTTCCTTTACAGGTCTTGTAGCTGTAGAAAAGTTTTGCGAATGTCTTATCGAAGGTTTCACCGTCAATAATAACGCTTTCCTCTTTTACAGATTCCGGAATCTGGTTATACGAAGAGAAGATCATTTTACCAGGAGTGAATAGAGAATCAGAATAATAGATGAGAAGATCCTGAATACCATATTCCCCACTAAGTATACTGACTATCAAACTTAAGTCGGGATATTCATATGCGTAGTTCACGATCGCCTTTATATTATTGACTTTGACGGAGAAACGCATTCTATTTTCACAAGCTTTCATTTCTTTCTTGTGCAATGGCTCAAGACGATTTGCTTCTAAGAAGTCATTATACTTCTTAGCCCATTTTTTCATATGGAAGAAATTGACTTCGGCAACATCATTCGACCATTGATTTCTCCAACCAAGACCTTTTACATTTGTGATCTTAGTATTGGTGCATTCCTCTGCAACTTTTCTAAAGAGTTGGATGTAGAATTCAGGATGCCCATGGACATAGAAGTCCTGAGCACATACTACATTTTCAATGTACCATGTATCTCTCTTTTCGAGATATTCTACATCATCACTTGTATGGCCATAGTATCCGATGAATCGGAAGAATTCAGTAAGACGTCCAAGAGATTGTGCTGCGATATCCATCTGAGATCCGTCAGCACCATTGAAAATACTATTATCGCCACGTAAGTTGTATGTATTGATTCCAGTAATTTTTATAATGAATCGATCAAACCCGCCATCGAGAAGTTCATATCCATAAGTAAGAAAGCATGAGAGTTTTGTCACATAGTATATGGTAAAACCATCATCAATCTTTGAATACTTTACTTGTCTCATTCCATACGAATTTGCTCCATCGGAATCATGAATCTTCTCCATGATCGATTTGAATCTCTCTATGAAGGATTTATCCTTTGGATTCATATAGATATCAAAGCTGATAATCTTTGGTTTGATATGCGTATATTTTTCAGACATAATAACTACCTCCTACTTACTATACTTCGTTGTCTACTCAATAGTTCTTTGAAAGATTCCCTTTCAATTTGCTTCATATATTATAATATATCATTTCAAATAGAAAATATAATGATATATTATACCGATGAAGCCAATAAGAAGATAACCAAAGGAGGTTAAAATATGGCTAAGAAAACAAAGCGTATTACCAATACGATTATGGATGTGAGTGCTCAGACATTTGTTGTGAGCAGTTCTGCATTCATGGGCGCTGAGATGGTCAAGCTTTCTGCTGGACGGTTATCTCGTAAAGAGAAAAAGCAGATCAAGAAAGTGCAGATGGTCTCTGGCGTCGGTATGATCGCATCCAGCACTCTCATGGTTGCAGCGAACGTTGTTGCACCGATTCCGTTTGATGGCACCCGTTACACGTTTGATGACTAAGGAGGATATTACAATGGGTAAGAAGTCTAAGAAAGAAATCGAGAAGAAGTCTGCAATGCCTATGAACCCTGGCAAGATGGCTGCGTATTCCGTGTATGCGACTGGTGCATGTGCATCTGTTGTGCTCGGTTCTACTCTGGCTTTGGACAATGTGAAGATGAGCCGTAAGGAGAAGAAGCAGCTCCGAAAGATTCGTGATACCGCCACGATGCTCACCATCGCTGGTTCCATGGGCACGATGGTCTACACCACCTTTGCAACTGCGAAGGCGTGTTCCAGCATCGATATGTCTCGTTATGAAGCTCTTGTCGGTAAGGATTAATAATCCAGTATCGACATTACAGTCAGGAAAGGAGTTGACTGTATGAAGGACAAAGCGAGAAAGAAAAAGAAGAAGCAGGCTAAGGTGACCTTTGATGAGAACTATGATAAGTTCTCAATTCGTGCCGTTTATGAGTTTGCCATGAAGCGGCATGAATATGAAGAAGATCATCCTGATCAGCAATTGCAAACGAAGTATACAGTTGTGAATGATTAAAAATCATCATTCTAACTTGTATGTAAACTCTAATTATGATAGCCCTGGATTTACTAGGGCTTCATAAATAAAAAACAAAGGAGAGATAAATTATGAAAGAGATTAAGACTGTCGCATCTGTTCTGGAATCCATTCGCCCCAATCCGGCTGTTAAGGACAACGGCAAGACGAACCACAACCGGTTCTCTAAGAAGGCTTTCAATGAGCTGCTGACCGCCATGGTCAACGACCCTGATTTCACCACTGACTTTGCAGTTTCTGCAAAGGGTGAGCTGAAGAGCGTTGAGGAGATCCGCGTCACTGAGGGCTTCCGCAAGTGGCTGCAGAAGGTCGTTGAGATTGCTGGCATTGATAAGGCCGAGTCCGCTGTCGTGCTGAGCAAGGACTTCGTCATTCCTAACATGGATGGCCTCTACGAGCTGTTTACCACGGCTATGTACGAGTACATGAAGAATGGCAGCCGTTTCGACATGATTCCCAAGAAGGATTTCAAGGCATCCTTCGCAATGAACAAAAAGGCTCCCAAGACCAAGACTGGCACCCTGCTGAATCCCAGCACGGGTGAAGTCCTGGGTACCTACTCTACCGATATGGCAGAGCATTGGGAAGCCAGTGTTAAGTCCAGCTGCCCGAACTGGATGAAGAAGCGCATGAAGACTCTGAAGAAGTAATCTTCTTTAGGGAGAACCCGAAGGGCATACAAAAACAGATGCTATGATAATAAAATTCATAGCATCTGTTTTTTTTTGTAATGACATGGAATAGCCTACTATAGATTCTTGTTCGAATGAATCTATAGTAGGCTATTTCTGATTGAAAGGTTTTCCATATATCTTACCACAGGCAAGACAAATTGAAGGATATGAATGATTCTCCAAGTGTTCACTTTCCGACCAGCGCGACTTGGTATGGAAAAAAGCTACTGGCAAGAATCTGCATTCATTACCTCTGTGTTGCGAAATGGATGGAAAATAAATTTTACCGTAAAGTCTCGAATTATAATGATATATTATAAATGCGAATAATAAGAAGG